TAGTTGACATGGGACTACCTACATGAGAAGATAGTCCCATGTTCTGAGAAAGAGATAATGTTTATGATGAAACTTAAATGCGTTAAACTAATCAAACCTGACAAATGAAGGAAACTGTAAAATGGCTAAACTGACTGAACAACAAAAATCCCGTATTCTGGCTGGCACTCTGGGTCGTGGCGTACTGTCTCGCGAACTGGGTATCAAAGAATCCGAAGCTCGTAAAATGATCGAACTCGTTAAAGCCGAAGCTGAACGTGCTGCAAAGCAAAAGACTGGTGGCGTTACCGAAGCAATGCGTACTCAAATCGTTGAAGGTAAGCTGGGTCGTCTGGCTCTGTCCAAGCAACTGGGTATCAAAGAGCATGAAGCTCGCAAGATCATCGAAGCGATTCGTTCTGAAAAACAGAAACCGGTTGTTGCTCAAAAGCCTGTTGCACCTGTAGTACCGAAAGCTGCTCCGGTTGCTGCTAAAGTTGAAACTCCGAAAGAGGATCATCTTGGTGCTCGATTTCGTGAAACCGACAAACGAGCTGACGAACGAGACGCCAAAATCGTTGAACTCTACAGCACCGGAGAATACAAGTCTCAAAAGACTGTTGCCGCGCTGGTTGGTTGCTCTGAAAGCACTGTTGGCGAAGTTCTGAAACGTGCTGGTGTAAAAGCTCGCCGTCCTGGTTCTCCTGCTGCTAAAGTTGCCGCACCCGAGCCGAAAGAACTGAAATGGTTCGCTTCCACCAAGTTCATCAATATCATTGCAGACGGTAAGACTTACACCGCTGATAGCACTCACGAAAGCTTCCGCAAGGCGCTGGATCTGTGTATCGCTGGTGATGTTCTGAAAGCACTGGGTCTGATTAACGTTGCTAAAGGCGTGAGTTCTTATGCCGGTGGTAACATCGAGATCAAAAATGATACCGTGTTCTTCAAAGGGATGGAAGTTGGTAACTCTGTTGTGACTCGTATCATTGAGTCTATGCACGATAACAAACCGTTCCATCAGTGGGTACGTTTCCTTGAGAAACTGCTGGCTAACCCGAACAAGCGCGTTATCAACGAGCTGTATAAATTCCTCGATGCGAAAGACATCGTTGTGAATGATGAAGGTGATGTTGTTGCATATCGTCGTGTTCGTAACGACTACAAGGACTTCCACTCTGGCACCGTGCTGTATAAAATCGGTACCGATGTCAAGATGGACCGTTCTAAGTGCGACGAAAGCTCCGCAACTTGTTCTCGCGGTCTGCATCTGTGTAGCAAGTCCTATCTGCCTCAGTTCCACGGTGGTAGTGGTAAGATTCTGGAATGTACTGTTAGTCCTACTGACATCGTATCAATCCCGAGTGATTACAACTCCGCAAAAATGCGTACCTGCAAAATGTTCGTGAAACGCGAACTGACAGAAGCGCAAGCCAAAGCACTGATTGGCACCAAGAACTAATAAAGAAAGCCACCTTCGGGTGGCTTTTTCGTTTCTTAAATAACTATGTTATTAAACATAGGAGAAACAAAATGTTAAACGCTTTATTAGAACACGCCGCACACGAATTTGAAGAACTTGAATACACTTGGACATCAAGCATAACCGCATTGTGTAAGCTATCTGGTTTGTATTTTGTTGTTACCGAAGCGTATGGCGAGATTGGATTTAGTTTATGTGGTGATGAATGGACAATCGACTCCGATCCGTCAAGCTTTATCTCTGCTATACACGCAATTCGTATGCAGTAAACATTTTATGAAAAAATAGTTTGACAGTCGGATTTATAAGCGTATGATGAACGACATACAAACAAGAGGTATAAAGAAATGAAAAAGACATTTAATGATTGCATCGAAGTAGAATCTGGCGCTCGCGGTAAATTTGATGCCGCTTTCGTGTGTTTCTACTGCGAAAAAGTTCAACCTTACATCAACTCAACCGATCCGTCTTTCCCAGAAGACAAGAAAAGCGTCTGGGCTCACAAAATTCTGTTGAATGTTCGTTGGGACTCTCGCTTTGGTTTCCCGGGTGGCATGGTTGATGAAGGTGAAACTCTTATTGAAGCTGCTGTTCGCGAATGCAAAGAAGAAATCGGTTACACTGTGAATCCGGATCATCTTCTGCATCTTTGCACTCACAAGATCCCAGAAAGCGGTATGCATTGTCATCTGTATATGTGCCGAGTTCCAGAAGAGGAGCTGTATGTTATGCAACGTTCCGCAATGGACGCCGAGCACTCACGCATCGAAGCATTTGGTAACGCCGTTGCGCATCTGACACCGCCTACCATCAAGCAGATGAAACACGCTAACTGTGCTCGCACTGTGAAAGCCGAGCTGGTAGAAGTGTTTGATTTTCTCGGTGTTGATTATGACTGGAGCCATTGATATGAAAATGACTGTGCCAGAAACGTACAATCTGATCCGCAAGTCTCTTTACGAAACAAAGAACGGATATCGATTTGGACAAGCAGTGTTCAACAATCTACCGAAAGAGATTGCAGATCAAATTCGCGGTACCGATAAAGATTTCTTTTATTGGGACAACAATCGTCAGCGAGAGATCATCGACTATTGCTATGACGAACTAACTGAGGTTTAACCTACCGCTCTAGGTGCGATTTCTCAATGAGTAGCTATACACTCGTATTGATTACACTAGAAATCGCACCTGATTGGTTTTAACCAGTTTAATGAATAGTACAAATAGTAAACTCTCCTAGGAAGTCGCGTCAGCGACTGCGTAGCTAACCTATTGAATTTATTTAAGAAGAGAAGATAGATCTTCATTAAAGGTATATAAGGAACTTTATCTTCTCTTCTTAAATGAGTTAGCGGCTTACGCCGCAGTGTTGACACACGTTTTATAGTATGTAATAATTCAGTTCTCTACTAACAAAAGGTAAATTGAAATGAAGTTGACAACTAACATGTTGATGGGTTCTACTTACATCGGTAATCTCTTTCCTAACAAGGAAGGTACTATCGAGTTTCATAAGTGCCACACCGCATCAATTGGTAACTGTAATCATGATCTGACTACTCCCGGCTTTTATATGATTACTGTTTGTATGGAAAACAGTGCTCGCGAAGTCGTTAGCGTGAATCACGTTGGTATTCAGAAACGCAAATCTGGCTTTAAAGAAGTTCTGAGCCGTCTGAACAATCCACGCACCAAACAAAACAAAGCACTTGGTGATTTCCTGTGTCAGCGGTCTGCCGACATTTTCAATAATGTCAAGATCTTCCGTGCTATTCGCGAAGTCGAAGCCCGCCATAAAGTCTACTTTCTGACTTACGGCGAAATGCGTGAATTCCTCGACATCGAAGAATACAGTGCCAAGAACAATGGTCTGTCTATGATCACCGAACTGCGCTCTAAGTACAAATTCTTTGGTCGCGACAAATCTTGATGTTGACAACTGTAATCAGTCGTGTATAATCTCATGACTGATTACAAAAGAGGTAAGAATGAAAGTAACAAAACGTCCAATTTCAAGTATGGTAGATGTAGAAGCTCGTGAATTTGCTATGTATACCATCGAAGAACGAGCACTTCCAAGCGTAGTTGACGGTCTGAAACCGGCACAGCGTTATATTCTTTATAGCGTACTGAAAAACGCGGGTCGTGAGTTCAAGAAAAATGCGGCAATTGCTGGTGTTATTTCCGAATATGGTTACAATCATGGCGAAACTGCTGCTATGGATGCCGCTTGTTTGATGGCTTCCACTTGGAATAACAACTTCCCTGTTATTCAAGGTCGCGGTAACTTTGGTTCTCGCGCTGTTCAAGAAGGTGCGGCAGCTCGATACATTTTCTGTACCAAACACAGTAACTTTGATTCTATGTTCAAGGACATGGATCTGTTGGAAGAATCACTGGCAGATGGCTCTATTTTGCCTCGTTATTATCTGCCCATTTTGCCTACTGTTCTGCTTAACGGCGTGAGTGGTATTGCAACTGGTTTCTCTACCAAGATTCTGCCGCATAATGTTCAAAGCGTTGCGAAATGCGTTGAACAAGTTCTGAAAACTGGAAAATGTGACGAACCAGAGTTGCAATTCCCTAAGTTCTTTGGTAAGATTATCCCGATTGAAGGTAAATCTCAATCTTGGACGCTTGAAGGTGAATATGAGCTTAGTGGTAAAACCAAGCTTACCATCACCGAATTGCCACCAAAGTATGATCGAGTCAAATACGTTACTCTGTTGAATAAACTGGTTGACGCTGACAAGATCGTGAGTTATGATGAATCCAAGTTTGATGGTCGTGAGTTCTGTTTCAAGATCACGCTAAAGCGAGAGTTTGACGCCACACACGAAAACATCATGAAGACTTTCAAGCTTAGTCAGGCAATCTCTCAATACATTCGAGTGATTGACCCTAATGGCGAGCTGAAAGCTTATGAGAAAGCATCCGATTTGATTGTCGATTTTGTAAATTTCCGTTTCGGTGTATTGCAAAAGCGAATCGACAATGCTAAACTTGTTGCGAATGAAAAGCTTGGGTTTGCTCGCGCTAAAGTGACTTTCATCAAGCACGTATTGGATCAAGATATCATCTTTACCAATAACACTCGCAAACAAGTCGTTGAACAGATTTCAGCGTTTGACGATCTGAAAGAGTATGCGGAACAACTGGTACAAATGAACCTGTATCATATGACCGACGACGAAGTTCTGAAACTTGAAAAACAAGTTATTGAACTCAAAAAAGAATCTGACTTCTGGGAAACATCTACTCAGAAGAAACAATATCAATCCGACATCAAGGAATTTTTGAAATGAGTATTATCTCCTTTTTTCTGAACGCTAAGAAACGTGTTTCCCGTCATCTGAGTGGCGACGACGAACTGACTATCGGTCCTCGCGCTCTGACTGACATCGTTGGTCAACTCGAACAGAACGTTATCGAGCTGCGTCAACGTCAAGCTGCCGACGTTGCACAGGTTGAGCAACTGGACAAAGACATCGCTGTTATCCAGAAGCGTCAAGCTAACAAGCGTCAAGATGCAGATCGCGCCGGTCGTATCGCTGACAAGTTCGCGGAGCTGCTGAAATAATGTTACTTGCCACTCGATTGAATCGTGCTATGAAACAAGAGCAAATCGAGTGGCAATCACTAGCCCGAGGCTTTGGTGTGTTTGGCATAGTGATTGTCGCTTGTAACGTTCTTGCTATGCTGACCGACGGTAAAACTGAATGGGTACTGAGCTTCAAAATGTGGTGCTCTTTGCTCATGTTAGCAACGCTTGTTAAGTCCTATGTTCTTGAGTCGAAACGATATCTTATCGGTAAGAATTTCAAGCACATTCTGATTTTCGATTATCTGTGTCGCGAATCAAACGGTAAAGAGATCTCGGACGAAGTTGCCGACAAATATCTCCGTATGACCGACGACGAAAGATCCAACATAAATAAGAAACTTAACGTACAGCTATTGCTTTCTTATATGATTGCTGCTACAATCTTTTTATCGTTTTAAGAGGAACAAGAAATGAATAACTTTGTTGCTAAACACGCCCGTGAGTTCAACGTTGCTGCCGTCATGGTAGATCGTAAAAAGCAAATGAAAGCTGCTGGTACTCGCAAACAAAAACACAAAGGTCGCATCGACTATTAATTTAAACTCTGAGCTGAGGTATAAAGAATGAAACGTTATTTTCTCTTTCGTGGATATCGAGTATTTGCCGTCGATTCGGAGAATGGAACTCTCCCACTAGAAGCTGTTGGTCTATCCGACTTTGTATTTGAGCTTGACCAATTCGGTATGCTCTATAGCGTCAAAGATAGAACGACATCACGCTTCCGGTTGTTTGATTATGCTGAAATGTTCGAGCATGTTAGACTTCACAAGGAATTGATCGTTGACGGCATCCCACTTGTTTCCATGACAGAAATCGTGGAGAATTTAAGAAATGCCTCGTATGAAGCTTGTAACGGGGTCAGTCGTTGAATCGCTGAGTCCAAATTGGCATGAAGATGCCGTAAAAGAAACCGTAAAGATCGATCTCGAAGACTATCAAATGACAGATGTTGACGTTACTCTTTATCGTGATGCTAATCACATTGTAACGTCCAGCCTAATCGTGCTAAATGATGGACACCAAGTAAGATTTAAAGGTAATGCGCTATTCAATTCCGACATTACCTTGCGCGAAGAAGGCTATGAAGTATGAACGCAAAATTAGAACTAATAAAAGATATCATCGCTACCGTTTCACTGATTATTAAACTGGAAGTTGATGGTGAAATTCTGGACTCACAGCAAAATCTAATCGACTTTCTAAACGAAGCTGGTTTTAGAACCGTTCGCGGATTAGAGTTTACTAAAATGAGTTTCAGACAGATGATCGGACGAATGACAGACAAAGAACGAAATGAAGTTCTTAAAGAATTCTCCGCACAAGAACACTATGAAATGTTGAATGCGATGTTGGGTCCACGTGGTGATGTAGACTACAATTGCGCATAAAAATAAAGGGAGCCTAGGCTCCCTTTTGTCATTTCTGAATAGCGACGGTTTGTTGATTGTTATCAATCACTGTCTGTAATTTTGTAATGGATACATTTAAGTTATTAAGTGTCTACATCATCTTCTCCGATATCTCGGTAGTTTTCTCTTGTTGCTTCTGTAGATAATCAATCTTGATATCTTGATTGATATTCGATGCGTCGTTCTGATTAATACGCTGTTCAACGCGATCCATTCTGTCGATTACTTTCGTGATCGCTTCTTCTGCCGAACCAATACGATACCCACCAATAAAGACTCCACCAACTACAGTGCCGATTGCGATCCAATCGCTTAGGCTTAACTTGGAAGTAATCATAATCAAAATTCATATGGAGCATAAGACCCCAGTTTCAAAACGCTGGCAACGCGATTGGCGCGGTTTGGTGTCTGCTTTGCCCATGAGCTATCAAGAGCTTGCTTATATGCCATGTTCCAGTCTTTCGCTTTCAGTGCGCGAAGCATACCCGGGAACTTAGACACACCGATGGCTCCCATTTGAAATACCATGTTTTCGATAGCAGTCTTACGCACTGCATCAAGTTCGACGTAAACGCTGGCCAAAGCAGGCACAGCCATCATGGTGCGCTGTATCGCTGCTAAGTCACGTTCGAACAACGCAAGCACTTCCGCTCCGCTGATCTTCCCGTCATTTACGATTCTACCAACATGGGAACTCAATTCGCGATTGATTTCTCCCATATCTCTAGTTTTCTTTTTCAGAATAAGGTGTCCGATACCGATAGTTGGATATCCTTCTGTGTCCCAATATACCGTTTCTTTATATCCCTCATCCTGTTTTAACATTTGTGCAAGCATTTCAGCCTCCGTCAAGTGGATTTAATGTAAATACAAATTTCTTTCTTTCATGCCATGTCCCGGCAGTCGCAATACCAATCATTTTCCACCCAAACCGCAGTCTGAACTGTTTTTCAAATACGCTCGGATATCTCACGCTATATTGAAAATGTCCAGATTCTTGAGTAATAAAATACCACCCGAACTTAGATTCATCGCCATTTGTATATCCGAGCGATCCTTTCCATTTAAATTCCGGTGTCTTCGGTTGATAAGCAAGAACTGACCAAGCAAATCCATATGCAGGGTTTCTAATTAGCCACAAGACTCGTTGAATATATCGAGGATATCCCTGACAACGTTCTACGTGACCACTATCGCCGTCTAATGGAGCGTCTGGAGTTTGATACCAGCTCAACCAATTAGGCAGCGTCTCTTTATTTATTGCAAATAGTGGAAGCACTGGTGATAAGACCCAGCACGTTAAACACATAAACAAATGGATCGGTAATAGAACCAAATGTTGAATCATTCTAATTAAAACCATTATTTTCTCCTGTTAAAAATAAAGGGGCCGAAGCCCCTATTTTGATGATGGCGGTTTTGGTGGATCTATTTTGGTATCAGTTGCATTTAAAAACCGATTTGCCTCAATGTTATATATTCGAAGTTCCTTGTATCTTGCAACTTCCGATTCTGATATGATACCGAGTTCGTCTGCATCTCGTAATGCGGATAACTCTGTTTTAAATGAATCTAATGCATTTTTGACGCTCAGTTTAACGATAAACTCTGATTTACGCCGACTTAATTCTATATCGGCTGGCGCAATCGCACCGAAAACGCCATTCATGGCGTCCTCGTATAACCTTTTACCGTGATCTACTGAGTCGTCTTTACATGCATTAAATTGAATAAACTCTCCAATGTGCTCGAAAAGAACATCCATCAAAATCGACCCATCTTCAACGTGTTGAAGATTTTTTACTGCTTTTACAACAATATTCATATTTACCTTCTAAGTTAATTAATTAAGCAATGCGTTGCCATACCGTGCAGTTCCAAGAACCATAATCGCGCTCACCTTTGGTATATCCACAACAACGCCACGATCCAGGCGGATGTCCACTATTTGCTGTGCCCTCTGCTTGGGTGTACCATAGACTACTACCTGGCAATACACCGCCAGCGCCCACCGCACCACCCTGATCAAAGCGACCTAAGAACGCATAAGATCCAATCCCTTGCCACTCTACGACGTTTCCTTTCGATGCAAAGTTGCCCAATACCCAATCGATAATATTTCCACCCAAACGAGAGCAATCGAAACCGTTTGCGTGTGCAGTCCAATACCCACCATCGTGAGTACCAGCCGCCGTCAACTGACCTAGATCTGTAAAGTGGAATCTTTGGTTGTTGCGGAGATTTCCATCGCCCGTCATGTTAATAACGAACGAACCGTTGCGGTTATCTGAATCCCGAAAGTGCCCGATACTCCAACGACTCACGTATCCTTGTGTATTGTGTATATACCGTGGGGATGTTAGTAGTGGGTGCCATTCGCCAGTTGTAATCCTAGCTTCATCATTTAGTGGGTTTATTCCGCCGCTCGGACTGTATGTGCCCCAGCTGCAACTGAAAGTCGGGATCGAAATCCCGCCGTAGTTTCTCAAGTGACTGGTTGTTGGTTCCCAAGTCGCCATTCTACGAGTTTCTCCACCAGCTCCATTACTCTTAGCAACGTTCAGTTCGCCGTTAACCCCGTTTAGCCAGATCATACTAGCGTGAGTTCCCGGTCGATGTAATTCCATCAATGGATTGCCCAAGTTGGTTGATGATAGAGTGGTTCCGAGAATTGCGCCGCCCGCATTTATAGATTTTGCAATCGTCAAGTTCCCATCAAACGACAACCGAAGTGGAATCAGTTCGTTTGGATCTACGGATGTTGCATTCGATGTCTTAACGAGAAATTCCCCTTCTCTACATACCGCATACGCCGATTTCAATGCAACGTTGTATTTCTTCCAAGATCCATCCCAGTATGCATTTTGGCATAGGTGCGCATCCATTGGAGAGGCAACAAACGCATACTTATTCCCATACATAGACATGATATCTGCGGTGTTGGAACGAATATAACCACCCACAGTTTCTAATGCGTTGGTTGCACCAGATGCACCAGATGTTAATTTGCCGCTAAAGACCACATCGCCAGTATTTGCAATTAACAATGGCATTCTCTCCCACTTACCGTTCTGGTATTGGTGTATACCAAGATCCCCAGTTGATGCATTCATACCTATACCATACGAACGACCGTTCAACGCAGAGTCTACAGAGAACTGCAATCCACCATCATCTTGTATACGAACTTTATTTGCCGCCAAACGATTGGTTGACCAGAACTCGTTCTTATTAAACACGATCGCTTGAACAGTTTGATCCATTCCAGATGCACGATACGCGATATAAGGTTCATTTTTATCCATTGCCTCAATAGACAACCACTTCTTACCTGACGTACTCAAAGACACAACAGCGTCACGCGCGGTCAAATTGCCTACCAATGTTCCACCCGCAAGAGATAACGGGGGGTAAAGTGTCTCATCGAATACGACATTAGGGGCATCATCTGACATAGAGATTACCCATCCTGTATTCCAATCTGCGGTATTATAACCACCGACAACATCAATAACAGCAACACCGCGATAAAAACCACCAGATAACCAGACGTATGCTGTACCGTCAGCGTCTTTACCCATTTTAGCAACTATCGTTGTACTACCGGAAATTATTGTTGCTTTGGCCGAGTACCAGTTGTTTGTCGTTGGGTATAAGTATCCGGAAAACTTAACATCAAAGTGCTCATAATACTGATAGACTCTAACGGTAAATACCACCATTCTTGCTGAGTCAGCTTTGAATGGTAGCTTGATCTTTGTCCCTACAGTTGATTGTGCACCATCAAGGAAATAGGCCGCAATTGGTGTCCCATTAGTATAGTTAACTGGGATTGCGTTCGTATCAACATATGCTTTGGTAGCAAGTGATGTTGCTTTTGTACCCATACCTTCGGCAGTAACTTCTGGTTTATATAGCTGAATCGAGTCTTGTGTTTTGCTGTAATGCCAAACGTATCGACTACTGTCTTCTTGCAAACGAATACCGCCACCATCAGCAACCAATATAAACGCCTTTTCGCCACCAACAGCATCAGACTCGATAAAGTTGATACTTGGATATGAGTGTTTGATTGTCAACGCACCAGTCATGGTATCACCAGATTTATTCAACTTAGGTGCAACTTGAGCGTCCACATAATCTTTACGTGTACACGATGCAACGTTGGTAGATTGGGCAGTAGTCTGGATGAAGTCTGGAGCATTCAGAGATCCAGTCATCGTGTCGCCAACTAGATTGACTGCACCTACTTCAGCAGGAGTCGGTTTGGATTTTTCGGAATACTGCTTGTTCCAATCAGTCCATGACATAGTATCATCATTGCGAGTTCTGGTATAACTAATCCCAGTTCTTTGATCTGTTGCTGTTTGAGTTACAAAAGCATTTGCAATAACAGCAGAACCAACCACACTCATAGTGCCATAATCGAACGGCGGTGGGTTATTAGATCCAGTAGCGCGAGCTAGATACAAGTTATAATCGCCGGTTAGATTGTAATTATCAAAGTCGATTGGTCCTTTGAGCATCATGGACATACCTTCCATACCAACTCGATCTTTAATACTAGCCCACGGAATAAAGCCATCTGTATCTACCAATACTCTATTAGTATTATTCCATTTCATAGGCGCATAAAGCAATACGTTTTTGGTTGTGTATTCTTCTGATGTTGTATTATATCCAACATACAGATCGCCCCCTGCTGCACCAAGAGTAACGTTACCGTTATTGTGATCTCTGAAAATCGAATACTCTTTGCTGTTATACAGAGAGTTAATACCACCGGTGCCTTCAATCTTGATATATGCGTTGTTCTTCATGTTACCACCAGAACGACTCAATGCATCGGCAGGCAGATCATCAAGTTTAACTTTGTCTTGTGCGCTCATACTACCAGCAGCGGTACGAGTTGCCTGATTGATTGCCAGCGTTGGGTTAACGCCACCAGTAGTAGTCAGTGGGGCAGTTGTACCGATGCTCTGTACCGCAGTCCCAACCTTTGTATCGACGTATTTCTTGTTTGTCGCGTGAGTATCAGCAGTCGGCTGATCTTGAATGACAGGCAAGTCGGTAAACGTCTTAGTGCCAGCGATATTCTGATTGCCAGTAATCTTAACGTTCTGTGCATCCAGAGTATTAATTCTGGTATTAGCAGTAGCTAAATCGGCAGTGAGTTTATCAGTTGTTGTTTCGGCAAATGTCATTGCGCGATTGATTTCTTTATCGACGTAATCTTTGCGCGTTGCATTTGCATCTGCGGATGGAGTCGTCGCTTGAATATAGATTTGACCGTCTTTAAATGAAGTGTAATTAGCATGTTTGTTTGTGTAGATACGCATTTCACCAGAATCATTTGTAAGAACTTGAATACCAGCACGTTGACTTCCGTCACGTTTGCGACTGGCAAGCAGCCAATGAGCACCAGCGGTATTATCTTTGTCCATTCCAAATGCTGGTTGAGCGACAGAACCCCAAGCAACATCATTACCAACTGCGGTAAATCTTCCTTTTGTATCAACGTCACCAGTCAATGACATTGTACCATTAATTGTCTGACCACCCTTAGAAGTGATCATGTCGAATTCTTTGTAAAATAGGCTATCGTCCAGAGGATTTAATTCTAGAATGCCTTGGTGCCAGATTAGATTTCCGCCAATCTGTGACCCTAATTTAAGATCTGCCATTGTGACTCCTCTCGTTTATAGTCATATTTAGATAAAATAAAAGGAGCCGAAGCTCCTTATTATCCAGTGAAAGTCCAATCATATCGTTTCTGTGGTGAAAATGGCGCGTTACCAAAAGTAACAAACGCTTTTCCGCCACTGCTCCATGTCTTTCTAATCTTAACTGCGGCCGTGCTCATTCTTTGCCACGTATTAGCGGCAATGCCATCAGCTATCATCGCACCTTCAAATCTAATATAGATCCATGGGTTGCCAGCAATAACAGCATATTGAGCTGTAGAGCCATATGGTCCACCATGTTTGATTATAGTGTTGGTGCCATCAAACCAGAAATCAACCGGAACAAAGTTAGCGTATCTCGGCGCCTCAATTAAATTCAAGAATGCTTTTTCAACGAGTTCGCTTATCACACCAGCGGCTGGTAATCCAGCTTGTGTTCTCATATTAGATCCCCAGCCGTTTGCTCGAAATTCCGAGTTAGCTGTGCTCATAAAAAACGGTAATGCTACCATAATAATAACGGGGATTTCTCCCCGTCCTCCTTAGTTAAGTTTTGATTTAAGTTCGTTCAACTCGGCTCTAAGTTCTTTGATTGCTTCTACCAACAGCGCGTTAACGCCAGAGTTAGAAACAGTTAGATACTCTTCGCCGGCTGTATTTTTAAAGCTACCAACAGCTTCTGGTAATACTTTCTGTAGATCTTGCGCAATAATACCAGCTTCACGCTTATCACAACCAAACTTATCAAATGTTTTACCAGTTAGACTACAAACTTTGTCTAGTGCGCCTTTGATATCGATTAAGTTTGATTTCAATCTAATATCAGAACGAATCTGAACATCGTTAAAGCTACCGTTTCGGCTAAATTGAACATCACCGTCTGCCAAGTTCAATGACATTGGGTGAATGCCATTTGGACCGCCGTCCCAACCAGTTCCGTTGGCACCCGAAGATCTCAAAATGTAAAACAAATTACTGTTTATGTGACAGAAAGCAGAAAGATGATCCTGATCTTGGAACAAAATGGTAGGACTGACTCCCTGAATAGAAAGATGATCTTTCATAACAACCTTACCAGGAAGTGTCGTTGTCCCATCGCTACCAAACAAATAGTATTGTATTGGACCAGTCGCACTCTCACCGTTGCCAACTGTGATTGATGCATCACCCCATCTATTAGCTCCGGATCTAAGAATACCAAACGTCGCTGCCGTGGTATATCCCTGGTTCGTTACTACTTGTGATCCTTTGATTATTGGGTAATAATCGGATGTACCTGGGCCAGCTCCAAAATCAACTGTTAATGGAGCATTCTGTGCATAAACACTTGCATATGCACGACTACTGGTTTTTGACCATGGGTTTGCATTAATACTAATTGTATTATTGTTGGCATTTATACCAAGAATGTCTTGATGTGCAACGCCGCTGCCGTTTGTTTGACTCAACATCAGTCTATTATCGGCCGAAATGTTCCAACTAAACGCAATTGCACCGGGCTTATGAAGTTCCATGTATGGTGCAGTTTGAATAACGGTAAAGTTATTTGCAGCGGATAGCAATTTATGCGATCTAACTGTAGTTGTGCTGAATGACATCGCCGTATCGCCGGCAGGTCTAATGTGAAACGCATTTGCGTTAGCTCCATCATAAGCAGTTGTATTCCACGCAACATGACAGGATTTTGCGCCAGACGCATTACTAGCACCAAAGTTAATCCAAGTCCATCCATCCGTTTCATTTGATAGATTCAAACACAGTGAACTAGCACTATCTTTTCTGATTGCGAGAGTACCTGTCATTGTATCTCCAGCTTTGGCTACTTTGGTATCAACATAGTCCTTTCTTGTGCTTGCGCTTGCGTCACTGGATTGAGCACCAGTAATCAAGAACGAATCGGCAGAAACTGCTCCAGTAGGAGAAACTCGCATAATGTACTTGTCATTCAGTCTAACTCCAAATCCCGCGGAAGGTTTACCACCGGATCTAATGTGTCCGAAAACAAGATTATCATCATACCACTGAGAGAATACTCCACCAATAATACGTTCTATTCCTGTGTTTCCTTTATACTCAACTGGATCATTGGTAAATGTAAGCTCGTTTGCTCCAACTTCTCTTGCAGCAAGAATAACATCGTGTGCGAATGTTGATCCTTCCAGTTTGATATCCAGAACTTCGTGTTTTGGTCCAGTTGTGTTGTGCATCCTAAACTTAAAATACTCGTTCTTATTATCACCAGTCTCAAACCACATATAGCTATCGGTATCTGCGTCCGAGTCGTTCTTGAATCCAATCTTTGCCCAGTCTGTATTTCGACTCCACACCAATTCACTATTATTAGTGAATGTCAAGTTACCAGTCATACCATCGCCAGTCTTATTGACAGCAGCACTCGGGATGCCATCCAATTTAGCTTTATCAGATGCACTCATAGCACCATCGCTCGCATTGGTAGCATTAGTCAGACTGATAACTGGGTTAATACCACCTGTGCTCTTAACTGCACCAGTAGCAGTTACAGACTGAACAGCAGTACCAACTTTTTGATCCACATACTGTTTGGTTGCGAGCGACGTTGCTTTTGTGCCCATGCCATCATCGCCAACCTCTGGCTTGTATAATCTAATTGAATCAAATGCCGGTTGATATTGCCAAATAAGTCTTCCATCAGTTTTATCTTCATTTAGACGGACTTCTGTACCATCAGAAACAAACATATATTTCTTATCGGTTTCACTCTCATGAAAAATCATCTGTGGTGCGGCGTTTTTAATAGTCAATGCACCAGACATAGTATCGCCTGCTCTTGAAACCAAGTTCAGATCATTATTGGTTGGTTTCTCTTTTGAGGTATAAACTTTGGATACATCGATCCTAGTTTTATCACCAGCAGGCATAACGCCATCTTCCATGCTTATCGCTAAACCATAGTCATTTAGAACGCTGATAGACATTTGTCCGCTATATGTCGGACGTTCCATCCACAACTCAACGTGTGATCCATTCGTGACTGCGTAGAAAGTAGCTTGGGGTGGCCCTTCCAACAAAGTAATACGAATCATACCATCCGTATGAGGACCAGTACCGGAATACCCTCTAGTATTCATCGAAATGTTATATATTGGGACAGTGTTCCAACCGATACTATTACCACCAGTCAGAATGAAACTACCACTATTACCGTTAGCGCCAATGTTGGCTTGCATCGCACAAATTTTTGTGTATTTTATATCTGCGCTAATATCACTATTGCCACTCTTGCGTTGTGTCGCGCCGACGTCATTGTGGTTCGGTTTATTAATTGGACTATATACTTGATGACTGCCACCACCAACAAACATATTACCAACTGTTGTCATATCACCAGTACGAACGTTAAACCAAATACTGTTTTGACCGTTCTTTACTGCGCCGGTATCAACTGTCGGACCAAACCCAACACCAAACCATGATTTGATTCGTAAGTTTGCGTTGTTCATCCCAGCACCGTCAGATGAATCAAAATAAAGACAATTCAATGGCGATGACCCAACGCTAGTCCCAACTGACATTGTTAAATTACCGGTCATAGTATCACCAGCTCTTGATACCAAGTTCAACTCGTTATTTGTTGGCTTATCTAGTTCATGATAAATGCGCGAACTCGGCAACCATGTAGATCTACCATGTTTAAACCACAAACGATTTGTGTCATTGTCTGCCTGTGATCCAGCAAATATCGACCAAGTCGCGTATGTATCCGACCAACCTTTAACCGTAAATCCAGAAACCCAGTTATTAGTGACATCACTAAGATTAGTGAAATAAGCAGCCATTACACCAGCGACATGATCACCTGGTTGAGTCATTCCGGTTCGTTCATCTCTAACTCTAATCCAATGCTTTTCATCAATTTCCTGCTTGTTATAAGCATTCAAATCACCAGGCGCTGGTTTATTGATTGGACTATATACCTGTTGATTTTTACCAACATACATATTACCAACTGTTGTCATATCACCATTGCGCAGGTTAAACCAAATACTATTCTCTCCAGCCTTTACCAGTCTATTTTCATCACCAATAACAGTAGGACTAAATCCAATCCCTTGCCACGATCTGATCTGCATGTTTGCCTTGTCAATAGACGCGCCATCACCATTACCAGCAAACACACCAGTATTAATGTAAGCATTGAAATTAATGCCATTAACATTATTACCAGAAAAGTTTAAAATTCCATCCATAACGTCGCCGGATTTATCAACATTTTTAGCGTCTATCGCATCAACGTAATCCTTTCTAGCTAGACTGTTTGCTAATGTAGATTGTGGGCTATTTGTGTAAACTGGATATTGAAAAGTAGCACTATCACCATTATACAATGTAAATTGTGGTGCTGTATCAGTCACACCAGTTGAGATTGCATAGAATCGATCATTGATAGTTTCGTGCCAAATTGTAGATGATGCACCGGAACGCATTTTACGCAAATAACGCTTAACGTTACCAGGACCATCACTCATGCTTTCGATGTCATAGACATCATTAGGAGTACCAAACTTGATTGAACCAAGCATAGTCTGATACCCTCTGGTAGTCATTATTTCTTGATCGCGATAAAATAGCTTATCATCAACTGGATTCAGTTCAAGAATCCCCTGATGCCAAACTAAGTTTCCGCCAATTTGCGTACCTAGTTTTAAATCTGCCATTGAAAAATCTCCGTGTTGTTTCACTTATTTATAAGCCCGATATAAAAAAACCCCAACCGAAGTTGGGGCAAAACCGCAGTCGCGGTAAGGGTACCGGGTAGGTACGATTAGATTGAAACCCATGGTTTGGCGTCTGCTATAGAGACTCTTGCTCCTACGCCTTTGGGTCTAAAAATAACTTTTTTGTTAGTGTTCACGCCACTAAACCAAGTTTTAACTTCATCACTCTCTGGTATTCCGTATCCAGTTGCGTTGATAGTTTGATTTGCGTTGTATACTCCAAACAACTGCTCATTGTTATTATCATCGATCTGATATAGCTCAACATCGATTGAATTAAATGGTCTCTTATTTCCTACAAAGTGCAAGTAAGCACTATAACCACTTGTGTTTATAGTAGTAAAAAGATCCATTTGATACCCGTCAATAAACCACGAATCTTTCATTCTCCCGATTTGTTTTTCTTCACCCGCAGTTCCATCCCATCCATAAATCTTATTCGTGACGTCAATCTCACCGATTCTCATATACTTGATAGCTCCCAGCTCATTCTCAATTACGGTATGAGTTGGTTTAACTGTAGAGTAATATGACAGGTCATAACGACGGCTATTACATAGCTTGGTCGTTGTGTCGATTAGCTCAACTAGATAGATATCATTGATGTAACGTAATCCAGTCTCTCTTGCGCCAATCAATTTGATATATTCCGTTCCGTCTGGATTCCAAGCGCCTGTTACTGTTTTTCCATTTACAGTCAACGTCACTTTATTACCACTTACAACTGCGTATATATCAACGATGTCGCCAACTTTTGCACCAGTTTTGACAGTTACACCGGTATTCAACACTTTTTTAGAGTTGTGTGAAAACAATCTTACGTCTCCAACTGCGTCAAACGTATCGATATTAATAGTGCTTGTGTCGTACTTGTCGCCACTCACAATGGGGTTAACCAAGTCTCTTAGTTCTCCGATTTTGCATTTAACTCGAATTGCCCAATCTTTTGGATCTGGTTTCCATGCATTCTCGATATGCAAATATCCTTTGTCTGTAGCATCAAACTTCGGCACCCATTGCAATCTCGGATTCGTCTTCATTACTGGGGATTCTCTTTCATCCAGTTTGTAATTGGAATCGTCTGTGTTCGTGATAATACCGTCGGTGAATACCTCACTCACATTAAGCTTATAAACGATAACATTTTCGTTCAGTTTTGGACTAATTGTTCGAATATAAACACCGTGTGCGTCGGTATTGACTTTGTAGCACAGCGAACCTTTTCTTCTTCCAGCCGATAGAGATTTAATCTTTGGTGCGTTTCCGTCGTGATTATTTGAATATCTCAGTTCGAAGTCAGTTTCCGTCTCGATGTCAAAATCAATACGAATCATTGACCCCTTTTTTGGCAGCAAACGGGATAACTGCGCCGCTAGGAGTTGTTGCTGTGTTGAACTTATATGACTTGGTATTCTGTTTAATCGCGGTGGTGAAGTATTTGAAATCATTTAGATTGACTTTGGAATAAATCGATTTTGATTTCCCAAGTTCGTCTCTGAAATAGTTATTATAAGCATCATAACGACTTGCGTTATAGTTTTTGTAATAACGATCATCGGCAGAACCGTCAAACGAAAGATCCCAGATGTATCCTTTGAAATACTCAACGTCATTATAACGCGCACCAATTCGATTGATTTGACTTCCTTCTTTGATGTAACCACAAATGATGTAATCAACTCCCGGAACGACTTTCATATTGTTTGTGAATGGCATCCCGTTGATTGTCGCAACAACAATGTTCCCGTATGTGGTAATAGTGTCGTTCGCATTAATATAAATACCGCTGAACTTATTATCAACATCAGTTGTTGTTCTTCCTTCCAAAATATAGCTGCTGTTTGTATTCGGAGTTTTCTTTTCATAGTTGAATTTAACTTGAAAATCACCGGGTCCTTTCCACATTGGAATATCAACACATTGATTCACGCCATTCAGATATGCAATCTGTTTGTTGATATCAACCCAATCAACATTGGTAACAACACCATTGATCTTTGGACTAGCAATTGCTTCCAGCTTGATCTTCATCGTGTTTACGTTTTGACCTTCTATGTCACTCGCCCATTGAGAACCACCCATTGGGTTATTGATATGATATTGACTAACAGATGAAATCCAATCAACTCTTGGTGTACCAATTTGTTTAACGTTACACTTATATCGCTTATTAATCTCTATGCCTGGCTGTAGAGTGTTTCCACCTGCATCTAATACAGTGACATAGACTGGTTCGCTATCATCGCATAGACCGCCAGGTATGAGCTTAGAGCCAGCACCACAATACAACAACGCACCACTATTATCCGGAGTTAGATTGTTCCCAAAATATTCTACACCAGAATAACGAGATTTGCCGGGGGCTGTTCTTTTGTCGTCTAATTGACCCGAACGAACGAAGTTATAATAACGATCATTTGTTCCAGTTGGTTGAGTTCTATCAATCATATTCAGTTCGTGAACTGTTCCGCGAATCTTATGCATATAGACGTTACCACGTTTATCGGCACCAACAGCAAAATGAGTTATCTGTCTGAAAGCTGCTTTCGTTCCGCTTGCTGGATATTCAATACCGTCAACAAAGAATTTGGCATTTTCGCCATCAACCTGAATCTTATATGTGTAAGATCTCCCGTATTCAATATTTGCATCGAAATCTGCAATATATGTACCATATGCCAGATAATGACCTTCTCCGCGGGCATGATGAACTGTTCTAATACCCATTTTCAAACTACGATCTTCTTTCCCGTCAGTAACTCCACCCATGCCAGAACGCATCCAAGTTTCGCCAATCAATGGATAATCATAAGAAATGGTTTGACTGATTTCAAACTTAGACCCCGGCATCCAATCTGGAATATCGATATAGCTCATTTGTTCAAATCTAGGCAACCACTCTTGATCTAATTCTTCATATGAATGAGTAATCAAATCTTGACCTTTAGAACTCGCTACCCAGTTAGCGGCAGAATCAGCGGCATTAGCATTCGCAGTAATAAAACCCCACTGTCCAAATGTTCCGTTTGTTCTGTCTTTCTTAACATCAGGCTTTTTGAGTTTAATCATAACATCACGTATACCAATTTTGGAGCTGCTATTTTTGTTTGGATATCGATATAGGGTTGCCTCTATTCTCGTACATGCAGCCGGAACAATCGCACTATTTGTTCCTTTTTCCCAAACTTCAACGCCTTTAGTATTAACACTAAACGAGCTAATATATCTTGAGCCCGGATTGCTAGTTGCCGGAGGAATTGGATCTCCCCAGAACTGTACGATTAGTGCGGAACCAGTTCCAGCGGCGTGCGCTTCTTTTGATTTCCAAACTTCGGCATTTATCTCAATCATTTCACCTGGTTTAATATTCAGAGTTTGTGGTTTAGCATCGAAATAATTAATTACTCCATATCCGGGCGTTTCAACAAAAACCTCATTTTCTTCCCAAGCAAGCATGTCACCATAACCAGTTACACCAATATCAGCGAATGTATCAAACACAACACACAATTGAGCTTGCATTGTTGTTTTGCCATGACCCATAAACTGCTCTGTCATGATCTTTTTCAGAGGGCAATCGATAATCGCGACATAAGAAGAACGATTTGTCTCTTTATCCGGATTCCAGTAATATTTCCAGCCAACACTACCGATAGCATCGAAATAAGTGTTTAGCTTGTCGTTAGTCACGTTTTCTGTGTGACTCATTAAAAGAATAATACCGGTAGACAAACCGTTTACCCAGTTTGTAAATCTATCGGTATCAGTATCAACACTAAAATCAAATGACATCAATGTTGTTTTAAAATCTTCTGTTAAATGAATGCAGTTTAAGCCCTTCGTTTGTGAAGGGCTAAGGCTGACTCCATTTAGGGTAGCAACGCAAGTTCCCCCTGCGTTGCCTTGTTGACCCTTGATGATCAACTCGTTATCGCCAGAAAATGTTTCCGACAGATCACGCGCTTGTATACCCTGTTCAGTAACACGGGCAATAACTAATTCAGCCATTTGGCCTCCGATTAACTAATCCATACGAAATCAACTGATCTGGTTGTTGCATTCGGTCTAATTTCCAAGAACTCGCCGTTACCGACTTCGATTCTCAGATTTTTAACTGTTAGCAATTCTTTGATTGTCACGGCACCGTTCGCTGTAATAGCTTGCGGAGAAGTAATAATCAATTCGCCAGTCATGTTGTCACCTTTCTTATTTACGCGACTGTCTGCGCTCTTGGTCACATCATCGATAAGTCCGTCAATGTAATCCTTGCGGGTTAAGTCGTTAGCGTCTTTCGGTGCGGTTGCCAAAGATTTAACTTGACTAGCCACTGTCATTACGCCGTTTGTATCAATAGATGTTTGATTGGTAGCATCTGTCATTGATTTTGGACGCAATCTCAAAATACCGTTTGAGCCAACAGCAAGTGTTCCATCTGGATGAGCGTAAATACCAGATTTCTCGGAATCAGGACCAATTTTAATACTAAAAGCGTTACCAACACCAGCACTGAATGTTGTGTTATTCAGGAAAGTTTTGAAACCGGTAATAGTTTCAGCAAAGTTTCCAGTCTTTCTCAAATAACGATCTTCGGTATATCCCCAACGGGTCAAATGGTTAACTACCGTTGGATCTTGTCCACCATTAAGAACGTGGTTTGTTGCCGTAACAATACCAGCTCGACTAATATAGAATGTTGGATCTGTTGTTGTTCCGTCGATAGTTGTCGCAGTAAGTGCGCCATCAAGGCTATTAACACCAAACGCCCAACCATTATCCTTCGCTGATGTCAAGAATTTGATATCAGTAACATGTGATGTTCCTGAGTTTTTCAGAATCAAAGATGCTTTGGCTTTGAAAATGGTCAAATCTTGGCTATGTGTAAACGCACCAGTAATAGTCTGAGCTACTGTACGACGAACCCAATCATCTGCTTTAACTCTTGTGCCATCGGTTGTGTCCATAGAACGCGAACTTTCGGCGACGCCAAGAATAGGCAAATAATGAGTCAATGCGGTATTCAGTGCGCGTGGGCTAACAACGATATTATCGGTAGCGTAGTTATTAATCGGACGAGTTGAGCCCTGAATATCATCACCCTGCCAAACAGTGTTTACGCTTGCGTCATTATTAAGAGTACACATCATGCCTACGCCATAACGACTTTCATTCATTCTATGGTTAGCACTTGTGCGAATAGAATCAAGAACACGTAATGGAGTAACAGCTCGCAATGCGTCGATACCAGCATCAACTTCTGCCTTTGTTGCAATCTCAATAATACCAGTCAAAGTCTCGGTCGCAGTTCTTGCGCTCAATTTCTTTGGAGTAATAATGGCATTGTCAATCGGGTTGATCATTGTATTGCTTTCTGCTTGAGTAGCTACTCGCAAGGTTCCGCGCTGTGCTTCTAATGATTCAACGATGTCAAACTTCTGTCCTTGCCAAATTGTACCGGTTGTGGTTAAACCACTTGACGCTTCAACTGTTAGTCGTGTAGCATCTAGCCATACTTTGTTGGTCTTTGGAGTAACAAAGTAGCGATCATGCAAAACGCCAGCATCGACTTCTGCTTGAGTTGCGGTTTCTGCCAGACCCCAGCGAGTTTCGTTAGCTGTACGTTTAACGATTGCATCCGGTGTAACATGAATGTTATAATCAGCCGGAGGAGTGTTTGAACTCATTTCCGCATCGGTAACAGCTCTTGACAAACCGGTCAAAGCTGTGGTAGCTTGTCTAGCTTGCAGTGTCTTAGCAGTTATAAACAGTGGACCATTTGCGTGATCTTCTGTGCCTGCGTTAGTCTCAGCTTGGTTAGCAACAAAGCCCATACCCTGTGAAAACTCGGTAGCGACTTTTTCAAACAGAGTCTTTGGTGTAACATAGCGATAATGTTCGTCAAAATCATGAACACCAACGCCTTTTGTTCCACGCTCTGCTTGTTTTGCTCCAGCTTGAATTACTTGATAAGTGATACCAGTTTGTGTTTCGGTTGACTTTCTGCCATCAAGCACTTTTGGAGTGATTGCAGTCTGTGCCCACATTTCTCCGGTGCCGCTCATAGCGTTTGCTTGTGCTTGAGTCGCTACAGTCAAAACACCACGCATTGTCTCGGTAGCCAATCTGTTGTTGACACACTCTGGAGTCATGATTACACTGTCCCAAGCTTCTGTTGTGCCTGATGTTGCTTTGGATTCTGCATCAGTTGCAAGTCGAGCGATACCACGGTTTGCTTGTGTTGCTAGTTTGTTTGCCAGTGTTTCTGGTGTAACAAAAGTTTCACAATCACGATTTTGTCCGGTTGTAATCTGCTCTTTGTTCTTGTTAACTTCTGCCTGATTTGCTATTGCAGCCAGACCAACAAATGATGTATCATTGCGATCAACACGGAATGGAACTGGTGTGTTTGTAACAAGTACCCAGACATCCAGACCGGTATTAAGAGCATTTCTAAAGTAGGTGAATTCCCACTGGTGAGAACGTCCATCAATTGTGAAAGTTTCTGTCTTGGTAGTGAACTTAGTCAGATCCTTAACGATGTCACGATATTTTGTGACATAAGGGGTTGACAACGCATTATCATCTGGTACGATGTAATCGTTAGCTTGTGCATCTGAGATCTTCAAGATGATCTTGGAACCAGCAACCATATAACTTGTATCAACGACGAAGCTATCACCATTCGACGCTTCTTGAGGGAAAGTTACTGTGATGATGTCGGTAGTTTTACCAGCATGAACAGCTAGTTTTTCGCCAAGAATCGCTGTATAATTCGATTCAATCATGCTCCAGCGTTGTGCGCGATCTGCGTCAAAAACTCGCCACTGATTAATGCGTGAGTCAAAGACAAAGTAACCCCACCCGGTACTGTCAAACTTGGCAGTGTCAACGGCAGTCGTACCAACCTCAGTCAAAATTTTGTGACCGCTGTTTGGATAAACATAGAATTCAGTTTTTGTTACTGGGTTCAGTCCGTCCAAGTCATAGGTAACGATTGTGTCGCCGTGATTTGCGTAACGTGGCAAACGAATACGAATACCGCCGCCGTATTGAGTTTCGCGAACAAGATGATCGCCAACTTTAGCGCGATAAAAGTTTTCGCCAACGATATAGCTTGACGAACTAACGTAAGTTCTGTTATGCTCGCCTTGTGACCAAATCTGTGCTACCCACTCGGTACCATTGTAAATGAATACTGTGGTTGAGCCAGATAGAGTGATACGATGTGTTGCAGATCCATTGATGTGTTTACCGTTACCGTTAACAACGATTTCATAATCGTGTGTAGCGAACCCGTTATCTTTGATAACTACGGTATCACCGGCAGCAGGGATAGAGTTTGCAGCATCGAACGGCATAGTGTATACTGAGTTTGCACCAACAACTTGCGATAGGATGTATTCACCCTGACGAAGGTTGCCTTGCAAATTCGCAGTAGAAGTAACAACTCTCCATGATGGGTCAACGCGAGTTGCTTTCCATTTGTTGAGATTGAATGCTTCTGGTGCTGTGATTGCTACTTGACTAATATAGATACGGTCGTTGTATACTACCGCAAAATCTTTTGGATATGTTCTGCTCGGACTGTGAGGTTGAATTGTGTTTTCATAGATGAAAAAATCTACGTTAACGCCGTCTCCACCAAACGACTTGTCCGGATAGCCGAAGTTAATAGCGCGTTTACCAGCAGCATCCAAACCTGCCGTTGCGCGAAGTGGTTGTAAAGCCATTGCGTTACCTCGTTCTGTGTGTTATGCTAGTATTTAGTAATGATGTTAAAAAATAGAGTCTTTTAAAAGAGGAAACATGAGTTTAGCACAATTTATGGACGAAGCTGATAGCCAAGGATTCTGTATCTTTGACTTTAGTCAGATCGCCATTGCAACGATCATGCAGACGTATGAGCCAACCGATAAGATCGACGCCAATCTGGTGCGTCATTTGGTGCTTTCGTCTCTGAAATATAACGTACTGAACAGAAAGCAAGAGTATCCGAATATCATCATTGCTGTGGATAACAGTGCTGATGGTGGTTACTGGCGACGTCAGAAATATTACTTCTATAAGAAGCATCGCGAGAAAGATCGAGATTCATCCGACTGGGACTGGGAAGGCATCTTTGATGCAATCAAGACCGTCGCTTATGAGTTGCGCGACAATCTGCCGTACAAAACTTTGATCTTGCCTCACACCGAAGCAGATGATATAATCGGTGTTCTGTGTAAGTATCTGGATGAAAAATTCCCAGATGCACCGGTACTGATTGTTTCGTCTGATGGTGATATGACACAAACGCAACGTTTCAAGAATGTTCGTCAGTGGAGTCCCGGTCAGAAAAAGTGGGTCAAGCCAAAAGAAGGTACTTGGCGCAAAGATTTGATTACCAAAATCATCAAAGGCGACGGCGGTGACGGAATTGCTAACATCAAGTCTCGTTCTGATTATATTCTGACAAAGCTTGACGGTGAGCGTCAAAAGTCGATAAGCTCTAAGCTGTTGGCACAAGCGTTTGAACTGAAAGATCCCAGCGAGTTGTTTACTGGTGACGAGTTCACACGTTATAATGAGAACCGAGAATTAGTTGACTTTGAAATGATTCCTGATAACATTCGTCAAGCGATTATCACGGAGTTTGAGACAATCAAAGTCCCAGGTCGAAGTAAGATTTACCCGTATTTCGTGAAGAAAGCAATTAAAAAACTGCTTGACCACGTAAACGAATTTTGATAAGATAAACGAACTTAATAACTGAGAGAACAGAAAAATGACCAAAGAGAAAAAAGCCAAGAAAGCACCAGTAGAATTCAACGTAAACGCACACTCCGAGCGTCTGGCTGAACTGATCAGCGAAGCGGAAGGTCATATGACTCAGATCGCATCCTATCAGGAAATGATCAAAGAGATCAAAGCAGTTGCTAAATCCGAACTGGGTGTCGAAGGTAAAGAATTCTCTAAGATGGCTAAGATCTACTTTAAGCGTGAGCGTGATCAAGTAGAAGCTGAGAATGAAGATATTCTCGAAAAATACGACGCTGCGTTCCCACGGAAGTAATCATGATCGAAATCAGCAAAATCGATTTCAGCATGAAAGTAGAGGAGAAAGCTCGCACAAAGGAGCTTTCTCTGATAGAATCTTGCTTGGAAGTAGCAGAAGAATTGGACATTGATCCAGCTGATATCCCGAAACTGATTTATCCAGCTTTAAAGGATAAGATCGAGTATGAAGGTGTTCAAGCGAAACAGATCAAGTCTTCAAATACATCAACGTTGGAACAATTTTTCTAATGATTGAATTGGTGTTACCGCCCAAACCGAAAATGATGGTCAATGGTATTAGTGTATACAGGTTATATCTGACTCTGCGAAATCATTTCGCTGGTAAGTATGACATTGTTAAATATCAGTGGAATCCCATTCGGGCGTCGGAACAAAGCTATGTGAAGCATCGCAGTCGCGCTATTTACGAAAGATTGGCAAAAAAGTTTACTCTTGGTGAACTAGCTGCTATTATGACTGTGAACTTTGCAGCAAACCCCGACGCTTGGAGCGGTGACATCGCAAACGCTGATGCCGTGACATTCTATAGAACTGCTCTTGGACGCTATGAGCGTATGAGTTCAGTCTTTAAAGAAGAAGTCGAGCAAATGTTTTATTTTGCCCGTAAAAAAGAAATGAAGTTCAAAGAACTGATTTACTCTACTACGGGACAACCATGGATTTTCAAGTTCGTTCAGACTGGTACAATCAGTTATGAAACAATGATTATTCTCGATTCTTTGTTTAAGTTCGTTGATAGTTATGATACACTTGAAGACCATGTATGGGCTAACGGATACGCGGCGAGAATCAAAGCTTACCGAGAACTGACGCTCATAAATAAAGAGCAAGCGAAAGCCTGCTTTATCGAAATAGCTAATCAAAACAAGCTATAACGCAAAACTGAGGAATATATTATGAAGCATACCAAACAAACTAAATCAAACTGTAAAACTGATAAAAGGAAAAACTGTAATGTCTATTTTCAAACGTAAAGACCCGTCCCAACTGCAACAGCAACTGGCTGCTTTCTCTGCAAAGAAAGGCTTTGAGTCTGACAATACCGAGTGGAAAATCACTCAAGACAAACAAGGCAACGGCGCCGCTGTAATTCGTTTCCTGCCTGCTAAGGGTGACGACGCTACCACTTTCGTTAAACTGGTCAACCACGGTTTCCAACGCAACGGCAAATGGTATATCGAAAACTGCTCTAGCACTCATGGCGACTATGATTCTTGTCCTGCTTGTCAGTGGATCAAGGAACAGAATTGGGACTACAACGTAGAAGCTGACAAAAAAGCAATGTACGCATCTGGCGTAACTCGTAAAGTTGCTTTCTGGGCCAACATTCTGGTGATCAAAGATCCAGCTAACCCGGAAAATGAAGGTAAAGTGTTCAAGTTCCGCTTTGGTAAGAAAGTTATGGATAAGATCCAAGCCGAAGTTGATGTAAACACCGATCTGGGCGAAGAACCTTGTGACGTTACTTGCCCGTTCGAAGGTAAGAACTTTACTCTGAAACTGAAGAAAGTTGGTGGCAACAACAACTATGATGACTCGGTTTTCGGTAAAGTAACTCCGATTGCAAACATCGATGACGAATCTTATCAAGCTCAGTTGTTCGAACAAATGCACGATATCATGGGTCTGATTTCTAAAGACAAATTCAAGTCTATGGAAGATCTGACCACTGTGTTCAATCGTGTAATGGGTGCTGAAAAGCGTTCCAATGCTCGCGCTTCCGATGACTTTGAAAAGCAGATGGAACAATACGATACTCCGGCTAAAGCATCAGCTAAGTCCGATGACGATGTTCCGTTTACCCCGGGTAATGTCGGTGGTATTGATACCGAACTCGATGATCTGTTGAACGAGATCTAATGATTTTAAAAGGGAGCTTAGGCTCCCTTTTTTATTATGTAAACAGGAGAAAACAAGATGATTAAAGCTGTATTTGCAACTGGTAGTTTTGGAGAGTTTGGCAACAAAGGTGAATTGCCTTGGGGTCATTGTCGAGTTGATATGTTGAACTTCATGAAAGAGACATCAGATTTTTGTTTGGTGATGGGCGCTAAAACGTTCATGAGTCTGCCTAGCAAACTAAAGAATAGAACTAACATCGTTCTTTCTACGTCAAACGAAACCTCCCGCGTTTTGGCAAAGAACGGAGATAGACCTGATATGTTTTATCATGGTAGTGTTTCGCAAGCTCTAAGCGAGCTACAGACGACCTATGATAAGATCTGTGTTATTGGTGGCATGAAAGTTTTGACAGAAGCGATTGACATGTGCGATGAAGTCGTTCATACTGTCATTCTCAACGAAACAAAGCTCGATTATGATGTAGCTCTCGATGTAGAACTCGAAGCGAGTCTGACGAGAGATTTCTGGGTTTTGTCTAACACGTTTCTCGGTAACGATGAAGCTATTGCGTACACACTCAAAAGGAACAAGAAATGAGCACTGCGGAAGTACGATTGTCAGATCTAACAAAGAACCAACTTTTGCCAATTATTCGTGATCTAGAAGTTATTGGTATGCGAGAAGATTACACTCGTAAACGCAACTGGTGTATCATGATCGACAAAACGAACGGTCAAGTTCAGACTGGTTATTATGGTTGTCATTACTACAGACCCGACGAAAGCGCGCCACATCAAGAGCGTTCTTATCATCCAGTATTTCGAGCTGAATTGTCTGTCGGTAGTCTTTATCGCGGTCAAAGTTCTTTTCAGTTGAGTTTCGAAACACCACACCAAGATCAAAACATTGAACTCGGATCTACCGGTGTTGTTATGCTGTTGAAAGCAGTTGCAGAAGGTAAGATTAACGTTGTTGCGGGTCGATTTGTGTTTAACTTCGTTCTTGAAAAGAAAGGCGAGAACGTATATGCCGAACCCTATTTTGGTGAAGTGAAGGATCTAATTTAATGTTTATTGAAGTAACAGAAACTGATAAAATCTCTCCTGTTATTGAAGTTCTTGGCGTTCGAAAGGACGCCAAGCAACGAAAGTGGAGCCTTAGTGTTCACAATGGCGTACCACAAACCGGAGAATATAATACATACGGTCGAATCACAGATCGTAGTATTCCCGGCACCAAGAATGCACACTTTGTATATCGCGCACCACTGCGAATCAAAGACATCGATTGTCACTGGAATAACTCTGCTTATTACATTGGCACCGAGGTACTGATCGACGGTCGTTATCACGGTATCAAAATGGGCACAAACTCATTTAATAAACTCGTTCGCGGAATCGCTACCGGTAAAATCAAATTGATTGATGCCACCGATATGGTAGTTGAAGTGACTTTCATTCTCGAAAAATACGGTCGTTATGTAATGGCTGAGATTGTGGATGATGTAAACGAATGGCTAATCAACAAGGACTCAAATTGAACCCAGAAATCTTGAACAAAGATCCTGATAATATGACTCAGGATGAACTGAATGCTCTTTATTTCTATCTGTTGGAGAACATGACCAACAAGATCGAAAGTCAAAGCGAGACAATCAAGACAATCAACAAACGCTTGCAAGAAGCATCGGAAGTATTCAAACTGCACGAAAATTGCATTACCGAGTTGCAAGAAGGTTTGATAGAACTACGCAAACAAATGGACGTGATTAAAGGTGCCGGCGATATGGGTTCTTCTCGTTCAGAGGGTGGGATTCTGCTTCTATGAAATATTATCTTGACATCATGAAGTATGTTATCGAAAATGGCGAAGATGAAATGGATCGGACGGGTGTTGGTACCCGTTCCATTCTTGGTCAAGTATTTCGTCATGACATGGCAGACGGATTTCCCGCAGTAACAACCAAGACTCTTGCTTGGAAAGCTGTTCGCGGCGAGCTGTTGTGGTTCATGAACGGATTTACAAACGTCGAGGTTCTGCGAGCTATGACGTATGGTGTGGGATCGTCTACCAAAACCATTTGGGATGACAATTTCAATCATCAAGGGGTAGCATTGGGTTATACTGACGGCGATCTTGGTCCCGTGTATGGCAAGCAATGGCGAGACTTTAATGGTGTCGATCAGCTTGCAAAAGCGATTGAGCGAATCAAGACTAATCCAGAATGTCGCCGCAATATCGTTTGTGCTTGGAACCCAGCCGATCTTGATAAAATGGCTTTGCCACCGTGTCACGTTCTGTTCCGTTTCAGTGTTAAACGCGGACGTCTGAATCTGACTTGGTATCAGCGTAGTTGTGATCTGTTGCTCGGAATTCCGTTTAACATCGCTAGTTATGGTCTGTTGCTCGAAATGGTTGCTCATATCACCGGATACAAAGCTGGTATTCTGACCGGTATGTTTGATGACGCTCATATCTATCACAATCACTTTGATCAAGTTCAAGAGCAATTGCAGCGTGTTCCATACGATCTTCCGAAACTGGTGTTCAAAAAACGCTTTACAACTCTGGAAGAAGCGTGTAATCTTAGTTTAGATGATATTCAACTAGAGGATTACAAGTGCCACTCAGCTATCAAAGCACCTATGGCAGTGTAATCTATCTTGACATCGATGGCGTATTGAATTCTTATTCCGAACTCGATACGCTTGTCAAAAAAGAAAATGATGCAAGAGTGTTCCGATTGTACGGCAAAGTTGACTGGGTTTATGTTCCCATGCTCGAACGTCTACATCGGATCATTCGCGAGACAAACGCGAAAGTCGTGGGGATCAGCTCTTGGTTTAAAGTTGGAGACGACGAAAGAACGAAGAAGATTGCAAAGTTCCTTGACATCGAGATCGTCGATCTGATAGATTACACTGGTGGCGGGTATCACAGAGTTGATTCCGTGATTCGTCACATTAAACAGCATAGCATTACGAATTTCGTTATACTTGACGACATTCCGATGTTTTCTGAATATGACGAGTTAGCAGACCGACACATTTGTCCGAAGACTTATGGTCTAACTGAAAACTTGACGGAGAAAGCAATTTATGTGCTATGTAGTAAACAAGTATAAAACGGGGTTCGATGTTGACATTCAACGAGGCACAATCTGGGGAAACCCACACAAAGATGGAAGTCGAGCTGAAAACATCGAACGTTTCAAAGACCACTTGAAATCAGAAATCAGATGTGGTAATATCACTAAGGACATGCTAATGTCTTTGCACGGAAAGCGTCTAGGTTGTACCTGTTCGCCGTTGCCATGTCATGGTGATATTATCGCAATGATTGTCAACAAGTTGGCTGGTACCTACACCGGACTAGACATATGAATGATCTGTCAAGATTCGGGTTCAACAAATTGTGTGATCTCTCACTTGACAAAAGTGAGTCGATAGATAGAACATTCGTTAAGCCGAGACAGTTGGTAAATGTGTTGTATGCATTCGTTGTAAACAACGAGATCAAATACATCGGTAAGACAAATGATTTGTGGAAAAGGTTTGACACATACAGGAATTCCAAGAACTGGAAGAATGCGTTTGTGTCGAATCAGATCAAAACGGATCTCATAGAAAAGGCGATTGCTAAGACCGGTGTTGAGTTGTATGTTAAAGAATGTCCAACTATCTATATCGGTTGTAATGGAAAATCAATTGCGGTTACATCCATGCACTTGGAAGAACCCAGAATTATCAAACATTTTAACCCTGAATGGAATAAACATTATGCAAAGTATCAAAGAGCTGTATCAAAATCTTATTAATCTGTGTGTTGACGACAACACCAAGTTTTATTTCGCCGACACCGTGACTTCTCTCGGTACCAAAGTTCGCATTTTCGATTATCATGTAGCGGGTTATAACGATTGGATTCGTCCGGATGCTATGGCTTGTCGCGGTATCATGTTCGAAATGAACGGCGAAATTCCGGTGCGTATCATGAGCCGTCCGATGGACAAATTCTTCAACTACAGCGAAGTTATCGGTTGGGAAAAACTGGAAACTGCTGGTAACATGAAAATGCCGGATCTGAGTAAGATCAAGTTTGTTATCGACAAGCGCGACGGCTCCTTGATCTCTACTTTCATGGACGTTAGCGGCGATACCAAAAATCTGCTGCTGAAATCCAAAGCTTCTATTCGCAGCAATCAAGCGAATGATGCCAGCGTGTGGCTGTATCAAGAAGATCATAAAGATCTGCTGGATTTCTGTACTCTGTATGCCGAGAATGGTTTCACCGTGAACATGGAGTGGACTGCCCCGCACAATCAGATCGTCCTGTGCTACAATGAACACCAGCTCCGTATTCTGAACATTCGACACAACGAAACCGGCGAGTTTGTTGATTTCAACGAACTGATGAAAGATCAAACTTTTGTTAAGTACGCTGCCGACTTCTTTGAAGTACCGCAAGACGGAAAAGCTTGGATCGAATCTGTGTTCGCTATGACTGGCATCGAAGGTTTCGTGGTAGTTATGGAAGACTATCAAATGTTCAAGCTGAAAACCGATTGGTATGTTGCACTGCATCACACCAAAGACAGCATCAACAACAGCGAACGACTGATCTACGCTTGTGCCGAAAACTGCACCGACGATCTGCGTCAGATGTTCCGCGATGATGAAAACAGTCTGCAAAAGATCGAGATCTTTGACGCTCATTTCCGTGACGTCATGATGAACGCAATGAACAAGCTGACCGCTGCTTATGAAAAGTGCCGTGGTATGGAACGTCGCGAGTACGCTATCACCATGAACGACGGTTTCAAGAACGAGCGCCATTGGTTCAATATCGCCATGCAGATGTTCGCACAACGACCGGAATTCAACATGGTAGACGAAATCGTGGCTGTGGTTAAGAAGTACCCGAAAACCTTTATCCCGAAAGGCTACTAATGATAATGAAAAAGATTGATTGGAACGATATGTCCTCTCTTGGGCTTATCAAGCGAATTAATGAGCAAGTGTTACATCCACTCGGGTTAGCAATGACCCGAAATCCGGAGACTGGCACCAGCGATTACGTTTTGATTGCTCCGGATGGTGTCTTTGAGTACGATAATACGATCAAAGGTCGTCAATCACTCACAGATGAACAGATCAAAACAAGAGTCAATGAACTTGGTCATTACTAAAGAGATTCAAAAATGATTCCAGCATCTAAAGCAAGAGAAAATTTGAAGTTTGATCGCGCACTTCGTATGCGTGAAGCCATCAACAACGTAAGCAAGAAAATCGAATCAGCTTCCGTTCAAGGCAAGCGTGTTGTTTATGTGTATGACGTTGGCGCCGACATTCGTAAACAAGTGGTTGACGAGATTACAAAACACGGATATGAAGTAGAATTTACTACTGAATTTGATTACAGATCGACTACCGGCGACTATCTGAAAATTTCTTGGTAATTATTTAAAAAAGTCCTTGCGTCTCGCCGCCGGTTTGCTATTATAGCTACATCGAAACGCGAGACGCGATTCACAAACAAAATCTGAGGAATACATTATGAAAAACGTCCAAATACAAGCTTATGTTCAAGTAGTTCGTAAAAACATCACCAAAGCTCAAGTTGCCCGTGATCTGGACGTTTCTCCTCGTACCATCGGTCGCTGGGTAGAACAAGGTCGTGATGCTGTTAAAGCTCAAATCGCCGCTGATCTGGAAGTCAAGTTCGCTGGTATCAAGCGTGGTACTAAGAAAGTGATGTTCGTTGGCACCAAGCCCAGCACTGTAACCCGTCGTCAAAACAAAAAGGCAGCATAATGCACGTACAAATATCTTATGAAGTATGTTATCAACTGTTACACAAAATGTCCATGATGTCGCGTGAACAGTGGAACGAGTTTGATAACAAACAGCGAATGAAAATGGAATCGCTGAAATCCAAGCTGGATATTTTCAAACGAGTATGTTATCTGAGTGCCGATACAAAGAGCACGTTCCCGATTTACATCGATGACATGCCGCTTGTTCTGGAGATTCTGAAAAAATGATCGTAGATCTAAAATCGGCAGAAGAAATCCGATACTACATCAATCGAGCATCCGTGTTGGTTGATAATGGCAAAATCGATTGGAACAATAGTCGTAATGAATTGTTTCACCTGCGAAATTTTATGCGTGATGAAATCGAACCGTTCATTAAGTTGTGTGAGCTTATCGGTACCACACTGATGAACAAAACCGAAAATCGCCTTGACATTGAAGCGCGTTATATTCCGTTCATTGTTCACGCTATGATAAATGTTAAAAATCAAGAGAGGAATTAAGATGTTGAAATCAATGACACAAACTCTGGCTATGATGTTGGGTATGCTTGCTGGCATGACTATTGCACAAAACGGATACGAACTCAACTGGATTATTGCTGGCGAGTTGGTTGCATCTATGGCATTGTTTTACGTTCATCACAAGCTCTAAGGACCATTTATGTTTGGTTATACACTCGGGTATAATGCCGCGAAAAAAGTTAACGAACTGATCGAAATCATGTTGAATGATCGAGAAAAATGGCGTATTATTGGCAGTGTTGATTCCTCGATTCTCGAAAGTATCGGTCGCAAAATCGACAATCTGGTCTATGTTGTTGAAACTCTGGAATCATCAGTTGGCGGCACTACGTTGACAATGGACGCTCGTTCGTTCGATGCAATCAAACACCTGGTACAAGCAAGTAAGGATTGGTAATGATTAACTTTACATACGATCAAGCGTACAAACTTCGTTATGACATTAACGAGTCGATGACAAAAAACGATCCTGCCGTCAAATTACTAGCAGTGGAAACGTTTGCCAAGCTTGACGACTACATCATGATGTGTCAAACTATCCCTCGTGGTAATGGTAATCCCACGTTGTCTGTTCATGATAACTGGGCTCGTTACCTAACCGAATTCTATCGAGTGAGGATACAATATTGAACATTTATTTGGTTGGTGGTGCAGTTCGCGATATGGTAATGAATCGTGAACCGAAAGATCGCGATTATGTTGTGGTTGGTTCTACTCATGACGAAATGATCGCAAAAGGTTACAAGCAAGTCGGCGCTGATTTCCCAGTTTATCTTGATCATTTGGGTCAGGAATATGCGCTGGCACGTACCGAACGTTCTACCGGCAAAGGGTATAACGATTTCGTTACCGACTTTAATCCGAATGTCACACTCGAACAAGATCTGAAACGTCGCGATTTCACTATGAATGCAATGGCGCTTGGACTTAACGGTGTGGTCGTTGATCCGTACAATGGACAACAAGACATCAAAGATCGTGTGGTGAACGTAGTAAATCCACAAGCGTTTCATGAAGATCCAGTTCGTGTTCTTCGTGCTTGTCGATTTGCAGCGCGTTATGATTTCCGTCTTTCTACACTCACAATGGAATGCATTCTTCGATGCATCAAAGACGGACGAATGGAACATCTTACTTCGGAGCGAATCTGGCTTGAATTCGAAAAGTCGTTTGGTTCTAAGTTTGACGATTTCCTTGCGCATCTGACTTTATCCGGTGCAGTCAAGGCATTGGACATCGGCGGTCGTTTCGTTAATGACGTAAAAATCAATACGTTGTGGATGGATCACGGTCACAAAAACAGTTCACCAGTTGAACAATTTGCGGCAATGATCAATCATATGGACATGAAAGCTCGCGATCATTTCTATTCGATTGTGAAGGTTCCATGTGAATTCAAAAAGTTTGTTGATATCGTTCGAAATAGCTTGCAAGATAGCGCGTTGAACGTTAGACTGTATACAGCTTTGAACTCAACTCGGAATAAGTTCCGCGAAGAGATCAAGAACTACTTTGTTGATGAAAATGAAGTCAGCAAAGAAAAGTTCGAAGCTGCCGAAAAAGCATTTGATAGCGTGAGTGCTATCAATTACTATCTCAAAGGTAAAGAACTCGGTAACGCGATGATGTGTGACCGAATCAACAAAATCGCAGACGTATTGGTGAAGTGATGAAAAAATTTATTGAGTATCATCAAGCACAGGCGAATCTGTGCGAGTGAAAGACGGGTTTTCTTGAGCTGCATTCTTCGGCACTTGGTTCTGAGCTGATTATAACAAGATGTGGAATTATGCTGGCGTATACGCTCTAGCACTGTTGATTTGCTCCGGTGTTGCTGCTGGTCCAATCATCAGCACTGAACAACTTATCATAAAGTTGATTTCTACAGTTGCAATTCTGTCTCTGAATGTGTACTATGGAATTCAATTCAACAAGTGGCATGGCGAAAAGCTCGAATCAATGGGTTTCGTCAAAAAATAAATCAAGTGTGAGGATAACATAATGTTTTATTTGATTCTGATCGTACCACTGCTTATACCATTCGTATACAAGTTCTGGTTTAAGCGTGAGTATACCTATGGTGAAATGGCGGCAAACGCTGCCATTGCTGTGGCATTGACTGGCATGGTGTACGGACTTGGTGCTTATCGTGCGATGTACGATACCGAGATCCTGAGTGGTTACGTGACGTCCAAACAACAAACTTATGTTAGTTGCTCACATAGCTATGAATGTCGGTGTCGTCAAGTTCGTTCTTGTTCTGGTTCCGGTAAGTCTCGTTCTTGCTCAACTACCAGAGAGTGTGATACATGCTATGAACATTCGAACGACTGGGACTGGGATGTAAAAACGACCGTTGGTAACTTCGAAATTGATCGTATTGATCGTCGTGGTACTCTTGAGCCTCCGCGCTTCACCAAAGTTCAAATTGGTGATCCCGCTGCTGCTGAACACGGTTATACCAACTACATCAAAGCAGCACCAGATTCTCTGTTTGCTCATGATCCGAAGCTGATTGAGAAATACAAGAACGAGATTCCGAAATACCCGGAAGTCTATGATTACTATAATATAAATCGAGTTCTGAACTTTACAGGTGCGGATACTAAAGATTGGAACATGTATCTCGAAACCGTGTTGAAATCTCTTGGTAAAGAGAAACAGATCAACATTATTGTGGTAATGACCAAAAATCCGATTGACTTTGCTGATGCACTGGTTTACAATTGGTCAGGTGGTAAGAAAAACGATGTTGTCATGATTTATGGCGTCGATGGTAACAAAGTAACTTGGTTTCAAAGCACTAGCTTAGGCAATGGCATGGGAAATCAGGAACTTCATGTAACTTTGCGAAATGAATCGATTGATAAAGAAATAACGCTTGACTTGCTGAAAAAACAAGTTAATATTATCGCCAACAAGTATAACAGATTGCCTATGGAACAGTTTGAATATCTGAAAGATCAAAGCGAGCCGCCTATGTGGGTTGTGATTCTTGCTCTGGTCATTGGTATCGGGTCGTCTGTTGCTGTTGGTTACTTTTTCACGAAAAACTGATATGATCGACAAATTTGGTTGGTTTATAGTTCTACTCACAATGTTTATAAAGGAAATGAAAATGAATAAAACTCTGTTGGCTGTTGTTGTTCTGGGTCTGGTTGTTGTTCCGGTTGCCGGGTTCATTGGCATGTATGTCAGTACCTCAAACACTAACACTCGATTCGAATCGAACATCGAGAAGTTCCACAAAGCAAGTCAGAACACTTTGAGCGCGTACACTCTGAAAATTCGTGACATGGCTCAAATCCCGGAAATGTATACCGCTGACTTGAAAAAAGTGATCGACTCTACTTTCCAAGGTCGATACGGTAAAGAAGGTTCCAAAGCTGTTACTCAGTTCATGACCGAAAATAATCTGCCGTTTGATTCTAGCATGTATAAGAGCCTGCAAGTTGCGATGGAAGCTGGTCGTAATGAGTTCAAGCTGAGTCAAGACAAAAAGCTGGACGTCTGTGCTGGTTATGAAAACCAACGTAACTTTGTGATGTCTGGTTTCTTCTCTAACATGGCTGGTTTCCCGAAGAAAGACGTCGATACTCTGTGTAAGATTGTTCTTGACAAAGAGACCAACGAAGCTTTCGAATCCGGCGAAGCTAAGACTATCAAGCTGCGCTAATATAAGAGTCCACCTTCGAGTGGACTTTTTGCTTCTTTTTGAAAAAAGAGCTTGCAACGAAATGTGGTTCTGTTAATATAGCTCTATCGAAACGAAACGCGCTGAGGAAAACATCATGAACGACTTTATGATCAAAATCGGTTACACTCTGTTCGACAGCATCGAGCAATATACCAATTATCTGTTGACAAATCGTTATGATGAATACGAGATTTATGCTCCAGAAGATTTCCCAATGTATTTGAAACTGGCTAATGTTGTGTATTGTGATGTTGGTGGTCAAGGTGCGCTGGCAGTATTCTCTTCCGTCAAAATGGAGCTGGTAAAATGAAACGGTATCAAGCACTTACATTACTTCTTGGGTTTGGTGTTCTGTCTTTTACGTGTGGTCAGATCTACAATGAATATCAGACTTACTCAGAAAAATGGCACCAAGAAGACTTACAAGAAGAACAAAAAGCTGCCGAGTTAGTATTCGAGTCATTCGAGAAGCATTTCGAAACCAAACAAGAGTTTGCTATCGAAGAGATTGAAATGGCAGATAGTAGCGTCATTAAAACAATCAAGATGGTGAATTCCGAGATTCTTCGAAACAGCGAGCAAAACATAAAGTTAGATTGTTGGCATCTAAATCGAGTTGTGCAAATGCGTGGCTTAGTGTATGACTCAAATCGAGAAGTTTCTGTTGTTGCGTCTAACATCTGCAATGGTTTTGGAGTTAAAGTTTATGAATAGTCAAGCCGCTGCGGTTAGATGTGTTGTTATCTCTGCCATTATAGTTGTTGTTGGTGTTCTGTTGTTTCAAATGGACAAGCAGATGGACAAAGTATTTCTGACAGAACTGATCAAACTAGAAGGTGATGTTATTCGAAACAGAGACGCTTTCAATCATGCCGACGAACAAATCACTTATCAAGAGCAACAAGACATTTATGATAGAAACACGATGGCTTTGTCCGAAGCTCGCGGTCAATACCGTGTTTATCTGAGAAATGCCTGTTATAAATTGTCATTGCGGGATAGCGTTGCATTTAAGATGAAACGAGATATGGAACTGTATGATTACTGTAAAGACATGGTAGGAGTAATAAAATGAACGATCTAACACGCGGTATTCTGTTAGTAATCCTTGCTTTCTTGTCAAGTGCGGTTGTGTCTGCGCTGATGCTAAGAACCGACGTTGAAAGTCTGATGAATCGGATTGAAATCAGTATTCTGCAAGACAACAAGACAAAACCGTGTGAGCTTCATAGTCGAACTGGATTGGTAGCAATCTACTTGATTTCAAATCCGTTTCGAGATTATACTAAGTTCAACGAGGCAAACGCCGTTTGTAAGAAAATGAGGTGGAAATAATGGGACTGAGATATGGGTTACTGTATTACGTTGTTGGTCACCCGTGCCACGTTCTAATCAACGGCTATAGCTATCTGGCCGTTATACAGCGCGATTTGGGAGATAGCATCGAGGTGAAGACTCGACTTGGTGTTAGCATTGTGCCTAAGTCAAACACGTTCGCATCTAGCTATTACTGGCTGGAAGTGAAATAATGTTTGAAGAAAACGAAATTGTTCTTGCACTTTATGACGGTGTGATGTATCTTGGTAAGTATGTGAAGCAGTGTGGTGAAAGCCACATTGTTAAACTGGAGTCACGAAACTTGACTACCACTATCTTGCGGAATAACATCTGGGATATCTGTTGTTTCAATCTGCCAGATAGTTTTAGAAAAGATGCGATAAATCTCTTGATGAATGTCGCAAGTCGTGTATAATGTGTTTATAGAGTTAAGCCACCGATCCGAGTGTGGCATTACCAAAGGAGTTTTGGGAAATGAACAAAATGTATGATCGCGCAGTCGTCAACGGTAGATTCCAAATTAATCACGTTGGCCATCTGGAAATGATTCGCGTTGCAATGAGCGTTGCGCAAAAGGTATACATTATCTTGGGTTCTGCGAATGCATATCCGAACATGAAAAACCCGTTCCGTCCGGCTGAACGTGAAGCAATGCTTCGTGTTGGCATGAAGGATTACGGACTGAATCCGAATCAAGTTTACTTCCGTTATGTTGACGATAGCAACTATACCAATGAACGCTGGCAAGCTGATATTCGCGATGCAGTGGACGAACAACTTGGTGACAAGATTACCATGGTTGGTAACAAGAAAGACAAAAACAGTTGGTGGCTTGAGACTTTCGGCTGGGAACTGACTGAAATTGAATGTCAGATGCATAACGGGAAACCGATCAGTGCTACTTTCATTCGTGATTCTTTCTTTGAACCAGAGTTTGATTTTAGCGATCTGCATAGCGAGATTATTACTCCGGGTGTGATTGAATGGCTGAAAGGCTACAAGGTCAAGAAAGTCGAAGAATATGATCGTCTCGCCAAAGAGCACCAGCACAACAAGAAAGAACTCAAGAAAATGGAAGCATATCCATATCGTCAGTCTCTGAACTGTTCAACCGGTGACGCCGTGGTGACTTGTAATGGTCATTTGCTGGTGACTATTCGTGGTAATCTCCCCGGACTTGGTGCGTATGCTCTGCCGGGTGGTCACAAAGACGAAGACGAGACTTATAAAGAGTGTGCGATTCGTGAACTCCGCGAAGAAGTTCGTCTGAAAGTGCCCGAGCCAGTGATTCGTGGATCTGTTCGCAAAGAAAAGATTTTTGATTATCCGGGTCGTAGTTATCCGATTTGCAAGCCGACTTTGGCACTGTATATCGAATTGCAACCAGACAACAATGGCAAACTGCCTAAAGTTAGTCCTCGCGATGAAATTCGCGATGTGTTCTGGATGCCGATGCACATGGTTCGCCGCAATCGTCATAACTTCTTTGACGATCATTATGAAATAATTTCCTACTTTACTGGGATCTAATCGTTAACCCCACTTCGGTGGGGTTTTTTATAGAGGTTTTATGACAAGATTAATCACTTGTGTTGCAGCAAACGGTGGATGTTTCGCTGCTCTACATTATTTCGGAAAATATGGACTTTTATTGGCCGTAGCGTTGACAATGTTTTTAGCCGGTGCTATATTGTTCGTACCAAAACTAATGAGTAAATCGTGATGTCTGTATCTAAAATGTTTGAAGTTATCGGTATTGGTGGTGCTGCTGGTTTCGTTATTGGCGCTGGTATGTTGATCTGTACCGGTTTTTATGATGATGTCGATGTTTCTATGCCAATCGATGGCTGTTATCAGCGAATGACTGGATCAAAACATAGCGTTTATCAGGAAAATCTGTGTCAATTCACAGACCCGCGCACAAACGAGAAAGTTGAAATCAACTATCACCCGCTGGCTTACAGAACAATGGATCAGTATCCAGTTGGTAAGAAATTCATTGTCACTACCGAGTCAATGGATAAAAAGAGCTTGTCGAAAAAGGGTGCGATTTCTATGATGGGTGGTATTGCTCTCATGATTATCGGCTTGATCGGCTTGATCGCTTGTCAATCATCAAGAGAAGATCAACGATGGTAACAAGCAAGCACCGACTGATTCAGAACGTCAACGGCGTGATGAAGAATTCCTTGATTGAAGATATGGTATTCACTAAGATGCCATATCTTAAAGAAAATGCGGCACTTATCGAGTTCTACTATCAGAACAGAAAGATAAGAAAAGTCGTTTATGGCAACGAACAAGATTTCGTGAGGAAATGTAATGATAGACAAAGTGTATGACGGACAACAGATCCGATTCATCAGCGAAGATCACAAAAAGCAGTATTTCGAAAATCTGGGACTAGCGAGTGGAACAAGCGCGTACCGCAAGATCCACAACGTAATGAATCAGCCTGTTATTCATGTTGATTCTGTGATTGAGGGTTGCGTTGACAAGCTGAATGGTGTTACAATGACGTATAATCCGATTCTTCAATCCGATTACGTTTATTTTGAGGAAGCAGAGCAATCCACTTTGAATAAACTTCTTGACAAGATCAAGAAAGCATATCAAACTGGTATGGAATCTGAGATCATGGAACTCACACTTAATGAGATTTTGAAACATGACTAATACAATACCTAAAGAGATTTATCAAATGCGCGAAGGTCGTTACTACAAATTTAAGTCAGAACGTGATATGGAATCTTATGCGACTCGGCATGGTTCTAATCGGAAATTTGCCAAGTTTATTGGAACAGAACCGTTTGAAGTAACACAGATCGACGGCGATGGTCGAGCACAGACGATTAAAACCAGTGAAGGTCATATCGTAAACGGCATGACTATAGATGCCGGTGGCATGGTAGTCGTTAGTTGTCCAGAGTTTCAATTCTTCGTTGAGTGTGAAAAGCTGGAACAAAAGCCAGTTGTAGAAGTAAATCCAATAGATCCTATCATCGGTCTTTCTCTTAAAGATGCAATGGCGATCTATAAGCTGATGTATCCACAATCGAATCCGAGAAACGCAACGGTCGAAAAGCTGATTGCTGCTGTTGAAAAATATAACGGTGATTTGGCTTACATCGAAGAAAAGATGGAAAAGCTAGAAAAACGTCGTTCTGCGATGAAAAGTGTATTGACACTAGCCTGATATAAAGCGATAATCATCTTACACAAACAAATGAGGAAATGAAAATGGCTGTTATGAAAATCGGTGTGAACTATGAGTTCAAGAACGACAACGCAAAAGAGAACTATCGTACCTCTCACGACATCAATCGTCGAGTTACTAAAGCAATCGAAGCGATCGGTGGTGTGTTCCAGATCGTCAGTGGCGATTTGAACGGCGATTTCGTCAACACTAAAGGCGAGGTAGTTGATGACGTCATGACATATCTGGCAGATCGTAACGGTAAAGTTATTCACACCGACAATGGTAAAACTCTGATCAATGAGCACGAAATGCAGTATTTTCAAGTTGAGGCAGAAAAACCAGAACTCGATCCGAATGTTCGATTTACCAAAACTCCGTTTGACAAACTGATGGCGATTTATAAGTCATATCATCCGGATGCGCCCGACTCCAAGATTACCGTGGTTGGTATTCGTAAAGCTTGGGATATGCATAACCAGAACATTCGAGAGCTGGAAGAAAAGATCGAGATTCTTACCAAGACACTGGCACAGCGAAAAGAAATGCTGTAAGTATTGACACAAGAGCGATTGTGCGAGATAATCGCACTACACAAACAAACGAGGAAATGCAAAATGCAAAATGTTGTTGTTGGTAAGAAGTACACTTTCATTGATGAAAGCGCAAAGAATGAATTCATCAAGTCACATAGCATCAATGCGAGAATTGCCGCACAAATGGATGGCGATGTGTTTACGGTTGTTTCCGGTCGTCTGGTATACACCGATAAAAGCAGCGTTACCGATGTGATTGACACTACCGTTCAAAATGCAGAAACAATATCTGTTAATGGTACAATGGTTAATACCGGATCTCAAGTTACCGCGATTGGTAATTCAGAACTGCGCTATTTCATGGAATACATTTCCACGAAAGAACGTATCGATAAAGAGTTCAAATCGATGCGCTTCGAAACTCTGGTGAATATCTATCTGCATTATCATCCGAATGCCGCTGAATCCAAGATCACCATGTCTTCTCTGCGCAAGTGCTGGATTCATCACAGCGAGAACGTCAAGAAAAAGCAATCTGAGTTTGAACAGATGAAGGCAGATCTGGAACAACTGATCTCTCTGACCAAGTAGGGGAACAAAATGGCTACACTATATCGCATCAAGTCCATGCATCCAAAGCAGTTGGAAAAGTTCACAGACGTTAAACGTCACTTCGAGCTGATCAAGTGGACACAAGAAAATCGAGAGTTTGAATTCCGTCTGTTGGACGAGAAAGACGGTGTTTATATGACTATCGCTAGTGCTGACGGAAGAAAGCGGCTGTATGCGTCTCGCGGTTGGATCTCTGTTAAAGCAGTAAAACAATTTACCACAAAGCGAGAGGTAGATACAGTGTTGAGTGTTGGCAAAACTTATGGATTCAAAGATGAAGCATCCAAGAATGCATACAAGATCAAGTGTTCTGAGAATACTGATTTTGTGAACATCGTCGGCGATGAAGTGTTTGAAATCGTGAATCATAACGCACTCGGTGCCGTTGTTGAAGTTCTGATTGGTGCTAATAAATCCAAGTATAGCCCGAAATATCCGATCATTCTGCCGTCTGAGGTGCATCTTTTCAAAGAGGTAGTTCGAATTGATATGGACAAAGCCAAACGCGCAATTGAGTTGTATCAGCGTGATTTTGGTGCTAAGGTAATGGATGCCACAATGCGTCGTATTCTTGCGCACTATGATAGCTTTGAGATCGAGCGTAAAAAGCTGCAAGAAGAACTCAAGACTGCCGATCAACGCATTCAGCAAGAAGAACAGCATATGAACAAGATCAGCGAACAACTGGAAATGTCCAAGCGCAACATGCAAATGCTTGTTAATGGAGTTAACATTATCAAGAACAAACTGAAACAGTTGGGCAACTAATGGAATACAAGTATGTCCCTTGGAAACATCGACACACATGGAAAGAGCCTACGCCGGCAATGCAGAACAGAGAGCATCAAGAGGATGCGATCAAATGTCGGCTTGAATCTCTAGTTGAATTCATGAATGCACTTGGATTTGATGTCGCAAATGGTCAACCGTGGCGTGGGTTCAAGCGCGGTAATCAGCAAATCAGTTTCTACATTGCAAAGAACATGATGGATTTCGCTTGTATTGACGGCTCCTGTATCTATCGTTTCGCTAGTCAAACTCCGAATCTCGTTATCATTAACGAAATGACATTGACAGGCAAGAACCGAGAGTATAAGTTTCCAAAAGCGGTGTGGAACAATGCGGTGCGCACAAAGAGATCGTTTTTAGAATGTCGTGACATTCTAGTTGACAAAAAGAATCGTTGTCTTTTCACAGAACACGCATTCTATCAGTATGGCTCAGATAGTGAGCACATAAATAAGCAAGATTAATCGTCTATTTTATAGACAACCGGCATTATAGCAGTAGCCGGGTGACGTTTGAGTTACATTCATTATCTAAGAGGAAAGAAAATGTTAGTACATATATGCAACCGTTGTTCGGCTAGTCTGTTTCACGCCGATGTGTCTGATGGTAGTTGTCCATTCTGTGGCAACGACGATATGGAGCCTCCCTAGGGAGGCTTTTTTGTTTGACTTTATAATTCAACTCAAGTAAGATACAGATCTCTAATCAAAGGAAACAAAAATGAGTATTACATACGTCGAAGCAAACTTGATCGAAGTCATTAACATGATCATCGCAAAGCGTCAATCAAACACTGGCTATCAGAATGGTAAGGTCTACGTCGCACAAGGTTGCAACTGCTTTGCTGCAATGGGAGCTGGATTTGCTGCACAAGTAGCAAGAAATTATCCAATGGCAGCCGCTGTAGATGAAAATTATGCAAAGTATTTCGTAACTCCGGAAGACAAAGAGAAGAATCAACTCGGGACTTATAGCGTTGCGCATATCGGCGGCGGTGTTGTTATGTTCAATCTCTATTCTCAGTTGTACGGTGGTCCGGATTTTCGTTTAGAAGCATTCGAACGCGCATTCGATGAAATGATGCTGACGATTGAGGAAGCAGTTGAGACCGACGAGGTAAATGCGCTCGTTCTCATGCCGCGAATTGGAGCCGGGATCGGTGGTGGCAAATGGGAAGAAATCTCGAAAATCATTGAGCAATATCAAGGCGCGGCCGATTTCATGATTTACGATTACAAGCCGACTGTTATCGTTAGTAGCTGGAGAAATCAATATCATGATGATCATGACGTATCTCGTTACATGATTGAAGATGTTGAGCAAGATTAATCAAGGGCACCTTCGGGTGCCTTTTTCGTTGGCGTAAATAATAAACAACACAGGAGGAAATATGTTGAGCTTATTAGCTAATAAGTGGACCACTGGTGTAATCGGAATTGCGTTGCTTGGTGGCGTTTTCTGGTATATGAGTGACACGATAGAAGATCAGAAGAAAGAGATATCGAGTTTATCAACTCAGGTAGACAACCAGGTGCGATTGGCCGCAGAGTTGAAAGCAAACATAGCAGAGCTATCGACTCAGAGCCAGAGCTTTGGTAAACGCATTGGCGAGCTTAATACCAAGCTTGATAACAAAGTATCTGGTCTTGAGAAAATGATCGGTCGCGGTGATGTTGTTGCTAAGAAACCGAAATTGGTAGAGAAAAAGATCAATACCAGTTATGAGGGTTTTAGTCAAAACGTCGATTGTATAATGGGAGCAAAGAAATGCAAATGAAGTATGCTGTACTAGGGTTAACGCTGTTGCTTGGTGGTTGTGCTCAACATCAGCAAGAGATTAAGCCAGTAGTCTATCACCCACCTCGTCCAGAAGTAGTCGAAACGTATCGACCCGAATGGCGAGTAATTATTGATGATGGCAAATCGTATGTGGCAATGAGCTATGACGACTCAGTGAGATACCGAATCTGGTTGGAGAAAGTGTTCAACTACATTCAGAAGCAAAACGAAATGATTTGTCATTATAGAAAAGATCTGAAAGAAGAAAATTGTCAGAAGTAAGTCGTAGACTGCGAGCGTAGCGAGCTAAATGTTAAAAGAAGAGAAGATAAAGTTCCTTATATACCTTTAATGAAGATCTATCTTCTCTTCTTTAATGATATCAACGAGTTAGCTCCGCAGTCGCTGACGCGACTTCCTAGGAGAGTTTACTATTTGTACCATCTTGAACATTTGGCGAAAAACTTCTTGCAATCTGATTTTACCCGAGTATACTACTCATAAATCGTCGTCAACAATCAACAAAGGAAGTGCATAGAAAAAGGTATCTTTCTATTCCAAACAAATAGAGGAAGAAAATGTTAAAGAAAATCTGTATCGCGTTACTACTCGTTTGTGGTTTCGCAAATGCCAGCGCATCAACAAAGCTGGATCTCAACGATAACCAACGTTATGTTGTTAATCGTGCATATGAACTAGGTCAGAGTATGGATTACGGCATGACATTTGCTGCCATCGCTTTAACCGAAAGCCAAGCAGGCGAAGATCTCGTAAACAATGTTTCGGGTGACTACGGGGTGTTTCAGAATAATCTTCATTACACCGTTCGAGGACTGGAGAAAAAGCTTGGTTACAAGATGTCTGCCAAGCAGATCAGAGACTTGAAAAAGGGTCTGATTGAAAACATGGAATTGTCTGCATCCATGACCGAAATGAACCTCAAGTATTGGCAAGAAGTTCACGGTAAGAAAGCTTGGAGCAAGATCATTGCTTCATATAACGCCGGTTTTAACTACCGAGGCAAAGACGGTCAAACGTACTTAGCCAAAGTAAAGGCGAACATGCGCAAGTTGCAGAATTGTGATTGTATCGCTGAGTAAGAAGTTTCAGGCAGGAAACTGCCTGACTTTTCAATATAATTTGTTAAGTTGTCTTGCAAAGTCAAAAGGAGACTGTATAATGAAAGCCACACTGAACGCTTTTGAGGAAGATCAGGCTAGATTCGACATCACAGACGTTGAGATCGAATTCGAGCGTGATACAGTTTTGAAAGCAATTGACAAACTCGAACAAGAGTTAGAAGATGACGAACATGGGTATTATGATTCTCACTGCATTGAACTAGAGGTTCAAGACGGCAAGGATTATTACTGTGAACGAATCTTTAGTAATGACGGCGCACAAGAGTTTGACGAAATCACCGATAAGATGCAGATCGCAAAAGATGTTCGCGACGCATTCGGTGAAAACTCTGTGGAAGTTAGAATCAACAATCTTTATATCCGAGTTGGATGCTATCAATTCTATGTCGTCTATAAAGAAAATGAAAAAGTGGTTTACCTGAACGATCAAACTCCGTATAATCGGATGTTCGGAATGCATGGTAAACATAGCAAAAACGTAAAGCATGATGAAATCGTGCCTTATCTGGTAGAACTGATAAATAAGGGTTAAAAATGCCGTATATCGAACTGACCGTGGGTGCATCCTCTTCTGGGAAAAGTACCTACGCTAAAAGTGAAGTAAAGAAATCTCGTGGTATGCTGGTTGAAGTCAATCGCGACAACACTCGTAAAGCTCTGTTTGCTGCTGCAAGCTGGGGTGAATACAAGTTCAACAATGATCGCGAAAATCTGGTCACCACTGTGAACAAAGCCGCTGTGCAAGCTGCTGTTGATGTCAAGAAAGACGTTATTATCTCTGATACTAACCTCAGTCCGGTCTATCGTAAGATGTGGCAGGATTACGCTGAGAGCGTTGGTTATGAGTACCGCGAACTCTGGTTCAACGTTGAACTGGATGAACTGCTGACTCGTAACAAGACTCGCGGTCCGTGGAAACTCGATGCTGATCGCGTCAAAGTAATGCATGATCAATTCGTTGATCAGTTTAATGCCGAAGTTCATACTTCGTATATCCCGGATTTTAGTGCTGATTCTGAGATCTATCAACCGTCTACCTCGCTGCCTAACGCCGTGATGTTTGACACTGATGGCACTACCGCTCATATGGTAGGTCGTGGTCCGTTTGAGTGGGATAAAGTCGGTCAAGATCTGCCGAAGTATAACGTAATCAATCACGCTAAAGATCTGAAAGCGCGTGGTGTAACTATCATCAACCTGAGTGGTCGTGATGGCTGTTGTAAAGATGCCACCGCAGAGTGGTACAAGAAAGTCGGTATGCCGTGTGATTTTCACTTCCAGCGTGAAGCAGGAGATCAACGTCCCGATGATGTTATCAAGAAAGAAATCTTCTTCCGAGACATCGCACCGAAATTCAACGTGCTGTATGCCGTAGATGATCGCAAAAAGGTAGTTGATATGTGGCGCTCGCTGGGTCTGGAGTGCTGGGAAGTTCAAGAGTCCAACTTCTAATAGCAAGGGGAGAAATCCCCTTGTTTCTTCTGTGCTATTCGTGTGATAACATAGAAAGAAACAAGGAGAATTTATGTACGCTATAACATATTTTGATGACAATCAGCGCCGCTCGGTTGTCTTGCAAGATGGACGAGCTTGCATTTTTAAGACGAAAGAGCTTGCAAAAACTTATGAAGGTGCTATACTTGTACCTAAGCTAATCGAGTTGATCGAGAAAGGCGAGTTTCAAGGCAAATCTTTCTTTGGGAAAGAAAAGCATAAACCAATTTCACTCGATGATTCCAGACGTATCAAACGAATGCTTGATACTATGATGATCGAGAGTGTTACTAAACTGACATTTGGAAAAACTAGATGACTCCTACACAGTTCGAGACTGAAATTGAGACGAAACTGATCCCAGTTCTTGCTTCCGAATACGGTAGTCGCGGGATTCAGTTTGGTTACTCTAAAACTAGACCGGATGAATATTCATTTCAGGTGAGAGTTCCGATGCCAATGCATAACGGCATGGTTGGATATCAATCTGTCATTTATACCGTCTGGTATGTTGGCGATAAAATCGATTGGTGTATTGGTGATCTACCACAATTTCCACCGAAGGACATTTAATGGAAACGATTGATTTAAAGGGCAACTATGCTTTTTATGATACCGAACACAAGAAACTGATTGCAGTTGGCGGTGGTATTACATTTGGCAAGGGTGGTAATCCTACGCTCAAACTATATAACACTGGTTTCTGGATTGAGTTGAAGCAGCGAATTGTTGCCAAAGAACTCGGCGTGTGTCTTGACATTGCTCGTGAAGCATGGTCTGATTATCAATGTCGAAATGCTCATTGGCACGTTATCAAGCATGAGGCTATCCTCAGAGACAACATGCCTTTGTTTGAACGAATGAGTAAACTGTTATTCAAAGATCAAAACATCGTGATTAAAGTTGCGGTAGACTCTATCATTATTGATCCGAACCCTGTAAAATGAAGACAACTACTTTTTTGCAAAAAGCTTTTCTTGTCGCACAAGAGAGCAAATGTGTAAGCTATCGAGTCGGTGCGATTATTTCCAAAGATGATCGTCCTATCAGTAGCGGTTACAACGGGACAATCTCTGGTCAACCTAACTGTGATGAAGTCGCAGAAGAAAATGGTTGGGCCGAGTATGTAAATGTCCCCGGAGTTGGTACTGAATTGCGACTGAGACAAGACAAGTCGGACGAATACTCCGCTTGGGCAAAGTCAAACGTTATTCATGCCGAAATGAACGCGATTCTATTTGCAGCAAACAGCGGCAAGCCAATCGAAGGTGCTACTATGTATTGCACTATGGCTCCCTGTCCTGAGTGTGCAAAGACTATCGCACAAGCAAAAATCAAAACGCTGGTTTACTGCGAAGATTACAACGGGTCAAATGCCGATTGGGCAGAAATCTTAACTCGATGCGGTGTCAAAGTGATTAAGATTGACAAGAAGTATCTGAACATGCTAAACTGGGAAAAAGTTTTATCCAAAAGGAAACGTATAGAATGATTCTGCCTAAGATTGAATTTGAATTTAGCAAGCGTACTAAGAAGATCATGTTCGCTGTTGCCGTAGTCGCTATGGCGATGCCTGCCGCATCCGAATACATGAGCAATGTGGTTGTTACTGATGTTGATTGCAACGTCACCTATAAGGGCCAGGTTGTTCATATTGAGAAATCACAGTTCGCACCGTCACCGACGAATGCAACGTTCTTCTATTCTGACGATGCCGGCTGGATGAAAGAAACCGAAACAACTGACAAAACCTGTAAGGAACTGAAAAAATGAGAAAATGGGAAGACCTGACCGAAAACGAAAAAGTAATCGTAAAACGTTGCGTAGAAGCAATTCTGCGTCTGGGTGAACATCAAGTGGTGTTCGAAAAAGTAGACGGCTCTATTCGTGTTGCTCAAGCATCACTGAACGAGCGACTGATCTCCGCCGAACTCAGCAAAGAGCTGTTCGAGAAAGAAACAAAGCCATCTGTAGTTCGTCGCGAAAGCTTCGAAAGCTGCCGATTCTATGAAGTCGGTACCAAAGAGTGGCGTAGCTTCCAACTCAAGAAACTGATCTCTATCGGTTCTCTGAAAATCGAAGATCTGATTCGAATTTAATGGATCCACTAATAGGTCAAAAGTTCAACGACGGTAATCTAACCGTCGTTGGCATTTCAGAAAGAAAACAACATAGAAATAAGTTGTATTTGGTTAAGTGTTCCGTATGCTCGCAAGATCCGGAGTTATTTGGTGATGCTGTGTTCGAACAGTTGAAGTCTGACATAATTCGGAATAAAATTCCGTGTGGATGTGCCAAGTCGCATAGATACACGAACGAACAGTATAGAATCCTAATCAATAGAGTTTCCAATGGTCGATATAAAATAATCTCAAATGATGCAATTGAGCATACGGATCAAAAGATACGCCTTAAATGTTGTGTAGATGAATATGAATGGGAAACTTCCACTCATAGTCTAATTGGTTATATGAAATCTGGTTGTAAATTGTGCGGCATTAGAGATAATGCGAATCGGGATAGATGTTCCGATTACATGAGTAAAATACATGACCGATGTAAGGAATCAAATCTAAAGTTTATTTCTATAGAAGGCGGAGAATACAAGAACAAACGATCTAGGATTGTTTTATCTTGTGTGTGCGGATATAAATGGGACGTAGCGTATGAGAATTTTATCAACGCTAAGAATGGATGTCCTGCGTGTGCTGATACTGGATACAATAAATCCAAGCCGGGTTGTTTCTACATAACGATTTGGAAACACGAAGAAAATAAATTCATCAAGTATGGAATCTGTGCCAATTTTGATTCTAGATTGAGACAACATAGATCTTCCAAATTGTGCGACCTGATCTCACACTATCACTTGAACTGTAATGATGGAAATCTTCCTTTAGAAATCGAAAATGAATTCAATAAAATGCGAAACTCAATCGTCGGTAAGAAAGGCGTGGTGAGCAAAACCGCATTCAAGTCATTTACTGAGACGTTGCCCATCGATTGTCTAAATGATTGCTTCGATATAATGTTTTCTAAAACAAAAGTAAGATTGTGCGAAAACATGTTTACTATCGTTCAAGATTGATGTATTATGTATTTGTTGTCGAGACGAAGACAACAGGGAGTTGTTCTTAGAAACAACGTGTGTTTGGTCTCATAAGAGATTGAATAAATGAGTGAAACTGAAAACGCATCGGAACAAAAAAGACGTGTTTCGATTTATAGTCAAGACCCAACACTCGGGTTTAAGGCATTCGATGAACAAGTTGTTCTTGAGTGTTCGGCTGCGAGAAAGGGTGAGGAGTTAAAATCTGACGCTGGTCTGATTTTGGGTGTACGAAATCAAGGCGATATTCCTTTGTATGGAACGATTGTTTCGATTGGTGATGCTTGTCCAGATAACGTCAAAGAGTTAATGGGAAAAGACGTTGCATTGCCACAAGGCGGTAGCATTTACAGTAATGTACCTGATCCGCGTATGGCATACGGGTTAATCCCACGTAATAGCACAGATGCACGAATCTTCGTGACTATGCATTATAAAGCAATCCGCACGATCTATGATGGTTGCCCAGCCGGCAAGCCAGTCGCAGAAAGTGAAGTACCGTTTAAATCATCTTTGACACTTCTAAGCAAGTAAGGAAATAAAATGTCTGTAAAAAACTTTGTAGAAACTCTGGTTCGTGGTTCTGTTGTTGCTCAACGTCAAGCGTGGAACGCCGGTCACGAAAACCAAGGCGCATCTATTGACGTTCTGGCAATCGCTATGGAACAAGCGTCCGCTCTGCCGAAAAACAAAAAAGCGGTAGAAATGGTTGAGTATATCAATCAGTGGGACATGGAACAAGGCTACGGTCTGCGTTTCGCTAAAGAACTGGATAGCTCTGTTGTTCGCGGCATCACCGCTGAACTGAAAGACTACTTCAAGTCCTGAACTGATCAAGCACTGACATTTAAAGTCGAACGAGTCGTTGTTAAAGCTAAACCTAGAAAGCTTACGACTCGTTGGACATTCGACGTCGAAAACATCGAAACTGAATTCGGTGATGACGTTGTTAAACAACTAATCGAATCTATACAAAAGGAAATTCAAAATGGCTAAGAAATCTCGTCGCGGTAAAGGTCACTTCGCAATCTACAAAGCAACTGGTCTGTTCGCTAAGAACAAAGCTCGCGATATCGAGCGTCATGTTGCCGCTAACCCGACTGATGAAGTCGCTAAAGTTGCACTGACCAAGATCCCCGCCAAATCTTCTCGTTGGGGCTACACTGGTCCGGTTAACCCGAAGAAAGGCGCTAAGGATTCTCGTCTGGACGTCGCTCTGACTCGCGCTGTTCGTAAAGCCGAACGTGTATACAAGTTCGTGAAAGACGCCGATGCCGTTGTTCTCGGTAAGCAAAATCGCATTGTCGATGCCGAAACTCAGCGCGTTGAATTCAAGTTCAAGCGTCATGCACCGCGCCCGACTGGCGCAGCAACTACAGCACCGGTAGAAAAGAAGAAAGTTCGTCGCGGTAAGTGATTGACTCTCTGAATCAAGTTTAGTAAAATGGGGACAGTCGAAAGATTGTCCCCATTTTTTATGGTGAAAATATGAAAGCGTTGACAATTATTTTTGCATTTGCTATTGACTTTGCTCTGGTGAATGCTATGATTGGTATCAGTTATTATAAACAGCTCGATTATGAAACTTGTTTCTTTCTCGGGTATGGCATGATCTTCTATGGACTTGTTTGTTACATAGGGATTCAAGATACGTTCGGTACGCATTTGATGAAGTACCACAAGATAATGAGGTAATGAAAATGAATTTTGACGCTAAAATTGTACTCAGCTCTATCCCGAAAGTCGGTTATCGTGCTACCGGTAAAATCTACGCTGATAAAGCTGGTCGTTTTTCCAATGGTACCGATGTCATGACATCTACCGTTCAAGAAATCGGCGATATGTGGTTCCGCACACGTAATACCGTTTATGAGATCATCGCTCCGATTGAGAAGCAAATGACCACACACGAATTCGCTCAAATGCTGCTGAAATACCCAGATGTTCCGGTGTATACCTGCGAGTATGATGGCGATATCGAAAGCGATGATTACGAAATGGTTCTGAGTCCGGCAATCGGCGTTGATTATGGTGTTGTTAAAGGAACAGCGGTAATCTGCGTTGGTGAAGAACGAATCGGTTTCGAAGAACTGGTAGAAAAGCTTCATGCCGAACGAGAAGAAAAAGCACTCGTTGAGCTGATCAAGATGTCACGCGATGATGTCGAGAATGGTCGCGTTATGAGTGTTCAACAGGCACTAGGACGTCTAGGTCGAGATCGTAAGCCAGTCGAAATTATCGAGATCTCGGGCAATGAACGACACGGCTAAGTTAGCTAGACTGATCAAAGATCTTGAACGTCATGCCAGACGACGCCAGAGACGTTCTGGCGTTATTCAGCCGCGAATGAGCACAGATGCATTAATAACACTTCTGAATCAAGCCAAGACGCGGACCAAGCTGTTATACAGTGAGTTAACATGCTAGACATTCATATCAGCTCGCCATATCCTGGCAATGCGTTGTCGAATCTTGCTCATAACTCGTTTGTGTTTGATGATGTTCAATGTGGTGGAATTGAGGGGCTGTTGCAGTCTCTCAAGTTTCAAGAACTGGACAAACAGATTCGAGTTGCGGCTATGAGTGGCACTGCTGCTAAGTTTCGTGGTGCTAAAAAGAAATGGTACAACGATCAAACGCTATACTGGAAAGGTGTTCCGTTTAGTCGTCACTCAGAAGCTTACCAGAATTTGCTTGATAACGCTTATGATGAAATGTTCGTGCAGAACGAAAGTTTCAGAAAAGCGTTGACAGAATCCAAAAACGCTGTATTATCTCACTCTATCGGGCACACTGACCCGTTTCGAACAATATTAACTGTAGAGGAATTTTTATGTCGTCTGAACCGATTAAGGTCGCTATTATTGGTGGCGGTGAACGGATAGGAATGCGAGCCGAGTTGGTTCGTATCCTCGAAGAAAACGAAGATCTGAGAGTTGCTTTTGTTAATCTTGAAATCAGTGAGGATGAAATTCTGGATCGAGTTGACGAAATTCGACTTGCCGAGGAAGACAAAGTGATCGTGATTTCACAATCGCTTGCAAATCTGGACCGTCTGATGTATGAGCCAGCTCGGGAATTCAGTTGCAAACTTGTTCCAGAAGTTCCGTTCTGGGCAATGCACGGTAACAAGCGGAGCGTTTACAAATGTCACAAAAGATAGAGTCTCACTTTCGCGTAAATGGAAACTGGGTTAGTTCGTTTGAATACTACTCATTTCATACCGGTAAACATGAGTGCGGAGAAACCGCGCTCTATATGACTGATTACATTATCGTCACTTATTTCACTTTACAATCAACAATGGTAGTTACTTATGACAGACAAGGCAATCCCATTTCAAACTCAACCACTGGTCAAGATGTCAGGTTCCTTAAACCTCGACACGATCTTGCAATCTAAGAAAAAGATCATCGTTACCGACGTTGATGGCGTGTTGCTGTCTTGGGCGTCCAATCTGCCGTTCTTTTGCGCAGAATACAATATCCCGACCGATGTCGTTATTGACTTGATTATCGATGAACGATTCCGCAAAGCAGGCGAGATCTTCCAATGCAATCAAGAGCATGGCGAAAATCTGATTCGGATGTATAACAACTCCAAATGGTTCCGTGGTCTTAAAGCTTATGACGATGCTCTGTTGTGGATCAATCGTCTGAAAAAGGATTATGATTTCGTCGCTACCACTGCGATTGGTGCTGATTTTCAGGTTAGCGTGAATCGTATGTCAAATCTCAACGTGTTGTTCCCTAATGCGTTTAAAGAGATCTTGACTTGTGATCATCACGAATCGAAAAGCAAGATGTTTCGTCATGTAAAAGAGAAATATGGCGAGGAAAACGTTGTCGGCTATGTGGACGATCTGCATCATCATCTGGAATCGTTTCATCGAGTGTTTCACTCCGACAAGCTGAAATTTCATATCTTGCGTGGCTCAAACAAAAAGCTTGACGCGCCTATGAGAAACAAGCATAATGTTGGTAGTTGGGAACAAATCGCCAACGCCATCTATAACTCTGAGGCTTAAATCATGAAAGATATGTTTGGTAGTCAATTTGGTCGCGGGTCTGTTGTTCTTTGTGGCAACAAGATTGGTCTGGTTGTTTCTATTGCTAATGACAAATGTCGCGTTGTTCCGTTCATGAAGAACGAGCACGGGCACGTTGTTGTTATGGACATGTTGTCCAACGGCATGGAGCACGGCAGCGACGACGTTTTTGTGACTACCAACTATATTCTTTATAAATCGAATGACGACTCTTGTCGTTTGGTTAATACGCTGACGAAAGAAATCAAGAATATTAATATCAAAGAGGAATACATCAAATGCCTAGTGTGATGAAAGTGGAAAATGGTCGTCGTGTTTGTGCGTTCGGGAGTCATACCGATATTTTCGGCAACGAAATGAAAACCGGAGATCTGGTTGTCCATAGTGACAACGGATTCGGTATTGTCGTTAAAGTGTGTGACGTATCGGTTCGGGTGTTCGAAATTCCAAACATCGAACTCGATAAAGAATATGAAGTTCAATTTGTGAAAGAAGCACCTCGCTGGAAAATGCCGGCTTGGAGTGACTCTAAGGTTGTCAAGTGTATGAATTGCACTCGTCGTATTGTTGAGACTCTTCCAAATCAGGACTTTGTTGTCGAATATACTCTACAAGACGGCATGAAGTTTTATGCCAAGATGAACTGGCAGTATAAGGAAAAAGATTTTCAATGAAAAAGTGTTATGTCTTTATCAATCGCTACTTAGGCGATAAGCAAGCTGGTATTCAAGCGGCACACGCTATCACGCGAATGATGATCAAACCCGAGTTTGATGTTGTTATGTGGGCAAGAGATCATGAGACTCTTGTTTTGCTTGACGGCGGTGATCATGATGATCTAAAATCTCTCGTTATCAAGTATGGCATGTTCGGTAACGGTATGCGTAGCTTTAGCGAGCCGGGATTGAATCACGCTCTGACCGCTGTCGCTACTGTGCCGACTGCTAAGATGGAAGAGACGATTGATCAGTTCAAAGCCGCAATCAAAAACGGTCAGATTGTTTATCCGGAAGGTGATCTGGAAATCATCTGTCATAAAATTGCAACCGCTCGAAGTTTTAGGAGTTAAAAATGGGACTGATGGATGTGTTTCGCAACAAAGCGAGAATGTTTGCCAAAAACAGCGTGAATATTACTGTGAACGGAAAAGTTCTGAACGGAAAAAACGTTGACATCGTTGGTGGTCGCGTTATGGTAGATGGTCAAGAGGTCGAAAACAGCTCTAAGCTGGTGATTCAGATTGTCGGTGATGTTGACAAACTGGAAGTTGGTGCCGGTGATGTTGAGATTTCTGGTAACGTAGTTAATGCCGAGATTGATGCTGGCGACGTTGTTATCAAAGGTGATGTTGGTCGTCTCACTGTAGAGTGTGGTGACGTTCGAGTCGGTGGCAAAAGCGGCAAATCTAATGTCGTTTGTGGCGATCTGATTGTTCATTGACAACGAGTGAGACACTATGATACTATGGTGTCTCATTCAATAGAGGTATAAAATGCTAACTGTATTTGATATTCTGAAAGCTATCGCTGCGGAAGATTCGACCAATCGCAAACAAGAACTTGTGGAATTTCACAAAGATGTTCCCGGTTTGAAACAATGCTTTTACTTTGCTTACAACAAGCAAGTAAACTTTGGCATCAACAAAAAGACTTTCCCGGTAGTTGTCGATTTCAAAAATGCAACCGACTTGTGTGCGTCTTTGGCGTTTATGAATACGCATCTGGTAACTCGCGCTCTGACTGGTACCGCTGCAATCACAGAACTGGCTAAAGCACTGTCTATGGGTACGGCTCACGATTACGAAGTCATTCGTCGCGTGATGTTCCGAGATCTGGAGATCGGCATTGGTGCGACAATCGCTAACAAAGTATGGGACAATCTGTGTCCAAAACAGCCGCAAATGCTGGCACAACCAGAGTGCGCTGATCTGGCTAACGCCATTATCAATCGTGGTCATGCATATGCCGAACTGAAAGCCGATGGCGCTCGTTGCTTTACTGATATCGACGCCGAGACTGATACCATTTCCATGAACTCGCGCAATGGAAACGAGTATATGAGTCTGGATAAGCTGAAAGAAGCTATTCGTCAATCTGGTATGCAAAACTGGGTTATCGATGGCGAATTGGTTTATCGCAAGCGTAAGCAAGCAACTGGGTTGTCTGCTCTGCTGGATGACGATGATGAATTCGAAAAATCAGAAGATGTATCGGATCGCGAAGAAGGTAACGGGATCGTTGGCAAGAGCTTGAAAAACTCTATCAGCGAAGATGAAGCTGATTGTGTTGTCTATCAGGTATGGGACATCATTCCGCGTGACGTTTATTATGGACTTCGTGATTGTCCAAATGACTTCCGTTTTGAAGCTCGTCGTAAGATGCTGGAAACGTTTGTGGCGCGTTGTAATAGTTTCCGAGTGGAGATCATCGAACAGACCCCGGTAACGTCTCTGGTAGAGGCTAAAGAGGTTTACCAGCGTTATCGCGATATGGGGTACGAAGGTATTATTCTGAAGTGTGGTCTGAACCTCTGGAAGAACACTCGAAGCAAAGATCAGGTGAAATTCAAAGAGAAGGTTCGGGTTGATGTTCGCGTTGTTGCCGTATACGAGCACGAAAAAGATCCAAATAAAGTTGGTGGTTTTACTATTGAAACCGCTGATGGAAAAGTTCGCTGTAACTGCGGTTCTGGTTTTACAGATACAACTCAGATCAAAGACAAAAAGACTAAGCTGTGGATTCCGATTCCGATTGACAAACGCGATGAACTTGATCGTGAATATCTGATGTCTATCAAAGATCAGTTGATTGGTACAATCTGGGAAATCGAGTGTAACGGTTTGACCAGAGACAAAAAGAAAAAGAACAAAGAGGTTTGTTTCTTCTTGCCGATCATCAAACTTCGTCGCATCGACAAAGACGAAGCGAATAATGTCGAACACGCATTCGATGAAAAGACAATCAAGAAGTTTTTCGGATAAAAAAAAGGGAGCCTAAGCTCCCTTTTTGTTTTTAAAACAGATTCGAACTAAACTTAGCTGCCATGCGCTCGATCTCCGCTCTCTCCTTTGCGGTGAGATTTTTCTTGGAGTTTAGAGCATTTACGCCAACCAACATATTAGCCGCGATGTCCATTTTTCTATCGCCAGTCTTTGCTTTCTTTTTAGCTTCTTCGATGACATCGATTTGATCGATGAAATCTCGGAATTCAACAAGACGACCTGTGTTCATAAACTCGTCGCCATCATAAACGACTTCGTTAACAGAAATCTCCGAATTTGGAACAATAGTACAATCCATGATAACATTGGATACTTTGTTGAAAGTCGGGGTCGCGACGCCGTTACCCGCTGCAAGTTTCTCGATGCGAATTGTGGTGCCACGAGGCAGAATAACTTCACATTCTCTCGGATACGGGCTATAAGTTCCTGGGATAATAACCGGGATTTTGTCAAGTCCTTTAATCATGAATGCGATACTAGCTTGTGGATCTACTGGGAAAGAACCATCCAGTTTGTCAAGCTTGGTTGACTTAGCAAGAACATAACCGATCTTGTCTTTCTCGTTTCCGCCGAATGTGAAACCAACACGAGGGTTCATCGAGGTACTAACGAAAGTTCTAAAGTGGAACAGCTTGCTAATCGCAATCCCGTAAGTATCAACGTCATTCATGCGCGAACCACGATACACTGTCAGATTAGGGCTAACTCTAACGCTAGACGTCTTGAATGCCTCGTCCAGTGCCAGAACGTGTTGTTCTTGTTCTGGGTTGTCGTTGTTTCCAACCAACATCAAGTTCATAGCAGAATAGCCAGAACCACAATAACGAGAGATTGCGGCCACATCTTTCTTATCGATCTCGGGGCGATAGTCCTCGTATGCGTTGCTGATCTGTATGTCCATTTGTTCGATCAAACAGTTAGCAAACAACGATGCCATAACGCGACTCGCTTGTCGATCATCGCCGGTTGCATCAACGATCATTTCCTTGACCTGTGCAAACTTCTCGGTTTGCTCAACAAAATCTTTCATTGTTGGTTTCAGTCTCAGAATCTCAATTGCAATGGCTTTTGACTCTTCGCCATCTGCGATTGAAAATTGCTGAATAGCAACTGACAAGTTCAAAATATTACTGGCGGTGTGTTCCATTGTAGGATTATCACTTTTTAGATAAACGCTATCATCTTCTAGTTGACCATACTGAAAAATGTCTTTAAACTTAAACTCTGGTCTAGTTTCGGGATCAACATCCCGACTAACAGGAGGATTATTCTTGATGAATTCTCTTGCGTACTCAGATGTTGCTGTTCCGCCGACAACGGTGTTTAGTTTGATCAGAGTTGGCATTGCTTTCTTGATTTTTGGTTCGATATCGGCTACAATCTTCTTAATGACCTCCGGCTTATCGCTCAGATCATTTAGATGTAGATTCTTAACGTCTTCGTCTTTGATGCCAAAAACATCAGATACGATTGGAGATTTTCCCTTGCGAGCCAAGAAAACGTAGTTGGTGCCTTTATCTCCGACGTTGATTGTGCCATACTGAACAAATGGAACCCCGTTTTTCTTCAAGAAACGGTCGATCAGACTGATTACCGAAGTCGGTGTTCCCATAGAAGCAGGCAAACGAATCATAACGACATCATTTAGCTTGTTATCCTTGGTTTCGTTTGATATAATCTCTGCAACGGTCGCGATGACGTTTAGTGGCTTTGGAATAGTCTTGATGACTTTCGAAACCTTTCCGTCGTCAAAAATCTCAATTAAATTGAAAATTGAGGGTTGACTTGAACGCTTATAAGCTGCTACACTTGTGGCAGCTGATGTAACACGAAGTGACGCCGCTTTAACTGCGATAGTACGACCATCAACTGGGATGTACCAAGCGTCGTCGGATTTGGAATATTTGGTGGTTTTTACACCAAAGAAATCCAGTATAGTTGCTTCACTCAGAAGCATATCTTTAATGCTCATTGAAAATCTCCGTTATTGTTTATACTATTTAGAGGAACTGATCATGGAACTGATGTTTATCTACAATCTTCGTCGTCAACTCGAAAATACCAAGGTAGAAGATGTTGGCAGCTTTCCGATTATCGTGTCTGTGACCGAAGAAGAAGCGGAAGATGGTATGATGCAACTGAATACTATCATCGATGGTATGAAAGATGCTTTAGAAGCTGTGCATGGTAAGAAACTTCTCGGGATCGATGAAGTGTGGGTAACACACATCGAGAACGATTTCAACCCATACACATTTGATATCAACGGCAAAACGTATTTTTGTGTTCAAAACATGAAAGAGGATGCGTTTGAAAAATTCACACAGGAGTAAACATGAGCGAGGCTGAAAGCCTATTAGCTAAGATCGTTCTTACCGACTGTCAGAAAAACGCAATTGGTATGGTGTTGTCTGATAAATCACACATCACCATTTCCGGTCCTGCTGGTAGCGGTAAGTCATTCTTGACAAAGATCTTGATCAAGAAACTGCTTGAACTGAATAACGGTAGTGTCGTTGCTTGTGCGCCAACACACCAAGCAAAGATTGTGCTTAGTAAAATGAGCGGAATGACTGCTGCAACAATTCATAGTATCTTGAAAATTCACCCGGATACATATGAAGATGTTCGAGAATTCAAGCAATCAAAAAGCGATAAAGCAAAAGAAGACCTCAAAGAGGTTCGTTATCTGCTTGTTGACGAAGGTAGTATGGTCGATAACGATCTCTTTGAGATTCTGTTAAAATCCGTGCATCCTTATTGTCAGATCATCGCGATTGGTGATAAGCATCAAATTCAACCGGTTCGTCATGCGCCCGGTGAGATTAGCCCGTTCTTTACCGACAAGCGTTTCCGTCTTGCTGAGTTGAAAACTATCGTTCGTCAACAAGCAGGTAACCCGATCATTCAGGTTGCTACCAAAATCCGAAATGGCGGTTGGTTCGAAACGAACTGGGACAAAGAATCTGGTACCGGTGTTCTTGATGTCAAGAGCGTGGCAAATCTTATGAAGATTTATCTTTCTAAGGTAAAAACGCCGGATGACTTGCTAAACTATCGTATGTTAGCTTATACTAATGACGTAGTGAATCGCTTCAACAAAGCTATTCGAAAGCAGGTTTACAACACCACCGAGCCGTTCGTTGACAACGAATATCTGGTGATGCAAGAACCAGTTATGAAAGAATCTGAAATTGGTGGCGAAACCTTCACCGAAACCTTGCTAAACAACGGTGAAACTGTTAAGATCAAAGAAGGTTCAATCAAGCGTCAGATGAAATACATCAGTCTGCCGTATGTTGACCCGATTCAAATCGAGATAGCAACAATGACGGTTATCCGCAACGAGGTCGATTTGACTGAGATTGACGGTGATCTGGAAGTCGAGCTGTCTGTGGTTTGGGATGCTGATGGTCAAGTTCAACTTGATGAAGCTTTGTCATATGCTGCTAGTCAGTACAAACAAATGGGAAGTGGTAAAGCTACATCGCGTTTGTGGGAAAGTTTCTGGCAAGTAAAGGGGATGTTTACTAATACCAAGAGTCTTGGTGCCTCTACTTTCCATAAGAGTCAGGGAACGACTGTTATCGGTGTATGTGTTTATACCGGTGATATGAACTTTGCTCAGTTCGAAATTCAAACGCAACTAGGCTATGTCGGTTGCACACGCGCTCAGAAATGGGTAATGTATTGCTAAGGGGCTTCGGCCCCAATAAGGAAAATAAAATGTCTCTGCTAGAACAACTGAAACAAGATCAAATCGCACTGCGGAAATCTACCGAACGTAGTACCGAAGTCGGTAAACTGAAAATCAACGCGCTGACTACTCTTATTGGTGAAGCGTCTCCTGCTGGTAATGCAACTGTTACCGATGAACAGGTACAAGCTGTTATTCGTAAGTTCGTGAAGAACTTGGACGAAGCAATCGCAGAACTGCATAAGCGCACCAAGCAAATTTCAAACGATCTGACCAATCAGGAAGTAATGGATATTCTGAAACAGGACATCCGTTATACCAATGCGTTGATCGAACGTGAGCTTTATACCGCGTATCTGCCGCAAGTGTTTGACTCTGCCGACATTCGTGCTATCATTGTAAATATGAGTGGTGCCAACATCGGTCAAGTTATGGGAGCTTGTAAGAAAGCTGCTCAAGAACAAGGCAAGATGTTTGATGGCGCTCTTGTTCGCAAAGAAATGGGAGTTTAAATGGAAAAGTGTGCGGTTTGTAAACAGCCGATCGGCCCTAATGATCGATATGTTAGAGTAGGCGGGAAATTGGTACATCAAGGTCAATGCGCTAGTTATTTGCAAGAATCCGAGTCCCGTGTTTCCGAGAGTACCGATAGCTTTGATCTGGATGAGGTCGAACTTCTGTGACTCTAGATGAACTAAAGGAAGAACTTACATCGGATCTCCCGATTAAGTTGACTGCGGTTCAGACTGAGGTTGCCGAGAATCCGGTTCTGTATGGAAAATGGAACCGGTATCTCGCTGACATCAATCGCGAAATTATGCGTCAAGATGCAGAACGCAAAAAGACGTTACGAGCGCGATTGATGTTCTACACTGGACGAAGTGAGGACGATGTTTGTCTTGACGTATTCAGTCCAACGGAACTAAAGACTGTGATTGCCGGTGACGAAGATGTGGTTAAAATCAACGCTGCGGTTGAAATGTGTCAGACCAAAGCCGACTTCTGTCGTCAAGCAATGGAAGCTATTCGACAACGTGGATTCTCGTTGCGAGCTATTATCGATTGTCGTAAACTGGAAGCAGGTGAATAAAATAAAAGGGAGCCAATGGCTCCCTTTTATTATAGATCGACATCTTCTGCATCCGCAACGTCGGCAGCTTCGATTTCTTTCTTTCGACCGCTCAACGCATCGCGAATTTGAATGTCTTCTGAATCGCTAATATTGACTTCCTTTTTCCGCTTGCTGTAGAACTTTTCTAGTTCGTCAACGCCCGAGCAAGTTTTGCAGTTGTAAATTTTATCGAGAAAGCCCTCGATTGCTACACGGGCTTTCTCCTCTGCTTCCATGAGAAAGCTATTAAGTGTTTTCAATCATCACCTCTTTGACTCTGTAATTAAAGTTTTCAGAACTGTATCGCTGTATGCGCTCCAAACCATGCTCATATGCATAGTTTTTGTGAACGTACTTTTTCTTGGCTGTGGCGCTCTTAGGCTTAACACACAAGTCATCGATGATGTCCCATAGAGTTGCGATATCTTTTGAATGATGTTTTCTCAACACTCTACCCAAAGCCTGCAAGACCAGCACCTTCGACTTGGTGGGCGCGGCGAAGATAACATGATGCAATTTCTTGATGCTGATACCAGTTGAGAACACACCCAGAGACGCGACAATGATCAAGCCATCTTCGTTTTCGGCATCGCCTTTTAACTTGACTCGTTGATCTGTTTTTGTCTCACCAGAGACGAAATGCACTTTCTCACCGTACTTTTTCTTCAGTGCTTCGTACAGCCATTTGCCGTGCGCAACATGCTTGAACATGATCAGAACGTTTTCGTTTCTTGATTGTGCAAGCTTGAGAGCAAGACGACAAATCCAAGCGTTTCGTTTCGTGTGATTGTTGATCACTTTGATTTCATCAGCATAAGCTTTGCCTTTGTGTAAAATCGTTTCGTGATCTGGGTATCGCAAGAACACAGCATTGATATCCAAGTCTGTAACTTGTCCATCATCCATAAGTTGCTTGGTTGTTACGGGTCGGAATACATCACCGAACATACCGATATATTGCAAAACGTTTGCTTTACCGTCACGCAAAGAACCAGACATACCGATCTTGAAACGACAATTATCCATGCCTTTAATAATGGTTGTAAGCTCTTTTGCTGTTGACAAGTGGCATTCATCGACTATAATCATCCCGAACTGTTTGAACCAGTCAGAATTCATTTTGCAGGCGCTTTGCCATGTAGATACAACAATTGGCTCGCTTCCGTTCTTTCTTGTGCCGGCCATAACACCGAGACAAGCATTGCGCGGAATCAAACGGTAATCGGCGAAGTCTCCAATCATCTGCTCAACAAGTGCAGTTGTTGGTACCAAAACAAGAACCTTACCTTCGTATCTTTCGAGATACCAATATGTGAGCAAGCAAGCAATCAGTGATTTACCGGCTGATGTTGGCAAGTTGCCGATCATACGGTTTTGATTGATTGCGTTGAACACTGTATCAGCTTGATACCAGTGAGGATTAATCTTGTTTTCGCCGGAATAGATTTCGAGATCGGACAGCCACTTATCGAATTCTTCGCGAGACATTTCGGTTTGTGGGGTGAATTCCGAATCGACATTACACACCAAATCGTTTTCTTTACAGTAGCGAACAAGGGTGCCTACCAGACCAATGGGTAGAAGTCCTTCATTTGACAGTAAACGGATTTTGCCATCCCATGTTCCATAACGGAATTTCGGGTTAAACTTGGCACCGTCAACGTCAAATGTGAAATAGTCACGCAGTTCCATGAAGATTGTGTTATCACAGTCGATGAATGCGTTACTATAGTCTCTGAATTTTACGTTTACTTGCATACAGTTTCCTAACAGTTTTGTTTTATTTAGCGACGTTTAGAAGGTGATTTTAACACAAATCGCTTATTTCATAAACAATAAATACAGATGTAACTTAATTACGAGTTGCTGTAAGGAGTGTTTGTAGTGAACATAAAGGAAAACGTAGTTTCTACGTTGACTCTGTTTGTTACAATTTGGGGTGCTGTATTCTCTTATAATTCGTTTATCGGAGATCAGCGTGATTTCAAGTTAAAAGAGGAAATCACGGCTCACTTTGACCAATCAGTGTCAACGTTAAAGGACGACATTTCAAAGCTACCAACACACACCGACGTTGAAAACGCGCAGTTGAAATCCATGCTATATGCAAAGGATGTAACTGACGCGAAATCGTCTGAGGAGAAAGAAATACTCAAGACGATGCAAGCTAAAATAGATGATCTATCTAGGAGAGTTGGAGAAAATCAACGCAGACCGGGTGAGGTAGCGCCAGTCACGGATCGCTGGCAAAATACAGATAGACAATAACAATAAAAATAGTGTATCTACAATGGAATGTAAAAGAGGAGAGTTTCTTGCACGGGAACTCTCCTCTTTTTGGCAAATTTTTCTTGACTCAAGATTTTTGATGTGTAAGAATGATTGCATTGAAACAGGAGACGATATGTTTTTTGATATGAACGAATTTGGTGGTATCGCCGTGCTCGGTACCATAATCGGTGTCTTTTATCTTTTGAAAAAAGGTGTTGACGGCGCATTCGATACAGACGATAATAAAAAGACGATGGCAGATACGATTCGCGAACTGCGAGCATCAAATCTCAATCGAAACTTTCAACATCGAAATTGCATCAGTCACCGACTAGGTGGCAAGGGCAAAAAAGTAAAACCTAAGGGATTTGGGGTTGCAAACGACACAATTCCGAATGGCGAAATCAACTCAAACAAAAACAAAAAGCGTAATAAGAGGAAATAAGATGAAATTTCAAGGCTATCCAGAAATGGAAAATCACACCAAGCAAAAGCTGATCTTTGCGGTACAAGAGCAAGGCTTTGGTGGGCCGAATGTGGTATGGACCGCTCGGGAAAAGATTCACGGCACCAACTTCTCTATGTGGAGTGATGCTGAACGATTTACCTGTGCGAAACGTTCACAATTCATCGGTGAAGCATCCGGTTTCTATGATCATCAAGTAATTGTTGCCCGATATGAGAGCAAGATCAAAGAACTGCGAAAAGCAATGATTCATCTTGAACTGTGTGGTGAAGGTGCTGCTGTTGGTGTATTCGGTGAATATGCTGGCATCATGACTCACGGCAAATGGATTCAGACTGGTATTGAGTACGGTCCGCAAGATTTCTATGTGTTTGACGTTCTGATTCAAGAGAAAGACGGCAGTCAATTCATGCTGGAAGATCTGCAAGTAGAAGAACTGTGCAAGGCACTGGGTCTGAAAACCGCTCCGCTGTTGAAAGTCGGTACTTTCGCTGAGATCATGAAAATCCCGGTCGATCTGCAATCTGTTGTCATGGAAGTTAATGCTGGCAAAGCTATTGACATTCGAGTTGGCACTGATAATATCGCAGAAGGTTACGTGGCTAAGCCGAACGTGCCAGCTCGTTTCAAGAATGGAAATCGTGTTGCGATCAAGTGCAAAAACGAGAAATGGAGTGAAACCGGTAAAGGTCGCGCTGTTCAAGCTGTGGTAAAAGAGCTGTCAGAAAAAGACAATGCACTTGTTCTTGACATCACTCGCTATATCACTGATAATCGCCTCAAGAATGTGTTGTCCAAAATGGATACTCCGAAAACCAGCGAGTTCGGTAAAGTTCTGGGTCTGATGTCAAAAGACGTACAAAAAGACTATGAGCGCGATGAACTGGACGGCGTATCTGTCAAAGAAGCGGCAGATGAAGCTGGACGAGTTATGCGACTGATCAACACCGAAATCGGCAATCTGATTCGTCCGAATTGGGTTTCTATCTGTGACGGTGATTGGTAAAAAAAATTAACTGAGTGCTTCGGCCCTCTTTGTGGAGATAAAAATGATTACAGCAAAAGACGCAATCAAAATGACCGAAGAAAATAGCGTTGCTATCATCGGTGATTACATGACAACTACTGTGGAACCGGCGATCAAGGCTGCTGCCAAACGTGGTCTTCGTCAATGTAGCATTACCGCAGTACCGCGCTATGAAGTACGCGAGTTGATTCTTCGTGAGCTTTTGAATGCTGGGTTCACCGCAAAAATGCACAACGGGATGAATCAATTGGACCAATCGTATTTGGAAATCAAATGGTAAACTTTCTTAAATTCATTAAGAAATACTGTATGGGAGCAAACGGCATGATTGCTTCCATGCTGGGATATATATTTGCAATCATTTGCGTTTCACTGTATAATCAAGAAATCCCGGTTTTGAGGACTTGTTACACAATTATGGTACTCATTGCCGGCCCGATTTGTGGTGCTGGTTACTACGCAAAACATCTATTAGAGACAAAATACAATGGCCGAGTATAAGAATGATCGTCAGGATTGGTTCAAAAACTATCCGATTCTGAAATCAGATTCCGATAATAACTATGCACATCATCAGCCGGGTGCGATTGCAATTCATCGTGGTAACGAAGGATTCAAGTTCTACGTGATTCGAGCTACCAAAGTTGTGCCGGTAACTCAATATGGTCGCACTTACATGAGCAATAAAGCTTTTGTTCAGTTAATTCAGTGTCCAGAACGCGAGAGTTCGGATAACGGACCTCGCAAGCGAGTTACCGAACGTGGGTTTCACGAACTGTTTATTATCGACACCGATCGATTTATTGAAAACGAGATTCGTGTGTTTACTGACATGATGGATCTTGCTAAACTACGTCTTACACAAACAGACACGATTGATAAACTCGTGGCTAAACATGGAGCACTAAACGCTTGATTGATATCGAACAAATCTATAAGTTCAAAGATGAACTACCAGCGGCAGATGCAAAAGCCGCAATTCAGAAGTATTGCAAAGAACACGGCGTAAAAGTGCCGAAGACTGGCATTAGCGTTAAAGATCAGATTAATCTGATCATGGACAAACTCGATGCCATGGCTAATGGCGTATCGGATGTTCCGTCTTTTGGTCCGCCAGAGATTGACGAAGAAATCAAAGTCGATGTTACTCCGGTTACAGAAGTGACTGAGTGTGATGGCGCGTGTCCAATCGATCTTGGAACTGATATCGAAGAAGTGAAACCAACCGGTACTTATACCGTTGCTGACTTTCTGAAAGATCAAGTGATTGACGTATCTACTCCGAAAGTGAACTTCACGCAGATGGAAGCAATGGGAATTCTGAAATCCATTGGAAATGGTGACGTTCCTTCTAGTGGTCATCACATTGTTCATATAGGAAACGACTATCGTCCGAAATCGGAACTTATTGGTTACGGGAAGGATGCATATCTAAATCTGCCATACTGGGTTTTGGATTGGATTCTTGAGCAACCGAGAGATTGGAAGATCAATGTCATGAACTACACAGGACACGACAAAGATTTTCTGATCGATATGCTGTATTACATTCAGGTAAACGGTAAAGTTCGAGTTCGTGAGTCTCGCAACAGTGAGTATCATCACTTCTTCTAAATACAGATATAGCCCGTAAATCGGGCTTTCTTATAAAGGAGAGAATAATGGCGAAGAAAGAGAAAGTGCAGCCGATCGCGCCGGTCGATGAAGTCAAGCAAGAAATGCCCGAAGTTGTCGAAAAGATTGTGATTGAAGATGAAGTTCCGACCCCGGTTATCGATGAAATCAAAGATGAAATCGACGTCGAGTTCAAAAAAGAACTTGTCGAGGAATTCAACAAAGCAATCGTTGAGGACATTGTTGCCAAAACAACTAAGTTGACTGCATTTGATGTGGTAGGCGAGGATTATCCATGGGCGTGGAACATGAGCAACGTTAGCGGCAAGTATTGGTTTAGCTGTATCGACGCTAGTCAACATGCCGAGTTGAAATCTGATGCTGATAGCGACTTCAAGAAGTTCGTTGCTAAGTTGATGAAAGAATCTGGTATGCCTGTAGTTGTTCGCGAGCCGCGCAACAGCATGTTTGTTCATGTTTCCAAAGACGGAATTCAAGAATCAACTGTGATCTATCTATAAATCCACCTTCGGGTGGTATTTTTCTTTCTTTTTCGAAAAAGTGCTTGCATCGAAATCTGACTCTGTTATTATAGCTACATCGAAACGCGAGACGCGATTCACAAACAACTGAGGAATACACCATGAAAAACGTAGAAATCAAAGCTTACTTTGCCGTTAACTCCGCCAACAAAACCAAAGCTCAAGTTGCCCGCGAACTGAATGTATCACCTCGCACCGTTGGTCGTTACATCGACAAAGTAAATGATATGCGTCGTGAACAAGTAGTTGCAAAGCTGGAATCTCAGTTTGCTGGTAAAGTTCAGCGTCGTGCCAAGTATGTTTACAACAACCCGAAAAAAGCAGCCTAAGGATAATACAATGTCAAACGCTATCAAAATCAAAGCACACTTCATGAACGAAAATGGTGTTGCTAAAGCAGAAATCGCACGACAACTGGAAGTATCTGCTTCTACCGTTAGTCGCTGGATCAAAGAAGTTGAGCAAGCGCGTATTCAATCAAAATCGTTTGTTGTTATGGATGTCCCGAGTGTAGAACAGGATCAAGTCGAAATCGTTCCTCCTGTTGTTCAACGCCGCAAGATCTGGACTTTCACTCCGACCAAAGTCGAGCGCAAACAGCGCATCGAAAAACGCGAACAACAGAAGAAAGCGATGCCGCAAACCGCAATGACCATGGCTTTCGAAAAAGCAGTAATGGCAGGCTAAAGTAGTTGACTTGTGTTCGTGAGCCTGTATAATGGCTCACATCAACAAACGAGAGGAATACATCATGAAAATCAAAATCGACGAACTGTTTCTTGAAAAGTTTAAAGAACGTATGAACAAATTGGCGCGTATCGCTGCCAAAATGGGAATTGCTGCTCCGACATTCGAGATTGTCGATACTGAATATGTTCGTGATGATAAGATCGACGCATACTATAAGCGTTTCATCATTGAGATTACTGGCGAAGCTCCTAAGATGCCTGGTGGCTGGACTTTCGTTGCTAAGATCAATCATGAGGAAAATCTGACTTATGGTGTTCGCGAAATTTCTCAAAAGTATCGTAATGTTTCCGAACTCAAATGCAGTTGTGATCATTGCAATACCAATCGTTATCGCGCAAACACTTTCATCATTACCGACGATGAAAAGTTCATGCAGGTTGGCGGCTCTTGTCTGAAACATTACATGGGTCACGTTAATCCGTCCAGCATGATCGCATTCTTCGAGGAAATGAAAGATCTCGATAACGAAGAAAGCTATGGTTCAACTATTCATCGCATCGCATATACCGAGCTGGATAAAGTGATTTGTGCTGCCGTCACGGCAATCAAACGCTTTGGTTATGTGAAAGCAGAACACGGTAGCGAAGATAACGTTCCGACTCGCTGTGTAGTTGATAACATTCTTAATTCTCCGAAGTCTGTCATTACTATGGAAGACATCAAAGAGTTTGAAAGTCATGTTATTCCGTGCTCTCAATTCATGATGAACATGAAACCATTTGGTGATGGCTCTTACAGCGAAAACGTAAAGCAAATCGCAAAGAATGGTCATGTTTCCAGCAAGGCAATGGGATATGCTGTATCTGCGGTGGCCTGCTATCTCCGAGATCTCGATAAGGAAAACGAGCGCAAAATCAAGGAAAAAGTGGGACAAAATTCAAATCACATCGGTAATGTTGCTGAACGTTTGCGCGGGTTGCAACTGACTGTGATTGGTACCAAAGCATTCGAAACAATGTACGGCACTACCACTATCGTTAACATGATTGATACTAGCGGGAACATCTTTGTTTGGTTTGCGTCTGGATATCGCGAGTTCGACAAAAACGAAGAAATTCAGATTGCTGGTACAGTAAAAGAACATCGCGAGTATAATGGCACAAAACAAACTGTTCTGACTCGCTGCAAATTCGAATAAGGACTAATGAAAAAGATAGCGACACTGGTGGGAACTCGTTTCCCACCGTCTCAAATCGCTGGCATTGCGTCCAAAATCGGGCGCAATCTGTCAGATAAGGGATTTATCGGACGCTCAGGTGGTGCGATTGGCATGGATCAGGCGTGGTTATCAGACTACGATCCTAGTCTATGCGAGATCTATCGACCGGACGACAAGGGAATAAACGTTCTGAACTTCGATAACTTCTTTGAAGCGGAAGAAATGGTCAAGCGTATTATCCCGCACTTTGAATATCTGGATTTTTATTCTCAATGGCTACACACAAGAAACGCTTATCAAGTTTTAGGTAGAGATCTGAATACACCATCAGATTTCTTATTGTGCTATGCGCCGGTGAGAAATAAAGTCGTACAAGGTGGGACTAGAACCGCGTTTGTTCTGGCAAGACGAAACGGAATACCGGTTTATAATCTGTATGATCCAGAACATCTTAAAAAGTGGTGCGATAAATTCCAGATAGAAGTAGAGGTTTCATCAAACAAACAAATAGATCTTTCCTTTCTCGAATAAATACGTTTAGTATTAATTAAAGAAGGAATCTTGAAATGTTAACCGTTGAACAAATTGCCAAAGTCTGTCATGAAACTTGCCGTTGCTATAATCTGTTATTGGGTGATGATAGTCTAAGATCTTGGAGCGAATCCGAAGACTGGCAAAAAGAGTCGTGCATTATTGGCGTAAAATCAATTTTGCAAAACCCAGATATGACTCCGGAAGAGTCACACAACGGATGGTTAGCTGTTAAACGAGCTGATGGATGGAAATACGGTGAGATTAAAGATTCTGTTTTAAAAACACACCCGTGTGTAGTTGAATATGATGAACTCCCGATGGAACAACGCATCAAAGATGAATTGTTTGTATCTATCGTCACTTCTCTTATGTAAAAAGAAAGGCCACTCAATCGAGTGGCCTTTTTGTTATCTAATACTCTGTAGGAAGCGCACACGCTGACTTTCATCGAGAGTCGATAGGAACGCACGGGTCTTGGAGATACCATCAACCAAGCGCGATTCACGCAGCATACGAGCTTCTTCTAGACGCTCTTTCTCTTTCTGTTCTGGACTCTTGTTAAGAATACGCTCAGAGATCAGAGTCGTGATATGATCGGTGTTATACATTGACATTTTTGTTTTCCTTATTCTACAACGACTGGGGTTAGTCGTACAAACACACTGCGATTAGCCGCTTTCTGCCAGTCCTCGCCATTCGGTTTTGCACCTTGAGCAACATCAGCATAATCTGGGAAGCAGCTCAAAGCATAACGACTAATAACACCAACAACTGGCTGAATTGCACCCGGTTCTGATGTCACCAAGAAAGTACCAGCTTCATCTTCTTCTTGATAAGGGGAATAGAATACTCCACTCGCATTATCCATACTATCTGAGCCACCATCTACTTTTGTACCAACCATGAAATAATCGACAATAGCGTTACCATCCATGATCAATTTCATTTTGGTACCTTTAATAAAACCAGAATCGTCAACTTGACCACTGCCACGAATAATACCGGCAACTTTGAAACTCGCAACCAAATAAGTTGCTTCAAATGATGTCCACCATTCAACTTCGGCAGCCATACGACAAGCTTTGCTAATGATCTCACGACCTTGGAAATATGTTGTCTCATAGTTGATAAGGTTCAATTCTTTCTCTTTGCTACTAACACAAATCAGTTTAGAAACGATGTCGCTATTCACTTCTTCTGAGATTGCTGTTGCTAATAGATCTTCGATTGCATCATTAGAATTAAGATGCTCACGCTCCATATCTTGCAGCAATTCAATGGTAATCGGACATTTCATCTTTCTAGCGCGAACCAGAGCAGACCAACGATTCAAAGTAAATCTGACTTCTGGGACAACTTCTTGTCCATCTTGTTCGTTTGCATAATCAATTCCATCAGCAAGCAAACGCAATTTACCGCGAATCATCGCACGATGATAATCTTCTTCTATTGTGAAACCAGTAACATAATCACCAGCCTGCAATACTTCAAACGCATAACCATTAAATTGAAATTGATCTCCAACATTTTGAACATTTGATGGATCCGGTAGACTTGAATATCCAATTTTATAGATACCGCCATGTGTACGGTGATCCAGTTGAGTATCATATAATGATCCATCTTTCGCAACGTAGTCCAAACGCATCCCATATACAGTAGCAAGTGGTTGTTTTGTTGGCTGGATCGATACCAATTCTTTGTAAATCTTTTCTTGTGTTTTTCTAGTCAATGCGACCAGAGTAGGACGTCCAGATTCAATGCTTGATGCACCACTAGACTCCATAATAAGATCTTTTAGCATTTTAACTCCCTTTGGGTTTTCTCTGTATATTTAGACGAAAAAAGGGAGAGCTTGCGCCCTCCCTTCTTATGTGCTAGATTAGCTATTATACACCAGCAACCAGAACACGACGGAAGAATGCGTTCTTACCGAACATGTTGGTGTGTTGCGGCATACCGTTGGTGATCTTAGCAAAGCCTTTGTTCTGCATAGAATCAGCCATTGGGTGCAGTTTAACACCATAACGAGTCTTGAAGCCCAGAACTGGTTGGAAGTTCTTAGGATCAGTACCGCGCAGTGGGGTCAGAGCAACGTATGGGCAGTAGAACAGACCAGCGTCCATTTCAGAGCTACCTTTGTAACCAACGGTGAAGTAATCTTCAACAGCGTATTGGTCGATATACACACGATACTTACCAGCCAGAACACCAGCGAACAGACTTGAAGTGGTGTCGGTATTCATAGTGGTATTAGCACCTTGAGCAGCCGGAGTAACCATCATGTCGGTGTGACCCAGAGCAGCGGCAACGTTACGAGAACAGATAATGAAGTTACCTTGTCCACGACCAGTTTGACGAGCGATTTCGTTCGCTTCTTTGTCAATCTGAACTACCAGAGCTTTGTAGCTTTCACCAGCCCAACGAGCGCCACGGATGTCTTTGGTGTCTTGGAAGTCAAACACACCAGATTTGCCGCCGTGCATGTTGGTCCAGCCAGTCTTACCTACTTTAGCAGTAGCGTTAATCCACAGAACCATTTCACGGTTGATTTCGTGCATGATTTCGTTAGCCAGAATGCTAGACAGTTCGCTATCAGCGTCCAGACCGTGAACAGCGCGAAGATCTTGTGCCATTTCGATAGAGTATTGAGCTTTCAGTTGACGAGATTTAGCTTCAACAACTTGTTTGTCAATACGGAAAGACATTTCATTCCACTCGTTACCGGTAGAACCGTTGAAACCTTGTTGCAATTCGGCAAAAGCGGTAGCCATTGCAGAGCTAGTTTCTACAGCGTAGCCTTGAGCCAGCAGCCATTTGTAAGCCAGACCAGCTTCAACTTGTTCAGCAGGCAGAGCGTCGATTGCATAGTCCTTGATGAACTGAACAGTCTTGGTACCAGCTTGAACACCAGTAGCAGCTTCGATGAACAGGTGAGCAAATGCACCGTTAGCGAATGCAGTACCGCGAGCGAATTCGGCGATCTTGACTTGAGCACCACGACCAGAGAAATCAGCGTCAGGGCTGAATGCTGGGTGGAAAGCTTCGCGAGCGTTAGCGTCTTGTGAGTCGCCGCCGTAGATGGCGCGCAGAGTAAACACTTGACCGGTAGAGCTGGTCATTGGCTGAACACCGCAGATATCAAACGCAATCAGTTGCGGAATAGCGCGACGTACCAGACCCATAACAGCAGGACCGACGTTGGTGATAGAACCAGACATTTCGCCAGAAGCGATTTTGGTAGCATCGTAACCGTGATCACCACCGATGTTTGCTTCTTGCAGAGCTTTAGCTTCTTCCAGACGACCCTTAACGTCAACCATGGAGTTAACAACTACCTGATCAGTATACACACCACCTTCGTTATGTGCAATATCTTCATCTTGGTTTTCGAAGATACGAGCGACGATATCTTTGCGTTGCATAGAAGCAATAGCAGGCATACCTTCACTTTCTACCAGCGGCTGCCATTTTTTCAGGAGAGATTTCTTAGACATTCTTTTGTTTCCTTATGAAAAAGTTTTTTGTATTAAAGACAATCATTTGTCATCTGATAATATTTAGTATCAGATGAAATTCAGATAACCAGCAACTTTCGGGTCAACTTGCGGAGCGGTAGTTTGTTTATTTTCTACAATCGGCTCAACAGTGGTTTCCGGCTCAACGAAATTAAGATTTTCGTCAATTTGAGCAGCAGGTTGTTCTTGCGGTTTGACCGCGCTTACCATCTCAACAATGGCAGTCAGCTTATCGGCAAAAGTGTCGCCAAATGCGATACCTTCAGACAGTGACATTACTTTACCTTTTTGAATCTCGGTCAGATCTTTAGTGGCCTCAGCAACGATTTGATCGCGCTTAATAGTAACAATGCTTTCTTTCAGCTCAGATACTTTATCCAGCGCACCATTCAGTTCTTGACGAGCTTCACGGAGTTCTTCTTCCATTTCTGCAACAACGTCAACAGATTCTTCTGGAACAGTTACGTTATGCTCAACGAATACAGCTTTCATTGAACCCAGCAGAGATTCAAACATTTGAACCTTAATGCCGTTATCAATAGCAATTTTGTTTTCTTCCATCCAAGATTCAACCAGATGATCGAAATATTTAGTTACTTGCTCGGAAAGCTTTTCGACTTTCTCAGCAGATTTTTCTTCAACCAGACGATCAGCTTCTTCCGCGATTTGCGCAACATGTGATTCAGCCAGTTTTACGGCGTTTTCCTTTACAACCGATTCGAAAACAGTGCTGAACTTGGCCTTAACTTCGGGTGCCAGTTCAACAGACTCGAAAATGCTGTCCAGTTCAACACCAAGGGTAATAGTCTTTGCTTCGGAAAGCAGTTGGTCTTTGATAGACATTTTAATTCCTCTTGTTGTTATACATATATTTAGTTAAGGTTTTTTAACGCTTCCGCCAACGCCAAGAAAGAAGTATTGTTGTCAATTTTCTTTTCCTCTGGTTGAACCGAAACAGATTCCACAACTGGCTTAACATAAGCATTCGGCGCACTTGGGCCCCAAACAACGTCAACGCCAACAGTTAATCTAAATCCCTCTTGAACTTCATTAATCCCATAAGCATTCGCTTTGACAGAACCCAAACCGCGAGAACTTACGCCGGGAATCCAACCAGCTCGAATTAGAGCGGCAGTTTTATCTCCCTCAGCAAAGTCACCCTCAATAATGCGAGCGCGTCCCCAAACGTCATTACCGCGCATTTCAAGCTTCTCGATAATAATCGCAGCATGTAGCGGGTCTACGTTTGCGCGAGCTGGGTGATTAAGTTCGCCCAACGCTTGCTTGGTATTAACTTGTTCTTTGATATATTTAGCGACGGCTTCCTGTAGAACTTTTTTTGGATATAGGCGCTTGTTACCATTAATAACTTCTGCCTGCATAAAAGTCCCTTCGATATAAAGTTTGCCGTCACGTTCAATTGATTCTGCTACAATGTTGGGCTCGCCGAGATTGCCAACGCAACCCCAGTTTTCAACTAGCAAGCTACCGCCATTTTCAACTAAGATATCTTGTGGTCCCATAATATTTATAGTCCCATTTGATCGCGTTTTTTCATTGCCTTTTTCTGCTTACGAACAGCTTTTCGAGTAATACTTGGGTGTGAGCGTTTTGTTTTCGCAGCTTTTCTGGCAATTTGACGACGAGCAGACTTTGACAAACCAGTGGTTTGAGTTGCTTGACGTTCGCGAGTTTGACGATCCTTAATACGTGATACGATACCAAGAGCATTTACGCGCTTAACGATTGTCTCTTGAATATCTTCTTCTGCTTCATTAATAGAAAGCATAGCCAGAGCATCAATTGCTTCATCTGTATTTAGCATGTTTTCCAAAACAATTTCGACGGAATCGCCTAGAATGTTTTTCATTTCGGCAAGTTTAGTGGCTAAATGTGGCTTATGTGCCTCAACCAAACTTGCAAGAATATCAAGCTCCTCGTCCGATTCAATAATTCGACCTTGCAAGGAAGCTTTCCATTTTGCTGTCACTTGTTCTATTGACATTGGTTCACCTCTTTTGTTTTGAGCGGGAAAACCCCGCTCATTTTATTCGTCGCCGTTGTAATCGGACATAGGCGCAGTTTGTGCGGCAATTTCATTGCGGCGTTGCTGAACTGCTAGTGCGGTTCTTGCCGACATTTCATCACCAAATGCAGCTTTAGCAGCTACAAAGTCGCCGCTTTCTACGGCTTTCATAAACTCATTCACTTAAAATTCCTCCATCGGATCTTCTGGGTTTTTATAAACCGAATCATCTTTCTCAACGTCGATCTTTTCACGCTCAGTCTTAATATCTTCGTCACTCATACGCAGAATATTTTTCATCACGTATTCATGCGACAGATATTTACCGGTTACTTCGGCAGACGCCAGAGTTTGTACCAAGTTGACACGACGCTCCAGAATTTCAACGTCTTTAATTTCTTCGTAATACGAATCTTTAGAGAAAATAACTCTGATGTTTTCTGCCTCATCGTCCCATTCCATTTCACTCATTTTGCCTTTCAGCAATAGATTTGTTTTTAATGGGTTCAGGAAAATAGGTTCAAACTGTTGTTGTAGTCCACGAACATATTTAGTGAACTGTAATTCGTCGCGAGTAATATCACTACCAGCGCCAAACGTCATGCCGGCACCTTCTTGTGGCAAACGACTAAGTGGGATTTTCATCGATTCGTACAGTTTGCGATTAAACCAACGAACGTCATCCATTTCACCCATAGATTGCGCACCAGGCAGCGTAGAAACCTCTGTGGTCGCTTTGCCGTCTCGACGCATCAACCAGTAGTCTTCTGTCATGGCCAAGTTGTTAGAGCTGTTTTTGACCTTACCTGTAGCACTGTCATAAACAACGCGATTCTTTAGCCCCTGCATAACGTTATTTAGATGTTGTGTGGCTTTCTTGTTTGGCATGGTGCCTACATCGATATAAAACACACGACGCTCAGGAGCGCGAGTAATACGATAAATTACCATCGCATCTTCCAGCATTTTAAGCTGGTTCGCTGGCTTAATTACGTTATGCAGATATCCGACGATTGTTTTACCATCGATATCAACTTTACCGCTATGAGCATACACAATCGCATTCAGTGGGATGTTTACCAGTGAGTTTGTGCTGCCTTGAATATTATATCGAGCATCTTCGGATGCGCCATATGTAAAGAACTCTTTTACGCCTTTATAAACATCATGTCCTTTCTCATTGGATTTCAGATTGACTCTGTAATATTCTACGTTGCGAGGATCGAGCAATCGAAGTTCTTTAATACCATCTTTCGGCTTTTCGGGGTCGATCATTTTATGAAAATAGATTCGACTATCCACATACCAACGTCTAAAGTGACGCTTACCTTCGCGCTCGAACTTCAACAACTTCAAAATGGTACGAAATTCTTCGCGAACCATTTCTTTTACAGCTTCCGTCCACTCAGTCTTATCCAGATCGAGATAAACGGTGTCGCGATTGTCCTCTTGAACAACGGCGTCATTAATAATTTCGTCAATCGCATTATCAACCTCGTGATATTTAGACAAGCTACGATATTGGTTAATAAGCTCTTTTGTATTCTGAATTTTCGGGGCATACCCGATTACGGATTGAACGAGTGCCATTTTTGGCGCAGTTGTATCAATCTGTCTGTCAAATTCGATAGCGCCATCGGCGTTATCCGGTACCGCGAACGAGTCAATGCGATCTGAAATGTCGGTTTCTACACGCTTTTGATCATCTTTCGTCCACGGACTTAAAAGTTTAAGAAAAAGTTCGTTCATTAATATCTCCTCTCATATTATTTAGTTGTCTCGAAAAGAGACATTAATGAACGGGGATTTCTCCCCATTCTTATTATTGCCACCAGTCCAGAGACAGAGTGACCTCGAAGGTTTCGACTTCGTTATTCTGATCCCAAGACAACGCGATTTCTGCGATGTTGGTTGGCCAAATACCATATGCGGTATATTGACGAGTTTGCTTACCCTTACGGTCAAGCTGACGGACTGTAGCTTCTTTCTTATATGAAGCAGGTGCTTCGCCAAGAATATTGCGGTCGAGAGCTTGTGCAAGGTTTTGCCATTCAATAAATTGCTGGCGAGTATTATGTGCTTCGTCGTTGTAAACGGTGATTGTCCAATCTTCGAAAGTACGATCTCCAGCAAGCTTCATTTTTTTATTCTGATAGCTTACAGGAACTGGTTCAACTACGCCGGGAGGCATAGATGCGCCTTTACATTTGAATTTGAAATCTTTACCCAAGAATGGAATTTCAACTTCAAATAGGTTCGGACGAGCGAAATCACCATTACTGAATGCACGGGAAATATCCGTGAGTTCCATTTTGTGTTCCTCTTGTTATACATGAAATATTTAGAGGGGTCATTTTCAGACCCCTTTATTAATTACTGTTGAAAACTACCAACCAATTCGTCAAAATCAGCACCAGTTGATGTTGCTACGAAATTAAGCGTTATATAATTGATAGAGCGAGCTGGTTTAATCAGAATTGTTGCCACAAATTCATTGCGATCAATAACTCCAGCGGTGTTGTTACTTTCGTCACAGACAACACGGAAATCATAAATGCCACCCAATGAACGAATGGTGTCCAGATAAGAACCAACCTCAGAACGGAAGCTTGCACGGGTGAAAGCATCGTTTAGTTCAAACAGTTTGTATTTCGCACTTTCGCTAATCGATTTCTTCAACAGGTTGAACAAACGACGAACGTTGATACGGTCGAACGGTGTTGGTGCTTGGCTCGCAGTCTTATCACCATACAGTGTGTAACCTTGACCAGCAAATCCTACGACTGGGTTAATACCATTGGTATACATTTCATCGCGGTGAGCTTGGCGAGTATCTACAGCCAGTTTAATGACGTTTACAATCTGACCACGGTTGAAACCAGCTGGGGATTGCCATGGTTGACCGATTGTATCGGTACGAGCACACAGACCAGCGATATCAGCAGCAAGAGGAACCCAACGATTTACATCGTTATATTTGTCATATTGGTATTTATAGTTACCGTCAATTGACGCATAAGTGGTACCAATATTCATGTTGTCATCAAGTGCAACACCGGCTTGAGTAACACCGCGACGCCAGTCAACCAATTTACGAACGACTGTAGCAGCAGGCTGATTAATCATATATTCACGCGGCGGAGAAATAAGAACCAGACAATCACGACGTTCGTCGGAAATAGCAACAACTGCTTTTTGTACGGTAGATGCAATCTTAGCACCTTCGCCAGCTACAGAGCCAGCAATCAGCAAGTTAACATCTGTATGCTCACGGTCAGCAAACATATCCCAGCCTTTCATCCATTCGCCAGCGGTAATATCAGCGTTAGCAGATTGACCACCACCGAAATTCAGAACACCGGTATATCCAACTGGCCAGCTTTCAGCAACACCTTGAACAAATGCACTATATCCGTTGCCGAAGTATTCGTTAATATGAATGCTTGAGCCGTAGATATCACGCTCACCCGGCTTAACACTCAGAACTTTTGATTCAACAGCAACACCGTTATTGAAAACGATGAAAGCGAATTGACTTTCACTCTGAGGTCCGAATTCCAAATAAGAACTTGGAGTAACGTTGCCGTAATCTAGTCCAGACGGGAAAACTTTTGGGTTGATTGTATTAACACCAACGATCTTACCAGCTTCGTTGAACTTGTAATAATCTTTGTACGCAATAATCAGAACGTTCAGATTATCACCGAATGTACCAGCATAACGAGCCGCAATAGCTGGGACTTTCATTTCTTCGCAGATATCGATGAAGGTACGCTTCAATTCGCTACGCTCGGAAATAGCAGACATTGCATATTCGTCGTTTGGAACATAAATGCTTGAGTCCAGATTGATACCAACAACGGTTGCAGTTGCAGCTTGACCAGAACCAGGGCCGCCGGCAGCAAACTGAATTTGCCAAGCGTTGTCCAATGCTGGATAATCATTCAATGCTTTCGCTTTAGAAATGATTGCGTTTGTAGGCACATAGAATGCAACGATACCACCAGATGCGTTAACAACGGTGATTTTACCAGATGCAATTACGTTGCCGCCTTGAAGTACGTTCACAACATCACCGACTTTATAATCCACGCCGGGAGAAGTAATATTGTAACTCAGAGATTCGAACAGAGCAGATGAATTTCGGCTCTTAGTTTCGTTTAGAACACGAACAACACGTAGATCGTTGCCGTAATTCAAGAAGTTAACCCCACTGAAGAAACTGTCAGCGGTTTGGTCGTCGGGGCGACCAAATTTATCTACTAAGTCAACTTCGGAGACTGTCTGAGAAATTTGATAAGCTGGGCCCCAGTTGAATTTCCCAACCAGAGCAGCGCGTCCAGTTGAAGATCTTGCAATAGTTGTCTGCAAATTAATTTCTTTAGTCTCTACACCCGGAGAAAGTAATGTCATTTGTTTTTCCTTATGATCCGAAAATAGTCATATCTCGGTTGTCTACCTCATATGTATTTATGCCGTCATCAATAATGGCACCAATCATGAAGTCATCGAGCATTTCTTCCATTTCTGCTTGGAATACGTCGGCACCGACGTTTCTCGAAGCATCAATAAAATCACCGAATCGCTCTTGTGTTGTCAGATACGCAAATATACACAGCGACATAACCAAATCGTCATGAAAACCGTCTTGTGCAGCCCAACTAACACCCTTTTCTACAAACGTTCTAAACTCTTGAATTGTGCCTTTGTGTTTCACAATCAACTTATCTTTTTCGATTAAGTCTTTTAGAGTTGAACATCCAACAGCTTTGGTTGATTTAGTCTGTTTCATACCGAGATCTTTACTTGAGTCAACGATTACGTTTTCATATTCAAGATCAATAAACAAAGACTTAGCCACCATGTTACCTATACTATTTAGCTCTATATAAACCCACGCATTATTATATTCCATACAATATCTCATAATAACGCTTGGCAATAGCAGTGGTGAAATCTTGTTCGAATGATACACCGCAACCTGTTTATATGGATAAACGGTAACATCGATTATTTGCATGGTGCTATAATCTTGTCCACGACCTTCGGCAGGGTCAACGGTTGCAACATATTTGTGTCCTTCGATTGGTCTCTCAATTTGATAGAAACAATCATCTGGAATAACCTCGGTCCACCCCATCTTAGACAATTTAAATCCGTTGATAAGAGTACCAGACGTTCCCATGAAACGGCAGCAATTATGTGTTAGAATTCCGTTGGCATAGAAAATGTTGCCACCATCAACGTCCCGAATGTCGTATAAATCAATGCGCTCGTTTATTACATCTTTATTGATTATTTCAATATCTTGACCGTCCAAAGGAACAAGCATACCAATCTCAACATCTTCGGCATACAAACAATACTGAATCTTGGTAACTGGATGAACAAGAACGAAAATGTGTTTATCGCTTGTCTCAAGTGTGAGTCCATTTTTCATTTCAAACTTGATGTATCGGTCATGACTTACCTTTTCAATGCTGCCGATAGCTCTATATCCAGAAGGAGTTTTGATCTTAATAGAACTCTCGCTGTACGTCGGAAGAGGAGCAAAGCTATTTCGTTTCAGACATTTGATAAGCGCATTGTGCACCGCTATTTTGGTGCAATCTTTAGCATGAGTTTCCTGATACCAGTTACTGAATTGTCTCTCCGGAGGAGACATCATTCCACTTCTCGGACAACGTTTCAATTCGTATGTGTTGATGTTTTCGTAATACATTTTGCCAAGATGTTGAGTGTCGATTTTAATACAGTTACGACTCGGGGTTTTCCCTTTTCTGTTCATAGATTGTTTCCTTTTGGTTTCTTCCGAGAGTCCACAGCGTTTCACAGAATAACTATTGTTTGCTTTTCTAGTAGAAACGATTTTATTGATCGTTTCCTCTGTGTGTTTTTTGCCTTTCATCCCATTATGTTTCACTTTCTGCTTCTCAACATCAAAGTATGAATCATTGAGATAGTTATCCCATTTGTAAACTCTTTTATTTACTTTGGACTCACAGATCAAAGCCGACTCGGCAGTTTTGAATGTCTTTCGTATTTCAACGTCAAAGTCATCCTTGCCGTACTTCTCGATTAAATCATGAACTGCTTTGCTACTTGTGAAATATGTAGACCACAAACACGATGGATTTGCGTCTTTAATTGCGTATTTCACACCATAATAATGCTTATTCTCGGTCTTGTTTGTTACGCGATACGTGAACGGTATGTATTCCACAGTTCCTCCACACTCATATTCTTTTCTTGATTATCAATCATAACATCGACGCGAGTTGTTCCAATCAAGCAGTGTTCTTGTTGAAACGCTTCGATACTTGACGAGTTAATTTGTTTGGTTGACCATTCAAACCCATCATCATACATATCAGCGCCGTTATACAGACGTTCTTTAACGGTAATCCAAGTCGTGGTGTATGGTTTAAACCCTTTATCAGAGTTAATTGATACTTCCCACAGATCATACCAGTGATTAATCCCGTTCGGAGTTGACGTCAGAATAATACGAGATTTACGCCCAGACGAAATAACTGGTAGAATTGCTTTCCATGTATCATCAAAGTTTTCAATAAACGCCGCTTCGTCAAGATAGATCAGTGCGAAAGAGTTACCACGAACAGCGTCGGGAGAGCTTGCGTAAGCGCCTATGGAGCATCCGTTTTCGAGTTCGATGTTACCCTTGTTCCACTCAACAATACCGGGCTGTAGAAAGTCTGGCAGCAGTTCAATGGACTGTTTAGTACGTTCCAGAACTTCTTTTGACATATCACCCTTGTGAGCAAGAACACCAACAGCTTTTGCTTCGTTGAACACAACAAAGTGAGTCAAGAAAATAGCGGTCGCAGTTGTTTTGCCCAACTGACGAGGCAAGTTATGAATGCTCATGCGCTCGGTTGCCATAATACGCAACATATCTTTTTGATAGTCGCGCAATTGAACCTTAATTACACCCCAGTCAATATGAATAATGGAGCAATAAGTCTCGGCGAAATAAACGATATCATCACGACAACGTTTCCATTCTTCAACCATTTCGCGAGTCCATTTAGTCGGGACGTTTGCGCGTTTCAGATTAGGAATGCCTAGATATCGAGTTCTTTTATTAAAGCGATCTTTAAATGTTCTAAAGTCGCTCGGGTCTTTCCCTTGTAGATTCATTTTCTGAATACGCTTCAACTCGGAATAAATGTCATACGACTCCGGATACCAGCGATCATCATGTTGACTCTTGTAATAAACGCATTCTTTCAGAGTACGAACAACTTTCTCGCCACGTTCGTCCTTAATTACAAGAACACCATCCGGCTGTTGAGTGTAAACAGCTTCATCTTCGCCAAATACATCGAGTGGCATATCAAAACTTACAACTTTTCTTTCCAGTTGTTCAACTGGTTTCATTTCCTCAGGCATCAACGACATCTGATTCTCCTTCAATAACTTGTTTTGAACGAGATAATGCCTCAGATTGAGTACCTTCTTGTGCCATCAATTCGGCTGGTGTGCCAACAAAAACAGTAGCATGTTCAATATTCATTGACGGTGCAGCTTGTTGTGGTGCGTCTTTAGTCTTTGTTGTCTCGTTCGTAATAGCGCCCATTTCTTTATGGACTTTTAAAATTTCTTTAGACACGTTGGTCATGCTATTCATTAAGTTAACAAAGGCATCAACGTGTTTTGGACTCTCGGAGTTTTTCGCATTCTCTAATGCGATCTTACCCATTGCCATCAACATTTGTTGTTGAAAGTTCAAAGTCTGACGAACCAGATCATAATCAGACTCAAGATCTTTAGAACGTTCGGCTGGGTGTGAATCTACCGGTTCTAAGACAGTCGGCTCATATACAACGGGCATGGTATCATCAAAACTCATACCCGGTATCCCAGTGACGTCTAATAGTTGTTGCATATTCAAATCATTCATGTGTGTTTTAATCCTCTTGGTCCCGGTCCATCCGGAGCGGTTGGAATAGGAATATTCTCGCTCATTGTCTCTTTATATTTACCATCCCAATTTTCTTTAGTCGCCGTGCGAGGATCAACTTCAAAGTCAACAGACTCGAAATTATCTTCGCCAGTTTTCAACTCAGTCTTATTAGAGAAGAAATCGAGATAGATTGTCTTGATTTCGCCTTTCAAGTTATTTACCGGCGGATACAACCAGCCATCAAGTTCAAATGTAATATCCCATTGAATTCGACGTCTCTCGGTTGCTGGCCCCTCCAATTCTTCCGAAATAGAAACGCCTTGAATAGTGATCTGAATATCACGATCAACGGGTGTCAACGAGTCGTGCAACTCAGTTATTTTTGTGGTAAAGTTTGGTTGAAAGTATGGCAATATTTGCTCAACAATCTGAAACATGTCATCTTCAAAGCGAGTAGCGATTGACAACTCAAAAAGATACTTGTATGGTACCGGGTTATTACGAGATACGGTTCCAGCACCAAGCGACTGAGAGCGAACATTGACTCCAGTCTTGAACATAGGATTGTATACCATGTCAAGCATTTGTAGATTCATTCTCGGTAGAATCGTTTCGATTCTTGCAATTCCATGTTCATCGATGTTGCTGTTAATGCTATTGAGTTTCATTGCGAACCGCTCTTTACTAGCATAGGTGATGGGTACTTTCTGATAAGAAACTTTCCCGTCTCGTTCGCGAGCGACTTGAACGCCGTTGAATAGCTGTCCCATCAAGACGATGTATCTTCTTGATACGCTGTTGTAAAAATATCCAAACATTGTTAGACTCCTCTTTATCGTTATTTAGTGCTTTAGCACTGCGGCAAAGCCGCTCAATCGTGAGAAGAAGAGAAGATAAATTCTCTTATATATCTTTAATGAAGATCTATCTTCTCTTCTCCTTTAATTACAATAGGTTAGCTACGCAGTCGCTGACGCGACTTTCTAGGTGAGTATACTATATGAACAGAATCGGTACTAAAATTAGACAATTCACTATTATTGACATTTATGGTATTGACACCAGTGGTAACAAGGTGTATGCTTGTGTCTGTGATAAATGCACTAAGCGAAAAGGTCTGGGTCTGCCAGTATTTCCCGCTAAGTTCCAAGATATCAGTCGTATGCGTTGCTGGTGTGATCGCAAGTATCACTTCAACGACAAACAGCGCCAGAAGCTTGTGATGCAAAACTTGAGCAAGACTAAGTTCACACTATTTACAGCGCCTTCGATTAAGGAGGAGTGGCACCGCGAGAGTCAGATAGCTTTGCAGTGCGAGCACGGTCACACTACATTTACAAAAGTTGGTAAAGTGATGTTCGATCAACCAAAATGTGATGTCTGTATCGGCATCGAAAAGAAAAAGCCGAAGCATCTTGCAGTTAAGATCGTTTCCGATTATGCTAAATCAAACGGCTATGCAGTCAAACAAGTTTCTGGCTGGGCTGGTAACAGCACACAATACCAAGTGACTTGCAAACAACATGGCTCTTTTGATCTATCGTTGACTCGCATCAAGAGTAATACCAGATGCGAAATTTGTAGCTCATACGAAAAGAGCCCCGCAGGGCTCTGATTTAAAACGACTCCATATCATCAAAGGGATCGGATGCGTCATTCGCGTCCGGTTTCTGATGTGTTGCAATCGGAGAACCTGTTCCGATAATGTTTTCGAACTCCTCAACAAAAGTCTCGGACTCTTCGTTGAATGCATCGTCTTCGGCAAATTCGTCAAGACTAACATCAACTCTATGATCAAGAGCCTTGATCTGTGCTAATGGATCATCATCGCCAAGAATATAACGATTAGGGTCAAACTCTGGTTTGATCTCTTCGCCGCTATAAATGAATTTCTGTGCTGTGATACGATATTTTGCCAAACGTTCACGCTTGACCATAGGCGATATCGGCTCAACCCATGTAACTTCAAACAAGCTGTTATTCAGTGGGAAATAAATCAAGTCACCTTCTTTAGCTCGCTGTCCATCTGTTTGATGCTCAAACAACATAGGGCTAACTGTAAAGCTAACCTCATCATTTACTTGCATACCAAACTTGGAAAAGAAATCTCGCTGCCCACTATATTCATCGAAACTTTCGAGATACATAGCAACTTTATAAGCTTTCTTAAATTTGGACTGCATATCTTCGCCAAATATTCGATCAAAGTTCACAAATTCACGACGAATATAATAAACCTCAACCCCATTCATTTGTACCGATTCTGCCACCAACATTTCTTGCAATGATAAAGTCGGACCATATTCATGCTTATTCACATAAGGGTTAAGCACACTGTCTTGATAAGTCTTATTGTACCCAGCTCCCGTTTCGAGCTGGGCGAACATGCTTTTATTTCTAGCGAACATCATAACTCTCCGTTTCGTTTGTGTTTGTTGATATGTTGAGTATAATTTCCTTGACTCTTTATCATTTTTCCACAAACGGGACACTCTAATACTGGCCAATTTGTAGCAATTTCAGATCTCTTTTGTTTATATTCTGGCGTCTGCTTTACTGCCACGACGTTCTCTATCCAACTATCTGTGAATTTTCTGTTCTTCAACTCAGCGTCGTATCTAGCTCTCTTTTCTGGATCGGAAAATTGTAGTTTTGCCATTTTCGATAGATGCGCTCTTTGTTCATCATTTGAAAATCTTCTTTTTGCTCCATCCGATACTTTCTTTCTAAATTCTTCCGAAGTATTAGTCAATATACAAGCCTGTTTATGTTTTTCTCTTATCTTCAAAGAGGTCTGCCCGGACCACATATCACCACCCTTTCCTCCAACGGCGATATTATAAGTATCTTCTCTTAGAACGAACTTCAAGTTAACATATTCTCGTTCTGCACACTCCAGATCATTTCGTGTGTCATATGTCGCAATAACACGCTTCTCAAAGTTTTCTATGCCATATTTTGAAATAGCATATTTTATTCTGACACCACTACCCATATACGGGTCATTTTCTATTGGGCACTTGCAAGTGCGAATGCCCACATAGATCATGTTGTTTATTACGTTTTTTATTTCATACAAATAATGATTCATTTGATTAACCCATATATACGCCAAGTGGCTCTTCCAAAAGCATAAGCTCCTGTCTCAATACTTCTTTTTCTTGTCTTGCTTCTTCGATCAGTCTGGTGCCATCAACAGTAACACCACCCGGCAATTGCATCCCTTGATGTTTAGCCAATATCTCTCCCCAAATCTCTTTGGTAAGAGTTGTGGCGTAGTCCTTAGTCCATCTGATGTTGTATACGCCCTGATCTGGGAACTCGCTCCTAGCCTGCCCTGCGACGTTTGCCGGCATTCTAGCGTATGGGTTAAGCCATTTGTCTTTATCGTTCGCAGTTGTTGAACCGCCAGCGACGATTCCAGCACCCGCAATACCACGAACAGAACGTTCAATCTCGACAAAGTTCTGAACATGAACTTCCATGATGATTAAATCGTTCTCCATGAAATTCTTACCAGTGATCTGAACAATCCCATTAACTGGGTCTAGCCAGTAGTCAGGCAGCGGGTCAAGCTGGTCCATCATCAAGTTTTGATAACTTTGAAACTGTGCAAAGAACCCAATATTACCAAGAGCCCCGAATGGGCCATGATAACTAATCCCTTGTGGTCCACCGCCTAAGGTAGTTAGAAAGTCGGTGAAAAAGTTCAAAGTTGCGCCACCACCGAGTCCACCCCAAAGCATAGACTTTTGACGAATGATCTTGGTAATAGCGAAAATAGGATAAGCAGATACATCAATATATCCAGTTGCTGCTTGTTCTGCTGTTAGTTTAACCGTGATGTAAGCTTTATTCAAGCCATCATAGTGATATTCTTTATATAGTTCAAGTGCGCGACCGATGCAATCATAAATCTGATCCTCGGTTACTTCAACTTGAATAACAGGCGCACCAAGACGACGCAGAATAAGATCTTTCAACTCTCTTGGATTTCTAACAAAGTTATTTGACATCATCTTGGTGTCTCTCCTTACTCTTTACCGGGGTGTGAAATTGGTGCAGCAAAAGGATCTTTTGCGACGTCAACACGTTTCTCGATTGCATCAACGTCCTCTGAACCGAAGTTGTTGTCAATACGTTTTTCCAGAATTTTCACCAACTGTTTCAACATTTGCATCAAAACTTCGGTCCCGATTCTTTTAAGCATGAACAAAATAATTGCTTGCATTTTTAAATCCTTATGGTTTGATTTTTATATCCGTGTTAGCGGAGCTAACCGGCTGATACTTCCCATTTATCTTGATATAAGCTATTCCTTGCTTATAAGCCCTATTTACTTTAAGACGAACCTCGCAAGGTGTCTGTTTGTTATTTATCTTGATGAACAAGTTTGTCGCCCTCCAAATCGGCGGGTTTCCCCGCCGTTATTAATATTTGATGTAAAGATGTCCGTCTGGATATCCGTCGTCGTCATTTGGTTCTGTAGTACCTGATGTATAAACAGAATCTATGTGCAACTCGAAATAATCTTTAAAAACACCGGTATCAATCAAACGATAGTCTGACCAGTCACCTTTTCCAGGCAGAGATTCACGACGAACACTAATTTCATGATTGGACCCTTGTGTGAATACCAAAGATGATTTTTCGTCACCAAGCATTACTCTATTATCGCTTCCGATAGAAATTAGTTTCTTTCTTTGTCCCTCAGTTGACATCCCATAATAGCCGGTGTCATTAGGCACAGTAATGTTTTTCACTACCATACCAGAAACATCGGCTTGAATAATAGGCATATCAGATTTTGGTCCCAAAAAGAATGATTTTCCATCTGGTGCGATCTCAAGAACGTTATCAAGATGATCGTTATTCTCTGCATGAACAGTATAACCCTTTGGTATGACGAACTTATTATTTGAGTCGGCAAACAACAGCACAGCTTTTCTATTTTCGCCGTTTTGTATCACTTGGCCGAACTCATTTCCGGTAAATTCGTCTGTCTTCGGCAGATCAGATATTTTTATTGTAGGCATACAGCCTCCTTAGGGGCTTTGAGTTTCGATTAGTTTTTCGTCCTCTGTACCCAACTGATTTCCTTTCTCCGTTTGTAGTAGCTTTTTAGGAGTAGGGAATGCGGAGATTTTTGTTTTTATTGTACTAACTGAACCAAATCGATTTTTATAAACTGCATTGTATACGAGACTATAATCGTATGTGTCATTGACTGCTACAACGATATTATTCGTATTCGAGTTCTCGATAGGCCCATATTGAGTTCTCCACTCTATCGCGTCGTAACCACTACCAGCGGATGTTAGTTTAACCTGCATACCGGCACCGCCGGTATATTCTTGTGCTGGCTGAGTTGTAATCTTCGGCAATAGCGCGCCGAGCCATTCGTATTTCGTATCGTCAGACCCGAAATCAACCGTCAACGCATCTGGTGAAGGAGTTTCGCTAGAAATATTTCCAGTCCCTTCCTCGATATTGAAAATGTGATTTCTGTTGTTGACGAACATCCCGAACTGCTCAACAATGACTCCTTTAACAGGATACTGCTTACTACCGAACACGAAATTAGTAGCAGCAGCAACAGAAGTTGTATCACTTATCTTTGCAATCAATTCTCCGTTTGCATGAAGTCTGACGTTCTTGATATAAGAACCAGAAACATCATACCAAATACCAGCACCAAAAACTTGATTGATCGGAATTGTTTTTAAAATCGGTGTCTCATGAGTAATGACGTTTTCTGCCATCACAAACAGAGTGTTTTTCTTGATGTCAACGCCGATACCAGATGTAGAGATATCGTTGTTGTAACCAATAATCATAACTCGATCTGATACCGTATCCATTAGCTGAATACTCGATTCGATATGATTTGTACCGGCAATTGGTGGCAAAGTCTTATTCAGTTTCATATAGGAATCTTTCAAGATGATCGCGTTATAGTTAGCATCGACCGGAGTTGGCTGATAAGCAAGCATTACACCAGACTTAGTTACCATAGGCTGGCTAACTTGAATCTCACCGCTATCATTATAATCAACGCCGACACCAATATTAAACTGCACCAAACAATCTTTCAATGCTTTGAATGTGCTCTGTACTCTGGTATTTGCGACCAACTCAGGGACAGTCGGAAACGCTTTTGTGACTTGAATATAATCCGATTGCTTATTAGAAGGAACACCATCAACGTAAATGTCAAATGACTTTCTACCAACTTGTAGATTAATAGAATGAACCCATGCACTTGCGTTGTATGTCTCGCCAGCTTTCAGATAAATTCTGGTTTGAAAGAACATACGACCATTTGCGGCTTTGAATGTATACGCTCTGCTATATTCATCTTCTCTATTTGAATAATAAGCATAAGCGTTTCCACCAACTTGAGAAGCGTTAGAATAAGCGCTCCAACCCGGCGGGGTAAATCCAATGACTCTGCCATCGGCGTATGTGAAATAATCGGTTCCGTTCAAGAATCGACTATTGATAAGAAGGTTTTCGTCTTTCGGGTCATATGTTCGACGCCACGCACCTTGAGAATACGCCACGCACCTTGAGAATAAACCCAAGCTATCGCGCTTCTCCAATACCCGTTGTAAAGTTTGGGAGCTGCATAGTGCAGCTCCCCATTTTGATCAGCAACTCTAATTGGCATGTTTGTTCCTTAGTTTACAAACTCAAAGAATACATCACCTTCAATCGGGTTAGCTGGAGCATTAGTAGCAAAGTCACCATAGTAATAACTCTGTACCCAAGCGCCATTTCTACGTGAGTATCTTGTTCCATTCTTAGGAACATCAAACGCAGAAGTAACAACTTTGTTCCCGTTAACATATGCATCGACGCAGTTAATACGAACTTCGGTTGTTGCATCACCCAAAACAACATGACTGTTACCAGCGACGTTATCTTTGATTGCAATGACGTTTACTTCGGCACCTTTCAACATACCAGTAATCGCGGTTTGTCCGTTCTGAACTGGTTGTGCCAGTTTAAAATCAAGAACCTTACCTTCAATTTTGGTGTATTGATTTGATTGTCCGACATGAACAATATAATCGACGCCTACTAACTCAGCACTACCAACGTTGATGTCATTGGATTTAAATGCCTTTTTAGTATTTACGTCGCTATCTGGGTCCACGCCATTAAACACTTTCTGCCAGTTCCCTTGACGTCTTGCGTAATATTCGCCGTCACTCGGCGCATCAATACCGTCGTGCCATACTCGATAAGACTTCGCGTTGAAATCAACGAATGGCTGACGTCCAAAATAAACGGCAGTGTTTTCGTCACCAAGAACAATATCATTTTCGAAGTCAACTTTAACGATTGTTCTAGCTTCGTCTGATGTAGTCAAACCAGTCAATGCTTGTTCGTTACCGAGTGTCATTGTCTGCAAACGACCTTTGAAAATAATAGGAGATTTGCTGTTGTCGTAACCAATTGCGATAGCACCAGTTGACATAGGATTCAATGCATAAACCAGACCATGATCTGTTGTATTGAATTTGATACCCATGTTTGAACTCATTGCGATGTCTTTCGATCCCAATGCTTCCCAAGTAGCGTTGCCGTTGGTTGATACACGAACATGAGGAAGTCCATTGTTAGGTGCATCATCTGCTAAACCACCACCCGCACCACCGACGTTGAACGCAGTCCAAACACCATTCTTACGCGCATACATAGCATCGTCTTTTGGTGCATCCAGACCATCGTGCCACACGGTATATAGTGTGTTTGATGTCCCGCTAACAACTTTAATTGATTTCAGATCATCGCCGTTTGTTCTCAGTGCGGTTCTGGTTTTGGTATCACCAACCTCGACATAATCGTTAGCTGAATAACGAGTCGCACCGATTTGATTTACGAGAATATTACCGAAAGTATAACCGGTATATTTCGCATCAATAGCAAGACGAATCTTATTAACTTCGCCGTCGATTGATGTAACCGCGCCGTCTTGTGAGATTCGAACGGTCTTATCAATGAAAGAAGAACCAATGATGTTGATATCACCTACAGCGGTTTCTCCCATGATTTTCTTATCACGATTCAATCTGAAACCAACGCGAGGATCGATATCAGAAACGAAATCTTTGATATTCAGAGAGTGAACAACTGTACCAGTTTTTCCGGCGTAATCAACTGTCAATGATGCGGCATCATCGATAAGGAATTTAACAGGAACACCTTTACCAAATGTATCCTGAGCGTCACCGAACTTAGCTACCGTTTTTGTTCCGTATTTCAGTCCAGCAACGTCAATTTCATTATTGACTTTGCCGCGAATCTCTACGTCGGTATTTTCTTGACCAAGAACAGTAACTGGCGGTTTATCCAAACGAAGACTGAATGAAACTGCGCGTTGACCGTCAAAACTACGAAGTCCTCTGTTTGACCCGATTACCAAGTCATCAGAGAATAAGTTTTTCCAGATCCATTTATTATCAACATAGCGACGAACGAATGCGGCATCGACGTTTTGATCGTCTGTATCAAGAATAAATCCACTACCGGTTTTAAACGGGATATACATTTCTTCATACATCGATTTGTTAGTTGATTTAATGCCAAGTTTTGTAACTGCTGGATCAGCTTCGACGTTTGTTCCATATACATCTGGTTTCAACTTTGCGGCATCTTCTTGTAAATCTCGAACTGCCGGAGTTGTTTCCAAGTTCAGCGTATCAGTAACAGTTTTAACCAAACCTTCTAGACGAGTTGTGTTGTTTGTCTCACGTAGATCAAGAGCTTTGATATCACCGCGCATACCGTCAGTCGGTTGAAGTCCAACAATTGTTTCCATGTTATCCAGACGAGAGTCAAGAGTAACACCGTCGTCTTTCAATTTCTTGATATCGGCTTTATTTGCTGTTACGTCATTAACAGTTTGATTCAGAATGTTCTGATTGGCACCGACATCACCACGAACAACTTTGGTATATTCCCAGATGTTATTAACAGTCACTTCGGTACCGCTCTGAGTAACATATTTGATTGGGAAATCAATTTTGCCAGTAGCAATATCCAGATCGCCAAGATGTTTATTTGCACCGCCAACATGATCTTCGGCAGTCTTCACTCTTTGATAAATTGTCTTATCGGTTTTTTCTGCGCTTGGACCAATTTCAGCTCGCAGATCTCTTGTGTTACGAATAAGAATATCTGGAGTATCCCCTTGCCAATATTGCTCAAGACTTGACAAACGATTTTCGTGTTTTACTACGTTTTCCCAGTTGCGCTCAACTTGTCCTTTTACACCAAGACCTGGTGCATTTACATCTGGATCTCCGTCTTGATTAAACCCTTTGTAGTTACCAAGCATTTTCTTGATATTAACGATCTGTGGATCGACAGTTTCAGTAATACGCTTGTTGATTGCTTCGTGACCGGCAACATGAGTAATTTCATCTTGCTCAATCTTTGTCAATCGATCTTGTTGAGTCTTATTGATGTTTTCAACGGCGGTAACGCGATCATATAGATTGGTACCATCGCCTTGTGCATTGATAATGCGATCATGAGCTTCAACCAAATCAATGGTTTTTCCCAGAGAGTCTTTTGATTTATTCAACTCAACGTTAATTTTTTCGACGTTTTTTTGTACCTTAACCGAAGCTCGGTTAAGGGCGCCACCATTGTCGGTGGCACTAACAGCACCGTCGGTATATTCACCGTTTTGAATCCAGTCGATTCTTGTTTGTCCAACGGCGGGAACACCGTCAACATACGGTAAAACTGACTGAGTAGGTTTTTCGATAGCCATTATTCACCCTTAAAGTTATTTGCTAATACTGTTATTTAGTAATTAGCTGAAATATTTATTCACCCCGAATATGTTCCACAAATAGCAGTTTTCTGTTGTTACATAGAAGGTTTTACCATCGCCACCAAACTTACCGTACCAATAATAAGCCTCGTTTGCTACCAAATCCCAGTTTGGATATGCGGCTTGCATACGCTCAATTTGATAACGACTGATTTCGCGAGTAAAGAAAACGTGTCCTCCGTCGCGAGAGCCTTCGATAACGAGTGCGTCAAAATTCCACCACGGCTGATTGATTGCAAAGTTACCTCTATCGAGTGGCCCTGCCCATAAATGCGTCCAAGTCTCTCTAGGAGTTCCATGTTCGTGCCCATTTGGTGATCTTGAGTTGATTAACCCGTCAACATAATCCTTTCTGGTTAGAGAATCACCACGACCATTTTGTCCATTTGCGGTATAGATATTTCTAACAACAAGATCGCCGGCCATTGTGTCGCCATTTCTGTTAATAAACAGAGTTGCGCCATGTGCGCTCAGTGCTTTATTTGTTACACCCGATTGCGCGTTGTGCAATAGTGCTGTGATACCATATTGTGTGTCAGAAGCGATTGGGAGCGTCGCTGGCGCAAGAGCTACGTCGGTCGCAGTTCGAGCATTAGATTCAGCTTGTGTTGCCATTCTAACGGTACCAACGCGATTCTGTGCGGCTCTTGTCTCAATAAATCCTTTTGGAGTAACAGCATACCCATTGTGCAATGCGGCGTTGGTAATAAGAGCCGACGAGTTTTTAACTGTTCCGGTAACACTCTCGGTAGCTCCAGAAACGCTAGTTACTGCGAATGTGTCAATTGCTGCTTTGACTTTAGCTGGTGTCATCGCTGTGGTGTCGTCTACGCCTGCTTTGGCAGCGACCAAAGTAGAAAGACTAACAGACCCACGCTTAGACTCAGAGGACGTGGCCTTGTTGCGCACAACGTCCCATAGAGTTGTTGTGTTAACAGTGACGTCAACCTTAGCAGCCGCTTCTTCTCGCTCTGCTACGGTATTATATCGAACAAGACCGTATATTGTATCGCTCGCATTTGGACGAATCCATTTCTGATTCAAAGCAAATGGAGTAACGATTTTTGTTTTGTCATTTCCCAAAAGAACTTCATCGACGGTAGCCAATTCAGCAATACCACTTGCGGTTTCTGTTGCATTTGGCAATGCTTTTGTGGCATGAGCGTCAATCTTTTCTCCGAGTTTTTGCAAATCGGTAATTGTGTTATCGAATGCGGCAGCTTTAGTGGGGTCGAATACAACCGACCCCGCTTTAGAGCTAATGTGTTGTGTGATATTATTAGTTCTCACGAAATTCTCTCCCAGTAATACAGTTTAGAAACGGCGGCGTCTAAACCAGTGATATTTGTTTCTGCGAACTTCTGCCATTGTCCATATCCCTTTGATGCTGGCGACGCAACAAGACCGGTCATTGTAATCCCGCATTGCGTCCACGCAGGAGGAACATGCGACTTGTGATCTCTATGTTCAAATGAAATAGAAGTCGCAGAAGCAGAAATAACGTTCTTAACATATAAACCGGCATTCTCATAATCAGCAAGAATAGTCAAAACTTGATCTTTTACTTGAGCAGCAATTGATTTATCAGCGATTTTAATTCTACGACCAAAAGCACTAATGATCGCATCTGTTCCACCGACAGGAGAAGCAACGATTCCGTCAAACTGCAATACTGTTTGCTGTGCTTTTCCGCTCGGATCGTTATTCTTTCTTTCGATAATAACCGCGCCAATCGGCATAGTCATACCATCAGCAAGATCAACAATCGCAGATTGAACGTTCGGATGCGTAATATTATCTTCGGAGTCTTGCAATGTAGCAAGACCAATATTATCACTCAAGAAAGTGTTATCGAGTGACGGATGCATTTCAAACTCAGAATGACGACTCAATCTAGAACGAATCAGAACGGCATCACTCGTTTTGGTTTTAGCTACTGTGGTTCTTCCGTCGAACTTAATGCCTTTTGCGATGGCAGAAATCAATTCAGTTTTCTTTACCCCAAGAGCATCGTATTCTGTAACAACACAACGAAAGTCATTTGTACCATATACGTTAGCCATAGACGGGATAACAATAACACTCATTAGAGTGGCACTGGGATGCTGAATAGCAGCCCAGTTTGATGTGCCGGGAGCAGTCCACTCCCAGCGATAAGTAACGTAACCATCATCGATATCTGTGTTTGCACCGATAGAAAATGTAAATCTTGAACCTTGTGCAAATGTAATCGAAGCGGGTTGTTGATAAATGTTGATCATTTTTATAGAACCCTTATCCACATATGAACCGTAATAAACGGTTGCAGGTTATTAACTGGCAACGCGATCTCACTCGGACGCGCTTTAACCAAATCTTCTCTGTAACGCTTAAATCCAGGACCCTCGTCGTCTGGATCAAATTGACATCCACCAACCAAAACATCACCAGCAGGATCAACAATAAGTGCCTTTTCGCTTGAGCTAATAGGTGGAATATTAGTGATACCGAGTGTGTTTGATGTTGATCCACCAGTATTACCGGCAGAATGTCTTGGGTTGCCATTTACGTCTTTATCGTTTACGTTCAAACCGAAGTTGGGGTCGTTAGGATTATCTTCGTTCCAAGAAACTGGAACTTTACCCTGACCAAAACGTCTCCATTCTCCAAATCCCATATAGCTTCTTGGGTTATTTGGGTTATTTGCATTGATGTAAATTGAGCCTACTGGGTATACAGATTCCAGAAGACTATCGACGCTAGTAAATCTAATTGATTCTTCTAATTCCGGATTTGGAACAGCAGTTGATGCACTTGGATCATTTACATCGGTATACATGATTTTATTAGAGCGATTGAACTTGTTTTCTGACACAAGATATCTGGCATCTGATTTTTCTTGAATACCGCCGTCTCCATCCCAATCAAGAGTTGTCCCGATGTCGTTATTGTACCAACGAATGGTAATAATGTCTTTGTGATTCAAATCTTGGTTAATCACAAATTCACGATATCTATCATTCAGATCGGTAACAGTAGAGAAGTCACCACCAGACGGCACCCAAGCACCACCTAAAGCGATACAAGAGGTTTCATCGTTAGCACTCGCACCTTCACACACGAAAGCAGGCAAATCGCCCTCGCCAGCTCTGGTTAGCGCACGACCATTCAAAATGATCTCCATGCTGAATGGATTATAAGTTTCGTTTTCAAGCAAATCAAAGTCGTTCAAACTGAAACGAGATTTCTTACTCAAATCACCAACCCAACGCTGACCGGGAACGGTAGTAATATCTTCGGTAGTCATCTTTTCGTCATATACTCTCAGAGTATAACGTTGATAAGAACTACGATATGACGCAATACCATCCAAGAAAGTAACGATAGTAACGACGTCTCCAGCTTCACAAGGATCATTCAGACGAATAGAATATCCATCGAGTGTATTAAGCTTGTAGACAGAGACTTTATAAGTTTGACTACCAGTTCCTTTAAGCTTGGTTGTTAGATCGGCAGCAACAACGGTATAAGCGGTGCGACTTGAATCATATTGCAAGAACCAAGACCCAGTTCCATTTTCGACGTAAATCACGTTTGCATCCATAGGCTTAACACCACCAGAGAATTGCAACAGCACGGTATTAGTTGCGATTTCAGCTTTGAAATCAACGATAATAAGACCTTCGACTTTGTTTGATGTTGCGTTAATAGTACCAACAACACCAGTTGAATACCCAGCAATATTTCCTTTAACACCACCAGTAATAATTACGTTACTAACAGTTGGTGTTTTTGCTGTCATTGAACCATAGTCGGTGTTTTCGTTTATACGATCCCCGTAATATAGCAAGTTACCGCGACGATATACTTCAACAGCGCCTGGATTATAACTGGTTTCGAAAATGTTCACGAAGTCAGTTTGACCAGCAGTTGCGATAATTTCTTTACGAGAAACGGTAGCACCGTTAGCGGTGCTAATTCCGTTCACACGCTTATTATCAGCATATTCCCATTTACCGGGACTGCAATATACCAGCTCGGCGTCGAGATAGTTTTTCCAAAGCTTATGTTTCTTTGTTGAACCTTTTACAGTATCAGTGCCACCCGGAACAAGACTAACTGGGTTAGTTGCCCACGAACCATTGACATCGCGAAGACGAATAACTTTGCCGTAATCAGATGGCTTACCAGCTGGAAGATTTACTGTAATCTGACCGCCAGTTGTATCGATTGTGTATGCTTTACCAAATACAACTGTGAGTGGTGTTCCTACTGTGGAATAACGTTTCCATGCACCAGCGGCATGAGGCGATGTTCCGTCGCCCAGTTCGTCGTATAACTCAGTAAAGTTTCCGTTGATCTTTTGACCACCGCGACGCATATAATCGCCGGTACCATCATCAACAGCATTACCAAGAATAATTAACTGCTTACTCATTATTGTCCTCCAATTGATTCAATCGCCTTGACGGTCACGTCAATCGCAGTTGAACCGATGTTTTTAACATACATACGAACCACGCCGCTAACGATTTTGTAATCTGCCTCGTATAGCAAATCATCTTTGGAGTTAGCCGTTGATTTTGTTCTAATTCTTGCGTATTCGGTCATATAAACGTTATTGTCGTTTGTGTTGCTGTTATTTACGAGTACAAGAACTTCACTTGCCTCTTGTTGAATATTGGTACCACGCTCGGTAACAAATACCATGTGCTTAACTGCATTATATTGAAATTTGTTGAATAACGGGATGTCTTTAGTTACACCAGTACCGATATTCGGGATCGTTGAGTTATATGGCACAGACTCATCACCAAACAAACTCTCAACTTTATAGCTCCAGTGCGAGCCGGTTGGGTTTGATTTATCAACCCAGAATCGAATCGAGAAATACGATTTCTGAATTTTCATCTGTGTTCCGAGAGTCCCGATACTGTCACCAGATCCACTCACACGAATAATAACTTCTTTACCAGTACCAACTCCAACAGAACCGTCGGTATTAATAAAGTGAACATATTCCCCAGCATGAGCATTACCAGCTGGCAGAGTTACCACTAGATCGCCAGCACCATCACGAATAACAGACAGATCGTGTAGTGATCCAAATTCAACTGGGTTTCCACTCGGCTGTTCTGCTCCAGCATAATATGCGCGAGAGTGTTTTTGATAATATCCGCCGGCATGAAGCGTCATTATCTGATTTCCTTGTCCGGCATCAGACTTGAATTGTCTGTAATCGCCAAATACGTTATACATACTGTTCAAGTTTCGATTTAGCGAAGTACCACCCTGATATAGAGTGTCGCCAGTACCTTCAACACCTTCTTCGCCGGTATCGATCAACAATTTTGTAAGTTGCATTATATATTCTCCTGTGTTTCTATACTTTATTTAGTAGATTGCTTACGAAAAAGCCACCCGAAGGTGGCTTGATTAAAACTCAAACACTAAGTTAAATTCTTCGGTTTGATCTCTCGAACGAATAATAGGCTGTCTATTTTCCATGTAAATCATTTCTCCCGAATGTCTCTCAAGTTGAGTAGGTAGATAATTAGCTGCCTTTGCTTTAACATCAGCGGTCGCTGGATTATCTTTCAACAAAACTGGGTCCAAAATAACACTCAATTGTCTGAACCCCTTGTTACCAACCATAGACGCTTCTTTAAAATAGATACTGTCAATGTATGCTCTAAATCGCAAAGTATGACATTTCATTCTAAAAATAACATCGTATTTGGCAGGGTACCATTTCAATACGTGCTGATATCCCCAGCGAGTTGGATTAGTTACGAGTTCTTGTGGAGTTGGAACAACGATGTGCTCATTCGTACATTCGTTAATTGCAACATCCGACGGGATCATATAAAGATATTCCCAAATGTAGCCATCTTTCATATCAACGCCATCACTCTTACCGACTGGCAAAAGAGATTCGCGACTCGGTGTCCAAATACCACCGATTTTCATACATTCTCCCTTCTCAACAATTGTTTTGATACTACATTGTCCGACGTTGGGGACGTCAACGCAACGATATACCATCCAACCAGAACCAATCTCAGTTCTGTTATAAGGGGCACTATTGGTTACTACAATATCACCGATGTGATGAATAAACGGGTCTGCGAAACGCTGATCACCCCAATCGTCGCGAGGAACGACAGGTCGTAATAGCTCTTGTTGAATTTTAACAGCACCAAGCATTCTTGACCAAACGTCGGCAATACCTTCGATTGAATCATCTGGATATGGCGGAGCAAACTTAGAATCCGTTTCATTGTCCGCCCATTTATCTGGGCGGCCAAATGTTGCGTAAATCGTATGTTCGTCTGCACCATCACCAATCGAGTTGTAAAAGTTCAGAAGGTTTTCGGTTCTGAACTTATTTGTTACTATCGAGCGATAGATAATAGAGGACACTTTTATTCTCCAATTCTTGTTTGTGACGGTTCTTTCAGTGTTACCAAATGACTAACATCACGCGGATCTTTCATATCATCTTTAAGTCGTTGTTCGACTAATCTACGATAATCACTAAAACGTGTGCTAAAGTCGCTGAATAACGGGCTCCATTCTAAACGACGTTCTGATGGCTTATAAACTTTGTTGTTCCAAGTCACGTTAGTTTCGTTTGCATCATAATTGCGTCCGCCATAAGCAACGCCATTTTCACCTTTGGCGTTTTGCCAAGTTGTGATGTTGAATGCTGTTTGTGGAACAGAGACTTCAATTAATTCGCCAGTCTTTGCGTCAAACAAAGGATCTGGATCGGTTAATGGAGAATCTGGGTTAACACTCGTTTTCAGTTTCGGAGTAACACTTGGAAGACCGGAATCCCATCTGTATGTTTTATTTATCTCGATCATTGTTTGCTGTGGAACCATACTAATACCGCCGTTAATGAAAACAGTTAGCATCGCAATTCCGATAAATCCAAAACCGACTGGGTGAACAAAACGAAGAATATCATCGCGATATCTGGCGGTGTTCAACTCGGAACGAATTTTCATTACATAGTATGAGCGATTGCGGTTGATATAGTCGATGTCAGAATAAGCAAGTTCTTTGCCTTTAACGCCACGAACAATTTCACCCTCAAATGCAGTTGATTCGGACTTAATAATCTGACCTTCAACATACTTACCAATCAAGTTATGCAATGTGATTTTCCAGCGAAGCAATCCGTTGTCATAGATACGCTCGATATAAGTCACGTTAGCGCGACCAGTCTTTGTATAAATGGTTCTACCGACGAGATCTTGATCGACGTTAGCAGACTTAACCACGATGTCATAATCGATGCCTACCGAGCTTTCAACCTCAATTTCAACATCAGCATCATACAGCAACTTAAACAAGAATTTATAACTCGCTTCTGTACCCTTTGAGCTATAGAAGTTTGCGGCTTTAGACTCAAAGAATCTAATAACAGCGTCGCGTTTCTCTTGATCCAGATAGATGTTTCTACGTCTGATTTCCGACCACAAATATTCAAAGTTATCGCTTTCTCTTGGATACTTGTTCTTGATCAGATTGAGCAATCTATTGTAATAAGTATCAGTACCTTCTGAGATATATTTCAAATAATATTCGCCAAACTTAGTGAAGTTTGATTCATCATCAAAATACGCCTCTGGACCCATGATGCGAATAAAGTGACTCAGATCGGGGTCAACTAAACCAGTGTCGTCTTCAACGACGGGTGGCAACTCTCTAATTTGATCTTGAAGACTTGCTTCCATCATAACCAACTCTGGACGCCAGACAATGGCAGCATTATCTCGAACACGATATGGATACTCGTAATAAGCTACGATTTCGCCTCCGGCATTACGTTCGCGATCAAATCCCTTGTGAATCATGATACCGTTACAGTATTGCGTGAACCCAGCAAATTTCACGTTCTCAAGATAGAACTTAACATTCCCTTTATCCCAGACTTCTTTGTTTATCTTGAATTCTGGATCAAGTCTATATGTGTGCGACTTTCTCGGGTTAATAACAACAGCTTTATTATCATGTGAGATCCAGCAGCGTTGACCATGTGTAGCCATCCAGCTAAAGTTCGCTTCGTTGTAATAAGTCTGTGGTCTACGTTCGTATGTCTCTCCATCTTCTGATTTCCACACATAAAAGTGATGTCTCTTATATGACAGATAAGGATATTCGGAACTATATTTCACGGCAGAACTGACGTCATCTGGATATTTCTGTGGGAGATCTTCATCAATAACAGTTTCATCAAACTCGTATGCAGCAGAGCTAACAAACACTCTTTCTCCGTCTGTGCTCATGTTACTGAATTTGTGTTCGATACTTTGACGTTCTTTTTCTGTTTTTCCAAATACTTTAACCCAAGAACCGCCATTTGGGATACCCGGCGCAACAATGGCTCCGTTTTCCATAATAAGACTAAACTCGTTGGGGTTAGCAAATGCAGCTTTAAATGCATTCACTTTGGATTGAACTAAGTTACCATCAGCATCTTTCAAATCCGCATCAAAAATAAAGGCGTCTTTGTTCTTGCTGCTAATAGTACGTACTACAGTCATTTGAACACCGTTCTTACCACGAAACACTCTATTTTCCCAAGATGTGTTGACTTTACCAGCATGTGAACCGCCAGCAAAAGTAACGATCATTTTATCAAAGTCGATTCCAGCAGTATAACCACCGGTGTTAATATTTCCGAGTTTGAAAACCTCCGGAATATAAACTTCATCAAAGCGATAAATACCAGCCTCTGTAGCGGGTAGAACATTATTGGGATTACGACGATCCGTTTCCATTGTCGCAACTTTACCAGTCACAAGCGCATAGCATTTGTCTTTGAATACGTCAAGCTTTTTCGTTACACAAAGAGGATTGCCAGTGATATGATAATCAGTTGTGTCCCACATTCTTACGGTGTTACCAGCCCCGTCAGTTCCGATCGGTGCGTTTTTAACCAGAATGCGTTTGAAATTATCTTCTGCAACTGCATATATCCATTGATTAGACGCTGCCTGAGCCTCTACCTTGCGTCGGATGATGTCTGGGTATGAGGTGTATCGACCGAACACCAAAGTCTTAAAGGGGATACTGGCATCCACGTCCATACGCACAAACGTGATTTGATCGTCAGACCAATAATGTGTGTTGCTACTAAAGCGAATTTCATCTGATTGACGACCATAAAAGACATCATCATATCCCAACAAGAAACTACTATTCGAGTTCTGATACATGATTGTTCTTGCAATAGGATAGCCGATGCGACCAGTCAGAGCTTGATAATACCACCAGTTTTGACCACCATCATTTGATACTTTGGCCATATTCTGATAACGCTCGAATGTATAAAGAACATCATCCTTATATCCCAAGTAAGTGCGATCAACGCTAACACAAACTTTCTCAACTGTGTCCTGAACAAGATGCGATTCTTCATCAGCGGCGACATAGTTTTCAATGTTTGTGATGTTTGCAATACCCGGGTCATAAACAAAGTTCTCATTCATCAGAGTTGCATAAATCGGGTCCTTGTTGAAATTCACATAAGATTTATTATCAGTCAGTTTGTTTTTAACGAAAACGTTATTCGGAATAAGCTGTGACATTGTGCTGATAGAATAAGCGTTTGTGTCGAATGTCTCAAGAGATTCAGAATAAACCCAATCTGATGGATCGAATCCTTTAAATGTAGTCGAGATTCTGAAAATGTATTTTGTATTCGGGGCAAGGATTCTATCTTCAAACCACTCGGGGTCTGGTGTGACCCCTCGCTGAGTCCATGAATATACACCATCGTTATTGTCGATAGCGTATTCCACGATATAAAAGAAGTTAGAACCCACATCATCCCATTTTAAGTGCAAGAAGTTTGCACCAAGCTTGAACACTCTCAAGCTGGTAATAGTGGGTGCTTTAATCATTAGCGAACTACCGCCTCCATCTGGATGTTTGTATATTGTGGTCTGAGGTTATTCTCAAACACAATCATTGTACCGTCGGACGTATAGATATTATCCTCGGTTGGTGTTGCGTGTAATTCGATGTAAGCCGCGCTAAACTTGTCGATGTTCTGATTAAGAACGCTCAAGTTAAAACTGATTTCATCTGCTACATAGTCAACTTCTCCAACCACGTAATAAAGATTTCTACCGTCAATAATCTTTTTGTCAAAGTCGGTCCCGGCATACGCTGTTAATCCAGTCACATCGCCAGCAGCAAAAGGACCAATCAACATCAAACCGGCATTCTCATTTACTTTTCCATTAAACGCGACCTTGTTCTTCTTTGTGCCGACGTAATGAATAGAATAGCTTGTTCCAACTCTTGGTGTGTATTTAATATCCGAGCCGTATACAGAACCTTCGTTGATCTTATTCAAGTATTTAATACCAATCATCGGGGCGGAATAGAAGTTCTCAATCTCACGAACAAGTCCAACATTAGTAGTTGTACCCAAAATAGAAATATCAGAATCATCAATACGACCATTCAATTTGGATGTATAGAAACCATTGTTGAAAATTTCAACTTCTTCGATGTAATAACGATCAATAGCGTCCAACACTTTACCCTGTAACCATTCTTCTGTCTGACTCAAGTTATTCATCGCGTAAGTTACTTTGACGTTTGACTTGACATACAGATAATTCGGACTATGAACAACCGGAGTAATAGTAGCGACGTTGTATTCGCGCAAGAAGTTTTGAATATCTTCTTTCTGAACGGTCGTCAGATATAATCCGTCTCTTGGCTTAATCGCAATGAATGCATACCCTGGCTTTTCTGAGTCTGTATAGCATTGAACAGCTTGCACGATATTACCAAAACGATAGTTCACGAATGCTTCATAGTCAGAACGAGTAACAGCACGACGCTGAGTTTCACGCATAATTGGACCCAGTTCGCGAAGACGTTCGATGTCTTCTTCTTCACCACCGCCGGCAGCACCAGTATAATTTGGGTCGTCTTTTCCGAGAGTAGAAGTTGGGTTTTCTTCGATACGCTCAACAACGATATTCTCGATGGTATCAACGTATGCAAAATTACGACAACCGTTAGCGGATTTGCCGTCTGTGCTCAAATACTCAAGAACGATTGTGGAACCAACAGATGGTTTCAGCCCGCCAACGAAACTAGACGCCAGTTGTCCATTTGCTTTAACTGTCTTTTCGCCTTCCCCGAAGAAAATCTCTGTGTATCCGTCGATTGTCTCGCGTTGATAAAATACAGTGCTTGTGCCGCCAGTATTAACAAGAGGCTTGGTTGTCCAGTCAGTCCAAAGAGCGCCGTCGATATAAACACGAACATAGTTTCGATCAATGCTCTTATCGTTAATCTCAATGATGCTATCTTTCTGATAAATCATTTCTTGACGAATGATTCGACCTTGTTTCAGAGCTAAATCGGTAATGTATCTGTTATTGATTCCGCGAATAACTTGAACATCGTCCCAAGTAACGTAATCATAGAAATCTACGTTCTCGATGGACCCAGTAAATTTAGTCCCACGTGGAATCGTGATTGAAATAGGACTACTCTTCATCGGGCTGTGATAACCAGTAAATCGAACAGTCGTTCCGCTTGCACTGGCAGTTGATGGCAAATAGCCTTGATCTTGAACGTGTTGAACAACAGACGAGCGCAATTGAGCAAGTCGCAAGAAACTTTCAAAAACAGCAGCATTGCCGAATTGTTGAATATACAGAGTCGCATAAGTCAACAGATCTGTCAATACAGACATTCTACTACCAGCAAAGTTATAATCTTTAAATTCGTCTTGATTCTGTAGCCACTTAATAAGCTTTGATTTAATTTGCTCAAACGAGGCGCCAGTAAAATCCTTCGGTAAATCTACCGCATTAATTCTATTAGCCATCAGCCGGTAACTCCCATTTTTAATTCATACAAATAGTTTAAGTCGGTGATCAACCGGTAATAAAGAGTAACGACATATTCGTTACGATCATAAATTGGAACAACCGATACGTTTTTCATTCTAACTCTCGGCTCATAGTTGCCAATAGCATCATAGATTGAACGCTCAATCGCGGTTGCTGCCGCTTCGTTCATGTTCTCGAACAGAGAGTTATGAATATCACATCCAAAGTTTGGATCAAATGGACGTTCACCTCGTCTTGTTCCAATAATCCCTGCCATTGATTGCTGAACAGCAGAGACGTTTGTAATATTAACGATATCGTTGTCTCGAAAATCTCGACCCATCATAGCGTCGATATCAGAATAATATTGTTTCGATTCGACTGCCAACATTCGCAGTCTATTTCCAAATGCACTCATGATTTCCTCCTTATGATGCAAATACGCTATTGGCAGACTTTACCAATATTTCACCATCGGTACATATGTCTCCAATTTGTGCTATTGGTTTTCCCTCAATAAAAACTTTGGAAGTTCTCGCAATAACTTTGCCTTGTTTCCAATCAGGTCCGTCTGGTCTTTCGTGTTTTATTACTTGATCGTCTTGTTTGACTACGATTTGTTGACCCTCTGCGAATACCGTAGAGCTTGTGCCAACAACTTTAGATGGTTTCCATGGCCCCGGTCCAATTGTAGGGGCCATGTTTAATACTATGCCTGCCATATTTAAATCCTCGGAAATGGTCCACTCTTATTTATGTAATCAACGAGTTTATTGGCCCACCCCTGATATGTTCCATGGAGCGTTTGAGTGTATTTCGCAGTTACGATATACACGGTTGGAGGTAATGCGGGATTCAGTAAATCAATCTTTCTTATTGTTGCTGTTGGTGTGTATACAATTTGAGCAGTCAATTCTCCCGGTGGGTTGAACTCAATAACGTCACACGACGACGCATCAGCCGGAAGATTATTGAAACCGTTGACAGTCTTTATTTCTAAGGTTTTTCTGTCTCGATATTTAAGTGTCATAACAGCACCATTTCTTTCGAAATAATCAACAAACTTAGATACCACTTTCGTTCCGAGGCGAGAGCCTCCATATGTTTCGATTGGGATTGATATTTGAACAGATTTAGACGCTATTGATTCTCCGGGGTCTAAACTGACTCCAAATTCAAATTCATGAGAAACGGGCAAAGCGCCCGCTCCTTCATAGAACTCATAGATGTTGGCATATTGATCCCAACCACCAACCGGCGGTGTTATTGTAGCCATTATTTCCTCTTAGTTCATGTTAATTGTTGCGCCACTAATTTGAGCGGTGCCTTGTGCTTCCATAGTAGCGTTGGCTCCTTTCATTTTGGCATTACCAGTTGCAGCGACATCATAGTTTCCCTTAACAGAGAGTTTATAATCGCCATCAACGTTAGCAGTCTGATTCCCTTTGATTCGCTGAGTCACATTACCGTCAATAGATTGACCGACGTTCCCTTTGATTAACTGGTTAACGTTTCCATCAATAGATTCATCGACGTTACCATGAACAGTTTGAAACACGTTTCCGTCAATTGTTTCTGTCACGTTTCCTCTAATCAACTGAGTCATATTCCCATCAACAGTCTGTGTCACATTACCCATGTAATACAGTTCAGCATTACCCTCGATAACAACTTTCAGATTACCCTTGACATTCACGTTTCTACCGTTCTTGACGATCAAATAATCTTCGCCAACGATCTTGATTAATCTTGAGCCATCTGGTCGAATTTCTTCAAAAGTCCCAGTTGGGTGTTTTCTGTGATAACGCTCTTTGCCGGGAGTATCGTCAAACTCTTGAATATGTCCACTCTCAGACTCATAAACGTGATTGTACGGATATTGAGCACCATAACTCGACTTTGGTTCCTCAAACATAATTCTCGATTTAGCTTCTACTGGCGGGTTTTCTGGATCATCACCAACATCTACAGCTTTAAAGCTCGCGGTTGACCCGCTGGCATCTTCTTTACTTCGCTTTGATAGCTTGGGTGCTGCATCTGGTACCATCACGCCATACGACTCTAGGTTGCCAGTAAGAATGATCTTTGCGACTCTCGCAGAACGACCGGGGGTTTGTCTAGCCCATAGTGAATCTCGCAATCCAGAATAAGCGGCTGGCCAATCTTCTCTTGCCATTGCTGCTAATGTGTTCTTGAACTTAGCAAGACCACCCGCACCCATTTGGAAGCACATGTTCTCAATTGCCATCTGACGAGATCTATTGGCTTTCATATAGACTTGAGCGATGGAAGTGAATCGCATAATATCAGCTCGAACTTTATTCAAGTCTTGCGCAAATAACTTGCTTATTTCTTCTTTTGTAATAGTCCCACCAGTAACAACTCGTCCAAGTTGAGCACTCAGAATAGAGTTGATGGTTACAAGATTGCTTGTATTCTGATGAATAATCAAATGTCCGATACCGATAGTTGGGTAGCCTTCTGAGTCAAGATACCATTTATTCCGAACACCTTCATCTTGAACTAACATTTCCTCGATTGTGAAATTGGGATCATCATCAGCGACATAATCACCAACCGGCGTATCGTCTGGCTTAATCGCGATACCAGCGTTTTCGTTCTGAGTGTATACAGACAGTGGCGTCCCATCCTCACCAACCATGGCACCACTGCCGGTGCCGCCAGAACCAGCTTGACCACCACCCGCTAGAATATTGACATCGTTGCCAACATATCGAGGGTATTGACCATTCGGGTCGCTGAATCCTTTACTAGAATCCGGTTTATTTTTGTAAATCCCAGGCAGAGATCCGATAATAACGCCATCTTGACAGAACTTATCTCTGAAATATCCGACAACGTGTGAACCCTCTACTAATCCAGTTGGACTCTGACCAATGCCAGACATCGAAGCAGATGTAATAGGCATCATCGGATGCATCCACAACAGTTCATCAGTTGGAATACCATCTACGTCATTTTTTGCTTTTTGATCGCTATGAATTCCCATTACACGAACGCGAACGCGACCGAGATCAAGTGGGTCGAAACGATCTTCGACCACACCCTCAAACCATTTATAATTTAATCCGTAAAACATTATGTTCTCCTAATGTCAGAATCACTCAATAATTCCAGGTCCATTGTATATCTTTCTCTTGTCATGATATGACGAATGGAAAACACCAGCCATTTGCCTGTGTCTCTCATGTTATTATTCCCACCCATACTTGGAACTTTCAAGTCAATGACATTACCACTTGTGATATCTGTATTTCCGCCAATGCGAGCGAATGCGCGTTTAGCGTTTAAGTTTGCTCTATTTACACGTTGAATACCAAGACTGTTACCATTTGATCCCATGTTCAAGAATTGATACATCTGATCTTCACAGCTCATTACTACACAAGCTTTACGATTGTTCCCGATAGTACCACCGTACCATTTGTCGGTGTTGAGAGTTTTATAAACATCTTTCACACTCTCGACCTCAAGAGGTGTGACTTTATAACTCTTGTCAACAAGACTATTCGAAATAACAGTTAATCCAAATGCACCACTTCTGGCTTGATCTCTCAAGTTATATCCGCGATCACGAACAAACTTAATGACTTTGCCATTAAAATTTTGATCGCTTGTCATGCTATAAACATAACTCGCAACGGGATCGGTATTAACAAGACTTGACCCACTAACAAAGTTAACAGCGTCTCTATTTTCAAAGAAATAGAAATTACTATCGCCTTTACTTGTGGACTCTCCAGACTGAGAGTTATCAACCAAATGCGAAATCACCTCAACTGGTGTAATATTTGGGATCACGATGTCTTTGTTATAAAGCGTTTGCTCAACCTTGATCTGATCTTCTCTATATCCAAGCAATTTCAGCATATCAGCCACGATAATATGAGTACCAACACTTGAATAAGACTTAGACACTCGAACAAAATCATTCTCTACCGATCCAGCACTCTCAAAATGAAACTCAATTAACCCACGATTCATCGTGTTTGCATCTGTCAACTCTTTATAAGAGTTAATACGAAACAACTTGGTGAACTTTTTGCCGGGACTTCCACCCGGATATTTGTGATAAAAACTTAGTTCGATGTATTCATCGCCACGTGGGTTCATTGCACTATCCAAAAAGTCCATATCGTTCTTGATTGTAAGAACGCCAGTCATGAATCCTTTTGTCATTCCCTCGTTTATTTCCAACGAGTAGAAAGCTTCACTGGCTTCATAGCCAGTGTCGCCTTGCATAATAAGAATACGCTCGATTGTGAAGTTCTCTAAGGAACTGGCACTAACTCTTTCAACTGCCACGACGTACTTTCTCCATTCGTCTGGTCAACATATCGAGAAACGTTTGCAGATCGCTCGGACTCAGAATGAGAATATTACGCTTGTTCTCATTCTCGTTTAGTTCGTGCTCAATAGCACTAACGGGTGCTAATGCTCCAGTGTGCTGGATAAAGCGATGTGCTGTGTCTCCGATGTCATACCAGTTTTTAGAACCGACTGGGAATTCAGTCAGTCTCCAATAAACCTTACCATTTGCATCTACGTGATAAAGAACTGTGTTTTCTTTATCAGGCATGTTTTTATATTTCTGAATAGCAGAGCTGTGTACCTGTTCTTGAGACTTAATCCATCCGTGAAATGGGTCATAGATGTTATTAAGCATCAACAAGATCCAATAATAGTTTACGTCGCCATATAGATTATGCGCTAATAGCTCGGGTCTGGGGTCACCAGAAACGAAATACTTGCGCAACACAAAGCTACCTGCCACTTCGTTAAAATATTTGCCATAGCTCTTGAAAATATTAGCTGTTGGTATACCGTTATATTTGATTGGGTCAAAAAATTGCATCAACATTATTTGCTATCCTTACCACTAAATGAACCAAAGAAGAATTGTCCAGAGTCCTGTCCACCCAAGTTGGCAGTCAACGATTCCCAATATTCTCTGAAAACTGGGCGCAGTTCTGTGAATGTCAGTTCAAGATCGATTGCAATAGGGTCACCAGCAGTACCAGCGAACGAGTTATAAATCTGTTCTGGAGTGCTTGTGATTCGAATATTCGACAACGCACAGGGCCCCATTGCGAATTTTGGGGTGTATCTAATCTCGGCAACATCAGACTGACTATTAACACGCTCTTCCAAATACCACAGAGGTGGCACTTTTAGAACTTGAATACTTTCTGTACCGCCTGTATTACCAGCTTCGGTTTTCAGTGATGTAGCAGCACCGCCGATTTTATCGAGCATCTGATTGACAGATGTCACTCCAGCATTTGACGGCGAACTATAGATTAAGAACGCACGAATAATTTGTCCAACTTCTTTGAGTTCAGCAACGTTTTTTGGTCGAAAGTTATACAAGAATGTCTGAGTTCTAAGTGATGTATTTTTATACATATTAGCAGAGCGATTCCCAAGAACTTTGCCGGAGATCTGTGAGTTGTATTGTTGTGATGCTTTACCAATATTAACACTGATTTGTTGCATTGCGGTTGTCATGAATGCGTTGCCAAGATCTTTCGCGCCCTCGATAACACCAGAGCCGGCAGAACCAGCATAATTCATTGCCATATCTTGCAAGAAACCGCCGTCATTATCGCTATATTCGTGACTGACGTTTTGGTTTAAGTTCGGCATATACATTTGAATGACTGCTAATGTCTTTTCGTTGAACTTACCAGTAACGCTGTTCAGACTTCGTTTTTGAATATCAGCGTTTGATAGTCCTTGTCCCATTGCTTCGACGCAATAGAAACATAGATAGTTTTTGTGTCGCTCTATTTCGCCTTTCATGGCCAATGGATATTGTAGAGCTTGAATGCCAGCATCGCCGGCGGGTGAACTCAGAAAGTTGCCGATGAATTTACCAGCAGCATCCGAGATCGTCTTCACGCCATTATTGAGCATGGTGATTTTCTGTGCCATTATTAACGACTCCTTTTATGATTATTTAGCTAAATACATATAAAGAGGTTAATTATGTCACAAGCATATAAGGGTAAATTTGTACCCGAAAATAAAGAAAAATACAGAGGTGATTACTCCAAAATCACATACAGAAGTAGCTGGGAGCTTTTTATCATGAAAATGCTTGATAGAAACACAGAAGTTAAATGGTGGGGAAGTGAGATCACAGTAATACCTTATTTCTCAGAATCAGATGGAAAGAAAAGAAGATATTTTATTGATATGACTATCTGTTGGAAAGACGGTAACATTTCACTCTGGGAAGTCAAGCCAGCCGCAGAGACTCGTCCGCCTGCTATACCATCACGAAATACAGCAGCAGCAAAGAAACGATTCGCGGATCAAGTTTATACTTGGGGTGTGAATACATCGAAATGGAAAGCGACAATCGATGTGTGTCAGAAAAAGGGTTGGAAATTTAATATCATAACCGAAGATGTTCTAAAGAGAATGGGATTTAAAGGAGTGAAGGATGATATTTGAAGAGATTGAAATTCCAGAAACGCCAGCAGAAAAACGAAATCGTTCTTCGTGGGTGGCGATCGGCGTGAAGTTCCTCGATGCTAAGAAAAAGACACCAAGCTTAACAGTCAAGAAGTTCGCAGACGACAACGGACTGAAATATGAAACGTTTGGTCGCGCTATGCGTCGATATAAAGACGACATCAAGGAATATTATAGCGCGATTAACCCGAACAAAAATAAAGCTCAATGGGTAGAGTTGGGAGTTGCTTATCTGAGAGCGAAAGAAAAGGGAATGACTCCTGCGAAATTCGCAGCAGAAAAGAAACTCAATCAAGAGACAATGAGTAGAGCATTCAGAAAATTCAGGGATGATATTATCATCAAGAAGAATCTGGAAGACTCGATGAAAAATAAATCCAAGTTGACTGCGAAGCAGAAATATGATTTGTTGAAACAAGATTTCAACGCTCAAGTTAAATCAAGAACTCGGGACTCTGTTCAGAAGAATGAGAAAAAGTCCAACGAATGGTTTAGTGATGTTATCAAGAAAAACGTTCGTGGATTTAAACCGAACAAACCAACGATTGGAAAACTATATACCTATATCTATGATGCAAAGCATAAAGACACACTCCCATATTGGGACGTATATCCTTTGATTGTATATCTTGGCCCGAGTCTGAGATATCCGGGACTGATGATGGGTTTGAACTTGCACTATATTCCGCCGAAAGCACGTAAAGACTTTCTGGAAGAGTTGTTGAAATACGCAAGCACAGATCGCATTACCAACAAGACCGCACTAAAGATTAACTGGGACAAGGTTAAATCGATGCGCGGAGCAGAGCATATGATCAAGGCATATATTCCTCAGAGAATTAAAGGTGGCATGATTGAGATCAAGCCACAAGACTGGGTAAATGTTATCTACTTACCATCACAAAAATTTGTTTCTGGACCCCAGAGCAAATCGTTTGGTGCGCAGAAAGTTTGGAAGGGTTATTAATTTACACAAGGGCGGCATATGCCGCCTTTTTATTAGGAGAATCATAATGGGCTTATTAGATACAGCCGCAGGTTATATTAAAGAGATTCCCGGTAAGATTCCGGGATTAGCGAGTAAAGCGATGTCAGATGGCATTGATTACATTGCTGATAGATTAGCAGACGATCCAAATTCAACGCCGGACTTTGCTCGCTTCATGCGAGTGATTGAGAATAAAGATCTGGCTCGCGCAAACACGTTTCTGGTGCGCTTTGGTGACTTCCGAAGTGTAGCAGCGTCTGATGGTATTCTAAATCATCTTGGACCTCTTGGTGATGTGATTGGTGGCGTTGGTGACGCAATCAACAAGTCAACTGGTGGTTTCTTTGGTGGAACGAGTTTTCAGTGGCATCGAATTCAAGATATCGCAATGAATCAGGGCAAGAAACTGCTTAGTCCGAAGATCAAGAATATTATGGGGGCGATTGACCCAACTTTAGTTAGAATGATTCCGGGAGCTGGTGAGTTGTTAGATGGTTTCTTGGGTTCTGATTATGATGTCAACCGAGATTTAGCGTTGATGGTAAAATCAGTCAACTTGCCGGGAACGAATTTCGATACGCAAGTCAATTATAACGAACGCAAGCCATTTACCGAAGTAAGAAACAGATCAGTCGATAACATCAGAATGACTTTCTATTGTTCGTCCGATTATGCAGAGCGTATTTGGTTCTTAACTTGGATGAACTCTATTCATAATCCGAAGAACGGGACATTCGGGTTTTATAGCAACTATGCGAGAGATATCGATATTGTGACATTGAACAGACGAGGTGTAATGACATCGGTTGTTCATAGCGATGGATGTTTCCCAGTTCATGTTGGCGATGTTCAGCTTGATTATGAGAATAATAATCAAATCGCTACCTTTGAAGTAGAGTTCACGGTCAGTACCATGACACAAGCAGCACATGCTGGTAAAGATAATCTGGTCAATAGTGTTGAGTCCTTCTATAATCGTGCTAAAGGCATGATTCGTGGGATCAAAAACGCATAATCAGTTGACAACGGTACAAATAGTATACTTCTCTAGGAAGTCGCGCCAGCGACTGCGTAGCTAACCTATTGAAATTAAAGGTGAAGAGAAGATAGATCTTCATTAAAGGTATATAAGGAACTTTATCTTCTCTTCTTTTAACATTTAGCTCGCTACGCTCGCAGTCTATCGACACGATTTATCTAAATAAGTTTACAAAACGAAGGAGTTATGAATGGCTAAGTTCACTAAAGATATGCTATTGGAAGCAGTTCAACAATCATCTGTCAAGCTGTCTAATGGTAAAAAAATGAAAGTACGTGCTTTCTTAATGAAAGAGTACAAAATTATGATGTTGGCTAATGAGAGCGAATCTTCTATGGAAGACGCAATGATGCAGGTATTGAAAAATTGCATTGTAGATAATGCTGGTATCGACGTAGAGACGTTGCCGATCTTTGACATAGAGACGTTATACTTGACAGTATGGAAGCTGTCTAAGGGCACCTCAGTGGTTCCTGTGTCGTTTATCTGTCAGAACATGGTTGACGAACTTGACGACGAAGGTAATCCGGTTATGCATGGAGATCACGTTGCGCAACGTCAGTGCTCAACGCCGATTAAAGTCAACGCTAACTTGGCTCGCGCTAAGTTGTCAAGAGTTCCAGAGAGCATGATTAAACTGAGTGACAAGATTAATGTCAAGATGCGCTATCCAACCGTATATGAATCTGAATTCTTTAACGTAGAAAAAGAGTCAGATCTATTTGATATCACAATGCGCTGTGTCGAAGAAGTTCACATGAACGGCGAGATTATGAAAGTCGGAGAAGATATTCAGCCGAATGAGTTGATCGAATTGCTGGATTATATTGATGCGAACGGCTATGAAAAAATGGCTAAGTTTGTAAACGATATTCCACAGACGACTCTTGATGTTGCTGTTAAATGTCCACACTGCGGTCATTCAGAGGCGTATACATTGCGAGGATTGTCTGATTTTTTCGATTGACCCTCGTTAATGATTCGATTTACGATCTATTCACCGTAAATTTCGAAATGCATAAAGAGGGATGGGCAATTGACGAGTTGGAATTAACAACTCCTTTTGAACGTGCCATTTATCGTACTCTATTCGTTAATGACAGAAATAAACGAGCTAAGGAGGCTAGTGAGTCATGAAAGAATCAAATGAAATCTTAGAAGACTCTAGTTTGAAGCTCGCTGTTCAGCTTGATGATACCAGAAAACAAGCAAGAGACTTAGAAACGGCATTCGATATGACTACCGATTCGAGTCTCGATGTTGCTAAAGCGGAAGACAAGTTGGTCAAGTCAATTACAGATAAGACCAAAGCAACAGAACGAGCTACCGAGTATATTGATACGGTAGCTTATTCTCAACGCAATAGCGCGGCAATAGAGGACGATTATCAAAAGGCATTACAGCGTAGAACAGAGTTAGAAAATAAGATCAGTAAACAATCTCCGATTGTTAGATATTCGGAACAAGTTGCTAGTGGTGAAAGTCAACCGACATCGCCAGATACAGCGCCTGAGCCGTCGCCTGCCAAGCCCGCTGATGATGTTGATGCAGCACTAGCGAAGTATCTCAAAGAGCGCGGTATGACGTCCAGAAAAGAACGGGACGACAAACGAGTTAGCGACAAGAAAGACAAAGATGCCAAGATGAATTTCATTGTTCGTGAAGTTCGCGACGCCGGAATCGCCGGAATTCAATATATTGCCAAAGGTGCAATGAGCACAGTTAGCAACGCGATTGGTACAATGGTGTCTGGTGTTGAAAGTGCTGTGTTCAAAGATATTCCCGGATATGGCATGGCTAAAGGTGCTGTACTCGGTGCCGCTGGCGCGACTGGTAAAATGGTCAAGACTGGTGGAAGTAAGCTTATTGAGAAATATAAAGAGAGTAGCTTTCAACGAGACAAGCAGAAAGAGATCAGTAAGTTTCACGAAGAACGTGGTACATCTGGTCAAGAACGAACTCAAGATGAACAAGCTAATACCGAGGCTAAAGAACAGAAACAAGAGAGAAACGAAAACAGACAAGAACGTGGCGAGAACGACAAACGTCATAAATCGTTAATCACTGTGTTGAAAGATCTTGGTAAAATGATCTTGATCGGTGGTATTATGAAAATGTTCAGCGGTTTGTTGGGTAGTCTTTCTATGTTGGGAACTGGTCTATTCTCTCGATTTGGATTATTGATTACGACTCTTGGTGGTTTAGCTGCTAAATTTGCTGGTGCGATGAAAACAGCATTGGCTGGTATGTTCGACAAAGTATTCCCAGATTTCAAAAAGAAAATGGGAAAAACTCCAGACGTTGATAAGAATGGAAAACCAAAACCGAAACCCGATGTTGATGCCGATGGTAAAACAAAGACTGATGCAAAAGGGAAACCAAAGCCTAATGTTGAAATTGACGCTGATGGGAAACCGAAGACAGTTGAACCCGGAAAGCCAAATGCACCAGAAATGAAACCGGGTAAAGCTCTTGGCGAAGCTGCGGAGACTGTAGAAGGTAAAGCTGGGTCAAAAGCCGCTGCCGCTGGAACAAAAGGTATTATGGAGAGACTCGGCGGGAAAGCTGCATTAAAAGGAGCTGCTAAAGTTGTCGGTTCTGTCGCTGCTAGATTTATCCCATTCGTTGGTACGGCATTATTGCTTAGTGATCTGTATGACATCGCGGATTATGTATCTGGTGGCAAAGTCACCGAAATGGTAGAAGATGCTGGATCGGCTATTAAAGAGAAATTATCTCCGGTTGCTAATATTCAAAGTGGCATGGCACCAGAAAGTGCTTCTGTAGAACAGAGTGGCGAAAATCTGAAACGCGCTGAGACTGAAAAGAAAGAGCGCGACCGTCAGAGAGAAGCTGCCGCAACTCAAGCAAGAATGGCAATGGTCAGTAATGTGAGCAACAATAATACCAGCGTCTATACCAGCGGATTTGGGTTCCAGTCAGATCACCCATATTCCAACTCAACACCACATGGAGTACAAAATAGATGATTCACAGTAACCCAGCTCATGTAACGAACTTTAGATTGGATATTCCAGACTCTGGTGGTACCATTGCGTTTGAAATGGCAGTGCAGGGGGTCGCGATCCCCGGCATTAATATCAACCCAATCGAAATTCCAGTTAACCCAATGACAGTCGGTAAAATACCCGGAACTGCCGTTGACTTTGAGCCGCTGAATATTAGAGTGCTCATGGACGAGAATCTATCCGCATATGTGGAAGTTTACAAATGGATGCTTTCTGTAGTAGACTATGCAAAGATGAACAGCACAGCACAGATTGATGGAACAGTTCCTCGAACTCTGTTGTTGCACGTTTTAGACAACTCAAAGAAAAAGATCGTACTAACGTTCAAGTTTATTGATGCTTGGCCCTCTAATTTGGGTGAAGTTGAATTTACTTATACGGACGAGAGTAATAGTCCTATTGTGTTGCCTGTAACATTTATGTATAAGTCGTTTGTGATTGAGAAAGACGGGATTGAAATTAGACCGTACATCGCTGGCTCAAACGGCAGTGCACCTAAATTACACCCATTTTATTCTCACGCATAAGGCTTATAATGCTTCTTGGAATACACGGTAAGAAACGGAGCGGCAAAGATACTGCCGCTCGTTTTGTTAGAAATTACGAAGTTGATATTGGTGGCAATGCAGAGATTTATTCTCTGGCGTTTCCTATTAAGCTCGCATTGAATTTTGGCATCGGTAGAACAATCGGTCTTACATTCGATGATTTCGATGGAAAAACTAATGTCAATCGAGACACTGATTTGTTTACTATTGATTTCGGTATGATGCTTGATTGTCTCAGATATTTGCATCTGTCATATAACAGAATGGAAATCGAAGACTGGTATAAAGCTTGTGAGATCGCGGAGAAACTCGATTATAACGAGCCTTGGACCATTCGTCAGATGATGCAGACTCTAGGCACCGATATCATGGTACAAGTCAAGACTAATTACTGGCTTATACCGCTAATGAAAGAGTCACTAAATAAAGATATAATTATTCCTGATGTTCGTCAGACTCATGAAATTGAGTTCATACGCAATAACGGGAGTATGATGTTTGTTTATCGCGACACAAAACTGTGTGATAATCACATTACAGAACGGGGATTAGATCCGTTAGAACATGAACCAATCATTCACAATGATGCCGATTTGACGTCATTTTGTGAGAAAGTCTTAACTACATATAAGGAATTGAAATGCAAGAACAAGTTCAACAACTGCAAGCACAACTGAACAGTCTGAAAGTTCGTCTGTTTGATGCTCAAGAAGCTCGCACTCAAGAATCTGAGTTTTATCAAGGTTTCTTCGCTCAACTGGCTAAAGAGCTGGGACTGGAAGGCGAAGCTGCAACTCAACCGGAAGCATATCTGGCTAAGATTGCAGAGCTGAAAGCTCCGAAAGCAGTTGACGGCGAGCTGGTAAGCGAGTAATATGATGCTGTCGTTTTCAGAATTCACTGAGACGACGGAGCAAAAAGAAACGCGAGGCACTTATGTAGCAGTTCGTTACAAGCCTCGCACTGCTATGGCTATTGTTAGAAGATGTCGCGAAATGGGTATCCCTAATCTGGTACCCTATGATAAGATGCACACCACGTTGGTTTACTCCAGAAAATACTTGCCTGATTTCAAAGCGTATGGTACTATGGAAAAAACGTTGCAAGGTGTCATGATTCCTGATATCTTCGAAACACAAAGCGGCAAACGTGCTCTTGTGCTAAAGCTCACAGACCCTTGGTTTGGCGCTAGACACAAAGAGATCAGAGAGAAACATGGGGCAACTCATGATTATCCTGATTATCATCCACACATTACCGCTAGTTATGATGTTGGCCCTGATTTTGTTTTGCCAAAGTCGTTTACAATCGATTACAACTTGCGTATACTTGAAGAGTATACAGAAGATTTAAATTTTGACTGGAGTCCTTGATTCCAGTCATTCAAGAACACATTGCCGGGGCGTAGCTCAGACGGATAGAGCAAGTGCCTTCTTATGAACTTTTACGAGAGCACATAAGAAGCACTCGGTCGCTGGTTCGAATCCAGTCGCCTCGACAATGTGTTTTACACAACAGAAAAAGTCGCGTCGGAACTGACACTCATAAAGTCCAATTTTATACAAGAGAGTTCCGGACGCGCATTATTTTGGGAGATTGGTGTAATTGGTAGCCGCAGTGGATTCAAAATCTACCGTCTTCTGACGTACCGGTTCGAGTCCGGTATCTCCCACGAATTTCGCGGATATGGCGTAATCGGTAGCCGCAGGGGATTTAAAATCCCAAGTCTTCGGGCGTGTGGGTTCGAGTCCCACTATCCGCACCAAACAAAAAAGAGATTGACACGTTGAAATTGATCTGTATACTAGACCAAGATGAAGACGGAAGCTTTAGTGGACGTGTTTACGGTCTAAACGGCATCTGTATCTTCGCTGGTGAAAGACATGAATACCCGAGTGTAGTCGCGCTAGAAGCTGCGAACGCTCACATCGAAATGTCAAAGGAAATGAATTTTAAAGTTTTCGTTGACAACAACGTTGGAATCATTCAGAATGGCCAACACGTATTTTCTATAACTGTTTAAGGAATTATAATGTCTCGTTTTATCGTATCTCCGGTTGCTGGTAACATCACTCGTTTCGTAGTCAACTCCGAAAAAGTAGTTGGTCTGGTTAAAACTCACGGCGGTCAGACTCTGATCACTGTTAAAGTTGAAGGTCAACTGCCGACTGTTTATCAAGTTGCCGAGAAGTTCGAAGATCTGGCACTCAAGCTGAAAGACTGCTTTATCAAACGAACTGTTGTTACTCCGGTCGAAAGTCGCGGTGTCGCCAAGTTCGTTGTGAATGCCGAAAAGATCGTCGGTCTGCATGAAAACGTGCAAGGCGAAGTTATGCTGAGTATTCGCGTCGCTGAGTTCGAGCGTCCGACCCGTCTGATGATTGAAGAATCCATCGACGCTGTTCTGGAAGCTATTGCTTAACAATTTGGAAGCCCCTTAACTGGGGCTTTTTTGTAACTTATCAAAGGGAAAATATCGTGGGTTCTTTCAATACTATTTGTGGTGTCAGTCGTCATATCGTGACTTGTGGTGAGCCGGTTGTTTTACTCGCGCTTGTCTGTCACGGCGAAACAATTCCAGCCGCTCCGGGTTGCTATAACTGGGATCGATACCAGCTTGCCATGCATCTTCCACTGTATGCGACTTATGATGACTATGGCAACTTCGATATCGAAGACAACGACGCATATCAAGCGTTTCAAGACATGGTAAAGACGCATATCGTTTGTGACGAAGATCGCAAGATCAACATTGATGATCTGTTTGATCCGAACAAGCTGATTTATCAGGACTTAATGCACGGGGAACAATTGTTTATTCAACCGGCTTCCTCGTTTATGGGTTCAAAGAAATCGCCAGTCATGTTCATGGTAATCAAGCGCAAAGTCTATGATCTGATGGTAGCGGAGTACGACCGCACATTGGAACAATCTTGGAACAAAGATTACGCTATCGAGTCTCACAAAAAGATTCGTGAAGTCTTCGCCAAGCTTGAAATTCGAGATCCAGATAAAAAACGCTTGACTAAAGAAGAATTACAGTTGAGAATGGAAGAAATCGAGAAAGCGCCTGAAATCATTCGTGCTGAACTGACAAATGATCTGTGTAATGAATATCTCAGTATGGGTTTCTCTTGGGAATACGATAGTGTTATCAACATTGGAATGGGTCCTTACTCTAAAAACAATTTGACAAATCGTGTTATTAAATTCACTGCCGCTAATGCAGAGCTGCATATCGGACTTCGTAAGTTTGTTAGCATGTTGTGTGAACTTAACATCGAGTTTAACCCGCAGCAATACGGCAGTCAGGACAATGATCATCTTTATCACGCCGATCTGATGACTCGAATCGTGGTAGCTGGTGCTGAGAATGATCAGTCTCGCGAATACCCGCTGAAAATTCATCCGAAATTAGTTGTTGACTTGAATGCGGATGCTGTGTCAGAATACGTATCAGCTAATAAGTGGAAAGAAAACCCGGATCTGATTCATGACGAGAACGGTAATCTTGTTCCGTCAATGAGGAAATACGGTGAGTTCAACGAGATTTCAAATATCGTGGAGTTCAAGGAGGTCTAATCGTGAAAGACGAATGACCTGATTTCTAAGAGGTGGCTCGAAAGAGCCGCCATATTAATGCGATAACGTATTACTATGGCTAATGAGGAAATGAAAATGAAAATTGATAATCTGTTTGACTTTATGGACGCTTTGCGTAAGCAAGACGCACCGGAAGACTTTATCGACTCCGACGGTATTGATACCGCATTGGAAGAGGTCGTAAATTATGAGCTGGGCAAACCAAATCATGGCAGTCGTCACTTCTACGGATACGGATACAAGCTTGACATGAACTGGATCACCGTTTACTATGAACAAGGTTGTTCTTGCTGCAACGAAAAGGAAGATTATTCAATCCCTTATCAAAAGCTGTGGGATCATCTTGTAAAAACAAATCGAGTTGTGGAGATTGAAGAATGAAAACTGCCGCGATTCTGCCTAAGTCTGAGGCGATTGTTGATAAAGTGTTGGACTCTGAGTCTCGCTGGTATCAGGGTAGCTCCATTAACGTTACCAAACGTTCTGTAACTCGCGTGAAAGAAGTGTATTCCTGCGAAACTCGTTAAATGTTTACTACTAAATAAAGGTGTAGTATGATTAAGTTCTTGTTGATTACTTCGTTGTTCGTTAACTTTGGTACCAATTATGGCTCACATAGTCATGCAATTGAGAAGTTCGACACCGAAGCAGAGTGCAGAGCCGCGCTGAAAGTCGCGGAAGAAAATGCACAAGATACATATGGCGAGAATCGCGTTGGATTCTTCGGTGGTCAAACCAAGTTCGAAGGTCAATGCAAGCCATATTATTACGACAAGTAAAGATTTCGAGATTCGAGAAACCGTAAGATCTTTCCGAGCATGTATTGGTGGCATCATGCTCGTATGGACGGGACCAGCGCCCACCTAGCTGGTTGACAGTAGACACTAAATAACTTAGTGACAGTGGAACCCCTTGCGCTAACACTGTGATGCGGACTGTCTTTTTCTCGGTATGCCGTAAACCTAACGTGGAAGTGAACCCTTATTCGGTCTTCGGACTCAACCGGCAGTAGCATGAAACAATGTGGGGATATCGAGAAAAAGATTGTTTACTCTATTAAAACACTGTGCTATCATTATCACATGCTCTTAAAGTAGAGCATAAATAAAAGATAGTTTACAGCGTTGATAAACCGTGATACAATCTTTATAAGGCTCCATTCAGCAATCAAAACTTTTCTGCGGATGAAAAACAAAAGTGAGCCTGTTAGAGTAAAGATTTAAGAAGTCTTTGTTTTACAATCACTAAATAGTAGTGTATAGTAAACAAAGATAAAGAGTGATTTCAGCAACCAACTTAAAAAGCCATTATTTTGAAATAGCCTATAAAGTTCACTCTGTTTCTTATTTGCAAGTTGTTATTTGGGAGACGTGGCTCAAAGGTTGAGCGACGGACTGTTAATCCGTGAGGTTAACTCTATGCTGGTTCGAGTCCAGCCGTCTCCGCAAATAACAATTTACCGTGCTACGGAAGATTTCAGCAAACCATTCGAATTTTTCTATTAACAAGAAAACAGTGAGGTTCGATTCCTCAACTCTCTAGCACAAGAGTCCAGGTGGCAGTTAAAAGTCTTCCAGTTTATAGCCATGTAGCTCAGTGGTAGAGCACACCCCTGATAAGGGTGGGGTCGGCAGTTCAATCCTGCCCATGGCTACCAGTTTCTAGTGACGTAGTTTAGTTGGTTAAAATTCCGGCCTGTCACGTCGGAGAGCGCGGGTTCGAGCCCCGTCGTCACTGCCAGTTTCTACCTAGTAGGAAAAATGAACTTACCCGACAGTAGTTCAATGTTCTTTGAAAATGCATGGATTCACTTCTGCAACCAATACAAAACTTCAAATCTACTATTAAAAGATAGCACTCCTTTACTTCGGTAGTTGGATGTGCGGCTGAGAGGGAACAGCAGGTAAAAGTAACGTGGGTTAGTCACCACTCCCGTATGTGAATCCGAAGACTTGCGTAGGTACTTGCATAAAGTGCCTATTCTAATGTATACTTGCGAGTATCTATTAGAATTTGGGGGTTTAGCTCAGTTGGAACGAGCGACTGGTTTGCAACCAGTAGGTCAAGGGTTCGAGCCCCTTAACCTCCACAAATTTTTAGAGTAGCTATCAGCTCACCGTTGAAAGAATACGGATAAGTCGGCTCGACTACTCGAAGTGCCTCATTGGTGTAGTGGTCACATACCGTCCTTCCAAGTCGTAGTGTCGGGTTCGATTCCCGAATGAGGCTCCAATTTAACATGCGCAGGTAGCCAAGAGGTAAGGCAAGTGATTGCAAATCACTTTATCGTCTGTTCGATCCAGATCCTGTGCTCCAAATTGAGAAATAAGTTATGAGCGCACCTAGTTGGGCGCTGTTCATGAAGAACGGCGATTGTGTTGGACACTGCTTTATCAACTGCGGTTGGTTTCAAGATGATGTTCGAACACTGAGGCAGATCATTAGATATACAGAAACGCCTGAATGTCCTATTGACTTTGATAGCGTAATCGCGTATGGTGTTGTCTATAGCGATGATTTGGAATTCGAACTTCTGAAAGCAGAAGAGACGGAAATCAAGTCTAAGCAGATTTCGGCGATTAAAAGACAACAGTATTGGGATAAAGGAAATCAAGTGATCTTCAATAGACTTTCTGTTAGTCCTAGACTCGCTCCAAAGCTGATTGCTGATGAAATTTGCGGTGTTCAGCCTATGTCTGAACATACTTCGAAAATCTATACGCTAAGGGTTGACACCGATGTTGTTTCTTGCTAAGATACGTTATATGAAAAGCGAATACATGGGATCATCTAAGTCATTCGATACCATTAAGTTGGTAGAAGCGGAAGATGTGGATGATGCCGATTGTAAAGTTCGCGCACATTACAACGATAAAAGTTCGGATTACGGCACGTATTATTCCGTTCTTGATGTCACAATCGAAGCTCCTATTCTGTAGGTGAAAAATGAATAAAGTAAGGTTTACAAAGCTTGAGATTCAGCGTATGATGGAACTCATGCAGATGCACGAAACGAACTTGATTGATGTTGAATATCAAAGCGGCTCAATCGGTACTGTAGTTAGTGCTAAAGCTGTCAAAGATGGAGCAAAGAGCGTTCCTATTACGGATTTTGATAGCTGGTAAGAATATAGGGGCGTAGCAAATCGGTTATGCGGCGGATTCCAAATCCGTTGAGGTGGGTTCGACTCCTACCGCCCCTGAGAACAAACCGCCGTTAGCTCAACTGGTAGAGCAATCGGCTTTTAACCGATAGGTTGGTGGATCATACCCACCACGGCGGACCAAATAGTCGAGTCAAGCAATAGGCTATATACTTATTGCGTGGCGATAGGCTATAAAAAGCGGTGATTGTTGTGTGTGGCGAATAACTTAAACGTTACTATTGACACCAACGCGCTTCTTATACTGCGGCCTATATAGCGGTAGTATAAGTTCAATCAATATTATTGCCTCGGTATCGACTCTTGATACCGTCTGGTGCATTAGCTCAGTGGTAGAGCTGCGGTTTCATACGCCGTCGGTCAGTAGTTCAAATCTACTATGCACCACCAAATTCAATCGCGCTTAAACCTCTGACTCGTTACGTTTAAGCCTTCTCGGGGACGTAGATAACTTCATAATCGCAGGTCACTGGGATCTGAGATACGGGCGGAAATCCCGTCGTCTCCACCAAATTTAAGTGCATTGCCCTAACCTAAATGTGACGAGATAAGCCCTCGTATGTAGCTAAGAGCCGCAAGCTTGTGCGAACAAAGGCTAGTAGGTGGGAACCACCTGCGGGGATCTAGACAGTGCATTTAAATTTGGTACTAAATAGACTTGCTATTAAAGGAGTTTATAATGAGTAATGATTTAGACGCTCGCGCCAATCGTGGCTCTGGCAATCAATGTAGTGCAGCATGGTACAACGCGCCTTTGTGGAAAAACGTTGGCCCACTTGCTAGAAAGAAAGCAGCGGAAGCCGCTGAAAAAGAAAAACAAAAAGATGTTTACTCTACTGCGGAAACATGCGATAATGTCTCTGTTGTCGAAGAAGACTTAAAAGCAAAACAAAGACGATTGTTTAGTTTCGCTTACTGACAGATCTCCGTTCGTCTAGTGGACTAGGACACTGCCCTTTCACGGCGGTAACATGGATTCGAATTCCATACGGAGAACCAAATTGATTAGTGCGCTAAGATGCGAGTTGGAGGAGAGGCCGTCCTCGCTGGGCTCATATCCCAGAGATCACCTGTTCGAATCAGGTACTCGCTTCTTAGCGTACTAAATAAAGAATAATGGATGTGCTGCAATGACGGTGGTATTGCACCAGACTGTAAATCTGGCCCCACAGGGTAAACGTTGTAGGTTCGAATCCTACCGCATCCACCAATTTAAAACGCTCGGTTGGCAGAGTGGTTGAATGCACTGGTTTTGTAATCCAGACCGAAAGGCATCGCAAGTTCGAATCTTGTGCCGAGCACCATAAGAGGGATCCAGATGCCCCGTTTGTAGCATCTGGTATGTAACTCGTTACATAAATGATTTCTTTCGAGTGATCATTTATGTGGCGGTAGTTCAGTTTGGTAGAACTTCAGGTTGTGATCCTGATAGTCACGGGTTCGAAGCCCGTCCGCCACCCCAAAATTTTGCATCGGTAACTCAGTATGGTAGAGTGGCGGATTGAAAATCCGCTGGTCACTGGTTCAAGTCCAGTCCGATGCACCAGTTTAATCGCTTTGAAAGGTGAAATCGCTAATGCTTTTAAGTGCAATGAGATAGCTTCTCGAAAGTCGGGATATAGATTGCCCCGTCGGTATTGATTTCATGTAGAGTTCGATTCTCTACCTTAGCGTCCTATTATAAAGAATACTCCGTCATTAGCGCAGTCCGGTAGCGCATCTGGTTTGGGATCAGAGGGTCATAGGTTCAAATCCTATATGACGGACAAAATTGATTCAGCGTTGCGTTGAATGATGTGGGGTTACACAAAGTAGGATTAAGTTACCGAAACGATAAGACGATGACCCACGTTAAACGTTCATATTCGTCCCAGTTTATAGGGGTATAGCCAAGTTGGTAAGGCAACGGACTTTGATTCCGTCATGCACTGGTTCGAGCCCAGTTACCCCCGCATTTTTAGCTTGCTAAAGGCTAAATGAGCTGCTATGATTCCCGTAGCTCGTTAAATTATCAAACGGGAAGGTGATGCGCGTGTGTAGCCAGATCGTAATGATCAAGAATCACGACGACATAAAGCCGTGTCGAAGAATTTGGAAGCGTGGCAGAGTCCGGCTTATTGCAACACTCTTGAAAAGTGTCGGCGGTTAACCCCGTCCATCCGTTCGAATCGGATCGCTTCCGCCAAATCAAACAATAGAGAGTTATATCATGAAAGCAACAAAACAAGATCTTGAGCTGGCATCCCGTTTCGCTGATAAAGCTGATTCATACGGTTTCGCTACTACTCAAGGTGATGCTAAGTGTACCAATCAACAGATTGAAAAGCTGTTAAAACTTGGACTTATCAAAGTTAGTCGCGGTGTTCATTGCATTGGACAAAAAGACTTTGGCGGTTTTGTTCGAAGAGGAACTCACTATTGCAAAGCTTAAAACAAGAGATCGAGGAAAACGTAAGAGCCTCGTTCGTGTTATCCGGTCAGTGTGTTACTGATTCTCAATGGGAACAGATTAAACGAGCTGCCGAATACATTAAAGAACATGGAGAAATGACAGAGAGGCCGAACGTAGCGGATTGCTAATTCGTAGGCCCGCAAGAGTCCGTGGGTTCGAATCCCACTTTCTCCTCCAAATAATGCGGATGTGGTGAAATTGGCAGTCACACTAGATTTAGGATCTAGCGCCTCCGGGCATGTCGGTTCGAGTCCGACCATCCGCACCAGATAAATAAAAGGGAGCTTCGGCTCCCTTTTTCATTAGGAGAATACAATGAGTAGTTCATTTAAAGATTTCAAAGGCGATACGAACTCAAGCGTTGGTGATCTAATCTGCAAGCTGTTGAAAAGCGTGGCCTACGTTCACCACAATCATCTGGTGACGACCGTCTATAGCAGACATATGGCACTAAACGAATATTACACAAGCTTACCTGAGTTGGTAGATGCGTTTGCTGAGGCTTCTATTGCTCGCGGTTATGCTCAGACATTTTCTGTGTCACATGCGGAAGTTGAAGTTGAAATGTTGATTGACAATTTCCTACAAGAGTGTACTATGGTGCATGAGTATCTGGAAACCAAACGTCATTTCGATCTGGTAAATCTGTTGGAAGACATCATGAGTTTCATGAGTTCTATTCGATACAAACTGAATCTTAAAGGTTGACAACAAATAGGGACTATGTAATAATGGTTCCTATAAACAAGGCCCCGTAGCTAGAGGGTTCAAGCAAGCGGCTCACACAATCTCTTAGATAAATAGTGATATAACACAATCTAGGAGATAATCTAATGAACTGCGCATACTGCGACAAAATCTGTAAGAATACAAAATTCACTTAGACAACACGAAGTTCGTTGTTCCAAAAATCCAAAATAAAATAAAGTTTCACGTTCCATCGAAACTCGGATGTAAAGGCACAAACCAATACACAAAAGCGACCAGACTTGGTTTGGATAAACCTGTCATTTCGGAAGAGACTAGAAAAAGTTATCCGATGCCGCAAAGAGTATGAATGAGACCATTTGGACGGACGAACAAAGAATTAAATTTTCGAAAGTCATGAAGGAAGTTGTTAAAAACAACCCAGATTCTTACAGCAAAACAACGTATCTGGTCGCGTTAAGATGTATGCGTTTGAAGGACAAACATTTAAAGGGAAATGGGAACTATTGGTTGCAAAATGCCTAAGTTCTGCTAACATAGAATACACTAACGAGATTACTCCTTTCGTTTATAGCTGGGAAAACGGAGAACATCTATATTTTCCGGACTTTTATCTACCGTCTATGGATCTTTACATAGAGGTTAAAGGTTATGAGCGTGAACGAGATCGTTGTAAGTGGAAGTCCGTTAAAAACCTTATCGTCCTTAAAAGTTCACAAATTAAAGAATTGGAGAATGGAAAATCCATAATCGAGTTCTTAAAAGAATAACCGCTCGTTGTGGGTTCGATTCCCACCGGGGCCACTAAATTCATTTGAGGTGATGCTATGCATTATATCGACGTTGACAAGGACAAGAAAGTCCGATTATCTCAGTTTCAACGACTCTATCTATCTCGACTGTTTGACAACGGCGAGCGGGTTTGTCGTTATATCAACGAAATGCATCAACAAAACAAAGTTGTCTTTGTTGCACAATCTCCGTTTAACGCGGTAGAAGACAAAAAGATGTTGATTGCCTGTGCTAGTGAGTTCGCATTCAATCGAGAACTGGCTAGACAGAAAGACGATTTCAACTTTAAAATGCACAAGGCTTTGCACAAAGCAAACTGGAAATACGAACATGATTCTGATGATTGAAGGCTACAAAAAGAAAGTTGTTCATCAACGCTGGCAAATCGTGGCATTTCTCGCCAGAAAAGATATCGTGGACGAAGATTATCTGGAAGATTGTGCGGATGAAATTCGCGACATCATGAAAAGTGGTGCTGAATACTGCTATGGTGATTTGGATCCATATCGCCGTGAGATCAACGAAGCTCGTTGTTTGATTGTTAGTGACAACGAAGAGAAGTTAGCAGAAATGGTGGCAGACGCTGCCGAAGAGATCTAATAAATAATAGGTGTTAGTTGTAAGTCTCAATTGGAAGAGCTACTGGGCAGAAACCCAGTGGGGTGCGGGTTCGAGTCCCGCCTTCTGACGCCTCTATAAGGAATATATGATTAGACATAAGTTTTCACACAAGGGACAGTTTTTTCATTGTTTTAACTAACAATGGAGATCCAAAATGGCAAGAACTACCCGAGTTAAGAACAAGAATGAAGTCAAGTATCTGATCGGCCACAACTTCTGGAAAGCGAACTGTAACGCATATTACCGAATTGGTAAGTACGATTTCTGGCGTTATCACATTCAGCAAGAACGTATCAATATGAACGTTTATGAAGAATATGATCGTGAGAAAAATCAGATCGTCCGTGGATACGACTGCGAAGTTTGCAAAACCGGCAATTACTCAAACAAGAGCTGCCGAGAGTATGCCAATCTGAGTCGCGCTAAAGTGAGAGATCAACTTAAAGCTATCACTTTGGAAAATTCCGATTGTGCTGACATCATTGACGACAGAAAACAAAGAACGTGTACCTTCCGCTGGATCGTACAATGGTAAACAGAACCCGCTTCGGCGGGTTTTTTATTGGAAAAATTCCTTGCATTGTCCCGCTGTTCTGATAAGATAGCTCTATCGAAACAACGAATCACTTGAGGAATACATTATGGCTACAATTCACGATTTTCTGTTTCCGTTTGAACTCAATGAAGGTTACCATGTTGCAATTATTGATGATCTTCGTGATACACTTTTGAAATGCACATACAGCCGCAAGATCTCACAGTATATCTTAGATCGTTTCGGCTATAAATCTGGCGTGTATATCAACAAAGGTAAATCTCCAGAACTGTATATCATTACCGAACGTGGTTACACTACCGTTGATAAAGCGTCCGATATCGATGTGTTTTTTGATAAAACTTGTGTTGACACACTAGACGATCTTGTGTATGCTGAAATTGATGATAGCGTTACCGAGATCGAAACGTCCGATTGTGTATACGAGCGCAGTCGTCAACTTGAACAGGAGTGGAAACCAATGTTCGGTGAGTGCATGATCTTTGGTTACGAAGATTCAACACTGGTAGTCAAGAAAGACCACTATTTCGTTCTGAATGGTTTCTTTAACGTAGATATCAACAAACGAGGTTAATTATGCGCAACATGACGTTTAACTCGGCAAAAGAGTTCTGGGATTTTACTCTTGAGGAACTAGCTCAGTTTGACACAATCACGGTATCATTCGCGAATGAATGTGAACTGTATAAGCGGGATCGTGGTCTAGAACTTTACTACCACATTCACCGCAAACAAAAAGTGATTGCATTCAGCCACGATTATGGCTATGATAGTATTATTCGAACTGAAAACGAGGAATCGAAATGAAAGTTTTTGTAAAGAATATGGAAGAACTGTTGACAATGAATCTGATCGGGATTCGCATCGTTGATTGTCTTGGTAAGATCTACAATCGCAACGATGATGCCGAACAACTGTTTGAAAACGTCTTTGGCGTTCGTCCATTCGTTTTCGTGAAAGACATGTATCACGACTGTGGTAGCATCATGTCCGAGTATGGCACAATGTATACAATCGTTGGCCAACGCTTTATCAAGTTCTACGGCGCTGATAATCTGTTTATGGACGTACAGGGCGAATGATGAAAAAAGTTCTTGCGTTTGTCGCTCTGATGTTGTTTAATAGCTCTGTGTTCGCATCATATGAAGGTGTTATTACTTGCTGGTTCCAAACCGGTGTGTATGTGAAAACACCGGATGGCACGTTGATCAACAATCTTCAATCCGATATTATGGATCGAATTGATATTGGATGAGTATTCAGATACAACAATAAATTGTATTATGTTACCAACGCTGTGTGTTCTGTAATGAGGAATCAATAATGAAGCATGTAATTTCGCTGTATAAAGAGTATTTCAATACCGAGTCTATGTTCTATCGTCTGCCAGCAGTCGATAAAGTCGGTGAAGTTGTAAAAGACATAATTGTGGATGATTTGTCCTTTACGCAAAACTATATCTCATTCAAATACAAAAATGAAACCTATCTGGTTTCTGGCTGCAAACTTATTGCTAAGGAAATGAAATGAAAAAGATTATTCAAAACGTGATGTTCGTGTGTGCCATGCTGGCTGTTGGTGCCGTTAAAGCTGATACTCTGTATGAAGTAGAAACCTCCGGTCTGATCTTCAAAGATACTCTGAGTGTAGAAGTATTCAGCGACCCGGACTATCCGAACATTACTTGTTACGTCAACCTGCCGTCTCGCTCTATGAGCATCGAAGACCAGACTGATGTTGCCATGCAGTGTGTGACCGCACCGTTCGAATCTGGCGTTGAACTGACTTCTCGCAAAAACATCTTCTCACAGAAGAAAAGCTGGTTCTTCAAAAACATGGTAATCGACCGTGTTTATGACAAAGAGCATATGAACATGGTTTACGTAAGTTACACCAAGAAAATGGATGGCGACAACGCTAGTTCCGCTATCACCGTGGTGCCTGTTCTGTAAGGGAATTCTATGATCCGTGTTCTGTTTCTTGTGTTCGTCGCGCTGTTATCTGGGTGCGGCGAACCAGAAAAGCCAATCGTGGTTCGAGAAGTGACGGCACAAGCAGCGCGATATAAGCCACAAGAGTGGAGAGGCAAGTTCTATCAAGAAGCTCGCGTTGAGTTTGATTACAACGGCATTCAAGTGTATACTATAGAAACCGGTAGCTGTACGATTGTGCCTGAGTTCAAACAAGAAACCGTTGTGTTGCTGAAAGCCGTTTATTCGAATGGAATCAAATACTACATCAAGGACGACAAATACCAAGCTAACTTTTTAGCGAAATATTGTTACTGATGTTTACTTGCCACGGAAGGCGAGCTATAGTAACAGAAAACGAGGAACTAATGGCAAAGCTGTTTTTTACACATGCCGCGATGAATGTTGGTAAGAGTACACAACTGTTACAAGTTGCATACAACTACAACGAGCGCGGTCAAAACGTACTGTTGTTTAAACCTGCTTTTGATACCAGAACTGAGGGAACAATCGGTTCTCGAATCGGGATCAATCGCGAATGTCGTTGTGTGCATCACAACGAAAATATGTTTACTTTGATTGAGAAAGAGAGTAAACTACAGAAAATTGATTGTGTACTTATTGACGAAGCACAGTTTCTAACTGAAACTCAGATCTGGCAACTGTCTGATGTAGTCGATAAGCTCGATGTCCCTGTTATGTGTTACGGACTAAGAACTGACTTTCTTGGTAATTTGTTTGAGGGTTCAAGAACTCTTTTAGCAATCGCTGATGAAATCAGACAGTTATCCGGGATCTGTGACTGTGGAAGAAAGTCATGTATGGTAGCTCGCATTGACGACGATGGTCGAGTTATTAAACGTGGTGAACAAATTTGCATTGGGGCTGAACAACGATATATTTCGTTCTGTCGCAAGTGTTGGAAAGAAAAACTGTCTCACGAATGAGACTATTTTAAACAAACCTGAAAGAGGTAATTTCTTTGTCTAATTTTATGAATGCAATGACTCAAGCGCAAGCACTGGCACGTACCGCGAACGGTGCAGTTACTAACTATACCACTGGTGATAAGTGTCTGAATCTGTTTTCTCAAATCGGTTCCGCTCGCGGTAAAGATCTGAGTTCCATGTTTGTGGAAGCTTACACCGAATCTCCGGATTGGGCAGTTCGTATTCTGCAATGGGCTCGCGATATTCGCGGTGGTGCTGGTGAGCGTGAACAGTTCATTCGTCTGCTGAAACTGCTGGCACATCGCCATCAAGTTGACGCTACCGTCGTTCTGATGAACACACCGGAAATCGGTCGTTATAAGGACGTTGTTTCAATGATTGGTACTCCAATCGAAGATGCTGCGGTCGCTATCATGGTGGACGCGATTCTGATCAAACAGAACGGTCTTGCTGCTAAGTGGGCTCCTCGCAAAGGCAAAGAAGCTGGTATTCTGGCCAAAGCTATGCGTATGACTGCTAAAGAGTATCGTCAGACAATCGTCCGTATGTCGAACACCGTTGAACAAAAAATGTGTGCTCGTCAGTGGGATGGAATTGATTTCGGTAAACTGCCGTCTGTTGCATCTGCCCGATATCAGAAAGCATTCCTGAAAAATGCGAATGAGCGTTATGTTGCTTATCTTGAGTCTCTGAAAAAGGGCGAAGCTAAGATCAACGCTGGTGCTGTGTACCCGTATGACATGATCAAATCATTGCGTACCGGTTCTTCTGTTGCTGCTGATGCACAATGGAAAGCACAACGCGACTGGATGGCTGGCTCTACTGAAAACGTAATCGCAATGGTTGACGTTTCTGGCTCTATGAGCACCCCGACTGCCGTCGCTGGTCTGTCTGCTATGGATATCGCGATCTCTCTGGGTCTGTATATCGGTGAACGCTCTGGTGGTGTGTTCAAGAACGAAGTGATTACCTTCGATGATAATCCTCAGTTCTACAACATCAAAGCGAAAGGCGACGATCTGCAAAGCATGGTGAATCATCTGGGACGCGCTCCGTGGGGTGGTTCTACCAACTTCGCTGGTGCATTCAAGATCATTCTTGATCGTGCCGTGAAACATCGAGTTCCGCAGTCTGATATGCCGTCTATGATGGTTGTATTGTCTGACATGGAATTCAACGTTGCAGACGGCGGTTATAGCGGATACTATCGTATGCGTGACCGCGAACGTACCAACTTTGAGGTGATTCGTCAGACTTACCGCGATGCTGGTTACGAAATGCCGAAACTTGTGTTCTGGAATCTTTGCCCGCGCCCGACTAACAATCCGGTGACCAAAGACGATCAAGGCACTGCGTTGGTATCTGGTTTTAGTCCTGCAATCATGGAGACAATCCTGAGTGCAAAAGAGTTTAACCCGATGCAAATCATGCTTGACAAGATCATGAGCGACCGATACGTCGGTATTGATTTCTAAAATTAAGCCACCTTCGGGTGGCTTTTTTATTGACATTATTTTCGTGATCTGAGAGAATACATAAAAGGAGAACAATATGTTCATAAACAAAAATGATTGCGAAAAATTAAAACGGTGGGCAGATAGCGCACGATTCAAATGGAATCAAGATATTGCTACCGTTGAAACTTATCTCAAAGTGAGAACTACCACAATTGATATCCGATTCTCTTATTTGGATGTCCACGTGGCATTTGATCATATGTGGTGGGAAGATGGCGCCGTGTTCTGCGTTGAAACTGACATCGGAACGAAAGACATCGATACCATTATCAACGATCTGAATTCTAAGTTCGGGGATCGATTGAAAGCAAAGCTTGACGAACGCAAGAAAAAAGAGCAAGATAGACTAAATCAAATTGCTCAAAGAGAGCAACAAGAACGCGAAACCTATCTTAAACTGAAAGAGAAATTCGGAGAATAACATGTTCAAAAGTGAAGATTGCAAACGTATCGTGACGAAAGTCGAGGAACTGCGGATTGATTGGAACGCAAAAGTTTCTCAGTTCCATGATAAAGATAACATTCGTAAGTTGACAGGCAAATATTTGAATGTTAACATGGATCTCGAAGATATGACGATTAGCGTCACGTATGAGACTGGCTGGGACGACGACTTCCACGTTTGTAGCATTGACGTAAATGTTGATGATCGGGAAATTGATGATGTTCTGGAAGATATCGAATCCGAGATTGCTCGTTCATTCCAGCATATCAAACAACGAGACGAAGAATATCGAGTCAAGAAAGAAGCGTGGGAAGCTAATCAGAAGCAACAACGCTTAGAACAATACAAGCGACTGCAAGCCGAATTCGGTCAAATTTCAACTCCAATGTAAGGATTAAAATGCGAAACGTAAACGAGTTGGTCTATAACATCAAGACTTTCAAACAAGCTATTGTCGAACACGCGAATGAAATCAAAGTGAACGGTGATTCCAACTGGGAATCAAATGATGCTATCATTGATGATGCTGGCAACGTGGAGTTCTGGTTTCACTCGCACAAAGGCGAAGGTGATCACTATCGTACCAGTTTGAATCTGAAACTGTTTACCGATGATCGTGTTATCGATCATCATTTGGCAAACTGTAAAACAGAGCTGAAAGAGAAAATCGAACATGATGGCGTCTGAAAATCTGACTCGAATTCTCAGAACCATTGATTACATCGGCTATGATGAAGTGAGTACAGATCCACAAGATCGACATGATTTCATTAGTCAGCATGATCATGTTGAGTTGTTGAAACGTGGATACAATTTCCACATAAGACAGATCAAACAGAACGGTTATCATGTTTTCTTGGTGATGTCAAATGTTTGAAATGCTCTATCTGCTGATAATCGGTCGGCCGATTACGTCTTGCAAACTGATAGCATTGCAAGAGGAAAGAATCCTATCAACTCACCGCTCTATGGAGTGCATTGGCTTTACTGGCTAACTTACTCATGCGCTCGTTGTTTACATTGCAACCAAGAGCGTCTGGCTGAGTTTGGCAGAGCTTGTAAGTCACTGGATCATCGATTATGCTAAGTGTAATGGCAAAATCGGATTACACCAAGATCAGGCGCTACATATTTTTTGTAAAATTTTGATTGCTGCCTGTTTTATCGCTTGACAACTAAATCGATGTCTCTATAATGGGGACATCAACTAAGAGGAAGTTATTATGAGTATGAAAGCTTTGGCAAAACTGTTGTTCCCGAATACTTATACCGCAATCGTAGAAGAAGGCAAGTGGGCTGGGATCGAACAGAAGCGCAAAGAGTACGAAGAACAGAAAGAGAAAGATCGTTTGATCATGCTTTCATACAAACGTCCTCTTGGTATTCCCATGATCTCGTTTGATGGTTCTGGTAATGTTCGCGTCGTTGTTAACACGGATTACATGTACGATGGTGCCGTGACTAAATGTGTAGATCTGATTTCTGGTGAAGAGTTCATTGACTTCACTACTCAGATCCGATACAGTGAGGAATTCGCGGAGCTAGTCGCACGTAATCAGATCGAAGATGTTTACGCTTTGATTCATCGCGGTAACGCCAAGATCATGAAAATGAATCCGAATCGTGAGCCGTGTGTTCGTTTGAAATTCAAGCTGGCAGTGAAAAATTTCAACGAAAAGGGTTTACCTTCTAAGAAATAAGTGTTAAGATAGTTTTGTTGTCGCGATTAGTTCAGTGGGAGAACACCTTTGATCGCAAAGAAGTATCGAGTACGGTTCGAATCCGTTATAGTGTGGGCACATCGAGAAACGTCGTTGGTTCGAATCCAACATCGCGACAACAAACAACATTATGCTGGCGGTTCGTCTAGTGGTAGGACACTGTAAAATTCATTCTGACGAGAATGTTTTCCGCAATAAATACTCGCCTGTTAAGCCTGTAACGCTCGGTTCGAATCCGGCACCGCCAGCATAGTGTTGTGAAAATTTGGGGAAGTAGCTCAGTGGTAGAGCAGTAGACGCAAAAAGCGGAATCTGAGAAGATTCTTTACAGCAAGCCAACGCAAATTAAACTATTGGTCGCGGGTTCGAGTCCCGTCTTCCCCGCCAAAATCTGTCATTCGTGATAGTGTATTAAAAACCACCTGTAGGAAACAAAGATGGAATTTCTGACTGAGAAAAAACTCCGCAATCTGACCACCGAACGTCTGAATGCACTGCGTAAAACCGTGTTGAAGTCTCGCGCTGCTGCACAATATCATGCAGACAATCAAGACTGTTCTGATGCGGATATGGAACGCGCTCACAATCTGGCCGAGTATTACGATCTGATCAAGTCTATCATGGACGAACGTGAACACATCGAAAAACCGGTAAAAGACAAATCTCACCCTCGTCGTGATGGACGTAACGTAAAACGTTCTTGGGATAGTGAGTGATCAGTTAAGATAAATTTAAGCCACCTTCGGGTGGCTTTTTTGTTTTTAGTGCTTGACGTTGATATCGTGATATGAGAATATAGCTACATCGAAACGAAACACTCTGAGGAAAACATCATGACCTATATTCAAGAAGTTATCGCAACTCGCCCGGCAGACCACGAATTCAAATACATGCTGCTGAGTCGTATGAAATCCGATTGTGAGTTCTTTCTGGGATACGGCAATCGTTCTGAATCTCGTCTGTGGGCTGGTAGTGTTGATGAACAAATCGAAAGCATGAAAGCACTGTTCGAAAGCTTTGAAACCAAGCCTGAGTGGATCACCATGCAGATGATCGAGAAATACGAAACTGATATGAAGGCGGAATGATGAAAAATCAAAAACTCGTTAAACAAATGGATCAAGAGTACAAGAAGGCCGTTGGCCTTCTTCGTGTGACTTATTGGTCACAGATCATGAATCGTCGTATGCCCAGAGCATTCGAACTAGACCGACTCATGATGATTCTGAAAGGGTATTATTCGGATTTCTCCGATCAAGATGAAAGCTTTGTTCCTGTTACTATGATCGAGTTTCTGAAAAACGAAAAACGACCGTTCGGTAGTAAAGCAAAATGGCAGTCAATCGCTTATAATCTCGGTTGGGATTACGGTCGTTGTCTATGTTTCGATTTACTCGATTTGCCTGATTTTGTTGAACTCGAAGCCAAATCACTATATAATGGACTTATTGAACAATTGGAGAAACAAAATGAACACTAAAGCAACCGATAGCATTGCCGAAATGCTGAAAGAACACGGTGTCACGTTCCGTTATCGTGATATTATCACGGGGTCAGGCAATCCAAAGAACGTTTACGCGATCTCTCAAGTAGTAGAAGGTCAATCGGTTTACCACGTTTGCTTCTTCGATCTTGATGGTAAGTTTGACGGGCGTTATCTGGGTCGAGTACCGTTAGCATTTCTCTCGTCTCTACAAACGGATGATACCGTGCTGATTGACGTTGACGTACCGAACGAAAGTAACTGTGATTGGGTACACATTCGAGTTACTGCTGATTCTCGCGGTACCAGCGCACAAAATAGTCCGGTTCGTATCCCGTCAGAAAACATGAAGAATGTTAACATCGTCAACGGAATGGTAACAACTTCCGTTTCTCAAGCGGTGTTGAAATCTGATGTTGAAGAAGCAACGAAGAAATTAGTTGAAATTGCTGCCAACTCGTTCTATACTCGAATGGTGATTGAGACTCGTCTTGATCGAGAAGAACGACTGAAAACTATCGCTGAAAAGTTAGGAGTAAAATATGTTTCTTAATGAAATGTTACCAGAAAATGCTCGCAATGGACTTCGGATTCAAGGTAAACCCAAGTCAATGAGCGACAATGATTTTAAAAATGCGCGTCGCGTTATGATGAACATGATTAAACATCATGATATCATCATGCGACTGATTGAAGATGCTGCGTTTGAATGCAAAGATGACAACGAACTGACTGCATTATCTCAGATTCATCGAGATCTTACCGTATGATTCTATTCGGTTGGATTGTTCTTGTTGTCATTGCTGTTGTTGTATCTTTCGCTACCGCGTTTGGTGCATACGCTCAACTAGCATTGAGCGGCAAGATTGATATCGGTACTCTTATCCCAGTGGCAGCAAGTGGCGCGCTTTGGTACGCTGTTTGTGTAAACTGTCCATTCATATTAGTAATGAGCTAAGGAAAATAAATGATTGACACACGAATGAAAGTAGATGGCAAATGGAATTTCAGCATGGATAACGTTTGGTACGGGATTGTCATGTTGACCTGTTCTTTGTTCATCGCGTTGGAACTGCTGGCAACGTATCTGGTATTTTCAAATACCGGCGAGTTTAGAATCAGTGGCTTGATGATCGGCGCGATTCTGGTAATCGAACTCGCAAACACTCGTCGTCTTGCCGATAAACTGGCGGTTCGAGTAAAAGCACTGGAGAGCGGGAAGTAATTCCCGCTTTTTGCTCATGAATCTACTTAACTACTTCAAGCGCAAACCGAAACTCAAGAAGTACGATGTCACCGTTTGGGTAAAACGTCGCGATTTTATGAGTTGCATTGTTCAAATCGGTGAGATAAAATTCACTATAGATTCCGCAGTCGAGCCACATGCCGACAAAATGCGAAATCATCAAGACGTTATCGACTGTATTCAAGCGGATTTGAAACGTCGAAACAAAGACTCAGACAACTACTGGTTAGAAGAATATCACGAGGAAGTAAATGATTAAAGTAATCAAAGCAAGTGCTAATGGCGGTAAAACTACCAAAGCAATTGAAATCGCAATCGAAGAAGCAAAGAAAGGACGTCATGTTGTTTTTCTGAACAACGAAGAAACTCAAGAAAGCCTGATTGAGAAAATGGCTGATATCGAAACTGACTTTGGCACTGGCGAGATCGCTGTTGGTGAGGTTGACGGATCTACTATGACATCTATACAGGATGCAGTTCACAAAGCTGCGGTAGAGCTTGGCAGTCAGCGTAAAATCGATGTAATGGTACTGGACTTCTCCGGTTATGCTGATTTCAATGGCACAGAAGCTCGTTTGGAGCAACTTCGTTCTTATCTGAAACGAATTGAAGTTGTTCACGAAATCGATGTTATTTTCACGATTCAAGTAATTCGTAAGATTAAAGGAGTAACTCGTCCGACTGTTACCGAGATCTGGAAAGATCGTGAAGTCAAGTCGAAAGACGGTAAAACTCCTCCGTGTTTTGATAACATTGATGTAGTTTCAATTGATGTAACTAAGGCGAGTCCGATGTTGCAACATCGAGAAACACAAACCGTTATCTATCAAGAATTGACTGGTAACTATATCGGCAAGTACGTCGATTTCAAATACTACGGTTTCAAAGCATGATTCATAAGCGCCTTGATGATCCAAAAATGAATCTCATTAACTATATGTCGAGTGGAATAACAGGCTATACGTTTTTGGGATTCATAGAAATTCAGAAAGACGATTATTGGGGCATGAAAGTTGGCGAACGGACCTTCGCCGCTTGTCATTTGCTCAACGAACGTTCAAAATGGCCTGTTTCTGAGGAAGAAGAAAAAGAGCAAAAATTCATTGACAGCGGGCACAATACCGTTCTGTATTTCAAGGGAACCGATAACACCAGTTATCTGAAACGATTCAAATCTAAAGATATGGCAATCAAATGGTTTTATAAAACCAAAGTTTTTATTACCGATAACTCCTCTTGCTGGGTGAATAGCTAATGAGAATAGAACGAATTCGAGATCACGACGAATATTGCGACATCGGAGAAGTAACACACGATTATGTGGAAGTAAGCAAAGAAGAGTTTGACAAACTGCGAGATCAAGCAGAAGATCGCGATGTCACTGGATTGTGTTCTCCTCCGATTGAGTTTCTTTATTCAAAAGAGCTTCATTCGGAAGGTTGTGAGATTCTTGGTAAAGCTTACCTCTATGAATCTGAGAAACGTCCGGGGGCGCCAGAAGAAAATCGGTATTTGAAGTTGACAGAAATGCCGAAACCATATAAGCTGGTAACACTGATGAAAGATGATTTGACTCTGGAGCAACGTCGAGCTTATCGTGAACGAGTCAAATCTGGTTACTACAAAACAAAAGGATAAGAAATGTTTTATCGTATTTCGAACATCAAAGACGTTCCTACCGAACTGGTAGAGATCAACAAAATGGAAAAGCCGTACAAAGACGAAACTAACGGTATTATGTTTAAACCGTTCGCTCGTTTTGGTATCGGTTCTGGTAGTGATGCTTATTCCACTATCTATCGAACTGTTTCCGAAGACGGTAAAATGGAAATGCAGTTCCGTTTGTACGGCGCTTATGACGTCGAAGTGATTCGGTTTGATCTTACCAATGGTGTTTACAAAATCAGCCGTCATAACGTCAAATCGCTTGGAATGAGCCGCAAGCCAAATAGCAGTGGTTTGTTCTGCGTAAAAGACGCATATCGAATTGGTGTTGGTCCGACTCTTGCTATTGGTGATGGAGTTACCAGTCGAAATGGAAACTGCAAAGTTCTTCTGATCACAGAGGACGCTGTTGTTCTTAGCGATGACAAGAACAAAACCATTCTGATTCGTAAGAACGATCTCGGCGCATTGGAAGCACACGGTATCGGTTATATCGATGAACCAATCGATGAACTGTTGTAATCACGATTAAGGGCCTTCGGGCCCTTTTTGGAGATAAGATGAAAGCATATGAAACGAGACACTACATTGAACACCCAGTATTACATAATCGATTGTTGTATCTGCTTAACGTTCTGAACAACTACTATCCCAAATCCAAAAAGATAGCAGAATCACAGGAGTTCGCGAATTTCAAGAGCGACACTTATTGGTTGTTTGACAAGCTTTGTCCAGAGTTGAGCTGTGCCAACAGCGAAGATTTTGTAGAAAGTTTCAATCGCGAACGTCACGCGAAAGGATATTTTCAGATTTATGTGAGAATAATTCCTAAAGTCGCTTGACATCAAATTCAGTTCTGTTAAGATAGCTACATCGAAACAAACTGAGGAACAAATCATGATGACTACCGCTGAACTGAAAGCAAAACGCGCCAAACGTAGATTCGCATCCGAGAAAGATGTTTTGATCGAATCTCATGCATTCGCACAACGCGCACTGTCACAAGCTGTTATCATGGAACACGCCGAGAACATCGATCTGTTCCGCAGTAAAATCAAAGTTTACGAAACTCGTATTAACGAAATCACACACTAAGGAAATATCATGGCTTATTATCTGAAACACCAAGTTGCACTGCCGCAAATCGAAATTAACTATGTTCGTCTGATTGATGGTCAACCGGGTGATACAATCGAGATTCAAAATCGTTCTTATGTTCTGTTGAACATCGAGCGCACTGGTAATAACGTTGAGCCAGTATACAACATGGAAGCGGGCGACGAACGTGTTTCTATGCGTATCGTGAACGGCAACGCGCTGATTACCCGAGTTAACAAAGTTAGCTTTGGCATCACAAACGAAAGCATCGATGTTAGCACACTTGGTTGGGTCAAGCGTGGTGGTTTCTACGCTCACAAAGTACGCAAAGTAATGAATCCGGGTCTTATTTCCGGTCGTGCAATTTCCGAGGGTGATGTTATCGATCTGTATCGTCACGGTGGTTCCAAGCTGGAAGTTCTGAAAATGGGTGGCGAACCGATTATCGATCCTATGACTCAGGAATTCATTCTGCTCAAAATCGCTCGACCGGGAAACGAAAAAGATCAAGTAATGTTTCACTCTGTCAAGTCCGAGCAAGAAGATTGCAATTTGCAACGTGTTGCCGGTGATGTTGTTTACGTCAATAACTATCTGGAATCAATTATTCCACATCGTCGTTGATTTACATAGAAAGTTGAAGTACAATATGAGTCTATCGATTGATAGACCCTTTTATTTTGGAGATTACGTGAATTACTTTGCAGAACAAATTCGAATGACTACACAAGCGGCAATCATTGGGGATTGTGTCGGATCATTCAACGAATTCAATTTTGGCACTAAAGGAAAAAAGAAACTCAGAAAAGTGACTCTTGAGCTGTTGCAGACTAAAAGGGATGTCTGGGGTCATGACTACGGTTATTTTACCGATGATACCACTTGCGCGTTGATCACTATGAATTGCTTCAAAAACGGCGAGTTTGATATTCCGCAAATCATGCGACAAATGCGAGCTTGGGTAGAGCATGGTTCATTCGCATCCAATATGGAATGCTTTGACATCGGCGCATCTACATTTAACGCACTGTACGGTAAACCCATCTGTGACGCTGCCAAAGGCGCTGGTAATGGTGCGCTTATGCGTATGTACCCAGTTGCATTGGCAACGTTTGGTCGCGATCCAGCCAGCGTGGAACGCATTGTCCGAGAAATGACTGAGTTCACACACCCGGTAGAAATTTGCGTTGAATATTCTTTACTGTATGTGAAGATCATGCATCGTATTCTAGCTGGCGTCAAAAAGGAACAACTCGAAAACGAGTTTGGACACTTCTTTGATCAAAACGAATGTCTGCCTACTGGCTATGTCAAAGACTCGTTGACAATCGCGTGGCGCACGTTCTTGATGTTCGAACACAAAGAATATGGGATCTACTGCATCGCGAATATGGGACTAGATAGCGATACCGTTGCGAGCATTTATGGATCTATGATCGGTGCTTATAGCTCGATTAGCGGTAACAGTCAAGAGTTTGATTCGTGGTTGATTGACAATATCAAGCGTCAAGATCTGATCGATAGTATTGTCGAAAAATTCAGCAAAAACGTTGTAAATAGCATAAATAATGAACAAACCAAGAAAGTCGCGCCAGCGACTGCGTAGCTAACTCGTTGATATCATTAAAGAAGAGAAGATAGATCTTCATTAAAGGTATATAAGGAACTTTATCTTCTCTTCTTCTCGTTAGTTTAGCGGCTTACGCCGCAGTGCGAACGCACTAAATATAATAAATCAGTTCATTAAGAGGGACAAAATGTTAACAACTAAACAATTATTCGAACGTCAAGAAGAACAAGGTTATGATCGCTTCTTGACTGAAAATACCTTGTATGATAAAGACACTAAATTGGCATTCATCAATGATGAAACTGCTATCATCAATGCCTTTACATTCAACTTCTTGGGTATTCTCGGGAGCTTTAACGCTGCTCGTCAACTGAACGATCAAACCACTCTGAAATTCATTCAGCGTTATTTCAAAACCGACGGTCAACTTCGTCTTGGTAATATCGAGGACAAGAACCACAACATTTCGCTGATCATCAAACTGATGAATGACAAGCAAATGTTTATCAGTACAGCTAAAGTAAACGAAATGACTCGTTTTCTGGTACTGTGTAAGTCCGGTGTTATTAACACTATCGATGATGATATTGTTCGCGCTTGGGTTGCTAATATCAAGAATACCGCTTTGTTGAAAGCAGATCCAAAACTGCGTGACGTTCTACTGAAATTCAAGAACGGCGCAATCAGTATGATTGATGCTTCTAAAGAAATGCGTCGTCAACGCACCAAACACGAAGAAATCAGCATGGAATATTGGGACGTTAGCAAGCGTATTCGTTTCAAGAACATGGATACCATGACCACTGGCACTGCTGCTGGTAACGCTCAGGACGCTGATGCTGCGATTTCTCAAGTTGACACTAGCGTTGATACTGTCGATAGCGTAGAAGATGCCACAGACGCACCTGAACCGGTTCCCGTTGTTGCGCCTGAACCAGTCAAACCCGCGTATCTGACCTATAATCACGATGCTGGATTTGCTGATGCTGTTATTTCAATCGTAGAACAACACATCAATCAGAAAGGTCAAGGTATTTCTGGTATGAATGATTTTGATCCGAATGAATACATCATGGGAGATGACTTTAGCCCAACTGCTTTTGAATTTGATCTTGATGATCCCGCACAGAAAGAGATCTATGATCGATATACAACTCAGTTTGCCGAAGTGACAAACAAACTCGCGTCGTACTGCCGTCAGTTTAAGTTGCATTCGTCTTCAATTGATAATATTCAGTCTGATGTCGGTACCTATCATCTGAACGATGAAACGTTCTTCATTAAGAATCGCGCTGAATTTGAAAATCTTTACAAGAAATACGGATTGTATGGCATCGCAGATCCATTTAACGGTACAATCGAAATGTTTACCGTGATCTATGGGATTGCCGGTAGCAAAGTTGATAATAAATCTTGGCTGTTTGGCTTTAGTGCTGATGATATTCTTCGTGAACTGTTCAACGACAAACTCGGCAGCAAAGTTGAAGCTCATAGTTATGGCATGACACAAGACATGATTATCACTCTTGCCATTCGTCTTGAGAACGCACCAGATGAACGTAGAATCGCTATCGTTGATCAATTTGCTGTTAGTTTCATCACAGTTTCAACTGTGCTTATGGGACATCAAGGCACGGACATGAAACAGAACCCACTGTTTGGTTCTGAGTTTGATATTTTCACCAATACCAAGGCACAAGCCACATTGGTTAAAGTCTGTAACGAAGAGATTGCCAAGATTTACCCAACAATCCCGGGTCTGCCGACATGGGGCAAGGGTACCGAGCCGATTAACAAGTTCCGCAATATGGTTGTTTATCTGACTCGCGATTATATTACCGGTGCTAACTTTGATTTCATTTCCGAATATTGGCTCAAGAAAATGTATCTTGATGATACCGAATTCGTTTATGAATACAAGATGACCGCAGGCGCAAAACCAAATGAAATGACGCATATTCCATTGCGTTTCATGCCGTCTATTGCAGTTGCTCAATTGGCCAAGGCAGTTGTTCGTTATACAAAACTGAACAGCGTGAATTATCCGCCGCTTGAGGCGCTGAAACTGTCAATGACTAAGTTCCCAGAAGTGACCAAAGAAATTCAAGAAATGATTTTGCAGAAGATTGATAATCCTGCCGAAGTGCATTACGCTATGCAACTGATGCCGACCTATCTTGACTCTGCTACAACAGAAACTCAGGTAGAAGAGCGTGTTAATTTCTTGCTTAATAACATCAAAACAAAAGATGGCGTTAGACGCTTTGTGTCTCGTATTGGTCAATGTGAACCACACGTTCGTGTTCCGATGTTGCTTGCAGCATATGAGCACTTTGGCGATGACATGGACGCACAGTATGTTGGTGACTTTACATATGACTTCATCAACAAGATTGATTTCGATGAAAAATCATCAGCTAAGTTTATGGCTCTTGAGGTCGAATTCGGATTTAAGTTCATGAACAAAGAAAATCTGACCGGTATTAGACGTCGTGATGATAAAGCGAAAGCACAACAAACTCTGGTTGATATCATTTATAATGGTATGAAAGAAGATGAAGTGGTTGCTAACGCATTCTTTGAAGAACTGGAAACTTATTACAAGACCAAAGTTCGCAATACTTTGACTGGTGTTAAGTTCATCTATAACCAAGTATCTGGTGGTCCGATCAACATGTTTGATACCCCTGATATGCGTCGCGTTAAGAAGATGTTCGAGTTTAACGAGATTGACCCAGACGAACTGGTAAAAGCTGCTAAGATTCGCGCTAAGAAAGGCGAAAACTTTAGTGATTATATTCGTCGTGTTGAATCTGCTGCTGATTCAAGCACAGTTGTTCCGCCTTGTGCTGTTAGCGATGACAATATCAGCGACGAACAGAAATATTTGATTGGTAAGCATCTGGTTGATACCTACTATGCAGGCAAACACGGTAACACTTACCCATTGATTCACAAGTCTTTCACTGTTAACTTGTCTTATCCAGAATATAACGAGTTCTTGAAAGCTCAAGAATCTATTGGCAAACTGGAACAAATTGTGCCAGCTTTCCACGGTACTGGTGGTATCGCTGCTAACATGGTTCTTCGCTATGGTTTCAAGATCATCCCGAGTAAGGATAAATCGGTTGTTGGTCGTATGCTTGGCGATGGTCTTTACTTTAGTAACAAAATCGATAAGATTTTGCAATACGTGAGTAACGATGGTTATGGTCGTCATGCTGGGACTCGTGGTTATGTGTTCGAAATGGAAACCATTCTTGGTGAGCGCAGAAAAGATTATCGTTCTGCTGGTTGTCCGAATCCAACCGATCATCATGCAGTTCGTTCACCAGAATGGGCCGTGTTTGATCCGAAGAAGCAAGTCAAGATCTTGAAATGCTATGAAGTTGAGCTGAACACTTTCAGCAAATACAAAGAGCATCAAATCAAAATGAAGGGAAGCATGAACGAAAGCAAAACAATGAAGTTCAGTGAAATGCTGACCGAAGCCAAGATGGCCAAGACTAGCGATTATGCGATTTATACTTTCTATGACGGTATGATCCCGATGCGCAAGAACGGAATTCTTGAGTATGTTGACCCGAAAGAGTTCGTTCCGGCTAACGGCGTAGAACTTGAGTATGGCGAAGACTCATATGTTTCTGTGTATATTCCATCGAAGTCAACAGAATACAATAGATATTCTATGTGTAAGAAACTTAAAGGAAAAGACTTGGAGAAATTCTTGTCCAGAGCCTGTAAGTAAACTAAAGCCACCTTCGGGTGGCTTTTTTGTGTAAAAGTCCTTGCGTCGATCTGCCGTTGTGTTACTATACACACATCGAAACGAAATACACAACTGAGGAAAACATCATGGATATGGCAATTCAAGCACAGTTCGACGCAATCGCAAAGCAGTTCAATGTTAATCGTGACGCGCTTGAGCGTATGGCAAATGGTGTTGTGTCTCGTATCAAATACTTCGGTATCGAGAAGTTCAAGAAACTCCCGGAAGCTGAACAGCGTGTTATTCTGAGTGAAGCTGTTGCTCACTGGTTTCACGCTCAACAAAAGATCACCAACGATTATCTGATGAATCGTAATGGTTGTCGCGAAAAGCTGCAAAAGCAAGTCTGGAAAGAAATCCAGAAAAATCAGAAAAAAGTTCAAAAATAAGTTTGACACGACTAAGAGGCCATGTAATAATGGCCTCATTGAAACGAAACAATCACTCTGAGGAAAACATCATGAACAACATCGAAATCAAAGCCTACTTCGCTGTAACTGCTGCTAAGAAAACCAAAGCTCAAGTAGCTCGCGAACTGAACGTTTCCCCGCGTACCATCGGTCGTTACATCGACAAGACTGTGGAAATGGTTCGCGATCAAGTCGCTGCTAAACTGGAAGCTCAGTTCGCCGGTAAAGTACAACGTCGCAAAACCTACGTTTACAATAACCCGAAAAAAGCAGCGTAAGGAGAAAATCATGAATCAAGCTCTTGTTGAACAAGTAAAGTCCAAAATCGATTCTCGTCTGGTAGAATACGTGCGCGTTAAGTCTCGCAAGTCACTCGGCGAAGAGACAATGGAAGTGATCATGGTTGGTGCTAAGATTGGTTGTTCTGATCTTGAGTATTTCAACAATCGTTGGGCTCACTTCATGCTTCATGCTGGTGAAACCAAGTTTGAAGCTATCTGTGGTGATTGCAAGTGGAAATCCGGTGTGAAGTTTCCAGTTCTGCGGAAACAGAAAACCAGAGAACTGGCTTGTGATAAAATTGTTGAGTTCATCAACAAAAACGCTCAGGCTTTCATTGACTGCTACAAACTGGAGGTATAATTGACGTCGATTGATGTAATCGGTATTGTCGCTGGTGTTATTCTTGCTGTTGTTTCGCTGATGACTATGTTCATTGAGTTCTATAGCTCTCGGCGAATCAAGAAAAACTGGGATATCATTCAGCACAATTCCAAAAAACAAGGGTATGAACTCAAACAAAAGAATATTCTAACGTTCTATTTTGAGTCCGAAACTCGAATGAGTCGTGAGCTTTATCCATCGGAAGTGTTTGACTTCTGGGTACAGTGCGCCGACGATCTCGATACTCATACTCTTCCAAAAAACGAAACTGGAGAATAAAATGGCTTACGCTGCCGCTATGATGACAACTCTTTTCATTGCTTTTGCTGCCATCGTTTACTTTGTTGCCAGCTATTTCAAAGAACGTTCGCAAACTCAATTCAATATGCGCCGTTCTTGGATTCGCGAACACTGGAACGAGATCTTTGCCGCAATGCAAAGCAAGAGTATCACCGTTCGAATTCACGATTCGTATGGTATCCCGAAAATTCCGACCGATACCACTAACGGATATTCTTTTATTAGTGACGCTGGTCAACAAACTCGGGTTCTGTCGATTGACGAAACCTATAATCTGCTTCGAAAGGCGGAGAATGCCAAAGATCTGAACAAGCTGATCTTTGGCAAGTATCTGTATCGTCAGTTTAATGTCAAGTAAGTATCAAGACATTAGCGGACCGAATAAAGATATTGTGTTGCGCAATTTCGAGAAAATGTTACAAGGTCAAGATTTCAGTCAGAAATACATCCCTGTATATGCTACTCTCGAAACAAAAATAATGGAAAAACCACTTGTAACTTCCTCTCCCGTTGTGATAAGATCTAATACATCAAATGACATGAGAGACGACGACAAATGGTGGCGAAAGGATTAAATGTAATATGTGATATTGCGTTAGTTCTGAACGTGATAATCTGGGCCATGATCGGGAGTAACGACTTCATGATCATGGTTCTCAAAGCGATTTTACCTATACTGGAGTGGCTTGAAATATGAAAAAATTTGCTGTAATTGCTCTTGCATTTGCTCTAATGGGATGCGATACTGTAACAACTGAGACCACGAACGCATATCAAATGCCGGAAGGTCTAACTGGCTGTAAAGTGTTTTATCTACGATCCAAATCAGATCAAAATCTGTATGTGACTCGTTGCCCAGATACAACTTCGACTCATTGGTCTGTGAATCATGGCAAATCGACATCACATTATGATTCGACCGCTGATAATTATGATTCGAATGCTGAGACTATGGATCAAGCTATCGAGCGACTGAACAAAAACTTGGCTGAACTCTATCAACAAAAGGCGATGCAGTAATGAACGTTATTGAAATTGGTCTGAAAGAAGTTATTATTCTTTTCGTGTTCCTGCTCGTTTGTCGTCTTGTCTACGTCAAGATCATGAACTATCTGGATCGCGATAAATTCTTGAGCAAGCTGCCGGTTCTGAATAAGAATCTGCTTCGATATGGGATTCAGATTCAAGAACAAGAGAAGTATTTCGTTTTTCTGGGTTGGAATCGGACTACCGGTCCAATGACGATAAGCCAAGCAAAAATGTTCATGAGTGCTATGGGTCGAAACGAACAAACCGTGGTTGATTATTTCAAAGAAAGTTCAAGTCAAATCACAAAATCTGTTGACTTCTTCGAGGAAACTAAATGAAAACTCTAATGAAAACCGTGTTCGGCTCGCATTTGTATGGGCTGAGTACGCCAACATCCGACCGAGATTATAAAGGGATCTTTATCCCTACTGCTCGCGAAATCATTCTTGGTGGACGTGAGGTCTACAACGAATCGACTGGCGGTAAAGGTAAAAATACCGTTGATGATATCGATACCGAAATGATGTCCTTGCGTCAGTTCTTGCGACTCGCAAGCAAAGGCGAAACTATGTGCATTGATATGTTGCATAGTAATCAACTGATCGAAACCACGAAATATTGGGATTACATTCATCAAAAACGCTCGATGTTCTACACTACCAAGATGGACGCTTTCTTGGGTTACTGTCGCAAACAAGCAACAAAGTACGGTGTGAAAGGTACGCGATTGGCCGCTCTGGAACGAGTTATGGCAGTAGTCAAAGCAGTACCACAAGACGAACGTGGCTACCGTCTGTCCAGCTTCGTTGGACGACTGCCTACCGATGAATTCACGTTCCCGGGTGCTGAAATTAGTCGAACCGGTGAAGTTGTTCAATTCTATGAAGTGTTGGGTCGCAAGTATCTTTATGGCATCAAGTTTACTGAATTTGAGCATCAGATCACAAAGATCTGGGAAGAATACGGTGATCGTGCTAAGAAAGCCAAAGAAGAGGTCGGTGTTGACTGGAAAGCACTGTCTCATGCCGTGCGCGGAGGTGAGCAACTGCTTGAGATCTATCGAACTGGTGATCTGAAATTCCCACTGAAACATCGCGAATTTATCCTTGACATCAAGCTAGGAAAGCGTAGTCTTGTCGATGAAGTTAACCCGTATCTCGAACAGCTCATGAATGACGTCGAGAAAGAGATTGTTATCGCCAAGAAAAACGGTATGCGTGAAAAAGTGGATACCGAGTTCTGGGATAATTTCCTTTACGAAATGTACGTTGAAGAAGTAAACTATGGTGACAGGAGTAATCTGCTGTGAGTCAAGATGCACTTCATCAACACGAATTGATCGAGCAACGAGAAAACTGGTATCGTCGCGGTGGAAATAGTTTGGTTGGTTCAATCTATATTCCGAAAACACACAAAATCGTGAAAAAAGAGTTGACATTACAAGACATTAGTCTTATCATAAAAGCTCTTGATATATCGATTTCGGATAATCACCCGCTATTCGAGCAAGCAAAACAACAAGGATTATTTGATGCGACCGTTTGAAAACGGAGATCGAGTTGAAGTTGAACTTGTCTCCAAGAAAGTCGGCAACGTTGGCAAGTATAAAGCTACCGTTGTTGGCGTAGCAACAAACAGTGAAATTCCTTTTCTCGGTTATGGGTTTATCATCAAGGTAGACCCTAATCAAGATTGGGACGACATTACTGGATTTGACTCCGATTATACAATCGCGTATAGTCGATATATGACGGAGTTACTGTAAGGACGATTGGTTTGATTTTCTTCACCGACCGTCAACCATCGTAGCAATATGGGCTTGTACGATATTGTTTGCAATATACTGGAACTAATGTATAATCAACATAAGTTCTTGAGCTTAACGTTTTTGATAGTTCCGTTAGCAATCGCAAAAAATAGCAATAGAACATCGTATACTAGAGACGTTAAGCAAACATAGTAACAACAAGGTACTAATCATAATGTTGATTCTTGTTGTTGCTTTAATTTCAACTAACTAAAGAGGTAATACCTTGATGTCTAAGAATTTTGTTCACTCCGTAATCGTAGGTTTGGCTGTGGCTGCTGCCGCTTTTGGTTGTACTCAGCGCGTTCAAGCGTCTGAAATCACCGAAACACTGGCTCAGGTACAACTGGAAAAGGTTTATATCGAGCGTAACACTAACACCGATGTAACCGAATACGGTATGGGTGTTGCTCTGCCAGCTGACTACTTCATGGAAGTAAAGCACGAAACCAACAAACACACCGCTGGTGTTCTGGGTAAGAGCCTGCAAGTGTCCGATGATTTCACCTTTGTTCCGAGTGTCGAATACGGCATTTTCGAAGGCGACAACACCGATCACGAAACCTACGTTCAGGGCATTGTTGAATATATGCCGTTCGCTAAACTGTATACCTACGCTGGTGCCGGTTATAGCTTCATGAACGAAGGTCAAGACTACAGCAAAGTGAAAGCTGGCGTTAGTTATGAACTGCATCCGGAAATGACTGTTGGTTACAACTACACTCGCAAAGGTTTCCATGAGCGTACCGATTTCGATCTGAACACTCCGACCTCAAATGAGCATGAAGTTGCAATGACTTTCACCGGTCATATGATTCAGCCGTATGTCAAGATGCGTCACACCGTCACCACTGGCGTTGGTTATGACAACTCCGCAGTTCTCGGCGCTGCACTGGTATTCTGATAACGTGAAGGGGTAGAAAATACCCCTCACAAAAAGCTTGTTTTGTGTCTAAAGATATGAGACAATCTTTTTGTGATAAGAAATCACAAAACAAAAACATCAATCAATGAAGGGAGCCTTCAAATGAACGTATTTAAATCCAATCTGTGTGTTTCCACTGACTCTTACAAAATCAGCCATCCTTGGCAGTTCCCAGAAGGTAGCGATGCCGCTAGTTTCTACGCCGAACCGCGAATCGATGATCCTGTGATGTTGTCTGGTCTTCACTTTCTTGCGCGTGTCCTGGAGCAGGGTATTACTGTCGCTGACGTAACTCGCGCAAACTTGCTTTACAAATCTCACTTCGGCCGCGATATCTTCGCGTATGACATGTGGATGAAAATTGCAACTGAACGTGGTGGTAAACTGCCGGTTAATATGTACGGTGCAAAAGACGGTCAAGTTATTCCGGGTCGTAATGCAACTATGGTTCTGGAGACTTTCGGTTCTGCTTTCAGCATCGGTGGTCACCTCGAAACTTTCGTGTTGCGCGGTCACTGGTATCCCAGCTCTGTTGCAACTCTGAGTTTCAAAATCAAGAAGCTTTGCAAAAAGTATCTGAAAGAAACCTCAGATCTGGAAGGTGCTGATCTTGACTTTGTTCTGAAAACTCGCCTGCACGACTTCGGTGCTCGCGGTGCGACTTGCGAACAAGCGGCGAAACTGGGTGGTCTGGCGCATCTGATCAACTTCATGGGTACTGATACCGTTGAAGCTCTGATTCTTGCACAAGACATCTATAACATGGCTCATGATATCGCTGTTGGTATCAGTATCCCAGCGCGTGAGCATAGCACTACCATTTGCTATGGTGATGAAGGTTTGCTGACTCCTGAACAAGAAGACGAAGCATTCTGGAACAGCATTCGCAACTGGGGCGACGGTGTTTATGCGATTGTTGCTGACTCTATCGACTACAAAGCAGCGGTTGATCGTCTGACCACTGGTGAATTCAAGAAAGAGATTCTGGCTCGCGGCGGTACTTGCGTGATTCGTCCTGACTCTGGCGACATGTTTGATAATATCGGATATGCTCTGGAGACTATCGCGAAAAACGTTGGTTTCACTGTGAACAGCAAAGGCTATAAAGTTCTGCATGGTAGCTATCGTGTGATTCAAGGCGACGGTCTGAGTTCTGATAAGGACATCGAAGCTTGCCTGAAGTTCATCAAAGAACTGGGTTTCAGTGTCGAAAACGTTGCTTTCGGTATGGGTGGTGGACTGTTGCAGAAATGCGACCGCGACACCCAGAAGTGGGCTTACAAATGCTCTGCAATTCGCGTAAATGGCAAATGGCGTGGTGTTCGTAAGAATCCGAAAGACGCTGCATGGAAAGCTTCTAAAGCTGGTCGTATGCGTCTCGTCAAGATTGACGGTCAATATAAGACTGTAAACGTTCTTGACCCGCGTTTTGCTCAGTATGAGCACAGCAACGAGTTTGTTACTTATCTGATGGACGGGACTTGCTCCCATCAATACACCAAAGAGTTGTTTGACGAAGCTCGCGCACGTAGCGACGAACAAGCGTAAAAATAAAAGCCACCTTCGGGTGGCTTTTTTGTTGACATCAAATGTGAACATGATAATATAGCTACATCGAAACGAACTGAGTGAATCAAAATGATCAACATCAACGAAAAGACTAGCACTGGTGAATCCCGTTATGCTCTCGCTGTTGAGCGTGGTGACATTGTTGCGTGTATGACTCCAGAAGGTCTGAGTGATGATTTTTGCTGTACTATCATTCTGGAAGGAATTGATTCTCCGGTTCGTTATCGGTTGAAGCACGTTTTTCGTGGTAAGATTGTTAATGCCGAAGATGATAGCTATTATATGAATGCTTTCTCTGTGGCAACTGCTTTTATGAAAAAGATCAAGGCAAAAGGTTATGTTGATCTCTATCATTGGAAACAAGAAATTGATTGTTTAAACTAAGGAGAAAATTATGTTGACTATCTATATGCTGTTGAGTGTTTTTGTTCTTGGTGTTATCACCTTGTGGTGGAGCACAAGAGGGTTTCTTGATTGTGTTATCAAGATGTTTTTGTTTTGTCTGACATCAGTTGGTGTCTATCAGATCATCACCAATCCGACAATCGAATTTCTTATCAAATAACACTTGCTTGTTGTTGATAGAATCTGATACAATCACTTTATCAAATCGAGGAGCTAATCATGAAATTTTATCCGTTCGTATGTGCTGTAGGTATTTCCCGTGTTGATTATACTGTTTCTTATGATACTGCGGAGAAAGCGGAACAAGCGGCAAAGAATATCATGATTGGCAATCATCGCAAGTGGAAACAGTATGGCTACTATTCAAGTGGTAAAACTGTTGTAACCGGGGAGCGTCTTATTTGAGCGAACTAAAAACCAAGACTAAGCTGACAAGGATCAACAACAAGTATCATTGTCGGCTTTATGTCAATGACAAGCTTTATGATGAAATGGCTTGCGAATTCAGAATGGACGTGGGACTCTGTTTCCGTATCATGATGCGCTGGCTAGACAAAACGAGCGGTGGTAATGAACACACAAGTGCCGTTAGACGCCGTATGTGGGATAAAGAACGGTATCAACATACCAGTGTTGGTAAACTGTGGTATATAGGACTGAAAAATGCAAATTGATATTTTGGAAATATACAAGCGGTTGCAAGAGCGACAATTGTCGGCTGATTATCAGTTGAACTGCATTCGAGCAATCGAGCTTGAGAAGCAAGCACAAACCGAAAACGGTAAGTTGTCTCGCGATGGTGTCAAGATTTTGAATCGTCTTGATGATCTGTATATGCATCGGATGAACGTGATTGTTCCAGAACTGGCACAAGCCAAACGTGATTTCTATAACGCCGCTTGTGCTGAAATGGAAATGCGAATCTTAAAAGGGAGATCAAATGAATCCTGATTTTGCAAGTAAATTCGGAGTAATATCTCGCGAACTTGCGTTCGAACTCCGACATATGAATCGACTTCGTATGAATCTGGCTGAGTTTTCTAAGTTCGATGAACAATACCAGAAAGTGGTAGAACGTTTCAACGAACTGAAAGCACTACTTCAAACTATTCCGTCTGAAATGCTTAATACGCAATCCATGCGTACCTATCTGACCGGTATCGGTTGCTATCTCGGTAAGTATATCAGAGATAGTAAGAACAATCGAGAATTCTATCGAGATATGGATAACATCTCAGATCCATATGAAAAGAGCATCAAGATATATCGAGAAATGGTATATAGTGCCGGTCGAAATGGAAAAGATTACTAATTTTCGAAAAAAGTAGTTGACCGTCGGCGTGGCTATGATAATATAGTCACATCAAGACGAAACAGTCTCAACGAAAACTCTGAGGATTACATCATGCTGCACTTCAATATGAACACCAAAGAAATCTACACCAACGCTACCGACGCAATGAAAGCTCGCGAAGCTGATCGTACTCACTACATCGTTTCTCGCTGGGACTTCAAATCACTGGAGAATGCTCAAGCTATCGTTGATGAATTCGAAGGTAAAAACCTGCTGGCAATCGACAAAGGCGAATGGGTAAGCCCGCGCTTTGATGTAATCGAAATGCCGAAAGTTGGTGATGAAGTGAGCATGACTTTCAATGGTGATTACTACCCGTGTGGTACCATCGTGAAAATCTCCGAGAGTCTGAAAACTATCAAGACCTCTAACGGTCGTGTGTTCTGGCGCAAAAAGCTGACTGGTCAGTGGCTGTACTCCAAGACCTTTGCTCTTGTTTCCGGTACTCATAGCAAAATGAACCCAGAGTTCTAAAATAGCTTGTAGTCCAAAACAGTGCGATCTATAATGGTCGCACTTAATCAACTGAGGAATAAATCATGACTCTATCTAAACTTTATGCACTGGTAGCAACTGCATTTGCCGATGTCAATGACAAAGGTGGTCACCCGTATTTCGAACACTGTCTAGCAGTTTTGAAGGGACTTCCTGAGTGTGCTGATGAAGCTACCAAACAAGCTGCATTGGCTCACGATATCATCGAAGACATCGAAAACGGTCGAGATCTGTTGATCTCTAACGGCATGAGTCTTGACGCGATTCAACTCGTTGAAAACGTGAGCAAGCGTCCGGGCGAAAGTAAAGAAGATTACAAAGCTCGGGTTAAACTGGACATTCGTTCTGTTTATATCAAAATGAGCGATCTTCGGACTAATAGCGATATTCGACGTTTGAAGGGCATTGGTCCGAAGGACATCATTCGAACAATCGAGTATCAAGCATTCTATCAAGAGCTGAAAGAATACGCTATCAACTATCATAATGGTAATTAAATGACAATCGCAATTGGGTGGCTTGTATTTCTGATCGTAACTTTGGTGTTGGCTAACTCTCGCGGTCGATCTGTGCTGGGTTGGTTTATCATCACTGTGTTTCTGACCCCGCTTTTCTCTATCATTCTGCTGTTGATTCTTCCGAATCTGCGCAAAGAGAAAGAAGAACAAAGACGACACGATCTAATGATGGCTGCTATGTTAGCATCAAAGAAAGACTAAACCCGCTTCGGCGGGTTTTTTAATGTCTCGAAAAATAATTGGTTAAAAAATCACCTAAAGTCCTTGTGTACCTAATTGGTTCTGTTAATATAGCTACATCGAAACGAGGAATCATTATGTCAGATCAACTATTCGGTAAGATTGTTGTTGTAATCCTTTTAGGATTGGCACTCGCATATGCCGAAGCACTGTCTAGTTTACTGAATCAACTCAACTGAGTAAAATATTATGAATCTGCAAATCGTGAATGACCAAGTTATGATGTCACTGCCTAATGGTGAGATCTCTGTTACTACCGCATCGGTCGAGCAAGTAATGCAAATGGCTGATTACGTTCGAGTTAAGTGGTATCAGTTCTGGCGTAAGCGTCAAACCGTGATCGTTATCCACAAAAGCGAAATCGTTAAATTTAAAATCTGAGGCAAATCATGGCAACTTATAGCGTAACAACTGAGGGCGATTGTGAAGGTCGCTCAATTCGTCACCTTGGTGTTTACTCTGGTGAGATCAAAAAGATTGTAAGTCTTCTGCTGTTGCAGGGAAAGAACCCATACTATGGCTACAATTTTCAGCCAGTTGAGGTTCTGAATGCAAATCATCTGAATGAAGCAAACGGTGTGAAAGTCACAAAATCTTTCGGTGATTCTTTTCGTGTTGTTGTTGATGAAAAGCAGAATCGAGATCACAATCTGTTGGAAGAAGCGAAGAAACAACTTCGCGGTCTGAGTGCCGATCATCTTCGAGTATTAAAGGATCACTTGAATGCTTGATTCAATTGTTAGTGTGTTTTCGTGGATTATCGAAAACTGGGTTTATATTGCCAGTGTCGCACTTGGTTTCTGTGTGGTTGTTATCGTGCTGCTTATTGCCGCAGTTGGTACAATCGCTGATATTGGTTCATCCGTAATTAAAAACGTAAGAGGTTAATATATGAAAAAGAAACTGAGTGTACGTGCTGCCGTTCTGATGTATGCTATTCCGGCTATCAAAAGTGTTCCGTTTGTGAAATTCAGTAACAATGATATCGTTGATTATCTGCGCGAAAACTCAGATTTCAACAAACATCTGGACATGTATAATCGAAAAGACGACAAGATCAACGAGTTTGTTAAAACTCGCTGGGTTGAGACTTGGGAGCGCGACGTTCGCAATGCATTCAAACAGTCCGAAGAAAACATCGAGCATATGCGCAAGACTCATGGTATCGTGTTTGATCAATACATGCACAACGGTAAAAAAGTTCGATTCTGGCATTTTGATCCAAAAGCTTTGAAAAAGTGATTGACGCCATGGTTCATTAGCGTATAATGAACCATATCAAGACAAGAGGAATACACCATGTTTAATCCGAATAACGTTCGCAATGCTCTGTTTGTTTCTAACAACGCTGGTGCTAAAGCCGCTGTGATTGACTGGACTGGGTGTGGTCGCACTCACGCGCATCAAGAAGTTGTTATGTTTCTGAAAGAAAACGGCTACACAATCGAGCAAGTTGATAATCATCTTGGTTATTTGACCGCTCGCAAAGATGGCGTGATGTCTTTCTTTGACTATGACGCAAACCCGAAAGACCGTGAGATCGTTATTCTGGAGGACATGTAATGCGTTATTATATTCTGATTGTATTTGTTGCGATGTTCATAGCTCGTATGATTTACATGACGTTTAATTCAAAGTTCACACCGATGCAAATGATCGACTGTCTCAAAAATGGGGTAATCGTGATGTTCATCATCTTCATATACGGTATTTTGGAGATCTCATATGCGTCTTAAAACCGAAATGGATGCCAAACTGTTTAAAAAGTTCACTGGACGCAAACCAATCCAAGATGATCTGGAGCGCGTGAACTGTCAACAAGCTGGTAAGATGGGCCATACTCATTGTGGATGGAATCATCGCGCACATCGTCCGATGTATGAAGACAGTCATGAAAACCTGTTTGTTGATCTGCAACGTCATTGTGGCGCATTCGACTATCATGGCAAGTGGAAATACAATTTCAACACAATGTTCCCTCTTGATGCGGTCATGCATAGCATCGAGGAAGTGCGAAAATATGCCGCAGTTGCAAAGCGTGAAAGCTTTGATTTCTATGCCTACAGCTTGACCAAAGCGCGTGGTATAGAAGGCGAGTTTGTTGTTGCGACTGCTGAATTTACAATCGTTGCTGACGGCGATTGGGAAGCAAAAGAAAAGTTCGATAAAATCGTTGACATACTGGTGAAAGCTGATAAGCTGGACCTGTATTCAAAGCTCTGTATCGAAAAAGACCTGGTAGTGCAACTTAGTCAAGAAGCACTACAAACATTCAAATTTATCTGAGGTGAAAAATGGCTGTAAAAACTTCTTATCGTGGTATGGTTCGTGTAAACAACGTAAAATCTAAGCATCACGGCGCTGTTGCTAAGATGGAAGATTATACTTGGCGTGATGGTGTTTGTTCTGGTGTTCTGCGCATTGACGGCAAACGTGTTTATCTGAGTATCAAGTCTCTGGATGAGATCAACGATACCGAAGCCAAGAAGATCATGAGTGATATTGGTGTTGGTGTCAAACAAGGCAAACTGACCTCTATCGTTCAAATTACTAATGCAGACGGTCAAAGCGTGTTTATGAGTCCTATGACTGATAAACAAGCGATGGAAGTTGCTCGCGAACACAAGATCAAGAACACGACCGACACCGTTTCTATCTGGAAACTGAGTGGTCACATTGCCAATCCGCGAATCATCGCCGATTTCGTTACTGCGTAATTTGCTAATGAGCACTTTCGAGTGCTCATTGTCGAAAACACATAGGAGATCATCATGTTAGTTTCATCCAAAAATCAAATCAAATACGATAATAACTTGTCCGCTGTGATTGTTCGCAAGACCGATAATAAAGTTACCGCATTGATGTTTACCGGTAAAGTTGTTAGTATCAATGACAACAAAGCTGTTATTCAAATTGTTGGTAGTGGTCAATTCAAAGAGATTGATTATAATGATTACAACATCATTAATGACGATCTGCATCACGACGCATACACGGTCAATCGTGTGTTTACCACTGTTCATGAAGCTACTGCATATGTGAATCGCATCAACAATATGGATTTGACTCAGATCGAATGCCGTATGCTTGGCATGACAAACATGATTGAGATCAAATATGTGGTGTTTATTAAGAACGAAATTCGTCTGATGCCTATTGAAATCAGAAATCATAAAGTGCATAGTCATAATCATCGAGAAACAAAAGAGATTGACGGAAAGACCTGGTATTGCGATAATACCGAGACTCGACACACCTTTACTAAAGTTGATGGCGGTGGTCAGTGTGATGTTTCCGATCTGCTTGTTAAGATCTTCGTTGATCCACACAAGGCAATTGATTTTTATCTGGGGAAATAAGTATGCAAGGTCGTAGACTTAGACGAGTTCGTCCGTCGAAGGTTCTAAAACTCAATCAACAACTTCAAGAGATTAACGATTGCATTGCTGAAAGCAATCGTATTTTGAATGGTGTTGAACGAACTGTATTGCCGGGCGACTGGAAGAATGGACGAATTCAAGATCACTTTTGTTATAACACTTGGCGAACTGTTGGTTGTCTGAATCTGTCAGACCACTTTTTAGTTCGCTATATGGAACGAGTTCGAGATTATAAGTTTGACGAAGAACAAATAAAACTGGAATATGGCTTGTATCCTGTTGTTGACTCTGATATGATGAAAATCAGATGGGGTAATAGACACGGAATGTTCACGGAAAAGCTACAAAACGAAATTCGTGAGTATGTTAAAAATCCACCTAATGATGTTCGCATTATTCGACGCGAAGACCGTGTTATTACATTACTTACATTTGAGGAATAATCATGAAGTATTATTTTCAGGAAAAGCAATACGATATTAGCGATAGTACCTATGATGGTCCGGTCCCTCGTGGTGCTTATGCTGTTGCATTCGCTACCAAAAAAGAACGAGTTAGTCGTGGGTGGGGAGTATCTGAATACAAATATTCAGATCACTGGGTAGTTCTGAGAAGTGTTTATTCTCACGAAACATCAGACTTTGATAACATTTACATGTGGCAAATCGTGCAAGTATTTGGTGAAACTGAACTCGAAATCGCAAAAAATTTCAAAAACACCTTGACCTCAGTCGCTAAAGAGATTACTATAGCTTCATAACGAAACAACAAAGAGACTTAATCATGAATTTCAAGAAATCTGTATTTGCAATGCTGTTCGGCTTTTCCTGTGTAGCGAATGCCGCTACCGTCGAAAACTTTGTTCAACTGACTATGGACGAAGTTCAAGCACAACTGGCAGCAAAACGAAGTGCTAACGTGTGTACCATCGACTTTACAGGCGAAGTTGGTCCCGAACAACTCGGTATCGGTGTGAATCTGAAATCCAATACCGTTGTTGTTATCGGCTACATGCTGGAAGGTAATCAAGCTCTTTCTCCGATGTTTGGCGCAATGAGCAAAGCAAATGCAACTGAGTTTGCCCGTCAAATCAAACTGGTTGCAAACTCCGATGTTAAAGAATTGGTTGATGACGAATTCTTCCAGTATGAATACGTTTCTTTCAATGAGGTAAAGGTTGACGTCGATAAGTATGCAACCGGCGAAGTTTATCTCGGTGTTCAAGATGATTCTTCCCTCGTTGGTGGTTATGCTGTTGATATCAACGGATCGGCAGACATGATTTCCGGTTGTGTTGAATCCGCTACTTCTTATCTGAAATAACAAATTGGAGACGGGACCCACTAACGGTAGCTCTTTTCTTACACTAACTTTTAACTTAACTTAATTGTTTGTGCTAGGTGAATGGGGGCATTCTTAGAGCTATCGTTAGTGGGTCGCGAAAATAAAATGAAAATGAAAAATCTGTTTCTTGTTGCTACCCTGTTTTCTTTCGGCGCTACCGCTGCCACTACCGAGTGCGAAACTTTCACCAAAGAAGGTGGTTATGATCGCTCTCTGATGTCTTTCGCTCACGTTGGACAAAAAACCGGTGTTGTGTTCACTAGCTACACTGCCGACCCGTTTAATCCAACCGACCCGTCTCATTTCTTTTTTGAAATGAGCAAACAGGAACTGGTTGACAACATCAACAATCCTGTGTTAAAAAATGATCGCGTTGAAATCAATCTCACGCCGTCCGATTTCCGTATTTTTGTTAACTGTGTAGGTGCCAAATGAAACGTCTTATTCTGATTGCTGGTTTACTGCTTGGTGGTTGTGCTTCTATCCCGTCCGATGAATACGACATCGGTGCGCGTCATAGTCAGATCAACTTTCTGAACAACATGGAAGAACAAGCCAAACAGCTTACAATCAATCTGGAAGAACGCGAAGCGCGTAACGCTATCGAAGCAGAGCAGAAAGAATGGTCTCGCCAGAACGACGCCAAGATCGATCAACGAATCGCAGAAGATGAAGCCAAGAACTTCTCTTTCAATCTGGGTCGTGGACTTGGTATCACCAGTAAGTGTGCTCAAGCTCGGATGTCAAATTCCAGCTACTACAATCACTTTAAGACCAAAGTTCTGAAAGATGCGAAATCTAATCCGAACTATGATGCCGCTAAGGTTCAAGCCGGTTTCGAACAAGGCGTTGTGATTGGTTCTCAGTTGATGCACACCAACCCATACATGATGCTTCAAGGCTGTACTCAGATGAATGCGGCGGTTGAAAGCGATGTAAGCGTGAATCATACAAAAGTTTCCGATTTTCAATAAAAATGATTGACCACGGTGTATGTATCGAGTATGATATCTTCATCGTAACAAAGTAGAGATAAATGAGCAGTACCGGGTTTCCCGTAAACTCGTTGGTGTTTATGGACCCGCCATACATCAATAGCTTTACCAGATATGACGATAGAAACTCGTTTGGCTATAAGTTGCAAGAAGAATCATCGCGTTATGCTTTGAATCTTATGAATAAACATAAGGTCATTTTCTGCAACAAAAAACATCAACTGTTTGATGAAACGTTTGGAATTGATCGCATTGTTGATTTTGCGGTTACATATACCGGTGGTTCAAAGACGAAAAGCGATCATGAGATTATTGCCACAAACGTCGAGAAAAAAGAAAAATCTTCTTTGATGAAAATGTTTGACATCTGATTCGTGCGAGTGTAAGATAGCTCTACTTTCTGAGAGGAGCTTATCATGAAATATGTTTTCACTGTAGTTGTACCGACCGAGCGTTATATCTCCATCACCAACAACAACGAAATTCTGTTGGTTGATACTGTGATGAAAGCTGTAGCTGTTCGCTCTAAAGCTGGTGATGTAATCGGTTTTAACGCAACAACAACGATTGAAGATTTTAAGAAAGCTTGTCGTCTTGAAACAAAACTGAAAAACAACGGGTTTCACGTTGTAATCAGAAAAGTAGATTAAAAAGTCGGGGACTTGTTCCCCACTTTCTTAAAACTTTTACAAGAGGGTTAAGAAAGTGGAAACACTGACAACAATACTTATCATGGCATTATGCCTATTCTGTTTGAGGTACAAATGAAAAAATCAATTCTGGCTATCGCTCTGTTTTCTATGATCGGTTCTGCTAACGCTGCTATTAGCATGAGTCGTCCAATGACTATCAGCCGCCCGATGACCGTATCGCGTCCAGTCTCAGTTAGCGCACCGGTTCGCCCTGCTACTACAGTGAGCAATGCCGCAGTTCATACCAACACTGCCGCAAACGTGGTAACTACCATGATGCTTATGAATGCTATGCAGAATGGTAACGATCAACAAGTCGATAATGGTACTAACGAAGAAGAGGTGCTGTGTGATGATTCCGTTCTTCCCGAAGAATGTGAAGAATCTGGCAACTAAGATAGCAATGGCGTTTGTGGTTTGTTCTGCAAACGCCGCTATTGTAGATCAGTCGGATTTCTATAATCAGTTGATTGCCAACAATAAGGAAGCGGTTGCTTGTTCTGGTGTTGGTGTCAATCAGTTTTACACTATTTCATTTTATATCAAAGATCATACTACTGTGATGGAGGTAACTGAGAACTTTAATAAAAAGGTTTTGTTTCAGTTGCCGAAACGAGCGGACCACGACAAGTTTGTTAGGTTTATCGAGAGATCGAATTCTATCGTAACCGAATCCGTGTTCAAATCTAAAGACATTCAAGTCGGTCGAATGAAAATCAATGATTCAAGACTTGGTGTTAGAACGTCAAAAGAGAACGTGATTTTTGATATGAATAGCGACGGTGATTTTACCACGTTGACTATCAAGAAAGAAAAACTTGGTGAGCTAATTCAATGTGTAAAAAACGTGGATTATGCGAGAAAAGTCCTTGACGTAGAATACTGATCTGTTAAGATAGCTACATCAAAACAAAAGAGGAATACATCATGTTGGCTCAAATCTCCGCTATCGAAACCGTGAAATACATCAATCTGGATCTGGACAATCAAAATGAAATGAATGTCCACATGAAGAACGGTCGAGTTTTTACTGTAGCACAACGCGAAGATGAAGATTACGGCACGGTGTTTAGTGTCAATGATGAATCTGGTGTTGGCGTGGAATCTGCTAACTTTGACGACATCGTTGATTATATCAAAGCGGAGGCTTAATAATGAAAAAAGAACGTAAGCAGGTATTCAAGGACAAGAAATTCAAAAACTTCGTTGTTCGTATGAATCAGATCCTGTTCTGTGAAAACGTGACTATCGACGGTAAGACTCAGACCCGTGCGTTTGACGGTAATATGTTTTCCAGTACCAATCTGGTTCGCATTGCATCCGCATTCGTGGCAATGTTTGGTACCGATAGTTTCTTTAGCAAATCGTTGTATAACAACGTCAATGCGGAATATGACCAATACGAAAAATTGCGCCCGATTTGGCCTAGTCTTCAAACGAGCATTTGGCAATATCGTGTGATTTCTCCTACGCAAATCGCATTGTATTTCAAATCACAAGTTCCTGAGAAGCTGCTTAATTCAAATCTCGGCAAACACTTCTCTATGGAGAACTGGGGATTCAAAGACGGCGAAACCGGTATGCGTGTCTGGCACTGTGACCCAACACAATATAAGAGTCGTGTTGTTATCACTGTTCCTGTGTTTGGTGAAAACAAACTGTTTGATGTTCGCACGGATAAAAATTCAATAGGCTTTGATATCTGCTATAAAAACACCAGAACCGAGAACGTCCGAACTCTGGAAGAAATGAGCAAGAAAGAAGTTCAAAGTCAAGATGTTTTTAATATCGATTTCGAAAAAGTTCTGCCTGGTTTCGCTCAACTTCAAGAACTGGAGCGCGTTGTTGAATCTAAGAGTGTCAATGTGAAACAGTTCAAGCAACTGTTGGCACAAGCACAAGCACAGCTTGATCAGGCTGTTGCAGAACAACAACAAGCATATGCAGAATATCATGAGGTGATGTTGACTTTGCAACCGAAAATCACTATCATGACTCAAATTCTCGACAAATACAGCTTTAAGGAAGCGTAATGAGCAGTCAAGTAAAATCAAATCGGAATAAGATGAAAGAATCAATCAAGAATCATAACGCTTGTCGTGCGATTCTGAATCACATCTTTTTCAAGAATGTTACCGTAAAAGGTCAAACCATTCGCGTGTATAACGATTATACCGCCGAACACGTAAAGAAAGCTGATCGTCTTGAAACCAATCTCAACATGAAACGTAAGTTCTATCGTGCATTTGGTGATGAAGCTGTGGTGTGGGATACTGCGTCTGTTGTTCGCGCTATCAATCAGTTTGCATCGTTTCACTGTATTCGTATGGTCATTCGTTCCAAATACGTGAATCATATGGAAAACTCCAACATGGTTAAGTTGGGGTATGCCAAGATTGTGAACGGTGTTATTCAACTGGATGCTCACATCTTTATGTCTCCGGATCTGAAAACACTGAAACCGCTGAAAATGATGCCGTATCTTAAACAAGAAAACAAAGAATTGGTTGCTGCCGATCTGGTGAAACCATACAAAAAGGAAGAAACTGTGGAAGTAGTACAACTGGATGAACCGACCATCACTTCTTCTCTGCCGCCGGTCAGTGAGAATGAAATCAAGCGTCAGTATCTGGTAAGCGTGAATCGTTTCATCGAACTGAATCACGGTGAGAAGTTTGACCGTATTCGTTTGCTGAATGAGAAGATGCGACTGCACGACGCTGAAATTGAGCGTCTTCGTAAAGAGCGAGTCGAAATGGCAAAAGAAGAACAAGCAATCATCGAAGAAATCAACAAAGCTCGTTCAAATCTTCTGACATTCTAAGTTTACAAGCGCGTGACATTGTGGTAAATTACAGTCACGCGCTTTTTATTGGAGGAATTTAATGAGTCTCGAACAATTTACCGACGAAAGTGGATATATCACTCGCGAAACCAAAGTTGAACTCGACGCTATTGTCGTTGAAGTAACCAAGCAAATGGATTTTGAGTTTGATGGAACTACCACTACCAAGATCAAGAATCTGATGCCACATGAAGTACCGAAAGAATACGGCATTGGTTTGATTGTTGGTCCAAGTGGTAGTGGTAAGTCAACCATTCTTCGTAATTTCGGTATCGAAAAAGAAGTAAAGTGGGAACACAACAAAGCGATTGCTTCACACTTTGATAGTGTTGAAGATGCGCAAGAACGACTTGGTGCCGTTGGTTTCAACTCTGTCCCACACTGGGCAAAACCGTTTCATTCTCTTTCTAATGGTCAACAGTTCCGCGCTAACTTGGCCCGTAGTCTGGTTGATAATACCGTTATTGACGAGTTTACATCGGTTGTTGACCGTAACGTTGCTATTTCTTGCTCAAAGAGTATTAGAAAATACGTTGATCGTACTGGCATCAAAGGTCTTGTGTTTGCGTCTTGTCACTATGATATCATCGAGTGGCTGCAACCGGATTGGGTGTTTGACGTATCGAATGAGCAACTAATTATTCGGGGGTCAGAAAGGCGGTTTCCAGCGATTGCGCTCGACATCACACCTGTATCAGCAAAAGCCTACTCAGATCTTGGGTTTGCCGACCATCACTACCTCTCTCGCGAAATCAACGTGGCAAGCCATTGTTACTTGATGAAATGGGGTGATGTACCGGTTGGATTCGTTAGTATTCTCCCGTTGCCATCTGGCACAGTCAAAGATGCGTGGATTGCACATCGTCTTGTTGTGCTTCCAGACTTTCAGGGAATGGGGATTGGTCCGAAGATGACCGAGGCCGTCGCCTACCAGCTTCTGGCGAGAGGTAAGAGATTCTATACTCGTACCACTAACCCTAAGCTCGGAGAGTACCACGAACGTTCTATCAAGTGGAAAGCGACGTCCAGCAATAGAACACCAGTTACACCAAACAAAATGATGAAACACTCGGTCGATCCCAAGTTTGTGAAAGATCGCGTTAGCTATTCTCATGAGTTTATTGGTGTTCCGTCTGAACTCGAAGCGTATAAGAAAGCAATCGAAGCACACGATAAAGAAAATGCTAAATCTGGGCTTGATTTTATGTTTGGTATCTAATATAGTGAGAGGGTTAAAAGCCCTCTCATTGGAGAAATTATGAACGAAAAACGAAAGTTGGTTGCGCGTAATCAGTGGTACAAATTCCTGAATATTGCGTGTGAAACTCATACCAAGCCAGCTGGAACTAAAGTCGATATCGACCCAGCGAAGTTCCGCAAAAACATCAGACGCTATACAGAATCGATGATTGGTAGTCGTCCGTTCAACAAAGCGCATCTAAGCGAACTGTTTGGCGCGTATATTGAAGACGGTCAGTTCCCGGAGTTGATGGGTGTTAATGTAACGAAACTCGGCGAAGGCATAATTGTTAACATCGTTGAGTTTGAATTCAGTCGTGGTAGTCAGTCTATCATTGACGAGATTTTCATTCGAATGAAAGCATTTTCTCCTTTCGCGGCAAAGCGCACCGATTATGGATTCAAAATGAACGTTCGTATACCCGAACGCAAAATCGATTTGCTACAAAAAGCTCCTAAGCAACCGAAACCGGAGATCATCGCTAAAGTGGAAAAGGACATCAAAGAAGTTTCTACCGACATTTTGAAACTTCAAATCAAACAAATTGAAGCTGAAATCAAGCGACGTCATGCACTCGAACTCGATGTAATGATGAATGATTATATCGTCGAACGTGATAAGCTGGTAAAAATGAACATCGCTATTATGAAGATTGCGAAAGAGTTCGGCATGGAGCGCGAATACAGCGAGCGATTGAGCACTCATGCGCTTTGATTATATGATCGCAAACCCGCCATATAGTGCGGGTTTGCACGTTGACTTTGTTAACTTAGGGGTAAAGAAATGTGATGTCACAATCGCTGTGCATCCGTCTGGCCCCTTTGTAAACAGAAAGCCGACCCGACAAACAAAGCGCGTTGCTGAACTTCTTGGCAACATGAAAGCGCACAAAACGAGTATTCATTTGTTCGACGGTAACGCCGTTTTCAAAGCTGGGTTTCTGACTCCGCTTAGTATAACTGTTATTGATACCACAAAGAAATCAGATCTAATCGATGTCTCTGGATATTACACTGCTAAATTGCCTTTAGACAAAATCAATATGCTTGGCGATTGGTGTTCTGATGTCTATGACAAGATGAAATATCCTAGCGTAGCGCATATGGAATGCTCCGGTGAGGTTATTGGCGCAAGTCATTACGTCACTATAGCGAGTGTTAGAGGACACCCACCAGAAGCTGGCAAACGCTTTAATTCTGATTTCTTTACCATGTTTCCGACCGACTACGTTCCGACAACTGAAATGCCTAAGCGTGGTCAAAACTTTGCATTCAAAACGTTAGAAGAGGCAGAGAACTTTGTTGCTTATCTGAAAACAGATTTCGCTAGATTCATGCTTTCTTTGTATAAGATGAACATTCATCTTGACAGCGGAGAACTGAATGCGATACCATGGTTAGATATGACCAGACGCTGGACTGATGATGAACTATTTGAGAAATTTGAATTAACTCATATCAGACATAAAGTGCCGGAAGTAATCGAAGATTACTATTCTGGTATCAGACACAAAACGAAAGTTGTTGATGAAACCAGAAACTTCACTAGCACAATCGAGCGAGAACGTCAAAAGAAAACGGCAGAATTCTTTACTCCGATTGAAATCGTTAATCAGATGTTAGATTATACGGACATCGATGATCTGAATTCAGGTTCGACTTTCTTTGAGCCATCGTGCGGTGACGGTAACATACTCGAAGGTATTGTAAAGCGTATGCTCAACGCTGGTCAGGGTGCTACCAGAATCGTTTCTCGTATCTACGCTTGCGAGTATATGCTGGACAATAGAAACGCTGCCATAGAGCGTTTGGTTGCGTTACTCGGCGAAGAACAACGTTCGCAGTTAGAATTTTGTATTGCTTATTGCAACACACTAGACGAAACTGATACCAGCGAAGGTAGAGAATATCCGTCTTGGCTGAAAGATACAATGTGGACGCTTGACATATGAAAGAACTGAGAGTATTGTTTCTCGATGTTGATGGCGTTTATCATTCTGATTCTAGCTATCTGAAATATGGACAAATGGTAGATATAGGGGCTGTAAAGCTCCTATCAAAACTTATCGTTGACTACAATTTGAAAGTGGTATACAGTAGCACTTGGAGACTTGGCTGTGATGTTCAGATGGTGAGAGATCATCTAGCACTAGCTGGATTTCCTCCCGGATGTCTGCATGAAGATTTCAAGACTCGGGATCTCGTTGGTGAACATCGCGGAGAGCTAATCAAAGAATGGTTAGACAAACACCTCGATTGTAAAAAGTATGTTATCATTGACGATGATGACGATATGTTGGAATCACAAAAAGAAAATTTCATTCACGTTGATAGTGCTAATGGCTTTACAGTCAAGGACTATTATCGTGCCAGAAGTGTATTTGATGGTTATAGGACTACGCAATGTCAGGAACACAAGAACATGGGTCGGATCTGAAAAAAGATGTTGACACCGAGGCAGAATCCAGTAAACTTAATCTCAACGAACAGATAAAAGCTTATCTGAAAGAAAATCTGAATGTATCGCTTTATACACAATGCGGTCGAATCCGCGTTGATATAAACATCGGAGACGAAACGATTTCAAGCAGTTCCGAATACATTTGTGACATGATCAATCAAAAGGATGAATGGTAATGAGCGATAAAGACAAAGAACGCTGCCGTCATGACAATGGCTGGTTTGAAGAGAAAATTCAGGAATATCTGGAACAACATCTGAGCATCAATATTAACCGTCGTCATGGTTATTATAATGATGTCACTTTGAAAGTGTCGATCACTCTGAACGGTAAAGAAATCAGTTCTTCAACGGAGTATCTGTAATGAATCTGAAACGCGAAAAAGTTTATGAAATCTCGGTTGCTACCGACGAGCGTCAATCCGGTGTGTTCTGTTACTCAACCAACGAATCTCTGGGGCTGGAATTGTCTAAGGGTAAAGGTTGGTATGGTGGTAATGGTGCTTGCTACTCTGGTGCAAAAGATGTAATGACTTTTGATATCGACGGCGAAGAATTCAGCTTCCTAGTTAAAAATCGCATTACCGTTATTCGCAAACGCGAAGATTACGAAACAAAAATCAACAACGAGAAGAAAGCCGCGGCACTTGCTAAACTGAGTGACGAAGAAAAGAAAATTCTTGGCTTAATCTAGTTGACATCAGGTCCTGTTCATGTAGAATAGGACCTATCTTATCAAGAGGAATATATCATGTTCTATGCAATGCGTCATAAAGAGAAGAAAGATCTGTGGCTTGGTATCTCAACTACCGCAAACGAAAATGCTGAGTTCTGCAATTCGGTGACCGCTGATTTCGATTTCATGTGTTCTGTCCCGTTTATTTCATCAGATCGTGGTATCTTCGAAAACGTGATTCATCACAATCAAGTTACTAAGTGGTTTAACTCTGGCATTGATGATCCGTCTCTGACTGATTATGATATCAAGCGTAAGACTGCCGATGACTATGAACTGATCGAACTCGGGGTAATCTGATGTTTATCGAATCCAATTTGTTGCTATCTGCGGCTGTGTTTTTGTTAATAGTTGGCAACAATATAACTCGCGGTGCCATTATTGGATTCGGTGTAGCTTTTTACTTACTCACTAATGGACTAATAAAATGACCGGACTTGGCATTCTTTTGTTGAATATGATGTATACAATCTCGATTGTAATATCACTTCATGGCGCGTTGTTTGCCGATACATTACAAAAACGAAAGAACTCGTTTTACTTTTTTGTTGCATTCATATGGCTGATTGTGTTGGCTCAATTTGGTGCCAAGTCGGTTATGTTCATTTCTCACTAAATACAGTTTTAGGAGAATAAAAATGACCGATGAAGAAGAACTGAAAAAAGTATTGGCCGGGTTTGATGTCAAATTCTTTCAAAAACTGTGTTGCACACTTTGGCAACTGTTGCTAGGTTCTATGGCATTCGCTGCTGGACAAGCGTGGATTACGGATACATTCGTTGAGAGTGATGGTCCGTTTGCGCTCTATTTCTCTGGTGTTATTGTTGTTTTTGCTGTTGCTGATTTGATGCTACGCGCAAAGATTCGTAAGGAGACAAAGAGTGAAGACATTAAGTAATTTTCTTGCTGAGAGTGTGAAAGAAGCTCCAGAACCAAAGCAAGTATACAAAAGTAAAAATCAAGTTGTCGAGCTGACAAAAGAGCAGGAGTTTGAACTATCAAAGAAATCTAAACTGAATACCAAAATGAAAGTTGGTGTTTATGATTTCATGAGTTCTATTCATGCACAGGCTCGCGCCGCACAACGTCGCAATGATGTATCCGCAGAAGACTGGAAAGCGTTTTATCGTAAGATTGCGCATTATGTCGAAGATGAAAAGATTCGAAATGGTCAGTTCATGTTTCATTCGAAGTCAATGGATATTAGCGTTGCTGGTCGTGTGAAGAACAGACAGATCGAAATTGCTACTGTGTACCCAAAGGGAACTGCTGGATTTCAATCCAAGAAACGTACCGAAATGGGACAAAAGCAAGCTATTTTCGAAAGCGTTGAACAATTCTATGATTCACCGGATACGTCCGATTGGATTGAAGAAGCAGAGAGCATTATGGGCGAAAGTCTGACTGATGTTATCTTGGTAAAAATAAAACCACCTTCGGGTGGTTTTTTCGTTTTTGGTGCTTGCAATCTGATTTTTGTTCTGTTAATATAGCTCTATCGAAACGAGGAGATAATCATGAACAATCAAGAAATCATCGCACTTTGTCTGACACTGATAAACGTTGTATATGGACTTGGTGTAGTATGTTTCTTGGAAGTCTGGGATGAAGGTCAAACGATGAAACGTTATATCGTTGGCTTGACTACCATGATTCCGTTCATTAGTCTGTCTTATTTTCTGTTTAACTATTGTGGGATTATCTAATGAGTTATTGGCAAGAGACTAAAGATCACGTAAACAAGATCATGCTGGCGACTTTCTTTAAGCATCGTCCGCTGAAAGATCCGGTGTCTGCGATCTACAACAACAATCTGCCGGGTGCAATGGACAAGGTGATGCGTCATATTGCTGTATACGGTCACGATGAAAGCATTAGCGAAAGCATCGAAGCAGTTCGCGAAGCGTGTAAAGTTCTTGATACTAAGGGGTTTTTGAGTGAGTAAAATTGAAGAATGTGTGAAGAAACTGGAAGTTGGTACTCCGTTTGTTGAGTGTTATGGCTTTCATGTTGCTCGATTTGTGTGTAAGACCAAGCCGGTTCGCAGTGAAGATGGTGCTTGGGAGTGGACTGGTACCTATGTTCATGACGAAGAACGAGAAGGTCAAGAATGCGAATTCTTGATTCGCGAAGGTTATGAACACTATGGTCCAAAAGTTTATTTGGATTAAGTGAAAAAAGAGCTTGCGTCTTGGTACCGGTTTGATATTATACCTACATCAAGACGCAAGACGTCAAACACACGAACAGAGGAAAATATCATGATCAAGCAAATCGAAACTATCAGTGTTGCTCAATTCTCTAAGCAAGAAATGAATGGTAAGATCGAAGTTGCGGTATGGGTCAACGGTATCTATGTTCGAGTGTTTGACGTTAACGGCACTGCCACTGTTTATGCTAACACTGGTCGTCCGGGTTCTAGCAAGAAGCTTGGTAAAAAGCTGACTGCACAGGTTGTTGAGTTTGTAAAATCTAACATCGAAAAATTCTGAGGAAATAATCATGCAAAACAAAGTAGCAATCGAAGTCCTGAGTTCACAAATCAAGTATCTGCAAAATCAAATCGAATCATCTTATGATGAAGTGTGGACACCCGAAGGCGCAGATAAGCGTGATGTATGGGAAAAAGAAATCGAAAGCATTTTGCATTCCATCTATGTTCTGGAGACTAACGTATGACTACCAAGCAAGAACTTCAAATTGTTGTAAAGCAACTGTTAGAGAAGCTGAGTTACAGTTATCACAACGTTGTAGTTAGTTCTACTGAATTCGGTAATCGCTTTAAGCTGGAAGTATGGATTTCAGATCACGTTCAGGCACAAGCAATCGCTGATATCTTTGTGAAGCAAACAAACTTCCGTTGTATCTCTACTGCAAGCTATAAGAAGCGTATGTGTGATAAAGTATCGACTATCTTTGGTTCGGATGTTGAAATGATTCAAGCGATTCAAGCGTGGAATGCAAAGGTAACCGTATGTTGATCGCAGATATCAAGAAAATGATTATGAAGCGGCGAGTTGATGAACTAGCAAAGCGACTCAAGAAAGAAAATATTGCATTCGAACGGTATCGTGATTGCTGTGTTGTCTCGTTGGAGTGCATGAAGCTTTGGGTTACTCCCGGTCTAATGCAATACAAGATTACAAATGATTGCACACCAGAAGTGGTTGAAATCAATCATATCAAAGGTGCAATTGCTTTTGTTAAGACTCTAATCAAACTGGACAAAGATCTATGACTGAACTCTGGAAAATCAATGAAGATGGTTGCATCGAAGCGTTAGTAGATTACAACTTTTATCATCCTGCCGCTAGTCGCGACAAATTTGTTAAAGCTGGCGATGTTGGTGCCAAGATTGAAAGTTTTGTCAAGTTGCCTAAAACCACAGAAAGATTGTGGGTAGGTAAAGGTACCACTTTCTATCCTCATATAATGAGTTCCAAACTCGGAAGCTGTTATATCGGTGAGAATTGCGTGATCGAAGGTCGCGCTCGAATCAAAGACGATGTAATGATTTCAGATGGAGTTCAAATCGGCATGAACGTTTTGATTATGTCGAATACTCTTATTCAAAACAGCGTCAGAATCGGTTACAATACATCGATTTATGAAAGATGTTGTATTTGTAGTGGTGCTAGAATCGGTTCGAGTTGCACATTAGGTACCGGTACCAAAATCGGTTACAATACGCATCTATGGGATGGAGTTAATATTAGTCGTTCTAATATCGGACGAGATAGCGAGATCAAACGTTCTGTGTCTATTGACAAATCATCGATTGGTGATTATAGTGTTATCGATCAATGTGTTGATTTGCATTCCGTTCAAGCTGGTTCGGCTAAGATTGGCGAGAGTGTCAAACTGTCTAATACTAAGCTGCCGGATCGCGCTGAATTGAATCTCGGTGATCATTTCATGCTTGCTGGGTGTGGAAAGTACGGTCGCAACGTGTTGTTCTTTACTCATGAAAATGAGGTTTGTGTGAGTGCTGGTTGTCAGAATGGCATTACCTATAAGAAGTTTAAAGAGCGAATCAGAAACGCTCATGGTACTAGCACAGAAAGCGCAGATCGTTACAAGCAGATCATGCCTATCATGAATGCGATTATCAGCGATTTGAAGTGGAAAATTTTTAAGAAAAAAGTTCGAATTATCTTTTCTTAATGCTTGACGGTATGGCTCGTTACTGTATAATGAGCCATATCAAGACAGAAGAAAGTATCATGACCAAAGAAATCACTCAAGTTATCATCTATTCTTATGAAGCTGTTGTTGATCAAGATGAAGATGTTTTGGAAGAGCATTACGGTGTTAAAGCAACTGGTGCTGCCGAAGATGTTTTTGGTCAAGAGATTTTCGAAGATTTCGAAGATAGTTTGGTCGATGCACACGAAACCGCGCAACAAATCGCTGATGAATGTGACATCGAAATCACTTGGGAATGTTACAAACCGGGTTGGGCCAAATAATGTTTGAGTTCATCAAAGAAAGAAAATGCGAAAAACTCATTGCTTTCTTTAAAATGCTGGGATACAATGGTTATAGATCGATAGCGTTTCCGGGGAATTCTGTCTACATCAGAATGCCAGTCTCTAAGATGTTAGTTGTTTATCCAAAGATTTTCGGATATACTGTTTATTATTATAATGACGTTACCGATAATCTGGAACCAACTATCTTCGAAGATGCGGATCTAGAATTCATCGAAAGCATTATCAATTCAATCAAAAGCTATGAGGAATAAATCATGAAAAAGATGAAAGCAAAGAATATCAAAGCTGGTCAGACTGTTTACTATGCTCACGCTCTTGGTGAACACTCATTCGTTACCAAATACATTGTTCGTTCGCGTCCGTATGTGAGTCCAAGAACTGGATACATCTTTGTTCGAGCTGGGTTTGTATTCTCTGATGGTACTATCGGTAAATTCGATAGCGATTTCAGCCTTGGTGATTGCAACGTTGGCGAAATCAACAATTATAACTATCACCGGTTGTTCTTCAAAAAGAAAGCTGCGGATCGTTATGTGAAAATGTGCAAAGAACTCGATATTATCAAGCAACGAAATACCGATTCTGGCTCTTGGGATTATCCTCTTGAAATGGATGATTACTGGGATGAACCATCACTGGATGATGATCGCAGTTAATTGAAAAAGTTTTTTGAAAGTTGTTGACGAACGCCAAGAGACATGCGATAATGTCTCTATCAAATCAAGACAACTGAGGAATACATCATGAAAAACGTAGCCGCCGAATTCAAAGCACTGTTCGCAACTCGCAAATACTCTGTTCGTAATGTGCAAATCATCGTTAACTTCGATGGTAAATGTGAAGGCAATAACATGATTGTTGTTACTTCCGACTACGTTGGCACACTGCAAGCAATCGAGCGCGACCTGTCTCGTTCTAAGATGTTCACCAATGCTTCTATCACTGAGCAATGGGATCACACCGCTTGGTTGTCTGGTGCTGGTGATTCTGAAAAGGTTATGCAACTCACAATGATTTGTAAAGCCGAATAAAAAGTTGTTGACTAACGCACAGAGCCATGCAATAATGGCTCTATCAAATAACGAATGAGGAATACATTATGCACTTTGTTACTGTAAAAGCTAAAATCAATGCTCGTGGTATCTACAATGCAACTCGCGCAAACATGGTTACTAGCCCGAATGTTCAAAATCTGATTGCTTTGTTTGATAACAAAGAAATCGAAATCAGAGTGTATGGTGTTAACAATTTCTGTTTCTCAGTCACCGAACAAATGATACGTGATGCCTGGGAAACTTACGAAGCCGATAACTTCCGTCTTAATGATGCTGTTATCGATCAACTGGTGAATCACTTTTGTGATTCTAATCTAAGCTGCTCTCTCCCAGCTTTTAACGTCGAAAATTATCAAGATGTTATGGGAGAATATAAAAGGATTGTTTAATGAACGATATGTTTAAACTTGGTGGTGTTGCTGTTGGTGGTCTGTTTGCTGCTATTCTGGCAATGAACTCTTACACAATCGTTGATGCTGGTACTACCAAAGTCGGTACCATCATGGGTGAAGTTCAAGATCGTCCTCTGGAAGAAGGTTTGCACTTTGTAAACCCGCTGATGGGATTCGATACTTTCGACACTCGTAACAACAAGTTTGTTAAAGAGAATCTGTTGATTCCGACCAAAGACCGTTTCAACAGTACCGCGAACGTTGCCGTTCTGTATCGTGTTGATAACTCCAAGACCCCGTTCATCAAAAAGAACTACGGTACTATGGAAATGTTTGTTGATAAAGCGATGTCTCAGTTCCTGACCAGCATTATCAAAGACGAAGGTCGTAAAATTGCGGATTCACGTGGTCTGGCTGACAGTTTCAACGTTACCACCATGCAAGAGAATACCAAGCGTCGCCTGCAAGAAGCATTGACTGGAACCGGTATCACTCTGCAAGAAATTCTGATTCAGGACGTAACTTTCGATCCGCGTATTCAGAATCAGATTCTGCAAACTCAAGATCGAATTCAGAAAGAAGAAGCTGAGAAATCTCAACTGCGAATCGCTACCACTGCCGCACAGACTACCGAAGCAACCGCTAAGGGTAACGCTGCCGCGAACAAAGCGAAGTTTGAAGCAGAAGCTTACAAGACATTCGTGGAAGCCAAAGCATATGCTGATGGCGTAAAACAAAAAGCTGATGCAGATCGTTACATGGCTGAACAAACCGCGATTGGTAACCAGAAATTGGCATCTTCTCTGACTCCGCAGATTATCGAGCTGAAGCGTCTGGAAGTTCAAATGAAACAAGCTGGTGAAGGTTGGAATGGTCAAGTTCCTGCTAACTTCACTATGATGGGCAACGGTCAAGCTCCTCTGTTTCTGAAACAAATGCAGTAATCAATAAGAGGGCGAAAGCCCTCTTTTCATTTAAGGAGAAGTATGAAATACGTTCAATTTGTCTTGTTGTATGTTCTCTATCATATCGCCGCTTTTATTGATCGAATGGTGGTAAAATCTGGAATCTATCGAGATCAATTCGAATCGTCCTTGATGCGGTCAATAACCAAGAATCGAATCAAGCGATATCGTGGGTTTGACAGTGCCGATGATGTTTATCAAGCGTATGCCGATGCACTGCCAGATTTAAACCCAGCTGATTTGGCAGAACAAATCAAAACGAATATTGATAGCGCACAACTCAGGCACTTGCTGAAAATGGCTACAAAGAAAGTCTAAACCACCTTCGGGTGGTTTTTTTTTATTTTATCCGGAAAAGTCCTTGCACAGAATCCGGTTTCTGTTAATATAGCTACATCGAAACGAGATACACAACTGAGGAAAACATCATGCTGACTACAATCGAAATGAAACAAAACGCCATCGCTGCTCTGACCGCTCGCATCAATCACGATCTGAAAATGGCAAACGAACACTTCGACGCGAATCTGGTAATCGGTAAGAATCTGAAAGTTGAATTCAATCTGAAAGGTCGTGCCGCTGGTCAAGCTGTTATGACTGGTCGCAAAGCTGGTGGTTTTGACTCTCGCAAGTATGCCATTCGTTTCAACGTCAACATGATGATCATGAACGAAAAAGCTTGGTGGCATATGCTGGACGAAACAGTTAGCCATGAAATCGCTCACGTTGTTGATTATGTTCAGCGTCAAAAAAGCGGTCATGACTCTCGTTGGAAGTTCCTGCATGAAATGCTGGGTGGTCAAGCTCACACTTATCACCAACTGGAACTGGCCACCGCTGAATATGAATACAATGTTCACGGTAAATCTATTAAACTCGGTCAAGTTCGTCATAACAAAGTGATGGCAGGTCATTACTACTTGACCACTGTTAACGGCGTTTCCCGTCGTCTGGACAAATCTCACTTTGTTGGCGAAGTTCAGAAAACTGCAATGAATGTTGTTCCGACCCGTGATAACGAAGTCGCTCCTTACACTGTTAAAACTAACGTGGTTGACACTCAGAAGAAAGTTGCTATTGCTAAAGCCAAGGTTGTTACTCCTGTTGCTGTAGTAGCTCCTAAAGCTCTGCCAGTTGCTGCTAATACCGCAGTCGCTACCCCGAAGCGTCACATGGCTCCGAGTGGTCTGTTGGTTGCTCACAAACCGTCCAAGACCGCTGTTCAAATCTGGGAAAACGGGATCAAGACCAAAGCGGAATTCATCGCTGCTTATGAAGCTGCCGGTTGCAAAAACGCTGATCGCACTTTCTCTCTGGTAGTTGCTTGGTTTGTTGGTAAAAAGTGATTGACGAAAATCCGGGAGCATGTAATAATGCTCCCATCTTAAAAGGAGATTGTTATGAAAGGTCAAAATCGAATATTTCATTGGAAACATCACACAATCAATCTGACCGAACTGGATCAAAAAATCAACTGGCATTTGAAAATGCAAAGTTCTGTTGGTTTTAGCGAGTTCGATTACTTTTTGGAATCTCTGCGTCGTCACATGATCGCGGGTGGAGAAGACGTTGTTTCTTATGCTAACGCTCGTGGTTTCGAACAACAACTGATGGAATTTGTCAAATGAAAAAACTGATTACCGATACGGATAAACTTCGTATCAATATCGCACAGAAAGACGCGCTGAAACTGCTTGGTGCGTTTGAAGCGAAAGATCGACCGAATGCACAAAAGATCATTGCATATATGGCCGAACAATGGGAACGCGCTATCAAACAGCGTCATACTACCGTTAATCTGGATCTGGCTATCTCTCGGGGTCTATCAGACGAAACGATTCTCAAGATCGATCAACTGCAACGATATCGCGATTTGCATGTAAAGCGTCTAAAGAACGAGGAACTTTACAATGTTGGAACTGTTGGTCAAGTAGTTCAGAAACAACGCATTGCTGATCATCTTGCTTGGCTACGGGATATCGAATACGAATTGCAATCTCTCTGGGGTTTTGATATCGATTCGTCTTTCCACAAGTACAATTTGCCGCACTGCACTTGTCCACAACACATACCGGGTAATGTGTTCCGTCGAGTGAATCGAGATTGTCCGTTGCATAATGAAGAAATGAAAGAACTGGTAAACGAATTTTTCGATAAAATCGATCACAACTATAATACCACTGGTATCGAAAAATAATTAAGAAAGTGCTTGCGCGTGTGGCTGTATCTGTTATTATGGCCACATCGAAACGAAACATTGAGGAAAACATCATGAAAGCAGCAATCGAGCAAATGATCCGTGAAATGAATGAGTTCAGTGAAAATCATTACTGGAACATTCTTATCCCTGACATGAAAAAGCGTTATGATGAAGACCACGTTAAATGTTTCATGAAGCAAAACCTTAATCGCAATGTCTACGGTGTAGAATACGGTCGTAAGAATGCCCGAGTTTATCGCGCTGATTACAACGGTAGCTCCAGAAGTGTTGTGTGGTTTGTTGACTTGGAAAACGGTAACATCATGAAAGCGAATGGCTGGAAAGCTGCTTCTAAGTATGTTCGTGGTAACGTTTCCGATTGGCGTTCCGCAATGAGCCAAGCATCCGCTCATGGTATCTTTGGTTTTATTTCTTGTCGTGAGGGTCGTTAATGAAAGCACGTATCAAAGATTTTGGAATCAACATCGAAGCCTTTGTTTCATCCGATGTAAGTGATTATCTGTATGGACTTATTGGTATTCACGGTATTCATGTTTTCTTCTATCATGCCGAACGAAAGACCGAGTTTGAAATTGAAGAGACGGAAAACGGATATAGCTTTGAGTTGAATTGTGTTTTGTTTGAAGATATCCCATCAAAATTCATTGAGCTGATTTAAGGAAATACTATGTTTATCAAGAAAGAAGATTGGAAAGCGTCTCTGGCTGTTTATCAACAAATGATTGCTAATGGTCACATCGAAGGAATTCGAATCAAAGAGCTTTTCACTATTCCCGTTATGATCAAGAAAAAAGTTACCGGTTATTTGTTCCGGACTATTCACGGTGTTGTTGTTCAAGAACAGGTAGAGCGTGAGATCAAAGTCCCGAATATTGATGGCGAGCGCGAACTGATCGGCTATGATGTCACAGTGGTAGCAAAGAAACACGTTTTGTTTGAAGGTATAGTGGCTCGTCCTGAGTTCGGATATACCTTCAATCGAAAAAAACATCACGAATTTATGAAAAAGTGCTTGCACTGATCCGTGGTTCTGATATTATATCCTCATTGAAGCAAAACAACTGAGGAAAACATAATGCAAGCAAAAGCAAAAATCGTTAAACTGGACATGGTAGACGCATCCGAGTGGGAATTCTCTTATGGTGATGTAGTGTTCGGTAAGCTGTTGAAAGCACAGGTGTATGGCGAACACGTAACAATCATTTGTGCAAACGCCTATAACTCATTTGATGTTGTGTTGCGAGACGGCACCAAAGTTGAAGCAATAAACGGTATACATCTGAGTGAAATCTAAAAACAAAGGGCCTTCGGGCCCTTTTTCATTGGAGAAATAAATGAGAGTACAAATTATAAACATGGTTGATTTCTATGAATTCGAAAATAAACCAGATCTATCGAAAGAACAAGTAATCGAGCTGTATCACTCACAGCTTACCAATCGCGTTTTGGAGGCTGATATCCTAGCTGAATACAGTGTCATGCTAAAGCTAAAGGATGCTGAGGTGCCTATGCCTATGCGCTTTATTCGCAAGATTGACATCGAGATTAAGCCACAAGAGTTCGATCAAGATTTCATTAGTAGCGGTTGCATAGTAAACACTGGTAAAAATGTGCTGGTCAAAATGAGTTCAGATAGAACAGATCAAGGCATTGCCAACACTCTGCAATGGGCAAGTCCGAATTGTAAGATCGGTTATAGCAATGTATGTACCGAGTATGGTCGCTGGTATAACATCACATTAGATTATAGTACCAATAACATTGTGTTAACTCGCTTCAATCTAAGATACTAAATGTGCGTAGCACTGCGGCTTTGCCGCTAAATGTTAAAAGAAGAGAAGATAAAGTTCCTTATATACCTTTAATGAAGATCTATCTTCTCTTCTCATTAGGTTACAATGAGTTAGCTCCGCAGTCGCTGGCGCGACATTTTTTAGTTGACATCATATCGGAAACGTCTATACTACTGGTATTCAACTGAGGAGATAATCATGAATTACTTGAAGCGTCTGCTTAATCGTATGAAGTACAAGCCGATGATCAAAATCAATGTGTACTCTATGCAGATTCATACCGCTTCTGGTGCTTCTGTGTGTACTCCCGACGGTATCGCTATTAAACAGCGTATCGAACGCCTTAAACGTGAAATGAGAATGAATAAATGATTTGTAAAATTGTTAACCCAAAGCGTCTGACCGTTGGTGATTCGATTCGCTTGCATCGCGACGAACTCCTGACTATCGACAAAATTGAAGACAAGAAAGTTTATCTGACTAACTCAGAGACGGGAGAAAAGGTAGAAGTTGTTTTTTATCAACTGACTTCCAAATCATATCGTTATCGAATGTATCACCCGGACGCGACGTATGACATACGCGGTCACGAAATTACTGGTAGCGGTGTGAACTCTCGCTATGGCATGAGTCTTGGTATGCTGTATGATTACGGTATAAAGCAGCCAATCGCTGCTGGTGAGATTATCGACTTCTGCGTCGAGTCTATCTATTACAAGGGTGTGGTGATGGCTGTGGGCTCGTTTGGTATGTCTAAAAACGAGATCATTTTTCATAACTGCAAGTCCGAAAGAAACGCTATTGTGGTGAAAACCGAAGACGGTAAAGAGCGTGTTATTGTTGCAACTGGACAAACACTCTACTTTGTAGAACCGGACTCGGAAGGCCGTATGTTCATTAACAATACCCATATCTGTGTAGTCAATCAATATCGGGGTTAACATGTTTCGTTATTCAGAAGACAAGAAAAAAGTTGAAATCGGCAATGTTGTTCGTGTAAAAGGACTGCAAGGTGTTTTGACTGAGGTAACATCGAACTCAATCAAGATCACAATCGGAGAAATCGCTTATTCCGAACTCGTGTTTGAAAATGGACGCTGGCGCAATGCAAAAGATCCGATTGGTCGCCCGATGTATCTAATTCATATGTCCGACTATACAATCGAAAACGAAGAGCTTTTCTATACTAATCGCAGCGTGATTAATGTTGGTGATTTTGTTGATGAAATGAAAGTTGTTGCCGAAACTGGGATCACACTGCTATGGGATAAAATCAGCTCTAAAGTTGAGGGTGTGCGAATTGGCATCATAGAAGCAGATCCTTGTTTGATTTTGATTGACAACAAAGGCATGGCGCACTATGCTATCGCTGTTGAATCTGGCGATTATGAAGCCGTTCAACTCTACTCTACCAATGACGGTAGTCTGGAACATGTACTCGATTTGCCATGGAGATATGATTAATGTTTGTAATTGAAGAAATCGCAAAGCCAGAAGATCAATACCGAGAGTTGTGTGTTGGTGATTATACTATCATCAAAAGCAAACGCTGCCGACTTGTTGAGTTTGATTCGAAAGCAAAAGCAGCCACGTTTTTCATGACAATCGGTGATATGGATGTCACTGCTAAGTTTTATCATCTGAAAGGTGATAGCTGGATCAATAGTGAGTATTCGAGTCCGATTAATCTGATACTGAAAGACGACAAAATCTGGGTCGGTGCCGATGTAAAACGTCAGAAAGAGATTGCAATTGGTCGCAATTTCCCACTTCGAATCATGAGTCAAGAAAATGGTATTCCGCCGAGTCGTGTTGTTACTCGATTCATAGGCTTTGTTCAGGGATTCATGGAACAAGGTGGGATCATTAGTTATACATCGTTTACTAATAACCCATCATCGAATGCAATGCTGTTTATGGGTCAGACTGGGCTAATCTATGCTTATGACAAAAACGGCAACTGGTATATGCATAAAAACGACAAAATGGTGAAATCAAACATCAAATATATCGAAACGCATCAAATCCTGAAGTGGGAAGCATAAGGAGAGTAATGAAATACGTTATACACAAACAAACAAAAAATAACGGTCTGTTGACATTCATGGAAGTAGACCGAGACGTTGCAAGAGAAATGATTGAGAAAAATCATTACTCGAAAAAGTGGAATACCTCGTTTGGAATAGTGAACATTGGCGTGTTTCGTGATGATGTTCTTCTTGGGGTTGCTGTGTTTGGGAATCTGATGAACCCGGGTTCTTACAAATCAATTTCAGATGAACTTGAATCAAATAACATAATCGAGTTGAATCGATTGTGGATTGATGATAGTATCGGGCATAATGGCGAAACCACTATGCTCGGTGCGTCATTTAAAATCATTCGCAAGTGTTATCCTCATATCAAAGCAATTCAAAGCTTTGCTGATGGTAGACTTGGTTGTGGTACAATCTACAAAGCATCGAATTTCGATTACTACGGTTTCGATCAAACTCTATTTGCCGAGAACACCGAAACCGGAGAAGTGTTTCATCATGTTCCGTTCGAGAACACAAAACGACCGGGTTCTATGCTCGAACGTTGGAGAATGCTTCTCGATGATAAATGCAAGTGGTTTGATGTCAAAACTTATCGCTACATTTATTGGCTAGACAGAAAGGTAAAGTGCAAGAAAGAAAAATTGCCTTATCCCGAGTATAGCAAAGGCATAGACTATCGAGAATTCACTTATCCGCCGAGAATGTACGCGAGAGCTTATCTGATGTTCAAGTGGAGAGGCGAAGATAACTATGCTAATCTAGCGAAAGCTAAATCAAAATCTCTTGACTTCGACGCCGAGATAAAAGATCTCGAAGAAAACGAGACGATGAAATGGCTAAAAACTCTTGACGAATTCAATCGAGATAAAGGGTTGACCGATCTGTTCGGTGACTTCTAACTAAATAGAGTCATATTCACTAATGGAAATGACTCTATGCTGTTGACACCGAAAACCTATGATGCCGCTAAAGAAAAACTGTACCATGCACAAAACGGCATTTGCCCTCTCTGTAAGCGTGAGCTTGATAAAGAGATTAACAAAAATCATCTTGATCATGATCACGAATTAGATGGGCCGCAAGCTGGACGTGTGCGCGGTTTGCTGTGTTGCTTTTGTAACAAGTTTGAAGGTATGGTTAGACATGAGTTTATGCGATCTGGTCTGGCGTCTAGAAATGTCGATTACATCACACAACTAAAAACCTTGATATCGTATCTCGAACAAGATACCAAAGAAAATGACATTCACCCGAAACTGTTGCCAGATTTGAAAAAGCGTTTCGCTCGTCAAGACAAACCGACAATGATTGCCGAGTTACAAGCAAACGGTTTCGCGTACAACGACGGCATGACCAAGGCTGAACTCTGCAAAGTGTTCAACAAAGAAATGCCAAAAAAGATGAAAAAACTTCATAATTGATTTGACATAACGGCCAGTCTTCTATAGACTGGCTTTATTGTTTTAGAGGATAATATCATGACACTAGAAGAAGCATTTGAAATCAGATCAAAGATTAACGCTATGCTCAAGAGCAAAGACAAAACCGAACGATCTACCGCTATGGTAATGGATAGTGTTCTGCGTGGCGAATATCTTCGTATTGAAGACGCAAAAGAAGATATCAAATTTCTTTCCGAAACTAATTGACACCGATTGCGAATCTGCTAAGATAGCTACATCAACAAACGAGAGATATATCATGGAAAACATTGCAAAAGTTTACGCTGAACAAATCTATACCAGTGAAAAAATTCAACTATGGAAGGATGCTCGCGAAATTCTCAAGAAAGTTATCACTGGTGAATTGACCCGTTATGATTGCCGGGAAGGTCTGTGTGATTTGCTTCCTATCAATCTGACTGCCAAAGAAATCAACAAAGATTTCGAATACTGGAGTGGCCAGCGTGGCTATGTTCTTTACTCTGATAAGACTACCGAGTCCGGTCGTATCAATGAAGAATATTTGGATCAAGCAATCGCAGAGTACAATCAAGAGAATCGGTTCTGTCGCGGTGAAGTTGATGACACTAATCCGGAATACTGGGAAGCTCGTAAATCATTGGCTTGTCACTGGGTGAAATTCGTTGAACTGGTTCTGAGTAACATTGTTAGTCTGGAGAAAAATGATGCTTAATTGGATTCGAAATTGGTTCAAGAAACCGGAACCGATTGATCACGAAAAAGTAGCATTCACTGAACACTTGGATGCTTTCATGGACACTGAACGATTTAAGCGTGATGTTCTTTTTCTTAAAAGCGTTAGCACAAAGGATATGGAAGATCTCCGGTTTGGTCTGTGTGTCTGTATGAATGGACTAGCGAATCTTGCTTTCAAGCGTTATGCGAATCGCGACTATAAATATTTTAGTGGTGATCACGTTTATCCGATTGAAGGTGGTATTCATGCATACCATGATTTCTCTCAACTTCTGATGAAACCGGCGGAGGAGATTGAATACTACAAAAAGCGTGTCGAACTTGCCAATCACTGGCTGAAAGTAATTGAGCAGTATCAAAACGAGAAAAAAGCGTATACTGGCATTATCTTATCGAGAGGAATAAATTAATGTTTACTGCACTGCAAACCAAAATCAAATCCATTTTCATGAGCAAGAACGAGCGTCTGAAACTGAAATTTCTGGACAACTCGGATCTGACAAAGTATTATGATTTGCTGAAAATGCGAATCGAAAAGCCTGATCGATATGCCGATGCAATGGAAACACTGTATAAGATCTCAGATCGAACTTTGGCGCGCAAGACAATTGCGTGTGGCATCTGCTATCATGTTGGATTTGAAGTGGCTAGTATTCTGCGAGTCGATTCGCTTATGGCGATGTATCCACACTGGGACAAAGAAACATGTAACGACTTGTTTCTGATTGACATCAAAGACGGTAGTAGTCCTCAAATGCAGTATGCAGAAGAACGTTATTACCGGAATAATGTAAAATACTATGAAGCTAGGCTTGAACTAGCTAGACATTGGCTCAATGTGATGACGTTCGTTGATAATCATTACAATCAAAAGTAAATAAGAAATCCCGTTAAGTCGGGATTTTTAAAAATCTAAAGATGTAAAATGTTTACATCAACCATGAATGATGTATAATGTATCTCTCCTCCATACAAACACAACGAGGTAACATGTTAGTAAGAAAATCAAGTGGTATTACAGAAAGCTTTGACAAACAGAAACTTTATCGCATAATCACGTTTGCTACCACTGGCACACGAATTGATCCGATTGAGATCATGAGTGGTATCATGTCGTCTATCACTAACGGTATGAGCACAAAAGACATTCAAAAGCTGGCAATCAAGTTTGCCGCAGACAGAATTTCTATTGAACAACCTGATTATCAGTATGTTGCGGCTCGTCTGCAAATGTATGCCTTGCGCAAACAAGCATATAATCAGTTTGATCCTCCGCATCTGAAACGCCATACGCTCGAACTGGTACAAGATGGCATCTATGATCCGGATCTTGCTACTAAATGGACTGATGAAGAATTCAGTGAGCTGAATAACTATATCATTCACGAACGCGATTTTAATCTGGCTTATGCTGGTGTAATGCAGTTCAAAGAAAAGTATTTGGCGAAAGATCGCAGTACCGGAGAGTTGTACGAAACTCCACAAATGCTTTATATGCTGGTTGCAATGTGCTTGCATCAAGACGAAAAAACAGATAGACTCGCTAAAGTTAAAAACTTTTATGACGTCACTTCTCTTGGCAAGCTGAGTCTTCCGACTCCTATTCTGGCTGGTGTTCGTACTCCGACCCGTCAGTTTAGCTCATGCGTCAAGATTGAAAGTGGTGATGAACTCGATAGCATTAACGCAACCGCTAGTTCTATCGTTGACTATATCAGCAAGAGAGCTGGTATCGGTATCAATGGTGGTGCTATTCGTGCTGAAGGCTCTAGAATTCGTTCTGGCGAGGTTCGTCATACTGGTATTATCCCATTCTGGAAATACTTTCAGACTGCGGTAAAAAGCTGCTCACAGGGCGGTGTACGTGGTGGCGCTGCTACTCTGTATTATCCGATGTGGCATCTTGAAGTTGAAAAAATCCTTGTGCTCAAGAACAACAAGGGTGTGGAAGAAAATCGAATCAGACACTTGGACTACGGTATCCAAATCAATAAAATGTTCTGGGAACGTCTGAAAAACGATGATTATATCACGCTGTTTAGTCCTGATGTTCAAAATGGCGAGCTTTACGATCTGTTCTATAAAGATCCCGTTAAGTTCAAAGAGTTGTACGAAATGCTGGAAGAAGAACCGTTTGTTCGCAAAAAGCGTATCAAAGCATCTGAGATCTTCAACCTGTTTGCGCAAGAGCGTACTGGCACAGGTCGAATTTATCCGATGTTTATTGATAACGTGAACTCGGCTACTCCGTACAAAGAGCCAATTCGTCAGTCCAACTTGTGTATTGAGATCGCGTTGCCGACATATCCGGTTAAGCGTGATGGTTCCGGCGAGATCGCTTTGTGTACTCTTGCGGCATATAATCTTGGTGCAATCGAGAGTTACGAAGACTTTTTGAATGTTGCTCGCGCTGCTGTTCGAGCACTGGACAACTTGCTTGACTATCAGGATTATCCTGTTGTTCAAGCACTTGCTGCCAAAAAGCGTCGCGCACTTGGGATTGGTGTAACAAACTTTGCTTATTTCTTAGCAAAGAACTTTGTTGACTATTCAAGCGGCAACGCGAACAAGCTTGTTCATCGTACCATGGAAATGATGCAATTTGCTAATCTTGTTGCGTCTATGGAACTCGCTAAAGAACGTGGCGCAAATGAATGGCATCACAAGACTAAGTGGGCTGATGGTCTATTACCGATTGACTGGTACAACAAGAATGTTGACAATATCGTTCCGAATGATCTGAAAATGGATTGGGAATGGTTGCGAGCTGAGATCAAGAAATATGGTCTTCGTAATGACACACTGAGCGCGTTTATGCCGTGTGAGAGTAGTTCACAGATCACCAACAGCACAAACGGAATTGAGCCACCTCGCGCTCTAATGAGCACAAAGCAATCGAAAGATGGCGTGTTTAATCAACTCGTTCCAGAGGTTGATATGCTTGGTAGCGAATACGAAACCGCTTGGAAAATGACTAAGCGTGGCATGAAAGGATATCTTGACATTGTTGCCATCATGCAGAAGTTCGTAGACCAGATGATCAGTGCTAACACATACTATGATCCCGCTGTGTATCCGGGTGAGAAAATCCCGATGAAAATCGTATTGAAAGATATGTCAAGAGCACAGAAACATGGTGTTAAATCGATGTACTATTCAAACACCCGCGATGGTGCAGACGGCACAGAAGATACTTCTTCCGAATGCGAGACGTGCAAGGTCTAATATCAAGTCTATCACTAGGGGCTTCGGCCCCTATAACAAGGAATAAAAATGGATACCGTATTTAATAAAAATGTAGTTGATCATATGAAAGCTCCGTTGTTCTTGGGCGAAGCAATGGGATTAGCCAGATATGAAACAGTAAAACACCCAGCGATTGATAAATTAACGGAACGTTCGCTCTCATTTTTCTGGCGACCAGAGGAAGTCGATCTGTCTAAGGATGCGATTGATTACTCTCGATTGAGCGAACAAGAACAATATGTGTTCACTCAGAATCTGAAATATCAAAGTCTGCTCGACTCTGTTCAAGGTCGCGCACCAAACTTGGTATTCTTGCCAATCGTCTCTGATGTTGCGCTTGAGACTTGGATCACGACTTGGAGTTTTAGTGAGACAATTCACAGTCGCTCTTATACTCATATCATGCGTAATCTGTATGTCGATCCGTCTGCTGTCTTTGATAGGATCTTGCTTGACGCCAAGATTATGGCTCGCGCAACTTCTGTAACCCAGTATTACGACGATCTGATTAGCGAGCTGAAAACCTACGACCTGCTTCGTCAGTCCGTGTTTTCTCCTGAGCTGAGAGTTGCACAGCTCACCAATGTAAAAGAAGCTATGTATCTCGCAATGCACGCCGTAAACGCTCTTGAGGCAATGCGTTTCTATGTTAGCTTTGCTTGCACATTCTCATTTGGTGAGCGTGGTTTGATGGAAGGTAACGCCAAGATCATGCGCTTGATCGCTCGCGACGAACAATTGCACTTGAAAGGGACTCAGTATCTCATTCGTGCTTGGCAGAACGGCGATGATGACTCGGAAATGGTTGACATTGCTAGACGTCTTGAGTCAAAAGCAGTTTCTATTTTTATCGAGGTAGCAGAACAAGAGAAAGAATGGGCGAAAGACTTGCTTGGTAACGTAAGTATTCCCGGATTGAGTCTGGCCGAAATGATTGATTACATCGATTATCTAACTGGTAGTCGTATGCGGTCCGTCGGTTTGCCTGTTCCGGATGAAGTCAACGTACCGATTAAACATCCGCTGCCGTGGATTCGCAAATGGCTGAACTCCGATTCCGTTCAAGTTGCTGCACAAGAGGCAGAATTGTCTAGCTATTTGATCGGTCAAGTTGATCCCACACTTGATGCAGATTTCTTTGAGGAACTGGAAGTTTAAGAAAATCGCCTTCGGGCGATTTTTTTTGTTTGTGCCTTGACACCGATTTTTGTGCTGCTATGATGGACACATCAAAACAAACGAGGAATGAAAATGAAAGGCTTTACTCTGATTGAACTGTTGGTTGTTGTTGCGATTATCGGAATTCTGGCATCCGTATCTATCCCAGCACTGTTCCACTAATGTTGATAACTGAGGAAAATATTATGTCCGTTACTGTATGTGTGTTTGTATCTCCAACTCAGATGAAAGCTTGGATCACAACTCGCGTTGCTTATACCAAGCTGAAAAATCAACAGGCGATGAATCGTGCTCATATGCGGCGATTTACTCACCCCGAGCGAGATCATTATCTGAATGAGATCCTCGAAGACAAAAAAGCATATGCAGTAATCGAAGAACACTATGATGTTATCAGTTGCATCCAGAAACTCGAAAACGCCGGTCTGTCTGTGATTGGTTGTCCAAGAATCGAAAAAATCTGAAAAGTTAGTTGACACAAAGAGCCATCATGATAAGATGGCTCTATCGAAACAAAGCTGAGGAACAAATCATGAAACAAGATACTATCGTTGTAATCCCGAGTCGCGAAATGGATGGTACTGCTGGCTGTCTGAGCTTTGAGCGTATGCTGAAAGAGAAGAAAGCCGAAGGTTTTATCGGTGCTGCCGAACGCATCAACAAGGTAAAACACATCGCAATCGTTGACAAAGGGAACAAAGCTTATTTCGCTGATATCACCGAGGTTTACACCGGCACTTGGACTGACAAAGAACTGAATACCAACGATATCTTTTTTGATAACGTTCGTCCGATTCCGTTGTCTGCGCTGAAAGAAGCTGGTATCGATGTAAATAAAGGTCGTTGTTCTATCCGCTATGCTGCGCTGGCTAACATCGTTGCCAATCTGAAAAAAGAAGACACCGAGCTACTTTCTTTGTTCGGTTGAGTTTATCGAAACACTAAATAGCAGTACAATAGAAACGAGTCGAAAGACTCGTTTTTTATTTTTCCCATACACTCACAACGGAAACCTAAATGCAAGTACAAAAACGCGATGGTCGAATCGTTGATTTCGATCAATCTTTTATTGAAACAGCAATCTCTAATTCTCTGCAATCTATCGGTATTACCGATCCCACCTTCCCACATCACGCTACAGAAGCAGTTGTTCGTAAGCTCATTGGTCGCTCTATGGTGACGATTGGCGAAATTCAACACGTTGTAGAAGATACACTGATGCGATCGCGCTATCCCGCTGTGGCTCGCGCATACATTGAATATCGCTATGATCGCGATGTCGCTCGCGACCTGAACTCAGACATGACAAAACGCATCATGGGACTGATGAAGCAATCTGATGAATCAATCATGAATGAAAATGCAAACAAAGACGCCAAGGTAATTCCAACTCAACGCGATTTGGTAGCTGGTATCGTTAGTAAGCATTTCGCCAAGCATTATCTGCCTGTTGAAGTTATGCAAGCACACGAAAATGGTTGGATTCACTTCCACGATCTTGATTATTCACCGTTCTTCCCAATGTTTAACTGCATGTTGATAGATGTTGAAGGAATGTTGAAACGTGGTTTCAGAATGGGTAATGCTCAAATCGAGACTCCGAAAAGCATTTCTACCGCTGCTGCCGTGATTGCTCAAATCATCGCTCAAGTAGCAAGTCACATTTATGGCGGTAACACAATCAATCGCATTGACGAAGTGCTGGCACCGTATGTTAAAATGACACACGAAAAGCACTTGGATGAAGCTCGTTACTGGAAAATTCCAGATCAACAGCAATATGCTATTGCAAAGACTCGCAAAGCTGTATATGATGCTATGCAAGGTCTGGAGTATGAGGTCAACACTCTGCACTCCGCAAATGGTCAAACTCCGTTCTGTACCTTCGGCTTTGGTCTTGGTACTAGCTGGGAGTCAGAACTGATTCAAGAAGCAATCCTGAAAGTTCGTTTGGCTGGTCTTGGTAAAGAGGGTATCACCCCTGTTTTCCCGAAACTGGTATTCGCTCTGAAAGACGGACACAACTTGAACCCGACTGATCCGCTGTATCGTATCAAACAGTTGGCTCTGGAATGCGCTGCGAAACGTATGTATCCGGACATTCTGAGCTATGATAAGATCGTTGAAGTGACTGGTAGTTTCAAATTCCCAATGGGATGCCGTAGTTTCTTGCATCGCTGGGAAGACGAAAACGGTGTTGAAGTTCATGAAGGCCGTAACAACTTGGGTGTGGTCACTCTGAACTTGCCGCGAATCGCTCTTGATTCAAATGGCAATCCTATGCGTTTCTGGGATCTTCTGGAAGAACGTATGGAAATCACCAAGCAAGCTTTGATGGCTCGCGTTGATCGTCTGCGTGGCGTTAAAGCCAGCGTCGCTCCGATTCTTTACGTTGAAGGTGCTTGTGGTGTTCGTCTGAACCCAGATGACGATATCATGAAAGCATTTGACAACGGTCGCGCATCTGTTAGTATCGGTTACATCGGTATGCATGAAGTTACCGAAATCATGATGTCAAGCATTAGCGAACATATCATGGAAAATAAAGAGAAGCAGACTTTTGCGCTGGCAGTTCTTGCTCGAATGAAAGAACTTGTTGACTCTTGGAAAGCTGAAACCGGTTTAGCATTCAGTTTGTACGGTACTCCGTCTGAAAGTCTGTGCTATCGTTTCGCGAAGATTGACAGTGAAAAATATCCGAATCATAAAATCTTTGATAAGGATTATTATACCAACAGTTTCCATCTGGACGTTCGTCATAATACAAATCCGTATGACAAGATCGATTTTGAAAAGCAATTCATTCCGCTTAGTTCTGGTGGTTTTATTTCATACGGTGAATATCCGAATATGAAAGATAATCTGAAAGCTCTCGAAGATGTTTGGGATTATGCTTATAGGAATACCCCGTATTATGGGACCAATACCCCAGTTGATGTTTGTTTTGAATGCGGTTATCACGGCGAATTCACTGCTACATCTAAAGGATATGAATGTCCTAAGTGCGGCAATCATGATGATACCAAAATGAACGTTATTCGTCGCGTCTGCGGTTATTTGGGGAACCCCGGTTCTCGCGCATTTAATGCCGGCAAGCAGGACGAAGTGCAAAAACGTGTTAAACATTTGTAATAAGGGCCTTCGGGCCCTTTAACATTTCAAGTTTGGAGTAAAAATAATCGTGCTAATACTTGACTATAAATCATTGGATGTGCTAAACGGCACAGGAACAAGATCGAGCATCTGGCTTGCTGGTTGTGATCATCAGTGTCCCGGCTGTTTCAGCAAACACACATGGGCGTGGAAAGGTCAGACAGAAGAAGAAATTGATTTACGTGAGCGCGTCAGACGTGATATGAGCGATTCCCGTATTAAGCGTGATGGGATATCACTACTTGGGGGCGATCCGTTCTATGAACGCAACCTAGACGGTTTGGTGTCATTCCTCAAGTGGTTTCGTGCTGAGTTCCCGAACAAAACTGTTTGGCTGTGGACTGGTTTCACAAGAGAAGAATGTTTACTTGAATCAAGAAAACATGTTATAGTTACATCACTGATTGACGTACTCGTGGATGGAAAGTTCGTGTCCGAATTAAAAGACATCGATTTGAATTTCAGAGGGTCAAGCAATCAACGAATCATTCACATAGAGAGATTAAATGAAAGCTCTACAAATTCTTAAAGGTCGTCTGAAAGGCGGCATCTTTATTATTACCGAAGACGCTGTTCGTGTTATTTGTGCTCCCGGTTATGGCGAAGATCAAGTCTTCAAAGCTGGTAGTCTTAAATTCGACGCTATCAAATCCGAGATTGATTTTAACGAAACTCGCGATGTTGAACTCGAAGTTATGAATAACAGCGGCCAACATTTGAACGTGAATGTTCTCAGTCGTGAACAACTCGTTCTGGCTATGGAACAACCAGAGAAATATCCGAATCTGGTAATTCGCGTTAGTGGCTACGCTATTCGTTTCGCCGCACTGACACAAGAACAACAACTGGACGTAATCTCCAGAACATTTACTCAAAGCATGTAAGGAATATAAATGATTGAGCTATACGGATTCGATCCTCTCGAACTCGAATGCAAACCTTGTCTGAATGCCAAGCGTCTGCTTGATACCAGACTGGTAGACTATGTTTTTCTGCCTATCGCCAAGATCAGCAAGACAGAAGAACACAAAATCAATAAAGCCGATTTGACTCGTCGCGCTAAAGAACATGGCGTTGTTGTGACATCTATGCCACAAGCATTCATCGACGGTCATTATATCGGTGGTTTCGAAGAACTCAAAGCTTGGGTTAACGAAAACGCATGAAAATAGAAATCTACGGCGTACCGGAAGAATTCGTTCAATGTCCCGGTTGTAAAGCTGCCGTCGATTTCTGTCGTTCTCATGGGTTAGAATTTACATTTATACCGATTCTTATTAAAGATTCATCATCTATTGGTTTCACGTATCATCGTGCTAATATTGAAGAATGTAGAGTAAGAGCTGGTAAAGACACGCCTCCAAGATCATACCCTCAGATTTTTGTCAACGATAAATGGGTAGGTGGATACAAAACTTTTAGCGAAAAGTTTGAAGGAGGTTGTCTTGACTGAAAAAGACGTACAGGCAGCGATTGCCAGAAGTCGCGAATTTCAACTTAGGTATGATATAATCGTACCGAACTGCTATACTCAATATGACAACGAGGCAGATTTATTTTGCTTGCGTCCTAGTGGGTTATGTGATGAAATAGAAATCAAAGTGAGTCGATCTGATTTCAGAGTGGATGCAAAGAAACACGTTCGAATCTCAGAAAAATTAGAGAAGCCTACACTATACCGGACTCACAGAATGGTGCGCAAGTCGAAGCGGGAAGCTTTAGAAGCGGGTCATATGTCGAATTATTTCTGGTATGCTGTGCCCGAAGGACTGGTCAAGCCAGATGAAGTTCCTTCTTGGGTCGGACTGATCTATATATATTCTCATGGTAGTGCCGGTGTCGTCAAGAGTGCGAAACGTTTGCATAAGCAACCGCTAAGTGCTGTTGAGTCGTATAAGACCGCACGAAAGATGGGATACAAGTATTGGAACAAGGTTCTGGCGTAAGTCAGAACCTTTTTTGTTGTTGACGAACACTGAATAGTATGCAAGAATATGCATACATTAAACGAGAGGTGAATAAATGAACGTTGTATTTGGTAATATCTGTAACACTCGTATCATTGAAGCTGTTGAAGCTCGCAAGAAAACCGGTATGGCATGTGATCCGAAATGGCTTGACGAACAAGTCGAATGGATGTATGCTGATGTCTCCAAGGTAGTTGCAAATACTCAGTGGTTGAAAAACGAGTTGCGTGAGCATCTGGTTGCTTTCATTCTACGTGAATATGATGTAATTGCTTTTGGTGTGGATAATGGCATCAAGCGTTGAGATTCTACAGGCGGTCCCTGCTGCTGGTAAAACAAAAGCTATTCTGACTCACGTTCGAAAGAACAAAAAGCCTTGTATCATAGCGTCAATTAGTTGTCAGTTATCGCAACAAAGTTTTGACTTTTACAACAAGATTAGTGGTGACAATGACAGTATTATCATTGACTCAGATCATGTTAGTAGAAGCAAGAGCGTCGCCGAGGTAATAAAAGAAAGCATCGGTCATAATAGAGTCATTTTCATTACTCATGCTGCATTGCTGGCATATCCAGATTATGAAGACATGAGAGATCATGAACTCTATATCGATGAAGTACCTGATTTTGTTCAATTAAATCAGTTGAAATTCACTGACAACCTTGACTTTATCGGGAAATACTGCGACACTGTTGATGGCAGAATGACATTAAAAGAAGAGTGTCGTTCGAAAGTAGAAAAGATTGCTACCGATGGTCTATATGGTCATGATGTGGTGTCAAGTTCTGTTTTCTCATTAGCAAGATCTCTGTTGCAAAATATCCCCGTTATTCTCAAAGATAACGTGGTATACTTTATCGATGATAGTACAACTCAAAAGTGGAACGTCTTTTCTAAGATCACAATCGCTTGTGCAAACTTTAAAGAGACATTCACCGGTGTTGTTCTCAAAGACTTTTGCGGTTGGAAATTCAAAACAAGCCCGTTGATGAAAAAACTGGATTTCATTCAGTATCCGAATTCGAGTAGAGTCGAGATCGTGCCATTATTCGATGGTATCTGGTCTAGATATGCTGCCGACAAAGATATCGACGGAGAAAGTGTTTACAACAAGGTCAAGGATAACGTGTATGATTTAGTTGGCATGACGCCGTTTATCTACACAACAAATAGTTATCGTGCGGCATTGAAAGTCGGACATCGAGTTGCTTATAACCCACACGGGCTAAACAGCTATATGAGCCACACAACTGCGGTAGCGTTATTCAGCTATAATCCTATGCCTTGGCAAATCGAGTTGCTGAAATGTCTGTCTAGCTGTCACGACATGGACACAAACAAGTTGATTGATGCTTATTTGGTATCGAAATATCTTGAGCCTGTGTTTCAATTGTGCTTGCGTACCGATATTCGTAATCAGCATTCAACATGGAAAGTCACGCTGTTGGTCCCAGATTTACGCGCTGCTGAGTATCTGAAATCGAGATATCTGTTAGAGGCTAAGATCGACACAAATCACATGATTAGTGGACCAGCACGTAAAGAGCGAAAGAAAGAAGAACTGCCTCGCAAAAAGAAACTTAGTTTCGTGAACATGTTCGACTTTACAAAAGCAGAACAAGGAAAGTTCTACCGATGGTCAGCAAAAATGGATTTAAAGCTTGACGTCATACAACCCGAGCATGTTAAACTGGTATCAGACTGGATAAATAAGCTCCGGAGTTTATAAAGTTGCATTTACATAGTATACTTCTTTTGTTGACAAAAACAAAGGAAGTATACTGTATGGCAGATTACGTTAACAACGAGGAACTTTATCAAGCATTTGTCGCTTGGAAAGAGAAGTTGAAAGAAAACCCCAGTGAGCGAATGCCCGAGTTCATTGGTTCTTCAATCATGAAGATCGCTTATGGGTTCACGAATTATTGGCGATTTAGTCGTTATACCGACACTTGGAAAGAGCTGATGGTTGGTGATGCTGTTGAAACTTGCTTGAAATACTGCAAGAACTTTGACACCGAACGATATACGAATCCACACGCATATATTACCATGATATGTGCTCGCTCGTTCATTGCTCGAATTAGACATTCCAAGAAAGAAGAAGCTGCAAAGTATAAGTATTTTTTGGAACACGTCCATGATGCCGAAGATGAAGATATGGCAAAATTAGTTGACCTATCTTTCTATAATGACATGATGACCAAAGCAAACGACTTTGAAGCTACAATGAAAAATCAGAAAGCTAAAAAGCCAAAGCAACTAGGCGGATTGTCATTCCTTGAGGATGACGATGATGCCGACGAATAATATTGAAGTAACTATTCCACTCTGGGAAAATTATCATGAGTGCAATGATGAACCCGAATTAGTCCCCTATATGCTCAAAATAAAATTACTCGAATCTGGAATCCCGGTGATTATTGATCCTCTTTCAATTCGTTCTAACGTCATAAGCGTCAAGCATGGTAAACTAATTGGCGAAATCATTTCGCTCGATACCGAAGAATCACACTACAAGTTTAAATGGGAAATGTAATGAACGAGAATATCGATCAACTTATCGATCAAGATCAAAAAGAAATTAACGAAGCGAAAGAACGCGAACAAGCTTTGATTAAAGCTATGGTCGAGAAGAAATCTAAGAAATACTTGGCCAAACATGGCAAAGAAATCAAACGTTTGCGCGAACACGCCGAAGAATGTTTGCATGTATGTAACAAAGATGGTTACATCTACGCTATCGAAAAGCTTCGTGTTCTGACCATGCAGAAACCTATCGAACGTTCTGTTCTTGAATCGCTCTGGTTGAGTTCAAAACAGCGTTACGATGAACTTGTGATGGAAGCATATGCGAAAGTAAATGAAAACACTGAGGTAGCGTCTGGTGAGCAACCAGAGACTGCTACGGTTCCAGTCTGTTCTATCTAAATAAAGGGAGCTTCGGCTCCCTGAATTAGCTTAATAAATTAGCCACCTTCGGGTGGCTTTTTTGTATCTATTGTGCTTACACTGCGGCTTGCCGCTAACTCATTGAAACCTAAGAAGAAGAGAAGATAGATTCTCATTAAAGATATATAAGACATTTTATCTTCTCTCGCTAACGCGAAGTGCTGCGCACAAACTTGTTTACATTCAGTTTCGAAGTGTGTATGATCGCTTTATCATTCAACAAAGGAAACAATATGAAGATTATCATTGAAGGTGATAAGCATGTTGGGACTCATAAAGATAGCGAGTACATGGAAAACGCTATCTATCTGGGTTCCAAATTCTTGTGTGACTACGCGAAGAAGAACGGCATCACTGTACTATTGCAAGTAGGTGACTGGTTTGACGTTCGTTCTGGTCTGTCTCAAGCGACTATGAACTTTCAACGTGAGAAGCTGAACCCGCTTTACACCGAAGCTTTCGAGCAACGTTACAAGCTGGTAGGCAATCATGATATGCATGTGAAAGACAAGATTCATCCGAACTCTGTTACTGAAATGTTTCATGATGTTCCCGGTGTTCACATCATCGACAAACCGACTACCGTAGCGTTTGGCGATACACTTTGGGATCTGTTCCCGTGGAAGTGTTCAGAAAATGAAAAAGAAATTCTTGACTTCGTTGAGAAATCCGAGTCAGAATATTGCGCTGGACACTGGGAGCTTGATGGTTTCGAGTTCTACAAGGGTATCCCGTCAACTGGTGAAGCAATCGACTTCCTGAGCGATTACAAGCAGGTTGTCAGTGGACACTATCACACATCGAGCCGCAAAGGTAACGTGTTCTATACTGGGACTCCTTACACTTTGACTATGGGCGACGCAAACGAAGTTCGCGGTTTCTGGGTGTTTGACACCGACACCGAGACTTTCGAGTTTGTAGCTAACCCAGATATGTGGCACATCAGAATTGACTATCGTGGCGATTTTGATGAAAAGCTGTTTGACAAGTGCAAAGGCAAAGTGGTAGAATTGGTAGTCTATGAATTCGATGAAAAGCTTGACGCTGTTATGGCACAGTTGGAAAACGTGTGTCACGAATTCAAACACAAACAAGTGTATAACTTTTCGTCTGATGTAGAAGACATCACCGAAACCAAAAAGGTTATCGAGCAAATGAAAGACTATGTTAAAAACATGCCTATCGATGCTGACGAAAAAACAGTTGTTTCAAAATACGTACAAGATTTGTACGCGAACGCAACCGCAGGTAAGGGAGCTTAATGGACGTAGTATTCCATTGGGTCAAGTATCAAAACATTATGTCGGTGGGCGCGAAGCCCATCACAGTTGTTCTTGACCAACACAAAAAGACTTTGGTAACTGGTACTAACGGTGCTGGTAAATCGACTTTCATCGAAGCATTGACTTTTCTACTTTATGGGAAAGCGTTTCGAGACATCACAAAGGCACAACTCGTAAACTCACAGAACAAGAAAGGTCTGTTTGTTGAAGGTGAATTGAGCGTTGGTAAAGATCGCTATCACATCGAGCGCGGTATCAAGCCTAACGTTCTGAAAATTCAGAAAAATGGTGTGCCTTTAAAAGAGGTTGCGAGCGCGACCGAGTATCAAGCGTATTTCGAGAATGAGCTGTTAGGCATCAACTATGATAGCTTCAAACAGATCATCGTTCTTGGTACTGCTGGTTATAAGCCGTTCATGGAGCTGCCTGCCGGTAAGCGTCGCGAACTCGTTGAAGATCTGCTTGATGTCTCTGTTATCGGGGAAATGGACAAGCAGAACAAAGGTCTAATCAAGGAGTTGAAATCTCAACAAGATCTCTTGAAAGTCAAGTTGGAATCTGCTACTAATGAAGTAGAGTCTGCCGAAGGTGCGATTGCTGCACAACAAAAGCAAACCAACATGATGATCGTTATGTTGACTACCAATTTCCGCGAGATTATCGATCAAGCGAAAGATTACAAGGAACGTGCTGCGAAAAGCAAAACCGATCTTGACAATCTGATCGAGCCGGTTTACATTGAACAGGATGATTCTACAGAAATCGCAGAACGTCGCGGTAATCTGGAGTCTCAGATTGAAGATCTGAGAGTAAAATTCGATGACGACATCGCTGAGTTGAAGTGTCAGTTAGGTGAACATCATCTGATGGAGCCATATGAATGTGCGCTCGATCATGATGTTATGATGCTGGAAGACAGCAAGCCTACCGAAGAACAGCTTGTGGCTAAGACTGCGCTCGTTCCTATTCCGGATGAACCAGTTTATGCCGAAGTCGTTGAGCCTGTAAAGGTTGATGTCCGCGAAGATATTCAGTTTGCCACTAAACTGTCAACTGCAATGCAGATCGACAAGAGCAAGATCATGGCTCGCCGTGAGTTCTTCGAGAAAGGTGGCGCGTGTCCGACTTGTGGCACCGATTGCTCAACTCATTCTCATGAAAGAATTGGTGAACTTGATGTTGAAATCGCCGCGATTGATGCTAAAATTGCAGAACAGGAAGCTATTCTTGCTGAACTGAATGCGCAAGAGCTGGCTTACAATGAAGCAGTAAAACAATATCGATCTGATCTTGACAGCAACACACAGATTCGTATAGCATATGAGAGACAGACCGCTGCCTATGCGCAAGCTTGTCGAACTCTGAGCGAAGAACACAACGAAGAAATTCGTCGTATTGATCGCGAAATCGAATCCATGAAGCTGAATCATGTTCAACAGGTCAATAACTATCACAACAAGCTGAATCGTATTAACAACGAGATCCGCGACTGTGAGAATTATTACAAGGAACATCGTTCTGAACTGGAACAGCTTATCGATAAGCTGGACGACGAGGCAGAGCGCAAACGTTCGGAGCGTGAGACTGCACACAACTTGAATCTGGCTCGCTATAACGCTGCGGTAGACGCTTTAAACGCTGCTATCATTAGCAATACTGAGTCTTATGACAAGTCGGCAGAGAATGCAAAAAATCTGAAAAATCAGATTGACGAACTAAAAGCGAAAGAGTATGATTGCTCTCAAGTTGAAGACGCAACGAAACGACTGAATGACTACAAGAAAGAGATCGCTACAATCGTTCTCGAACTGCATCATCGTTCTATCGTTGGTGAAATGCTGAAAGACAATGGCGTGAAAGCGCATATCGTCAAACGGTATATCCCTGTCTTTAACAAGAAGATCAACGAATATCTCAAATCGCTTGGTGCTGACTATGTGTTTGCACTGGACGAGAGTTTTAACGAGTCGATTCGTTCAAGAGGTCGAGAGGATTTCTGTTACGCTTCCTTCTCAGAAGGTGAGAAAGCACGAATTAATCTCAGTTTGTTGTTTACATGGCGTGACGTTAGCAGTATGATTAGTGGTGTTAATATCAACTTGCTATGTATGGACGAAGTGTTTGACGGTAGTTGTGATGACGTAGGCATTGCCGGTATCAACCGAATGCTTGACAAGATGAAATCAAATATTCTTGTGATCTCACACCGCAAAGACGCCGGAGACGACAGCTTTAACCGCCACATTCGTATGCATAAGCAAGGTCGCTTTACTACGATGGTGGAGAATGTTCGATAATATAGATGAAGTGTACCCAGATGTGGAATTCTGGGTACTATCAAACAAGAGATTTAACCAAGAAATCAAGTTGACTTATAATCAGTTACTTGCTAGATTTGGCGAAGAGCATTTAGCAAGGGTTATCAACAACTTTGACCCGCATTGGATAGCATGGAAGCTATAATGAACCGTATAATTCTGACATTGATGTTTCCAATCATTTGTCTGATAGTGCTTTACTTGTGGCTTAAATCGTGTATAATGCACGACGACAGTGAGAAAGTTCGAAAACATCTTTCTCGCTCATTGAAACGTTATATTACTTACTTGACTGGAGTTCGAAATGATTGATTTTATCCCTGGTGATTCTCTGAAAACTACTAGCGCCGCTTTCTACTGGCAGAACCTTGCTCGTAAAAACTGGGTTTGTCTGGTCAGTCAAGAAGATTACGACCGTTTGCAGTGTCTGGAACGTGATGTTCGTTTCGACGTCTACAAAGAGTTTGACGACGACGTAATGGAAACCGCGCTTCGTCTGTCTAAAGAATTCCGCGCTGCAAATCTGAACTGCAAACGCGATCTGGAAGAATTTGTTACCGAAGCCGCTCTGCTTGTTTACTCTGAGTGGAAAGCAGCTTAAACTAAACACCTAACCGAATATTGAACTGAAACTGAGGAAATGAAATGCAACTGAGCAAAGAAACTGTAGAAATCCTGTCTAACTTCGCCAAAATCAATCCGTCTGTGGTGCTGAAACCGGGTACTTTTATCAACACCAAGAGCGTCAACAACGTTCTGTATGCATCCGCTACTATCAAAGATCAAATTGATAGCGAACTGCGAATCTACAGTCTTGGTGAATTGATTGGTGTAGCCAACATGATTGGTCTGCCTGCTCAAGTGACTGAGGATGGTGAATACATCACTATCAAGAATGCAGCCGGTGGCAAGTCTATGGCTAAGATCAAGATGGCAGAAGCTGGTACCATCATTCATCCGAAGAAAGCTATCAGCATCCCAACCGCGTCCGTTGTGTTTGAGCTGACCGAAGAACAACTGAAACAGATCATGAAATCTGCTTCTACCATGTCACTGGTTGATCTGCACTTTGTAAATGATGGTCGCAAGATTCTGGCTCGACTGACTGGCGGCGACGCTAACAGCAATACCTTTGAAATTCCGGTTGCTGACGATTACGAAGGTAACGACGCTAACTTTGATTTCATCGTTGCACTTGGTAACATGAAAATGACCGATGCGAAATACAAAGTAATGATTGCTAAAGAAGGTGCAATCTGCTTTGAAGGTGCTAACGCAAGTTACATTATCTCGCTGGATGCCAAGTCCAAATATACCGCTTAATGAGTTCGGGGAGGGTTGACCTCCCCACTTAAAATAGTTTATAATGCTAGTTATTCTAAACTGTTTTACCCCGCAATGAGAGAAATATAAATGACTGTGACTGTTACTGATCCAAATGAGTTTATGTGGGAACAAAAGTTCCGACCAAATCTGATTTCTGAGTGTGTTCTTCCTGAATCTGATATCGAGCGTTTTAAAGGTATTGTTGCTTCTGGTCGAATTCCACACATTCTGCTTTACTCTAAGAGCCCCGGCACTGGTAAGACCACAATGGCTCGCGTTCTGTGTAACGAGATTGACGCCGAAGTGATGTTTATCTCTGGTGGTAAACTGCGTATCGATGACTTGCGTAATAGCTTGACCGCATTTGCGTGTACTACTACACAAAAGCCCGGTGGCAAAGTTATCATCATCGATGAAGGTGATAACAAGGGTATGAAAGCAGTTCACGAAGAACTTCGTTCTTGGATGGAAGCATACAGTTTCAACTGTTCTGTGATCATGACTTGTAATCATGTCGAAGCAATCCCGGCGCCGCTCAAGTCTCGTTTCCGTCAGATCGAATTTGGTAATCCGACTGATGCAGACAAGATCCGAATGATGAAAGAAATGATTCTTCGGTGCGAAAAGATTTGCGAAATCGAAGGTGTTGTAGTAGAATCTCGTAAGGCTATCGCTGCACTGGTTAAGATGAATTTCCCAGATCTGCGCGGTACCATTACAACTCTCGATAGCTATGCCAAGTCTGGCAAGATCGATGAAGGTGTTTTGACCAAAGCGACTCAGGCAACTGAGGATATGAACGAAGTAATCGAAATGCTTCGAACTAAGAAACTCGGCGCGATTCGTGCTATGATTCCGAAGTTTACTGTCGATTATGATAACTTCGTTACCAAGCTTTATGAGCGTTTGTTTACTGAAATCAAACCGGCTGGATTGCGTGTTATGATCAAGCTGATTGCGGAAAACCAGAAGTACGCAAACGACATTCCGAACATGGAGATTCACCTGTTTGATCTGCTGGCAGATCTCGCGTTTGAACTCGAAACCACATGGAAATAAATTATGTCTCTAGATTTTCTTGGTGAAGAAAGCTTAAACGAGCACGAAGTTGCATGGCGTTCCAGAGATTGGGACGCTGTAAAAGAACTGGCTAAACAGTTCAAAGTTCCAGCTGAACAAAGTCTGTTTGTGGTACTGGACAACGTTACCAAGAAACTAGGTCATGGGTCTGTTGCGCGATTTGCCGATTATGACCAACATATGTTGAATAATGCTTTGTCCCAGCATGTTGAAATGAGAGGTTATGCTTTCGAACTCAACACGATGGAAGGTCACATTTCTGATCAAATGCATTATGATTACATGTATTTTACCATTCGTCAGTGTAGTCTGCCTAAAGTCAAGTTTGCTAAACTCACTGACGACTGGGAAGAACGAGTGTTCGAATACCTAGTTTCTGACTTTTACGAAGTCTCGACACAACGAGCCAGAGAATATATCAATCGCTTCTCTGATGAACAAAAAGCCAAGCTGAGAAAAATGTTTTCTCCGATGGTAAATGATGTCAACGCACCGTGCTTGGCAATGATCCCAACTAAAACCGAACGTGATAAAATTCAACGCGCTATCCGTTCTTGGTAAAAGGAAATAATGAAAATGATGCTGCAAATCCAATTGAAAACTGATGAAGACTTCCTGAAAATTCGTGAGACTCTGACCCGTATCGGTATCGCGAACAACGTAGAAAAGCGCCTGTATCAAAGCTGCCACATTCTGCAAAAGCAAGGCAAATACTACATCGTTCACTTTAAAGAACTGCTCCAGCTCGATGGTCGTGTGGTAGAAATCAGTCAAGAAGATATTGATCGTCGTTCTGATATCGCTGTACTGCTGCAAGAATGGGGTATGTGTGAAATCATCAGCGAACATACCGCACCCGGCAACAACTTCTTCCGCGTGATCTCTCACAAAGAGAAAGCAAACTGGACTCTGGTACACAAATACAAGTTCGGCTCTTAATAAAACGTTCTGCGCTCTTGACTAACATCGAGAGCGCATCTATAATAGACTTTCAACTTGTGAGAGGTATATTATGGATGTTTCACCCAAGATGCGACCCCCGAAAGGCGCACTGAAAGAGGTAATGAATGTTTTACACGAATATTTGTATTCAAGGCAATCAGGTTTTAGAACGATTTATCGATGACTCTGGACTTTCTCGAACTCGCAAAGTCCCGTTTAAACCGATTATGTATAAGCACTCCGCAAACGGAGATCTAAAAGATATCTATGGTCGTGCTGCTGTTGCTGTTCAACATGATAGCATTGGCGATGCAAGACGTTGGATGAAAGAAATGCGCGATATCAATCGCGAACCGCTTGGTATGGATGACTTTATTCTTCAATATCTGTATCACACGTATAGCGGTCCGATTTCATTCAACTATGAGCAACTGGATATCGCGTTTGTCGATATTGAGGTCCCGACTGATGGACCTTTCCCAGAACCTCATATTTGCGATTGGGAAATTGATGGTATCTGTCATTATAGTACCAAGCGCAAGAAATTCTTTTTGTTCACCACAAGACCGTGGGACATCGCCAAATCGATTCTCGATAAAGACGATAGTGGTAAGAGCGTTGACACACTCGAACACGTAGAATATACGTTCTGTGCGTCTGAGCGAGAGCTTTTAATCAAGTATCTGAAATTCTTCCGCGATAATACACCAGATGTATTCTCCGGGTGGAACTCCGAAATGTTCGACTTGCGCTATATTGTAAATCGATATCGCAAGGTTCTCGGTGAAGTCTATGCAAACAAGCTTAGTCCTTGGGAGCAAATTGTTGAGCGCATAGCTCACAATGACGATGACGAAGATGCCGAAGAAATCATCACCTATGAACTTATGGGCATTGCTTGTATCGATTACATGGCAGCTTATAAGAAGTTCACTTTCAAGACTCGTCCAACATATCGTTTGGATTACATCGGTCAAGTTGAACTGGGTATGAGAAAGTTGGAAATGACCGAGAAGACATACCTCGCATTTAGTCAGAAAAATCCACAGCGATATATTGACTATTTGATTCGAGACGTTGACTTGTTGGTTAAACTAGACGCTCGTTTGTCGTTGATGGCACTGATTACCAGTGTAGCGTATTACGCAAAAGTCAACTATCAAAACGTGTTTAGTCCACTGAAAACTTGGGACGCGATTATTCACAATAGTCTGATCGTACAAGGCATCGTTGTTCCAGAAAACAAGCGTTCGACCAAAGAGAAATTCGCTGGTGCATTTGTTAAAGAACCGTTCCCCGGTTTCTATAAATGGATTATGAGTTTCGACTTGACATCACTGTATCCACACATCATCAAATGGCTGAACATTAGTCCAGAGACGATTATGGGACAGGTTGATGTTCCGCGAACTTTCGTGAAAGATCGCATGGTACCAGATGTATTTGGCACCGGTATGATTGCAAAGACATATGAGATCCCGAAAGACGATATGACTTTTGCAGCAAATGGGATGCGTTATACTCGCGCTAAACGTGGTATTATCCCGACCGAGATCGATAAAGTGTTCTTGCAGCGTAAAGCAGCAAAGAATGCCGAATTCACAGCGGATAAGATCGCAACAATCGCATACGATATTATTGTCGGTCGTCAAGACGGTAAGCTGGACGAAAATAATTTCAGCACCGAGCGATTTGATATTCATTCGATTAATCTTTCTATGAAAGGTCAAGAGTTTGAAGATTTTAAATCTGTTCTGCATTCTCTACCGAGTGCCACACTTAGCGAAGTTGTTGCTTGGTGTCGCTTTATGGAGAAGCTTGAAAACGTAAACCAACAAGCACGTAAGGTATTGATCAACTCACTTTATGGCGCATTGGGTAATCAGCATTTCCGTTACTTTGACACAAGAAACGCTGAGGCAATCACTGTATCCGGTCAACTCGCTATTCGTTGGATTATGCGTAAGATGAACGAATATATGAATGCTGTGTGTAATACCAATCAGATTGATTATGTTGTTTACGGCGATACTGACTCCATTTATATGACGTTCGAAACTTTCGTAAGTCAAATGGCAGCTCGAAAAGGTATTGAAGTTGATAGCATCGAGAAAATTCGATGGGTTGATTTCTTGTCGAAATTCGCTAAAGAGAAATGCGAGCCGTATATCGATCAAAGCTATCGTGAGTTGGCAGAATATACCAACGCATATGATCACCAGTTGTTCATGGATCGAGAGATCATCGCTGATACTTTCTTTATCACAGGTAAAAAGCGTTATGCTGCTAACGTGTGGGACTCAGAAGGTAAACGCAAGCTAGACGAACACGGTAAAGTTGTTCCCAAGCTCAAGATCATGGGTATCGAAACTCAACGTTCAAGCACACCGGTATTCGCTGGTAAATCGCTTGAGAAGAGTATCAAGCTAATCCTGACTAAGGGTGAAGCTGCTCTACAGGAGCACGTTGCAGAAGTTAAGGCAGCGTATCCTACGAAAGATTATCGAGAGATTGCATCCGTATCGAGCGCGAACAATATTGATAAGAACCACAACAACTGGGTTCCTGTCAAAGGTTGTCCGGGTCACATCAAAGGCGCATTGGCTTATAACAAGTTTGCCGAACAAAAGCGCGTTGATATGATTCGAAGTGGTGAAAAGATTCAGATTATCATGCTGAAAGAACCGAACCAGTTACATTCTCCCGTCTTGGCGTTCCCGAGTGGTGAGAAGATCCCAGATGAATTCGAACTCGATTTGAACAAGTATCTGGACTATACTGGGATGTATGGAAAGCATTTTCTGAAACCACTGGAAAATATCTGCGAGGCTATTGGCTGGGATACAGAGAAGAAAACAAGTCTTACCGATCTTTTTGGCGATTGGTAAGTTTATAATGATGTAGGGCTATGAGATAATAGCCCTATGTTGATGACTACTTTATGGAGATTATGAAATAGAAACTAAAACTGATAATAGAGGCAAAACTGTAAAATGGCTAAAGGTATTAAAACTGCAAGAGCTGGTAACTTAGGCACTCTTATGTCTAAGCTGGCGGGAACATCAACTAATAAAATGAGTGCTGTTCTATCCGAAAGTAAATTCTTCAACGATAAAGACAGTGTTCGCACTCGCGTACCGTTGCTTAACTTGGCAATGAGCGGTGAACTTGATGGTGGTCTTGCTCCCGGTCTGACTGTACTTGCTGGCCCGTCTAAGCACTTTAAATCAAATCTAGGTCTGGTGTTTATTGCCGCGTATATGCGCAAATATCCAGATGCCGTTTGTCTGTTCTTTGACAACGAATTCGGCTCTACTCCGGGTTATTTCGAATCACAAGGTGTTGATGTTAGTCGTGTTATTCACTGCCCGTTCAAAAACATTGAAGAACTGAAATTCGACATCGTTAAAAAGCTTGAGGCAATTGAGCGCGGTGATCGCGTTATTGTGTTTATCGATTCCATTGGTAACGCTGCATCTAAGAAAGAAGTTGATGACGCTATCGACGAGAAATCCGTTAGTGATATGACGAGAGCGAAGCAACTAAAATCTTTGACTCGAATTATGACGCCTTATCTAACAATGAATGATATACCGGCTATTGCTATTGCTCACGTCTACGACACACAAGAACTTTATTCCAAAAAAGTCGTTTCTGGTGGTACTGGTATCACTTACTCTGCCGACACCGTGATCATTATCGGTCGTCAACAAGAGAAAGACGGTAAAGAGTTGCTGGGTTATAACTTTGTTCTGAACATGGAGAAATCCCGTTTCGTCAAAGAACAATCTAAGCTGCCGCTAGAAGTAACTTTCCAAGGTGGTATCAACACTTACTCCGGTATGCTTGACATCGCTCTTGACATCGGTTTCGTTGTTAAGCCGTCAAATGGTTGGTTTAGTCGTGCATTCCTTGACGAAGAAACTGGCGAGCTGGTCGAAGAAGATCGTAAGTGGCGTCGCGCTGACACCAACTGTCTTGAATTCTGGAAACCGATGTTCTCACATCAGCCGTTCAAAGACGCTTGCTCCGACGCTTTCAAGCTGAAATCCGTTTCAGTTAAGGACGAAGTGTTTGATGAAGTTGATGACCTGTTCTCCGGTACTGGTGAAATCCCAGTTGAACTTGGTCGCAAGCTTGACACCGCAACAGAAGATGAACTCGATCAACTGACAGAAATCGACATCGAAGGATCTGATGCCGACGAACTGTTTGAGAATCTGGATTAAAAAAGGGGGCGAAAGCCCCTTTACTTTTGTGTGAGACTATGATAATCTGTTTGTAGTCTAATCAAGGAGAGATTTATGAAAATCGATCTGCATAAAATTCACACCGCTGTGTTTGCTAATGGCGAACGTCGCGATGATACTCTTATCAATCTGATTAAGTCTACCAATCGCTTGTGGAAATTCGGGACGTATTTGCACGTTGGTACTTACTCTAAACACTATCACGAAATTCGCGACGGTATTGATAAACACGGATTTTACATTCATAACGGTTATCGTCTGACAGGACATGTATACGCTAAAGCTAACTATGCTGGACGCGAAAGCTGGTTTGATATCTTTCGTGGGTTTAGTACCTGCGCTGGTATCATTCTCGGTGACATGGACAAAGTGATTGATCCTGTTCTGATCTTGCGTGAGTATGATAAGCAAGTTAAGCCGAAGACTCGACAATGGAATGATCGCGGCGCTCGTAAACACGCATACGGTAGTCGCAACCGCAACATCTTCGGCAAAATGTTTGCTTACACCGAGTCAAAGCGTAAGCAAGACATCAGCTATAGCGATTATGAGCGAGAGCTGGACGTTGAATATTACGACAACGGTGTTTATGATGCCTGTTTGGAAATGTGGTGCGATGTCCCAGTTCCAAAGATTCGTCGTAACAGTCTGGTAGATGCTTTCATGCATCGAGAGCGATGGTGGGATAATGCGGGTCGATCTGTTGAAAAAAGCTGGAAGTATCAAAGCAAACGGAGACACCAATGGAAACCAAAGAAAGAAATTATCGAGACGTTTTAGACGAGGCGCTAAAAGACATCAAACAAGAGCTTGTTGTTTTAGTTGACGGCGAGCCCTTTATCGCGTATATTCACGATCTGACGTACAACGAAGGACGAGTTCACATCGACTGGTCCACCCCTCATAGTGAAGAAGAGATAATGAAAGATGAATTATTCAAACATGTTCAAGCCGCTATACAAGCGCAAATCAAAGAAGGAAAAGAATGTCAATCGAACAATCTATTCTCACGAATCTCCTCGTTTCTGAGGAATACTTTCGTCAAGTCTTCCCATTCTTAAAATCGGAATACTTCCCGAGAGGTCCGATTCGTATCATTTTCGACCTGATCAAAAAGCATTATGATAACTACAAGACAATCCCAACTCATAACGCGCTGGTGATTGCTCTTGAAAAGCGTAGTGGTATTTCTCAGATCGAGTTTGATGAAGCTTATGGTGGTATCGGTGAGCTGATTGGTGTTCCCGAAGATCTAGCGTGGTTGATGGCAGAAACTGAGAAGTATTGTCAAGAACGAGCGATGAATAATGCTCTGTCCGAGGCAATTCGTATTCAGGAAAATCATGCCAAGCCACTCGATGAACGAGACAAAAAGATTCCTGATATCGGTGTTATTCCCGATCTCATGAAAAACGCTTTAGCTGTTGCGTTTAATCTCGCGATTGGTCATGATTACTTTGATGACGTCGAACAACGTTTTCAAAGCTATCGCATGAAGACCAAAAAGATCTCGTTCATGACCAAAATTCTGAACACGATCACAAAAGGCGGTGTCGAACGTAAGACACTGAACTTGATTCTTGCTGGTGTTAACGTTGGTAAGTCTCTGGGTCTGTGTCACTTAGCATGTGAGTATCTGTTACAAGGTTATAACGTGCTTTACGTCTCAATGGAAATGGGTGAAGAGGTTTGCGGTAAGCGTATCGATGCTAACTTGCTGGACGTCACACTTGATGATATTGACGACGGTCTGATCACCGAAACCGATTTTATGCGTCGTTTCGGCAATCTGAAACAAAAGAACTGCGGTAAGCTTGTTGTCAAGCAATTCCCAACTGGTGCGGCTAACGTCAACCATTTGAACAACTTGATGGCAGACTTGCAGATCAAGAAAGGTTTCAAACCAGACATCGTTATCGTGGACTATCTCGGTATCATGTGCTCAAAGCGTATGACCACGTTTTCCGAGAACAGCTATACATTGGTAAAGGCAATCGCTGAGGAGCTGCGAGGCTTTGCGGTAGAGCATAATGTGGTTGTTTGGTCTGCTGCTCAAACCACTCGCGGTGGTTGGGACAGTTCTGATATCAGTATGTCGGACATTGCAGAATCTGCCGGTCTTGCGGCTACTGCTGACTTTATTCTGGCTGCGATGGAAACCGAAGAACTCGCTGAGATCGAGCAACAATTGTTCAAACAGATCAAATCTCGATATGGCGACAAGAACAAGTTTACACGATTTAATCTTTGTGTTAATAAGGGTAAACAACGATGGTCTGAACCAGATGGTAACTTTGGTGGTAATCTGGATGATGCCAGTTCCAGAGTTCAACAAGCGCACAAGGAAAACGTCGCTCAAGCCAAAGATCTGAGCACTCGTAATAAGATGGATCAGCTTGCGAATATGAATATCGGAGACGATGCTGAATGGGGGATTTAATCCCCTTTTCATAAATAAGATTTTGGAGGTTTTATGAGTGCAAAATCAATAATGGATGCAGTCTATGCATACAGACTGGCGACTCTACTTGGCAAATCGTTTGCGAAATGGGAAGCACACAAGCTAGGTATCATCGATGATCAAGGGAACGTTTTGCGAAAACCCGAGACACCGAAAGAGAAATCTCATTATACAAAATTTCATAGCATGGTTCGCAGTCTAAAACAGACAATTCAGCGATTCAGTGGTGGATTTGGTACAAGTGCTCTTGCTCTGAAAATGGGCTGGAATGCTATTATCAAAGAGTATGGCGAGCCAGATCTCTCTATGATGCCTCTAACCGAGTGTGAAGAAAATAGCGATCTGCACAAGCTTATCGAAATGGTAGGTGGCGATTGTGGTGGCGATGCAACCGCGATTGCAACCGGTGCGAAGTCTGGTAGTGTGACCGATAAAGGACCCGATAATATGGGTAAGAAAAAGGTTGCAAAATCTAAGACCGAATGACATAATGCCTCTTGATTGAGGCATTTTTATTTGGAGAAACTCATTGTTATACTTACAGCGTCATATGGCACATCAGATAGCATTTGTGTTGCCAATGTTTTCGGATCACAGTCGAGCGCATGAGATCAAATACAACTTTCGTTGTCACATCTGCGGCGACTCGATGAAAGACAAGTATAAATCTCGTGGTTGGTTCTATGAGCGAGAAGGTCAAGTTTGGTATGGTTGCTTCAACTGTGGCAAACAATTGCCGTTCACGCTATATCTTCAGATGTATCATGAGGAGCTTTATCGTGAATACATCAAAGAGAAGTACAAAGACAACGAACGTCCTAAGCGCCAAGAAGTCAACTTAAATCTTGGCTCAAAACTTGAGAAAAAAGAACAAAAATCTGTTTGCGAACTGCCGTATTGTGTTAAACTATCTGAACTGAGAGAAGATCATCCAGTCGTTCGCTACATGCTTAGTCGCTGTTTGCCGAAAGATAAACTAGAATTGTTCTATTTCACAGACAATTGGAAAGCTCTGAGTAATCACATTAAGCCAGAGACATACAAGCACGTTGAAAAGGAATATCGTTTAGTTATCCCGATTCATAATGCTGATGGTTCTATTAGCTGTATTCAAGGTCGAGCGTTAGGCAATGTTGACAAAAATCAACGTTACTTGACCGTTAAACCTGATGATACCGCAAACAAGATCTATGGTCTGGAACGTGTTGACGGTAAAAAAACTGTGTTTTACTTTGAGGGTCCGATTGATAGTGTTTTTATTCCCAACTCGTTGGCTATCGTTGGTGGTTCTATGCATCTGAATGATGCACCATTCAAAGATAAGCGCGTATGGGTACTAGACAATGAGCCACGTTCGAAAGAGACGGTAGAACGTCTTGAAAAGCTTATCGACGCTGGCGAAAAAGTGGTCGTGTGGTTAGATTGTCCTTGGTATAAAAAAGACGTCAATGACATGATCAAAGATGAAGGCGCTACTGCCGAACAAATCGAACAGTATTTGAAGCAGAATATCGTTTCTGGTTTGAGTGCTAAATTTAGACTATCCGAATGGAGAAAAATTTAATGAAAAATATCCCTGTTATTCGTCTTCCTCATTATCGCGACGAATGGGAACTGCCTGAGTTCAAGAGTGCCGAAGCTGCTGGTATTGATCTGCGAGCCGCACTAGAAGAAACCGTGGTTCTGAAACCCGGTCAAGATCTCGTAATTCCGTCTGGTCTGAAAATGGACATCGGTGCGCTTGATCTCGCGTCATTCTTCTTGGATGTTGGCGTTTATGGCTGCATTCTGCCGCGCTCTGGTCTGGGTTTCAAGCATTATGTCCGTCTCGCTAATACCGCTGGTGTTATCGATTCCGATTTCCACGGCGAGATCATGATCAAGCTGCGTAACGAAGGCGAAAGCGATCTGGCTATTTCTCCGGGTGATCGCGTTGTGCAAATGGTATTCCATCTGTATGTGAAAGGCTTTAAGCTGGAAGAAGTCACCGAGTTTTCACGCGAAACCGTTCGCGGTGAAGCTGGTTTCGGGAGTTCTGGCACCAAATGATTCAAGTCCCCGAGTACGATGATTATATCATCGACATGGAGACACTGAGTAACAAAGCGAATGCGACGATAGTGGATTTATCTGCTATCGTTTATCGGGAGGATATTCAAAATCCTCCCAGCTTTCAAGAGCTTGTGTCTCGTGGAATTAAAATCAAATTTAACTTGAAGTCTCAGTCAAATCGACATAAAATGAAGTCTGTAATCGAATGGTGGAAGACACAAGAATTCGATGCGAAAAAGAACTTGAAACCGAGTTCGGAAGATGTTGATATCAATGATGGGATGGCAAAGTTCTATGATTATATCAGACGTCCAGATTTCAAAATTGACTACTGGAAATCACTGGCTTGGTGTCGTGGGAATAGCTTTGACTTTCCTATGTTCGAGGACATGCTTTCCGAGTCATTAGAGCAAGACGATACAATCTTTCAACAGCCTGTTAACTTTAGTCGTCAACGCGACATCAGAACAGCTATTGAACAAAACTTGTGTTCAAGAATGCAAACAATTTGTCCTTTACCAAAGGGAACACTTGACGGGTTCGTGAAACATGATAGTATACATGACTGCGCCAAGGACATTTTAATGCTGATTTTTTCTAAGCGTTATGCTTGGGGATTGGAAGAAATTCCGACTGGCGATAATGTTGACCCACATTCCATTTTAAGAGGCTAAAAATGAAAATCAACGAAGTACGTTATAACGAGATCCTGGCTAGTGTCGAAGGTGCTTTTGAGCGGACTTCGTATGGCTTTGGCGAAATGACCACCGTAATCTACAACAAAGAAGGTAAGGCATTGGCAGAACGAATCGTTTCTGATGCTGGTACCGAATACACCGAGGAGCAATAAAAATGGAAGAAAGAATTTTTACCGAGTTCGAGCAAAAACAAATCGACACTCTGGATCGCACTGTTTACAATCTGATCGAAAGTTCACGCGAAGTTATTAATCGCGCTATTATGAATCTTCGAGTACCGTCTGATATCGACATCGCTGCTCGCGTTGAGGGTATCATTGCCAGCTACAAACGTGCTCACGCTTTTATTAAGGGTTAAAAATGTTTCCACTTGATGTTCGTCTTGCTCCGAAAAATCGTATGGAATGCGAGCGAGAATTTCAGAAAGCTTACAACTGGGAAAATCTGAACGAAGACCAGCAATTCATTGTTCGTGGTAGTTGCTGGAATACTTGGGTAATGGGTTGGAATGCTGCTCACAGTATTAACCCGATTGACCCTATCGCCAACGTGCTTGAGACGTCTCAGATTGCACCCGTTGAACGTAGTCAGCACTATGTACTTGGTAAGTGCACCGAAGAGCTTGGCGAGGCTGCTACAGTCATTAACAAGCCGCACAAGCAGCATCCAGAACCGCTGCACTGTGAGATCGCAGATCTGATTATCAGCGGCATCGATCTGGTCTATGTTGAGCTATACGAAAAGATGGCAAAAGAAATGGGCGGCAAGCCGGACAAATCGCTCATTGCCGATAAAGCTCGCGAACTGATCGTTACCGCGATGATCAGCAAGAACGAAAAGTGGAAGAAACAGGTAATCTAAGTTTATCTGACAGGTTTATTGTGTATAATGTGGAGTCTAAACACTCCACATCTAAGAGGTATCAATGTCACAAGATTTTAAAGTTTTATCTGATAAAGAACACTGCCTTATTAACACCGACATGTATATCGGGGCAATTTCTACAGAAGTTCACGATGTTCTTGTTGATGGTAAATTCGTCCCACATGCATATGTCCCTGGTCTAGTCAAGATCACCGACGAAGTAATCGATAACTGTGTGGATGAAGCGATTCGAACCAGTTTCGAACACGCCAATCAGATCGAAGTTTTTATCAAGGACAATCAGGTAACTGTTAAGGATAACGGTCGCGGTCTGCCTCAACAAATTGTAAAGACTCCGGAAGGTGATGAAGTTCCGTTGCCGTTGGCTGCTTGGACTCGCGCTCGCGCTGGTTCAAACTTCTCCGCTGATCGAAAGACCATTGGTAAAAACGGTGTTGGTTCTGCACTGACTAACTTTTTCTCTGATAGCTTTGTTGGTGAAACTGGTAACGGTAAATCTGTTGTTACTGTACGTTGCACAAACAACGCTGATGAAGTGAGTTACACGACCAAAGAAGGCAAGTTCAAAGGCACGGTTGTTACTTTTGTTCCAGATTTCACACGTTTTGGTGTGTTTCAGCTTGACGATCAGTTTGAGCAAGTGATACAATCTCGACTGATCACATTAGCTGTGAACTTCCCGCAGATCACTTTCAAGTATAATGGCAAGAAAGTTGAGAGCAAGTTTAACAAGTTCGCTGCACAATTTGGTGAAGTAATCAGTCATAACGATGACAATGTTAGTTTGTTTATCGCTAACTCTGATGAATTCCGTCAACTGAGTTTTGTTAACGGTGTTCACACTAAGCAGGGCGGTAATCACGTTACTGGCATTATTGACAGTCTGAGTGATGAATTGATTCCGATGATCAAGCGTCAGCATAAGATCGAGATTCCAAAAGCTCGCATCAAAGAATGTCTGTTGATTGGTTTGTTCATTCGTGATCTGATTGCGCCGAAATATGATGGTCAAACAAAAGAACGATTGAGTTCTCCGTGGAGTCAGATTAGAGATCACATGAATCTGGATTATAAGGCACTTGCTCGCAAGATGCTGAAAACACCGGAAGTTATTGATCCGATTATCGAATCCGCATTGGCTAAAAAGGAAGCCGCTGATAAAGCAGCCGCAACCAAAGCACAAAAGAAAGCAAAGAAAGCGAACGTTGCCAAGCACGTAAAAGCGTCTGGTATGGGTCGTGTTAAAACCATGCTGTTTCTTGCAGAAGGTGATTCAGCGATTGGTCCGTTTACTCGTTTTCGTAATGAGGAAACACAAGGATCTTATCCGTTGCGCGGTAAAATGCTGAACGTCTGGGATCTGCCAGATCATGAAGTATTGAAAAACAAAGAGATCTCAGAACTGCTTGGCATTCTGAACGTAGATCTGCGCTCGAAAGAGGCACCAGCATATAGCGATATCGCTATCATGACTGACGCCGATCAAGACGGTAAAGGTTCTATCGCTATGCTGGCAATCGCGTTTTTCTACAAGTATTGGCCACAGTGGTTTGAACAAGGTCGTATCTACATCGTTAGAACACCCGAATACATCAGCACTAATGGCAAGAAAACTGATTGGAGCTATTCACGCGAAGAATTCCGAGCTAAGAAATTCGATAGCAAGTGGACACATCGACACATCAAGGGACTTGGTTCTTTGACCGTTGAAGGTGACGATTGCGAATACAAACAATGTATTGAAAATCTTGTTCTGGAACAAGTAGTTGTAGATTCCAAAACACCAGAGTTGTTGGAAATGCTATTCGGCAAAGACGAGCGCAAGCGCAAACAATGGCTTGGTTTTGATGTCGAAGATGTAGAAAATGAAGAGGAGGAGGGTTGACACCCTCCTTTTTCAAGTATAGACTGTGATCTGTGTTTGAAAAAGGAGAGTACAATGTTACACGAAATCGAACGAAAGTTCTTGGTAAAAGACGTTGAAATCAAAGACGTTCCGATGTATAGTATGGATATCGATCAGTTCTATATCGGTAAGATGCGGTTTCGCAAGCAAGTTCACGGTCTGACTACCTATTACTGGAATATGAAATTCGGTAAAGGAATCAAGAAGATTGAGCTGGAAACCAGAATCCCGAAATTCGTTTACGAATTCTTCTGGATGAAACATCGTCCGGGTGGAATCCTGACTAAGACACGAAGCGTCTATCGTCACGGTAAACACAAAATCGAGCTTGACACATTCACTACCGAAATGTATAGTGGATTGAAAGTTGCCGAGATTGAACTGGCACACGAAAACGAAGAAATTCTCCCGCTCCCAGAATGGGTCGGTGACGAAGTGACTGGCGATAAGCGTTACAACAATCGTCGTATGGCTAACAAAGCAACAAAAAAGGCTCTGAACTCAAAATGGGTAATCTGACCAAAAATCTGGGTGATATTTCTAAGAAAATCAGCCCTTGCGTTAAAGTTGGCGAAATGACTTTCTTGCGAGAAAAGTTCATTAAATTCATTGACAACAAGTTCAAAGAGTGGGAAGATTACTGTGCTGAGAACAACATTCTTGTTCTTTATAGCGTAAAGAAAGAGATCAAGAAGTTTCGCGATTCGCTCGCCGAGACAAAAGAGATCACCGAAAAAACTGCTAACTTGCGTCTGATCTTCGGTCACGAAGTAGATCTGAAAGAGCTGGGCGAACGTTGGTTTGACGAGTATCTGTAAGTAAACCGTTGGCATGACTTCGAAATCATGCCATTTTCTGAAATCGAGTGAGAAATATATTATGTCAACAATGAGATTTAATTGTGAGAATTCATCAAGAAGAAACCGAGATTTTTGGCTCTATCGAACAAAGCGCCGGCTTTAAGATTCTGGCTAGTGCCAAAGCGTTTAAGATTCTGTCTAGTTCGCTGTATAAGTACAAGCAACGCGCTATCATTCGCGAACTGTGTTGTAATGCGGTAGATGGTCACATTGCTCTGAAACGTTCTGGCGTTGAGCCTCGTTCAACTTTCGACGTTACTCTGCCGAGTATGTTGAATCAACAATTCAGTGTTCGCGATTACGGCATTGGCTTGTGTCAAGAAGACATCGAAGGTCTTTATTCGACCTACTTTGCAAGTACCAAAGCAAACAGTAATGATGAAATCGGTGGTTTTGGTCTGGGGTCTAAGTCTCCATTCGCTTACACTGATACTTTCACCGTTACTTCTTGGTTCGGTGGGAAGAAAATGGTATTCAGTGCATTCATGAAAAACGGCGAGCCGCAGATCATGAAAATGTACGAGGAAGATACTACTGAGCCGACTGGCGTTGAAGTAACTGTTCCGGTGTCTAACGACATGAATACTTGGGAAGATGAAGCGAAACGTGTTTTCTGCTCTTTCGACATCTATCGCCCACGTTTCGTTGGCAAACCGATTACTGTTAACTATCTGAACTTCGACAAAGACGGAATTTGTCACATCGAGGGTTCTTATGGCAACCGTCCGATGCATAGCAACGGTGTGTATGCTGTAATGGGTGGCGTTGTGTATCCAATCCCCAGTGAGTATTGGAACGATAGCATGATCGGACTCTACGCTTCTCGTAAAGTTTATTATGTTCGTTTCGAAATTGGCGAACTGGACATGACCCCGAGCCGCGAAGAACTGAGTTTGGACCCAGAAACCATTGCTTCTATTCAAAAGCGTATGCGTATTCTGAACAAAGTTCACGACGATCAAATCGCGGAAGAGTTTGCAAAGTGTAAAGACATTCGCGAACTTCATTCCCGACTGATCAATCGATTCCCGACTGACGTTTGGAATCGTATGGTGCAAAATGTAGTCTTCCACAAAAAGACTATCAAAGACTGGAAGCAGAAATTTAGCTCTTTTGAACGACCATATCCAGATCTGCCGGTAGTTCGTGCTAGTGTTAGTGCTGGTACTGTTCGTAAGGTAAAACAGCGTTGGCACGGTGGTCATGACGTTAGTTTTGGAGCTAATTTCAGACCGATAATCATCAACGACATGAAAACTGGTGCAGCGGAAGTAATGTACGGTCTGTATCGACTGAACAAATTCCCGGTTGACGGCGCGTATGTTTATGACGTATTCTCCGATGCTCCGATTGATGACAAAAATCCGAAGAGCAAGAAAACCGGTAAAGCGAATCGCGAAAACATGATCGAATATCTGAAATACTTCCCTAAGCGTATCACTAAGGGTAAAGTAATTCTGTTGTCGAAAGTTCGCGCCGAAATCTTGAAAGCGATGAAAGACGCTGGTCATACTCAAGTCAAAAAGCGTACTGGCAAAGCAACCAACGTGATCAAGATCGAAAACGGCGGTTCGTCAGAAGTTCAGATGTATGTCGAGGATATCGATGATCTGAAAGATGTTCTTTGGTGTGGTACCGAGTATAGCGCATTGCGCATTGTTACTCCGACAATCACAACCGAGACTCTGAAAAACGGTAAGACTCGCGACAAGTACGAGAGCTGGAAATCTGCGAATACCTTTGATGAACGTATTATCAAAGAGTGGTCAAAGCTTGAGAAGAAAACGATCTATGTGTTCAAGAATCAACATTGGGCTCGCGCTCATAAGAATAGCGATATTCAGCAACTCGAAGAGAAAATGATTGTTGACTACACCACAAAATTGATCGATAATCTTACTCACGATGATTTTGGCGTGACTGTAAACGAGCGTTGGATTAGCCGTCTGGCATCTAACACGATTACTAAACCGCTGACTGACAATCTGTGTGGTACTACTGGCTCGCGTAGCGATACCGGTCTGTTTATGAGTCGTATGGCTAACGCAAGACCGAAGCTTGTTGGTACTAAGTCTGTTGAAACGCTGGATGTTATTGTTCGTCGTCTCGAAAAAGAAGCTCATGACCGCGCTTATATCAAGGTTCATGAATTCGAGAGAAATAACCCGCTGATCATCGCGTATCTGAATCAGATTTATGATGTCAAAGACACTATTGCCGCTGATATCGTAAAAATCGCAAAATAA